CTCAAGGCGCCCTTAGTCTTGTTAATGAAAATCGATATTTTCAAGCCCACTTCAGTCAAGATGAATTAGTAACCTATTCTTTTAAGGAAAACATTAGAACAAAGGTAAGGCAAATTCTCAGTAATCCGGAGAAATTACAGCACGTTGCAAAGTCGGGTCAAGCCAAAGTCATGGAATCTCACACTTGACTCAACCGAGCAGAACAAATTATCAGCGCTGTGAAAGCCTTTCAAGAAAAAAGGATGTGTTGACTTTGCCGGTTAATGTTTTTCAAGTAGCTGAACTACTCGCTCAACTAAATGATGAACAAAGGGAAGCGGCCATGCAAATCGATGGGCGCTTTCTTGTGCTTGCCAGTGCCGGAAGTGGAAAAACCAAAACACTAACCGTTCGTTTGGCCAATCTAATGGCGAATAGTATTGATCCCAGTCGTATCTTTGTCGCCACATTTACCAATAAGGCCGCAAAAGAGATGAAAGAACGGCTAAGCAGGATTGTCGGCGAAAAAGACATGAACCGTGTCTGGATGGGCACGTTTCACAGCCTATGTGTCCGGATTCTCCGTCGGCACGGCGACCGCCTTGGTTATGAGAAAAAGGGCGGTCGTTGTAGTTTTGTCATCTATGATGGATATGACCAGCTTCAACTTATCAAGCGTATTTATAAAGCTATGGGAATTGATGGCCGATATAAACCAGGCGTGGCCATGCACTATATCGACACTGCTAAGAATAAACTTCAGGCAGCGGACTATTGCCTACTTCACGAAGCCGAGGGCGAAGTCAATGAGGTCATGGCGCAGGTTTACATGCGCTATCAACTAATGTTGCAGGAAGCTAACGCAATGGATTTTGACGACTTAATTATGAATACCGTTCAGTTATTGACTCAGTATCCCGATGTTGCTTCTTATTGGCAGAATAAGTTTGAATATGTCATGTGTGATGAATACCAGGATACCAATCCAGCACAATTTCATTTATTAAAAAAACTCGCCGAACCCCAGAACAATATTTTTGTTGTTGGCGATGCAGATCAGTCTATTTATGGGTTCCGTGGCAGTGATATTCGTATCATCATGTCGTTTGAAAAGACGTTCGCCCCATGTCAGGTTATTAAACTGGAGAAAAACTATCGTTCGACCGATCACATCGTTAAAGCCAGTAACGCCTTAATTGCAAACAACAAGAACCCTTATGCGAAGGAAAGTGTGTCAAATCGAGGGGGAGGAAAACCCCTTAAAATTGTTCAACTGGAAGATGAATATAAAGAAGCGGCTTTTGTTGGCGCGGTCATTAAACGAACCATGCTGGCTGATAAATCATATAAGTGGTCCGATTTTGCCGTCCTCTATCGTAATGGTTATCAGTCTGGCGTTTTTGAACAGTTGATGGTAAATAATTTCATTCCGTATAAAGTTATTGGAAACTCTGGTTTTTTTGAACGCGAGGAAATTAAAGATCTTACATGTTATCTTCGGCTGATTTACAACCGAAAAGACGATGCCGCTATGCTACGTGTTCTTAATAAACCATCTCGATCATTAGGGAAAACAACGCAGGAGAAAATTGAGAAATTTTCATCTAATCATCAAATCAGTATATATAAAGCCTTAAAAATGGCTGATGAAATCAGCGGCTTAAATAAAAGGACTCTCGCAGCCATTCATACTTTTTTGGTAATGTTAGATGATCTTGAAACAAAATTAGATTCCAATTTATCTTTGTCTCATTTTATTCAGTATGTAACAGACTATACCGGTCTTTCTCACTTATATAAAGTACGCGCTGAAAAAAATAAAGATGAAGATGATAAATTAGAGAATCTAAATGAATTTATTAAAATGGCAGGGCATTATGAGGAAGAAAATCCAGAAAAATTTTTAGATGAATTTTTGCAAGAGTTGTCTTTAATTACAGACACGGACACTGAAGATGGCGAAAAAAACACAGTGCACTTAATGACTATTCATGCGTCTAAAGGTTTGGAATTTCGTTATGTATTTGTTGTCGGTTGTAATGAATTAATTTTTCCGGGGTGGCGAAGCCAAAATGATACTGATTTAAAAGAGGAGCGTCGCCTCATGTATGTGGCCATTACACGAGCTAAAGATGATCTATGTATTAGTTACGTGAATAAACGTCAGCGACCGGACGGACGAGGGCAACAGGCGTATAAGCCTTCACGTTTTATTGCTGAAATACCCGAAACGATGAAAAAAGAATTATTTTTCTAAATGTTATTAAATAATATTCATGCATATTCTAAGTGTTTTTCATTTTTTTAGATATTTTTATTTTGTTTTTAATAACTTTCTAATTGTTTTAGCGTTTTTTAGTATTAAACTCTTGATTTCTGTTATATAATATAAATAAAGGTTATTGATTAATTTACTTTTATTTATATTTTGAAATCAGGAGGAGTTCGGATGCCGAATACCGCTTTAGCGAGTAGGTCATATAAAGTTCGTGATGATCAGGTTATCAGTCTAATTAAGGAACATATGCGGGTTCCTCATTCAGATAAATACGATATCAAAACTACTAAACTAGGTAAGATGTTAGGTATTAAGCCAAGTTCTGCAACATACAGAGTTAAAAGGCTAATTGATCTTGGTTATCTTGTTCCAACAGGTACACGCGGGAGCTATAATAAAGAGTTGTTCCGTATATCATCGTCATGGGACAAAAAAATTCAGAAACAAAGCCAAGAATTGAACACAAAAGAATTGGAGAATAAATCTCAAAAGCAAATAGAGGAGTCTAAAACAGAAAATAAGAAAAGCACTAAAACTAATAAGTCAGCTGATCACAGTAGCAAAAGCACAGTTATTTATCCGGATCAGTATACTAGCATAAAGGACTTAATTAAAAAAGAAATGGAGGAACAAATCAGTTCTCAACCGATAGATATTAAACCAGAAAAAGAAAAAAGTATTCAGCCACTCGTAAGTAAACCTTTAACATTAGATGATCGTATTCAACAATACCTTGCTACTATGAAGAGGGTGCCAAAGGCTGATGATCTGATTCAACATAATGACAAGGAAGTTCTTTCTGTGATGAACCAATCACTACAGGAGATTCTTGTCTACATTAAAGATCTTGCGCAACAATTATCGACCTCTGAAAACAGAAAGCTCATTCAGAATTTAATTGAAGAGCGAAATAAAAATTTGAATACGATTCAAGATCTGCAAGCACAGGTTGATTCGCTAAAAGAAGAAAATTTAAAAATTCGACAGAAATATCAGCTGGATCCCAAACGCATTCGTCAGATGCAACAGCTTATTATCAGTATTGTCGATAATTATGTTTCATTAAGTAATGTCCAGCTCACGATGGACCGGGATAAATTCCGTAAGATGATGTTTGAACAAGTAGGGCATCTGGCTGATTATGTGCTTCACGTAGAATCATAATTTTCGGCTTTCGCTTATGTTAAATAGGTGAAAGCCATTATTATGCCTGTCGGCATATATTTTGCAATTTTATTTCTAAGAAGGTGAGCCTATTTATGAGTTACCCAAGAGAGTGGCTAGATCAGTTGAACCGTTCAGTTGATCTTGTTGCCCTGGTTTCTCAGTTTACTGCCGTGCGAAAATTTGGCAGCAATTATCTGGCGCTCTGTCCATTTCATCCCGATAAGGATCCAAGCATGCAGGTTAATCCACATAATAATACGTTTTATTGCCATGCCTGTGGCGCCGGTTCGAAGAATCATAGTACGGTTAAACGTCCGGATCCTATTTCTTTTTTAATGAACGCCGGCCATTTGAATTTTGACGATGCGGTTAAAACACTTGCTCAGATGTGTGGCATGACTCTGCCACCTCAGACGCCACAAGAGAAAGAGGCAGCGAAAAAGGCTGAGTTATGGACCACTTATCTCGAAGCCGCAAACAAGCGATTTCAGGCCAATTTGAAAGAGAATCATCAAGCGCTAAATTATCTGACCGACCGCGGTTTCAGTCTCACGGAAATCGTGCAATGGCAATTGGGCTTTGGAGATGATCAGAACAAAGAACTGCTGAATACCGTAGGACGCATTACTTTTCCAATTTGGGATTATGATGGCCATCTCGTTAGTTTCACCGGTCGGCTGCCGTATTCCAGTGCCCGGATCGAAATGCTAAAACAAGCCGGCAAGCAAGTGATTAAGTATAAGGATCGCTATCGATTTAATAAAGGCGATCATCTATACGGTTTAAATTTAGCTAAAGACTATATCAGGGAATCACATGCTGCCATTCTGACCGAAGGCTATACGGACGTCATTAATTTGCATAAGCATCAGGTCAATAATGTCGTCTCGACCATGGGGACGGCACTCACAGAAGCGCAGATAAAGCTCTTGAAGCGAGCTGGAGCTGACCAAGTCATTCTTATGCGGGACGGCGATGAAGCGGGCCTACTGGCCGCTGAACGCGATGAGGTAAAGCTCCGCCTTCATGACTTAAAGTGTCTTATTATGCCATTACCTGATCATATGGATCCCGATGATTTCTGTAATCAGTATGGTTTATTTGACGACAATCTCCACGTCTATATGCAAAAACATACTCAGTCTATTCAGCAATGGAAAATTAATCGTATTTACAGTGAAACACAGGATAACATTTTATATCATTACGATGAAATCAATTTAGCAAAAAGTGACCGGATGGAGCGTGTGATTAAGGTTTTACAGACCGTTCAGGATCCAATACAGTTAGATTTATTTATTCGACAAATTGCTGAATTATTCTGTGTTTCATATGAGACAATAAAAGAACGAGTTCGAGAGAGGGAAAAAAATGAACAAAAATAGCTTATCAGAATACGAAACGGTCAAACAAAGAAAAAAACGTCTCCGTAATGATTTTAAAAACAGTGTTATCTTTCCACTACCGCTATCTGATATTAACCAGTCTTACAATTACATTTTAATGGGTGCATTAATTTGGAAAGACAAGAAAGTCTTTGAGCAAATGACGCCTGAGACGTTACAGACCATTCAACAGCTCACCGAAAATGTTTCTTCAAAAAATATCGGCGTTACAATGGCCAGTATTGGCGTTCTGACTAAAGCTGATGGGATTGGTTATTCGCTTTCGATTGCCGGCGGCACCGGAGCTGACCGATCTGCATGGGTCGAAAATGCTGAAGAATCGGCAGTGGGGCGCGCGCTCGACAATATGGGCTATAACTCTGGCTCTTGCAGCAAAGAAGAAATAGACAAAGTCCCTTATATCGAACAAGCAAGAGCTGATCGGCAACAATTAATTTCGCAAATTAATCAGCTTTTTATCAGAGCCAATCAAGCGGGTATAAATTCAAAGTATCTGCAGCAAATTTGCTATCAAGCCATACATCCTTTTAATCAATTAAATGAACTAAGCCCGCAGGAGCTCAGGTCTATTGTAGATCTATTGAATCAGCAGCTTAACGGATATAAAAATCAACAACTTGCTCCCTGATCACTTATTTTATTAAGAAATATTTCTTAATGATTTTCTATGCTATAATGGGTGTAACGATTGGAGGGAGAATATCGATGGGAGCAAAAGATATGATGAGAAAAGCTCATCAAAATAAAGCAACTCAACTAGATACTTCTCTATTAGCAAATAAAATTCATCGTTCAACCCAAGAGACTGTTGTTGAGCCCACACCAAGAAGTGAAATGAGTCAAACTCGCACTTTTCCGGCTAAGAAAATTAAGTCAGCTTTTGACAAAATTCGACGCCCCGGCTTAGATGACAGTGTCTATGGGGTGCGCCCCTGGCTTTCTAATATGCAAGTTTATAATCGGGATCTCGTCCACTTTATACGTAATTTTTCAACAGAAAACAAATTAAATGGAGGAGTTCCAATTACAAAATCTGAATTGTTGGAAGTTATATTGGAAGTTCTTTTTTATGATAAGGGATTAAAACCTATTGGATTTGAATCGATTGAACAGTTAAGAGCCTATTTGCAAAATATATGATTCTTTTTCTACAAGATTATCTAAATTTCACTGTGTTTCATCTAAATTTAGATAATCTTGTCTTTTTTTATGCTATAATGATCTTTAGATAATTATCGTGGTGAAAAAACTATGGAATTGATACAAGCCTATCTCTACCGTCATCCACCCTTTCGATTAAAGGGTATAGATATGAATTTGACGGAGATGAAGCTAAAAGTTTTAGACTTTTATGAGGTCCAAAGAAGTACAACTAAATTTGCAATCTATTCAAAACACTATCAGATAGATGATCAAGATTATCGTGTAATTATACGTTTTACACGTGACTTTGACTCTATTCATTTTTACCTTAACCAGCCTGTTCCATATGTTATTTTTAAGTGTGCAACTAATGCGGAAGGCGTTTCAATAGATACAAAAAGCTATCATGGCAAATCCCTAAAAAACGTCTCTGGTTATGTTTCTGCCGGCGTTGATATTCGTTTGTTTCAACGTGTCTATTCTGATTTATCTCATGCACTATTTTACGATTGAGAAGGTGATGGACTTTGGAAATTAATGATAAATTAAATAGCTTTTGTACGGAAGTTCTTCGTACCTATCTGGAATTTCCCCATGAAAAGCATTTTAATCTGTTAGATTATCGTTGTTCTGACGGTAATTTTCTTCGCAGATTGACTAAGAGGGTGCCTCCGGAACAGGTATCTCTATATGGTATTGAACAAAATGATTACTCTGCTAATCAAGCTGCAGAATATTTTAAAAAGGTTTGCAAGTCATTTTATCTTGATCAGTCTCGGATTTCTAAAGAAGCATTCTCGGTTGTTGTCGTTGACGCCGAGATCAGCAATAGTCTTTATGAAGAAGTCTACGAAAATATTAGTGCTTATCAGGAACCGGACTATGAAAGGCTTGCAAAGGAGAAAATTGCAGAAGCTAAAGCACTAGTTGGAAATCAACTTGATTTATCCAAAGAAGGGTTTTCTAAAGAACAGCTGGCAGCTCAAAAGAAGAAAGCGGACGCACGGTTAGCAAAAGCGATCGAGCATCAGAAAATCTTATTCAGGCGCGCATCTAGAGAACAGGAGCGACGGCTTGGAACCCTACGGGACGATGATTTTTTGTTAGCAAACGCAATCGAACGTTTGATTCCCGGCGGATTGCTCATTATGCTGACGCCAAAGGAATTAATCGATCAGAAAATAAGCATTAAGCTGTATAACAACTTTACAGATATTAAGATTTTGCGATTGGAAGATCATGACGATTACTATTCCTATGGGCGCTGTATAATTATTGCTCGAAAACGTATTAAACGCATCAATGATCGAGATGGCGGTATTTTACTGGCTGAGACTAAATTTAAGCATCCCGAAGATATTGAGCCACTCACGATTCAGGCTAAGCCGCTCTATAAAGTCCCGGAAACCAAAGAAGATCTGGTCGAGTATTTTCGTGTAGGCCCTTTGTCACCAGAAGAAATTTTAGAATCCAGTCATAAATCTACTTTAATCAAAAAGTTTAGAGAAGATTATGATCGATCACTATCAGAAAATGATTTTGTTTCACCGACGCCTCTGCATAAAGGACACATCATGCTACTGTTAACAAGCGGAAATTTGAATGGCTATATCGGTAGCGGACCGGATCAGCATTTAGTTAAAGGGAGTGCCATTAAATTAAAACGTCGCTCAACCTATACTGAAAACGGATTGACTCGCATGAAAGAGCGGGAATATTTTGATATAAACATTAAGTATTTAGATCATAATGGTGATTTTCATCAAATAATGTAACACATTATGTAACACAAGTATTAGAAAGGATGATGGACTTGGAAACAACGACGGATTATTATGACAAGCTGCATAATGTCCATATTTATAACGGTCGCAATCAACCGGCCACTACTTATATCGATTTGCTTGTCACTTCATCAACGAATGATGTTTATCTCTGTAATTTATTAGCCAAGCCATCACAAATTGCCTACGCTGATTTATTAATACAGCAAGGGCACACGGGGTCTCTTGGTCCAATTAAATACGAAAACAATGTCCGTTATTCACGTAAGAACTTATATTTTAAGAAAACCAAGAAGTATTTAAGTTTCTCATCTAAAATTGATGAGATTGAAGAATGTCTTTATGTTCATAAAAACATTCAGCAGGATATCAACGTTCGACGGGAATTTCAGAAACAATGCGATCATTGGATGGAAGAAAATAACGCAACGGATCCTTCTGTAAAGAAAGTTCCCGATGATCTTGGCGATCTGATTCTTGCTTGGGATGGTAATATCCGTGATCAAATTTACAAGGTGTTATGGGAAAAATACAATACACCTATGCTTAAAGATTGGAAAGATTATATTGTTGACGCGTTGATTGAGCATCACTATTATCGTCCGTTGATCGTACAATCTTTTGCTAATCATTATGACCTAAAAGCTGGCTTATTGTGTCTCACGGAAAGACAATTTGAGCAGATTATATCTGAAGGCGTGAAATCATACGATTTAGATTTTGCAATGATGGAGGATGGCCGGACACAGGGCATATTAGAGAATTGCACGGATCTATCTACCTATTTGGAGCATTTTGCTGGCGCTCTTGGAGAACGAATTAAAGAAAATACAAGATCACGATTTGATCCTGAACAAGACGAACATAGTCCGGCTTTTAAACAGTTGAATATAACTGCAAATCAACAAGGAATAACAGGACTGTTTCCTCCACAGGCCGATACAGTAATGGGAATTTCTAAAACTTTATTAGAAGATCACTACTGCTTTGTCGTGGGAGAAATGGGTACGGGAAAAACGGCGATTGGAGAAAGTGCGCCATATATTACTGAATCCTTACGCAAACATTCCGATCATGCGGGCCCTTATCGCGTGCTAGTCTACTCACCAAGCATCATGGTTGAAAAATGGAAACGTGAAATTAAAGAGCGAATACCGAATGTGAAAGTCTACGAAATTAAAAGTTGGCGCGATGCACTCGCACTACGCCAGAAACCATATCATCCTACTGAGATTGAGTATTACGTGATGAACAGTGACCTGGCTAAATATCATTATAAATTGTCCCCCATTAAAGACTGGAGACAAAATAGTGGAACGGCTCATGAAATATTGACTAATTATCGACTTGCACGAGCCGACGCGATTAAAAACGGTAAACCATTGCCAAAACGCCCACGTGTCCGCTTTAAGAAAGGCTTTGTAAATTGGGGCACTGATGACCATCCGGATATCCGTACAATGTATGAGGCGTCTGATACGGGTTTCTATTGCCCACATTGTGGCAACCCGTTACATGAAAAAAAGAAACGGATTGCTGGGTCTCACTTTTTTGAACAAAGAGTCGGAAGCAAATGGAAAGAAAAAATTAAAGTTAGTACGAATTGGGTCTGCACTCGTAATGTGCTTACAAAAGAACTTCCAAAGTCTGAAGTGAAAGATAAAAACAAGCCTATTCAAGAATGCGGTTATGTTTTGTGGCAGCCGGAACAGCTGCCACCTGACTCCTTAAAGCGTAAAATTTCTCCGGCGTGGGTGATTAATAAAAAGTTACGTCGCGGATTTTTTAAATATTTAATTGCTGACGAAGTCCACGAATATAAAAGCGGCGACTCTGAAATTGGCAAAGCATTTGGTCAGCTGATCAATGCAACCGAAAAGCAGATTCTTTTAACAGGCACTTTGATGGGTGGTATGTCTAGCGACATCTTTTACTTACTTGCCCGTTTAGATTCAAAGAAATTGCATCGTGAAGGCATTCAGTATGAAGATAAAGGCAGTTTTATTAACCGTTACGGGGTTTATGAAATTAAATACAACAGTGCTAATCAATCAGTGCAAAAACAAATTGCATCTAATGAGAAGCCTGGACTATCACCACATCTGTTTCCAACTTATCTTATGAGCAACTGTGTGTTCTTGGAGCTTTCTGATTTAGGATATGCACTTCCACCTTATCAGGAGATTCCCGTATTGGTTGATATGGATTCGCAACAGAAAGAAGCTTATGACCATTTGAACAGTGTAATGAAGGGATATTTACGAAGCACCATGTTTCAATCCGGTATAAGTTTTGTTTCAAATTACATTAATACGATGTATCAGTACTGTGATGCACCATTTAATATGGACGTTGTAAAAACATATGACGAGGATGGGGTTGAGCAGATTCTGGCTCATCCACAGAAATTTCCCGAATCTTTTGTGCCGACTAAGTTTTTGGAACTCGTGAATATCATTGATGATGAACTAGATCAGGGACGGAAATCACTTGTATATGTTCGTTATTCCGGCAATCGAGCTTATACGTCAATGGATACGTATCTATATGATCGTTTGAAGGGTATGGGATACAATGTCGGCATCTTACGTTCTTCTGGGAGCTACGATGGGATTCGAATGCCTGTCAATTCTAAAGGTCGTGAAAAATGGCTTAAACAAATGATGAAAACCCATAACTGGGATGTATTGATTACCAATGCACGCTTGGTGAAGGTTGGCCTAGATTTGCTAGATTTTCCGAACATCATTTATTATCAGCAGGATTACTCAGTGTTTAACTATATGCAGTCTTCACGTCGAAGCTGGCGGATTAAACAAACAAAACCAGTTAAAGTTTATACGTTAGCTTATTCACATACGATTCAGCAGGATGTACTGAATAATATCGCTCAGAAGATTGACGCGGCAATGGCCATGCAGGGGAAGTTCAGTGAAGAAGGACTTCGAACAATGGCCGACAGCGGAGACAGTATGATGGCGCTGGCTAAGAATTTGATGAATGAAGGCAAACTGGACAACGTCAATACAATTCATGACCGGTTTCAAAAATTAAATCAATCCTATGCCGAGCTGCAAAGCGCTAAATACAATACCTATGACGACTATGACATGAACCCAATTGAAGGGGGTATTGAGAAAGTCCGCGCGATCGCGAATGGACTGATGGAAGATATTAAGAAAGAAGCCGCTGCTGGTAATATTTCTTCTGAAGCACTGGCTGAATATCTAGCTCACTTTGAAGAAGTTATTTCAGTTGTCGAAGATGCTAAAGCCTTTAATAAGGGTTTAAAAAAGAAAGATCGTGCTGTCGAAGGACAGTTAACCTTGTTTGCCTAAGGAGCTAAAAATATGACCGAAGACGAAAAAAGTAGTTTTAAAGCGATATACGATACCTGTAAAAAAGTTAAGGCTGGATCTATGCATTTTCGTATGAATGAAATCTATAAAGATAAACAAGCCGTTGGTGTTATGAGTGTCTATCTTGGTGAAGTTCCGGCAGATATAGTTTTAGATAAACTAGTAGATTGGTTACATCATACGAAAAATAAAGAAGTGCTTCAAAAAATCAAACAGTTACAAAACGATTTGAGCTATAAAGAAGATTACTTTGATTAAAATCTGAGGAGAGAGAACGATAAGCTGGAAAGGGAGCAAGAGCAATGAATGAAGACATATATGTGCTGAAAAAAGCAGTTAAACAAAAGGTTATTGATAATTTGAATATTAGAGTCGACGGTTTTAGCCCAGTTTACAGAATTTACAAAGCAATTGGAAAAATGTCGCCAGATGAAGATTATCTGCTTAGCGAAGAAACGTTTATCGATATTATTAGAGCGGCCTATAGCAGGAAGAAAATTATCAATCCGTTGTCGCCGAGGGAAGAAATTAAAAAAATCACGAATAAATATTATCCGAAGGAGGGAAAATTTCTTATCACATCGCATGATTATGAGATATTGCTTTTTTACGCTAGAAAAGCTGTGAGTGAAGCGGATGCTTAAAAAAGATAACAAAATTAAATTTCATTATTTCAGTATGAAAAAGAAAAATGGAGGAGCACCATGACTTTTTGGTTTATGATTTTTTTTAGTTTTCTTTTGCTATCTTTCCTTCTGTTCGGATTCAGTTTCAAAATGGTTCATCGTAATCATCAGTTTTTCTTTAGATTTGAATTTGGTTTATCAAAACTATTTCATACAATTGAGAAAAGGCGAAAAACCAAACGCTTTAAAAATATTTGAAATGAGAGGAAACTAATTATGGCTGTAAACGAAGCAGAAGTATTGGATATTGAAAAGAAAGTCGATGAAGAGTTAGCACCAGATGTTCAATTTGAAATAAAAACTGAAACCTTATCCAACAGTGTAAGTCGTGTCGCGCGAACTGCAGCTAAACAGTCGCCGAAAGCTATTTTAACCGGTATTTATTTTAAAATCACAAAAGATAAGTTAATTCTTCGTGCTGAAAATAGTGATTTTGGAACCACTCTGGTTGTTCCTAAAAAAGATAATTTTGAAATTCTTTATGGCCACGAAAGTGAGTTTGTTTTTCAGGACCGTTCTTTTGCTAATATTGTTCGGAATCTTCCGCGTAGCAAAACAAAGATTACAGTGAAAGACGGAATCGCTTCGATTAAATCGGGCAGCACTTTGTTTAAATTATCTATTCTTGATGGTATTGAATTTCCCAAGGAACAGGACATTAAGGATGCCGTTTCCGTAACACTGCCCTCCGACGTGTTGACTTCGATGTATCAGCGGACGGTGTTTGCCACTGCCAGCGATGAATCGAAACCGATTTTAGCCGGTGTGCATCATGTGATACAGGGCAAAGGCTTAACGCTTGTTGCAACAAACCGCTATCGCTTGGCTCAAGCTTATTATGAATTTAAAGAAGAAGCAGCGGCTATTGATGTCGTTGTACCCGCGATCAGTATTAAAGAACTAATGAAACAGCTGGCGACCGTAGATAAGGTTACAATTAACGCTGCCAGTAAATTTGCCTCTTTTAATTTGGGCAATTTAACTATCGTTAGTCGATTGTTGGATGGCAAATATCCCAATACTGACCGCCTGATTCAGATTAATACTTTTCCAACAAAGATTGTTGCTAATGCCGGCCAGCTATTAGGCCTTGTTAAGCGTTCACTTTTGATGAACGAGGAACGCCCCTCTATACTCAAAATTAAACCGGAAGATCGTCAGCTCCGCATGATTTCTCCGGATGAGAAAGGGAAGAAAAGTGAGTTTGTCGAAGATTTGGCGCTCAGTGAACAAGCAGCCGGCGCTGATCTCCAGATGGGCGTTAACGCAAATTATATTCGTGAAGCTTTAGAGCATTATCCTGCACAGAGCATGATTAACATTGGTTTTGTTGGTCAACTTAAACCATTTATTTTAGCAGAAGCCGGTGTCGATCATCGTAATTTAGATTTAATTCTTCCCGTGCAGATCCCGGGTTTAAAACAAGACGTGGAAATAAAAGATTTTCAAGCAGATCAACAGCTCGACATTACGAAACAATAAGGGGCGATGCTCTATGAATATTGCTGTCACAGACGATGAATTAGGCTACTTTGAGGACGGAGAGCCTACCAACGCTCAAATTGAACTGCAAGATCAGATAGATTCTTTAATTGAAGAATTTGTTGAAAACATGCGCCGTATTTACAACTCAGCCACTTACCAACACACACCGGTTTTTGAACACGATATTAAGAAAATTACTGCTATTCGCGAAACTTTTGAAGTAGAATATGGTCTCCCGGATATTTACTGAAAGAGGTGTAAGAATGACATTAAACGAGAAGTATAAGGTTCAGATCATTTCTTTAGCCTATCAGGATATTGATTTTGAACTCGATGACACAGGTTGCTTCCCTTATCACGACATTGATCAAATCGGAGATACCGTTGGTGCTTTGGTCTATGATCGTGAAAGCGGAGATTTTTTGTTTGAAGTCACCGATCTCAGATTTAAGTCCGAAGCTGAAGCTTTCGAACTGATTAAAAAAAACATTGAAGACTATGAAAAAAGTAAATAATATTTTCTCGGAGACAGAAATGTCTCCATACATAATCAAATCCTATTTTTTGAAGGGAGAAAATAATATGAAAAAATTTATTCCAAATTTTAAAATACCAACACAGGAAGAATTAGAAAAAATACATCGGGAATTTTATGAAGACGCACGAGCCAATCCGGAAAATATGTCATATTGGTTTCCAAAAATCGCCACTTCTAAAACACGGGATAAAACAATTCTAAAAATTCCAGAGACACGTTTCTTTACACTAGACCAAGAGACAGTAAATTGGTTACGTTCCGATCATTATACCGAAGAAGCAAAGCAATCATTTAATAGAGAACTAAATTCTTTTGTTGGTAATTTTCAAAAGGACAAACCCTTGTTTATTAAAACAGGGATTTTCAGTGATAAATTTGTCTTCAAATTTTGTTATTGTAAGGACCGTTCTCAGCTCGGCGCTCAGATGTTAGATATTTATTACGAATCCATGATTTTGGGCGCCGACTGTACAGCTGAAGTCGTGTTTCGTGAGTTTATCGAAGACAAGGATCACTGGCCAAAAATATATGAAGGGATGCCGCTACACACTGAATTTCGTTATTTTTATGATTTTGATAAGAAAAAGTTACTTGGTGTGGCCAACTATTGGCATCCTGACCTGATGTTAAATCATCTTCGTGATAAGGATAAATTTATGTATAAACAAGCTCTACCAAATTTACTTGAAAATTATGAATCATATAAAAAGATGATTGCTCATGAGATAAGTTCTTACTTAGAAGGTGTTACTGGTTTAATGGGTAAATGGTCAATTGATGTAATGAAAAATGGTGATGACTTTTGGCTGATTGATATGGCGCGAATGGAAAAGAGCGCACTGACAGAGTTAATTGAACCAGTTTGATTTATTGAAAAAATCGGGGGGGATTATAGATGGAATTATTGAAGCCTTATTTAGAACGTTTAGAATGGCTAAAAAAAGCCGAAGAAGAAAAATCAAAAAATGAGACAGGTATTAGTGCCAAATCAACAGCTAATAATCAAATACTAGCAAATTTAGAAATGAATCTTCATTTTATATTTGCCTTCGGCCATTCGCCTAATGAAGGTACAATTGCCGTGTACATTGTCGAGTCCGATTTTTGGGAAGCAGAAAGAACTCTACAAGACGGTTATGGTTATCATGTTCCAGACGGGGTGGAAGAATCAGATTACACGGAAGAGATCTATTCTCTTTTATATGAGTTACTTGATCAACGAGGTATAAGTGAAGTCATGGAAGGTATTTATGAAACAGAACTGTCGCCAGCAGAAACGTCGGCTTATCTTTCGAGTTTGCCAATATTCGAGTATTCTCAGGATTTTCAAAATTGGTTGAACGCAGGTGAAAACCATGAATAAACGGGATTATAAAGATACTCTACCGGATGGATATTTGCTTTGCACGTGTGGACATCGCATTCATACTAATATCTACGATCAAACGATTGAATTGGCTAAAGATCTTGAGGACGATCGGGAAAAAGAAGATATTGTTTGCCCTTTGTGCGGTGCAAAATACCATCTCTATGTAGCCGCAACGTGCAAAGTTGAAGTGAATTGTTGTGAAGCACAATTGATTGAACAACCCAGAATTAACGCACAGCAGGTTCGTTCACTGTGTTCTCTCTTAATTGGCGATACAGTTAATCTTGATGATGACGAGTATTGTTTAGGTAAACAGCTTTATGTTGTTAAAAATCGTCGTTTGATTGGCGTCTTTAATTCAGAAATTGATGAAAATCAGTTATCTTTCTCATTTTAATAAATGGTGGTGTAAAGGCTATGCTAACGCTTGCTCAAGTAAAAAATATATTACACGACGAATGGATCAAGTTTACCGTCATTGAAGTCAAAGGTACCGATTATCTAAAACAGAATCCAGATATAACCACCTCGTTTGAAATTCAGGTTCCCATTGTGGACGATATGAGTGATTTCATCGGTCTTTACTTAACCGAATATACGGATGGGCATATGACATTAACTGATGACGGCCATGTTTACTCAGAATTATGGATGAGAGGACAGGAGATCTCCGAACAATTGTTTCAAAAACAGGTTCATTATTTTATGAGTAATTATTTTTATTCAGATTATAAAGTTGTTGATGGTGATGAAATTGTTGTGACCTGCCGGCCTGAGGTTTCATTAAGTTCCACGTGCTATATGTTTGCTCTAGCCATTTCAACAATGACACGTTGTATGTCTGAGAAATTAATTGTACCTGAAGTGAAAAGAGAGTGAAGTTTTATGCGTACACTAGTGATTAGCGATATTCACGGCTGTTATCAAGAGTTTATGGAGCTGCTGAATAAGGTACAATATAATGCCAAGGAAGATCAGCTGATTCTTCTTGGTGATTATATGGATCGCGGACCAGACAGCAAACCAGTTATTCTTAAAGTCGCAGAACTTGTTCAGAATGGCGCTATTGCCATCAGAGGGAATCATGATGATTTGTTTCTTAGGTATCTGAACCTGCCGAAAGACAATGACCTAAGAGTTATGTATTTTCAGAACGGGGGTATGGAAACTATTAAGAGTTTCATTCCCACGATTGTTGATAAACCCATTTATTTTGAGAAATATATAAAGTGGGCAGAATTCATTAAAGAAGAATATCGCAATATAGTACATTTTCTGACTGGACTTCCCCTGTATTATGAAGGGGAGAAACACATCTTCGTTCACGCTGGGATTAATCCCTTTCTTTACGATTGGAAAAAAAGTTCTCGTCAAGACTTCTTATGGAACCGTGAACCATTTCTTTCGAATAACCACGAGCAAAAGAAAATTGTTGTCTTTGGTCATACGCCAACGATCAATTTGCAAAATTCTCCAGATCCTTATTTTAATTCCTTAAAAATCGGCATAGATGGTGGGTGCTGTTTTGGGTATCAATTGAACTGCCTTGAAATTAATCATGGGAAATATCATCAATATAAGATACAAAAAGGAGGTTGTCGTCATGATTGATATTAATCGATCCATTTTTATCACAAATACATTTGCGCAGCTACATCCACGGGAGCACATCTTTTTATGGGATATGTTTCAAAAGCAAGTACCAGCGGCTAAACGGCGAGGATATTATGGTGCTGAAAATGTCGCTTATATTAATTGGTTGAAAAATAGAAAAGATAAAGTATTTGTTGATTTTATTCATGAAGAAATCCCACCACTAAGTTTAAGGAGATAGAGTTAATGAGTCCTGAAAAAGCTAATGAGTTAATTATTGGTGTCCCAGTTGAAGATCTATTTGACAATAAAGAAATTTATTTTAATGGTGTTGAAACTAGATCAGAAATTATCAATCGTTTTATGAAAAACATGAACGATGCTTTTCTAGTTCGACGACGTGGCCCTGCTGAGAACGATCCGTTGTTTAAACAGCTTATTCCTTATGCGATTATCAAACAAGGTGACCAGTATTTTAGCTATGAGCGATTGAAGGGAGGAGGAGAATCACGGCTTTTTAATAAGCTCTCCCTTGGTGTCGGCGGTCATATGAACTATACAGGTGAAAAGGACTCAATTGACGAAGCTGTTAGTAAAAACCTTTTTAGAGAATTGAATGAAGAACTTATTATTCAAAATAATTTTCATCATATGGCAATCTCGTTGGATGTTTTAAAGCCTAAAGTTGTTGGTTTAGTCAATGATGATAATAATACAGTAGGGCAAGTTCATTTAGGCATTATTTATCTTATTGAAATTGCTTTAGATGTTGCTATCAAAGTCCGAGAAAAGGATACACTTAAAGGATTGTGGCTCACAAAAGATTTACTCAATAAATCATTTTATTTTGATCGGTTGGAAAGCTGGTCACAACTCTTTGTCAAACATATTCTTTAAATAATAATTTAAAATTAAGAAGGGCCTATAACTTATTGCTATAGGCCTTTTGAATATCTGAAAAAGTAGACGGAATACGCTATAATATAGTAAAAATGATAGAAATCAGGTTTGAAAAAATGGGTTGACAAGGTTGAATCAGAAAGAAATGATCAAGGACACTTTTAGTTCCTATATCATCTTTTTTAAATGCCACAAATAAGGGGCGACTAGAATAGATCAATCATGAACCGTTACAAATAAGCGACAACTCTTCAGTTGAGTCAGTTAAATGCCACAGATTTGGGGTAATACAAGCTTTATAAAACTGATATTTACTTTTTAAGGAAACGTACGCCCCAAATCTGTGGCATTTTAATTGATATCGCCCCCTATTTGTGGCATTTAATCATTTAGAAAGAAGCTTATCTGTGGCTTTTAAATTTCTTAGTAAGTAGATTTCTTTCGCCCCTTATCTGTGGCACTTACCCCTTATCTGTGGCATTTTCCCCCTTTAAATGTGATATTTAGCCCTTAATCAGTGGCAATTCACCTTATATCCGTGGCTCTTAACCCTATATTTGTGGCATTTCGCCCCCTATTTGTGGCCTTTAAATCTCTCAGCCCAATTGTATCAAGGCTTTCCGCCCCTCTTAAACATTAATACTTGCAATCTCTTAATATTTGTAATAAATTGCAACATGCTGTCAAATTATCTGAAAGGCCACAAATAAAGGAGTAGCACGTTTTTTCTATTAAATTTATAATGGAAACAAGAACCAGTCGAGGAGTCTTATATATGGTCGCATCACTCGAACATGAAGTACTTCCTGTCACAATTAGCGAGAATAACCTAGTAAAAAAATCCAATCAATTAATCGAAACCGTGCAGGATTTGACGCTGGACGAACGACGGATCATTTATATATTTATTGCCGACATCGGTCCAAAAGATAATGAGTTTAAATTTAAAAAAATGAGTGTTAAACGAATTGCTAATATCTTAGGCATCAAATCTAAAAATTATTATGAGCAAGTTAAAAAAACCGTTCTCGGTCTGCAGACCAAAGTGGTTAGGATTACAGAAGGGAAGAAAGAAAAATATATTAACTGGGCCGATTATTCAGAATATGATGATGGCGAAGTTATTTTAAGATTTACAGATAAATTGAAACCGTATTTATTAAATTTAAAAGATCATTATTATAAATTTCAACTCAAACATATCCTGCGGCTCAGCTCACCTTATGATATGGTTATTTATGAACTTTTGAAGGAACACGAATTTCAGCGCGCTTTTTCAATGACAATAAAGGATTTACGAGAAATACTTATGCTACCAAAAACCAAATATAAACGTGTCAGCCATTTCAAATTGCGGATACTAAACGATGCACAGAAACATATTAACGAATTAACAGATATTACATTTTCATACGAAGACGTAAAAGAAAGCCGACGAATTATTGGATTTATTTTTCATGTACAGGAAAAGCCAAAAAAAATAAAAACTTTGGTTAATCAAGATTTAATTAATGAATTGGAAAAGTGTGGGGTGGACAGATTCCAAGCTGCAGCTCTGGTTAAGAAATATGATTCATATGTAATCCAGGCCAATTTACAATTTAGTTTAAAAAAACAAACAAAAATTAAAAATTTAGCTGCTTTTATTGTAGCTGCTATTAAAAATAATTATGCTTTAGTACCAACTGAAAAAGATCAAGATGCTGATGAACCCGTTCCTTCTACTAAACCGGATGATCATTCATTAACTGAAGAAGAAAAAAAGCGGCAACGCTTTCAGAAATTAGCTCTAGATTATTGCGAGAGAAAAAATGTCAGAAATATCGATAACCGTGAAGTTTATCCAGATTGGTGGCTTCAAGGCCGATTAAGAGATTATTTTGAAGATCATCAAATGCCTGAATTTGATTATTATTATATCCAAAAAGAATTCCCGGCAATAGAAAAAAAAGCAAAAAAAATATACTTCGGAAATAGAAGATAGGGGGGGGTACTTAAAAAATCGTACTTAAGAAGTGCTTTATCATAGTTTGACTCCTAATCAGGTCATCATAAACTAATTTTTTATATCTTTGTGCTTTGGCATAGCCTCCAGATGTGAATGTATAAACAATAATTTCCTGCAATCCCTCGTCATTTCTTTTTCTCCTTGAGCGCTTAACAATATCAGCTGCTGCTAATTCATGAAGTGATTTATATATCTCAGATTTACTTGGTTTAAATCCAGGGATCTGTTCAGCGATCGTTGAGTGATAAGCCCATCCATAGGAAGGGCTTTTTTCAATTTCGTGGATTAGGCATACTTTTAATATGGCACGTTCCTTTGTCAGGAATGTTTGCACCTTTCATCGCCTCCAATTATTGTTTGTTTATTGTTAGTATATTCTCTTTAAGAACCAAAATCCAAAAGAATATATAAAACAGCACAAAAAGAACCCTTAATATGGTTAAATGGATAAATATGTTAAATTACTGGCAATAAAAATTGTACTCGGTATAATAAAAATAGTTCTATTTGGATTTAGCTTAAAATAGGGGGAAGTCTTTTGATGGCAGATTCATTCGACCGGGTATTGGAAACACTGGATGCAAAAGCTCAACGCGACAGAGGGACATTATTTGAAGAACTGATGGTCGCCTATTTTAAACACGAACCGCGCTTCCAGCAATTGTTTAGCCATGTATGGATGCTTAAAGATGCTCCTGATGATGTCGCCAAAAATGACACCGGTGTGGATTTGGTTGCCGAAAATATTCAAACCGGCCGATATACAGCCATTCAATGTAAATTTTATGCTGCCAATAAGACTATTTATAAAGAAGATATTGATTCATTCTTTACTGAAATGGGTAAGCGGAAATATTCAGATGGCATTATTGTTTCAACCACTGATAGGTGGGGAAAAAATGCCGAAGATGCACTAGATAACCGTGATAAACCGGTTGTTCGTCTTAGCCTGAGTGATTTGCGTAACAGTAAGGTCAACTGGGAAGACTACTCACTCGATCGGCCTTCATTGATGCAAATTAAATCAGATAAACAGCCGCGTAGTTATCAGCGTAAGGCGATTGAAGCGACGGTAAAAGGCTTTAAAACATCGGATCGTGGTAAGCTAATTATGGCTTGTGGAACAGGTAAAACGTATACCAGCCTGAAAATTGCTGAAACAATGGAAAAGCTTGCGCAGCTTTGCCGGCCGTACCGTGTTCTGTATTTAGTCCCGTCTTTGTCATTACTCTCTCAGACGTTAAAAGGCTGGACAAATGATACCAGCTTAAATATGCAAACGTTTGCTATCTGTTCAGACCGTAAGGTAACCAAAAGAGACGAGGACTTGCGTAGCGTCGATATTGGCTTTCAGTCAACGACTGATACGGATAAGCTGTTGGATTATGTTAATCGAACCAGAAGCCGTGCTATAGCACCCGATATGAGCGTCTTCTTTTCGACTTATCAATCCATTGATGTGATTAGCCGCGCTCAGAATAAAGGATTGGGACCCTTTGATCTAATTATTTGTGATGAGGCCCATCGGACAACGGGTGCGAAGCTCTCAGATGAAGACGAGAGTTCGTTTACCAAGGTTCATTATAACGAATATATTCAAGGTAATAAGCGGCTTTATCAGACGGCAACGCCGCGCATCTATAAACCGGAGACTAAGGACAAAGCAACAGAAAAAGATATTATCCTTGCTTCAATGGACGACGAGAGCATTTACGGCAAAGAATTTTATCGGTTGACTTTTGGCGAGGCCGTGGAGCGAGACATCCTCTCTGACTATAAAGTCATGGTGCTTGGTGTTGACGAGCATTATGTCTCCCGCACCTTTCAACACATTCTGTCTAATAACGACTCAGAACTTAGGCTGGGCGATGTTGCTAAGATTATAGGTTGCTGGAACGGCCTGATTAAACGGAAACCAAATCGACCGGAGACATCTGGGGAACCGATGCATCGGGCCGTTGCCTTTACCCAGTCGATTGCAGCATCAAAACAGATTGCTCAAGAATTTCAATCGACGATCAGTGAATACATAAATACGACCGGTTCAGATGACGTATTGCAGTGTGAAGTTCAACACGTAGATGGCTCATTTAATGCCTTAAAACGCAATCGGTGCATTGATTGGCTGAAGGGCAACGTCAATCGTAATGAATGCCGCATCTTATCCAATGCCCGCTGCCTGACTGAAGGCATTGATATACCGGAACTGGATGCTATTCTATTTTTGAACCCTAGAAAATCTGAAGTGGATATTATTCAGGCGGTCGGCCGTGTGATGCGTAAGGCCGAAGGCAAGAAGTACGGTTATATCATTCTGCCGATCGGTGTCCCGTCAATTACAGATCCTAAAGAAGTCCTTGATAATAACGACGCTTATCAGGTTGTCTGGAAAGTCCTACAGGCACTCCGAGCACATGATGAACGTTTTGATTCCATCATTAACAAAATTGAATTGAATAATAGTAAACCCAAGAATGTTGATCTTATTGGGATTGGTGGAGAAAAAGTCAAAGATACCAGTAATGAAACTGGAGTACCCAATAATCCAAAAGACAAAGAAGATCAACAACTTGAATGGAATCTTGACTGGAAAGAATGTCAGAATGCCATTTACGGCAAGATCGTTAAGAAAGTTGGCAGCCGTCGCTACTGGGAAAGCTGGTCAAGCGACGTGGCCAAGATCGCTCAGCAGCATTTTATACGCATTCAGGGGCTTGTTGAAAAGGACAAAAAGATTGCTAAAGCCTTCGATATCTTCTTAAAAAGTCTTAAGCACAATATTAATGCCGGTATTGACGAGCGACAAGCCATTCAGATGCTCTCGCAGCATCTCATTACCAAGCCGGTTTTTCAGGCGTTATTCGACCAGACCAGCTTTATTAATCAGAATCCTGTTTCCAAAGCGATGGAACGGATGATTAAAGCCTTAAATAATCAAGCTCTTGAGACCGAGCAGAAATCACTGGATAAATTCTATGAGAGCGTGAAGCTCCGTGCTTCTGGGATCGACAATGCCGCCGGCAAGCAAAAAGTCATTCTCGAACTCTATAATGACTTCTTTAAAAATGCATTCTCTGATACTACAGCACGCTTAGGCGTTGTCTTTACGCCGGTTGAAGTGGTTGACTTTATCATCAATAGTGTTAATGACACATTAAAGAAATACTTTAATTTGACACTTTCTGATAAGGGCATCCATATTCTTGACCCATTTGTGGGGACTGGTACTTTTATGACCCGGCTGCTGCAAGTCGGCGTCATTAAACCTGAAGACTTGTTGCGAAAATACACACAAGAAATGCACGCTAACGAGATTATCTTGCTTTCGTATTACATCGCAGCAATTAACATTGAGCAGGTTTTCCATGATCTGATGCCAGACAAGTATCGCCAGTTTAAGGGCATTGTTTTGACTGACACATTTGAAAGCACAGAAAAAGAGGACTCGTTTGCAGATCAGTTATTCAATGAAAATGACTCTCGCCTACGTAAACAGCAACAGCAACCAATCTTTGCCATTATCAGTAATCCGCCTTATTCTGTTGGCCAGCAAAATCAAAATGATAATCGACAAAATCAGCATTATCCAAAACTTGAAGAAGAGATTGAAAATACATATGTAAAATATAGTAAATCCGGTTTGAGTAAGGGGGTATACGATAGTTATATCAAAGCTTTTCGCTGGGCTACAGACCGTATTAAGGAGCAAGGTGTGATTGGTTTCGTTACCAATGGCAGCTATCTTGATTCAAAAGCTGCAGATGGTCTGAGAAAATGTTTATATGACGAGTTTAACTATTTGTATGTCTTTAATTTAAGAGGAAATCAGCGCACTCAGGGAGAACAATCCAGAAAAGAAGGTGGAAAGATCTTTGGCTCTGGTAGCCGGGCGCCGGTAGCTATTAGCATTCTTGTAAAAGATGGTTCGCCTAATCATCAGCTTTATTATCATGATATTGGTGATTATCTGGATCGGGATCAAAAGTTAAGTATTCTACATGCAAAACAGTCTATTAAAAATATTAATTGGAAAATAATACAGCCAGATAAAAATAATGATTGGTTAAATCAACGTAATGAACACTATCAAAAATTTATTTCACTATCGGAAAAGAACAAAACATCAATTTTTAATAACAACGCTTTGGGTGTAACAACAAATCGAGATTCATGGGTATACGGGTTTAATAAAGATAAAATGTTAAATAATATATCTAAAATGATTAGTAATTATAATCTGGAAGTTCAAAAGACAAATAAATTTACATCTTCGGTTAAATTAAAAATCGCTAATAGAAATGAGCATTATATTAAATGGACTAGAAAACTTGAAAAAAGGTTTAAGCACGGCGATTTATTAAATTTTAATAGACAAAAAATTGTATTGAGTATGTATCGACCATTCACTAAAAAATGGCTTTTCTACGATGAAAATGTAATAGAAGAACCTCGTTTATATTACAAGAAATTTGGCAAACAAAATTTTGTTATTTATACAACGGGCCGAGGAGCAGTACGACCTTTTTCTGCAATTATTACAGATATTATTCCGAATCTTCATATGATGGACACGGGTCAAGGCTTTATGCGCTATGATAACGAAAAGAGCAATAACCTTACGCTGTTTGATACCGGCAAAGACAATCTCTCACATGAGTTTGCTGATAAACTTGGCCTATCTATCGACGACACGTTTTATTATGTCTATGGGGTATTGCATTCAAAGGTTTACCGAGAGAAGTATCAGAATGACTTGAAAAAAGATATTGCCAGAATTCCCATTTTAAAGTATCCAGAGGCGTGGTCTGAGGCCGGCCGAAAGCTAGCAGACCTGCATTTGAACTATGAGAACGCAGAACCCTATGACGGTGTTACGATCGAGGCTAAAGACAATCCATCCTATCGCGTCAAAAAGATGAAGCACCCGCACAGAGGAGACCTCTCAACGATTGTCTACAATACCGATATTAAAATACATAATATCCCGGATCGCGCTTATGATTATGTGGTCAACGGCCGACCGGCCATCGAATGGATCCTGGATCAATATCAAGTAAAAACAGACAAAAAGAGTGGAATTACTGACGACCCAAATGACTATTCCAATGATCCAAAATACATTTTTAACCTACTTTTACAGATCATTACGGTATCCTTAAACACATTGGATATCGTGGATCATTTGCCAAAGTATGAAGAACAAGTTTCTCAATTAATACTGTGAGTCAAAATATGAATTAAGGCGGATAATAACATGGTTAAATTGACTCTTGCAACATTTATCATGATAGTTCTTTTTTCGTTTTTCTGGTTTGCTATTAATTATGATATAACTCTTTTTAAAAGCATAAAGAAATTACAAAAAAATCTAATAAATGATTTAAAAAGCAGAAAAAAGTCTAAACCAGATTTTGGATTCAATTTATTAACATTATGTCTTATTATAACTGGAATGGCTCTCGTTTTTTTACTTGTTTACACTGTTTCTTTTTTTATAGTAAATTATTTTTTCTATAGTTCAAATGAGAATAATAATTCTATTGTTTCCGCAATTTATACTAGCACGGCTACTATTATATCTATTTTTGCTTCAGCTCTTATGATTTTTTATCAGATAGAACAAAAGAAAAAACAAGAAAAGTATTCATTATTACGATCTTGCCGACCGACGGTGACATATTATTCATTTCCTTCAAAAGATGAAGATAGCATACATATAAAGTTTGCATTTCTCAACGCTAATCTCAACGACTTAGATATGAAATTTAAATGGCCAGATGCATTTATCTATAAAGACCTTAATAATCCAAATAGTCATGAAATTAATAGGATAAGTGGAGATCATTTAGAAATATGTTATGATCAAGTTTTTATTCGATTTAATTCTATCGCTAATATGGACACACCTAAAGCTATTTTTTTGCTTAAGTTAAATACACTTATGAATGAAAGAATAATAATAATTGGTTCCCTCGGAGATCCTGAGTCATATTTTTATAGTGATTCAAGAGATAACACGGTAAGTGATCACGGTGGAGATTATGCGACTTATACAGACTTTGCTTTAATAGAAAATTGGATGAATCAACAGGAACAAGAAAATACCGTTTTTGTACAACAGGTAAAAAAACTTCGTCCATTCTTACAAGACTTACAAAACAGTGGATACGGTGATGAATTATTATTACGTTAAGAGATGAATTTAATGAAAATAGATTATTATATTATGGGCATTCTGTGGGGGACATCCCGCTTAAATAAGGATTTTTTGCTTGTTCAGAACATCGACAGATCTATTATAGAAACTGTGAATAACGTTGTTTCCCCGCAGAAGAAGGTATTCAAGGTTACAGAACATGGCCATTCAACTTGGCGGATAAAGCTCATTCACAGCCATCCATATGTCCATTGGATGATACAGCATGGATTTACGGGTAAGTCCGATAAACAGCGGACAATCCCTAATTTAAATGATGAAGAATTGTTATCTTTTTTTAAGGGCTACTTTATTCAACATTATACTTTGGATACTTGTAAATTAGGTGGAAAAATCGGACACCCAAGACTTCGTTTTTATGCTTCCGAGCCAATTCTTAATGCATTAAACCAGTTTCTGTCTCATGAAATTTGTGCTTCCATAAAAAAATTGCAGCGCCATAGTAAAAGTACAGTCACGCATATTCTCTGTATGCTAAACCGGCAGGAGATAAAAGATACAGTTAGATTACTTGAATTATTAAAATAGAATATTATTTCCAGTGCCCGCCGATCTTTTCCGTGCGATTAAAGAGTTGACCATATTCACTGAGCGAAGGACTTCTAAAAATAGCGGTGCGGCCGTATTTTCTGTAGATTGAGTCTACGGCTTCGGCCAACCGCTCTTTTTTAATCAGATTATTAAAGAGATCAAGCTGATAATAATTGGCCGGCTGGAGAGTTGAAAGACTGACGGCAATGCTTCTGATCGGCTGTCGGTCCCAATACCGTTTAAATAGGCGGCAGGATGCCTTATACACGTCCATACCAAAGTTGGTGGAGTAGAGGAGCTTCGTCTGCCGATAAAAGCCGGTAGGAAAGTCAAAGTTCGCACCGCGAACGCCGACCGAAACAACTTGCCCACGACAGTGCTTCTGCCGGGCCACATAAGCTACGTCTTCCGCCAGCTCCAACAATACAACCTTTATTTCTTTTTCCGTTGTGTAGTCATATGGCAGGGTGATGTTGCGGCCGATTGACTTTTGTTCGGCATGCGAGTTAGGCGTGACGGGAGAATAGTCAATCCCGTTAGCCGTCTGCCATAAAACCACGCCATTGATGCCCCAGCGCTTTTTTAATAGGTCTAACGGGTAGCTGGCCAACATGCCGATTGTCCGGATTCCCATGCCAATTAGATTTCTTTCCATTCTATTGCCAATTCCGAACGCACAGTTTATCGGCAGAGGCCATAAATTCTTTTTTATATTGTTGTGGTTCAGTTCAAAGATTCCAGTTTCGTTATGCTTGGCAAAATTATCGCAGGCCATTTTAGCGAGCACCTTATTGGGCCCGATGCCGACGCGCGCATAGATACCGGTATTCTTCATGATTTTTTGCTGAATTTTTCGTGCAATCTCGATTGGTGAACCAAATAGTCGCTGGCTCCCGGTCACGTCGAGAAATTGCTCGTCAATGGAATAAGGTTCGACCAGGTCGGTGAATGATTCAAATATCTCCGTAATCTGTAAGGACACGTCGATATAATGCTGCATCCTTGGACGCACCAGGATGGCTTGAGGACATTTTAATACAGCTTGACCGACAAACTCAGCGGTTTTGACACCGTATTTCCTCTTGGCGATCGGGTCAGCCGCCAGGACGATGCCGGAGCGCTGCTCGGGATCGCCGGCCACAATTACCGGCTTATTTCTCCATTCCGGGTGTGCAGCTTTTTCGCAACTAGCATAAAACGTCTGCATATCCACCAAGAAAATAACTTTGTTACTCATTGGGCTCAACACGCTGGATTAAGTGTTTATTGTTGTTCCTTGGCGAATTAACTTCTTGAGAAACTTGGTAGGCTGTCATCTTTTCGGATTCATATGGCTGCAAAAGGGATAGCTGCTCGCTGCCTGCTGGCTCAGAACTAATCCATTTCTGTTCGTCTTCAGGACGCAGAATAACCGGCATGCGGTCGTGTATCGGCGCCATGATTGAATTAGCTTTTGTCGTAATGATGGTAGCCGAATAAATGACCTGCCCGTCAGGCGCGCTCCAGCGCTCCCATAGTCCGGCCATACCAAACATCTCGCCAGACTTCAGCATAAACCGCAAGGGCATTTTGGTTTTACTCATTGTATCGTGTCGCCATTCGTAGAAACTGTCCGCTACGATTAGACAGCGGCGTTTTTTGAAGGCAGCTCGATAGGCCGGTCTCGTAGACACTGTTTCAGCACGAGCATTAATCATTTTATAGCCAATCTTTGTATCTTTTGCCCAGTGAGGGATAAGGCCCCAGCGTAGATAGCCCAATCTGTTTTCTTTGCCATCATTGATTATGCAGAGAATTGGTTGGCCCGGAGCTACATTGTAGTTAGCCTGATATTCCGCATCACTGGGATGCTTAGGAGTATTAAACCGTCGTATAACTTGTACAAATGGAGCAATTAACGTGTAACGCCCGCACATTTTACAATTCCTCCTTTTTATAATCAGCATAACCTTATCAAGGTATATTATATGCGAATATGTGTTCTTCTTCACTGGAAAATAAAAACATATGTTCGCATATGCGGAAAGCGCTTCTATTATATACCATTTAGTGGTTATAATAACTTATAGACCATTTGACTATTTGAGGTGTACAGGGTGAAAAAAATAACTATGCTTGTTGCCATCGTTATACTTATTCTTTCCGGATTTCAATTTTATCAGTCTAGGATACAAACCTACAAAAATAAAGAAAATCCGACAGCTTCGCAATCTCGTGATATGAAACATCCCATGAAGTATAAAGATGTACAGAAAGTAGAAGAAAAAGAAGCAAAGAAAAATGCAAAACCAAACCCAGATGATAATGCTTCAGAACATCCTGAATGGTTTAATCTTACCGGAAAATGGTATGCATTTCTTGATAACAAAATTCCGGTAAATAAAAAGGGGGATCTTGATAGCAATCCATTTTTTAGAATTGATTTAAGTATACCGAGCCAAAAAGATCGTAGGAACATTTGGATAGATCATTTCAAAATGGATAAGACCGAATTTAACCTACTTGGACAAGATTATTTTATGAATTATATCGCAAAAGATACAATAAAGTTGAATTTAACAGATGAAAATAGCGATACGACTTTGCGTAATTATCATATTGTGAGAGAAAATAATCATATAAGTAAACTATTATATTCTGAATTGGGTCAACTTGATTTATCAGATTGGAGTAAAAATAAAGAAAAGATTACTAATATGACATTCAAAAAATTAAAGCAACATAAATATAAATTTTATGTCTCTCCAGAAGTTTTTCAATACACAGTTTCAACTGCAAATCATAATGACAGTCGTAATTTCTTAACATCTACCGTGGCATTTAAAAAAGAAGAGAAGTACATCAGGATGGATAGATATATTTCTTATGTATTATTAGCTTATGATCTCATCAGAGAAGAAAGTAGCTGATATTATGATATAATTTGTAAAGGCACAGAAAAAGCAAAGAGCGGACCGCCTATGCCGCAGACTCCCGTATGAAGGGGGGCGCATAGACGTGACAGCATACGAAGCACTGACCCTTGCAATCGCATTTGCCAGTTTAATTCTCTTGGTAATAGAAGTTGTTGTAAGGATCATGGAAATGCTGTCAAAAACAGATCATAAAAAATAATCCGCCCTTATGCTTTTGACCAAGGCTATGGCGGATTATTTCAGCTGTGGTGGCGGTTCTGCATTTGCAGTCTGTTGCCAAACCGTTGGTGTGCTACCACCAACGGTATTATTTTACTGACTTCCTGTCATTATTATACCTATTTCGGCATTCTGGGGCAAGTTAGTATAACTGCTTATAGAAATTGAGTAAAAACAGGCAACCTCAATCTTTGGTGTTTTGTTAAATTTCTGTATTTAACTTGACATTGTATAGGTTGAATTAATACAGTAGAATTTTTTTCTTCAATGGGGGACGCCAGATTAAAAAAGGTTTTTTTATCTCTTGAAGCCATGAATTCCAAAATTCCAGCAGGCGAGCCGTCATGAAAAGAAAGGAACAAACCAAAACGGTTTTTCCGAAATCCCGTTATCAAAACATTGATGTACTGATAATTAACTACTTTGAGCCATTCATTTGATCTTTTCCCGGGATAGTAATGAGAATCTAATTTCTTCAAAACGATTCCTTCAAGATTCTTTTGCTTAATGGCATTAAAATACTCCAAAGCATTTCCTAAAATAAAAGGAACCTGAATAATGGACTCATTTTGAGACAAAACACTTTTTAAAAGCTTTTTTCTTTTTAGAAGCGGAAGAGACAGAGTAGTTTCTCCAGCATATTTTAGAATATCAAAAACGCAGTATACTGCCCTACAAATTGTCCGACCGCTCAGTAATTGTCCCATAAGTGCTTCAAAATCTGGTTGGCCGATGTCGTTAGGAAGAATCAGTTCACCATCAAGTACAGTCCCAGGTGGAAGATCTAAATTTTGTAGATGGGGAAGGGCAGCTGTCCATTCGTGATTTTGTCTTGAGTAAAGATGGATTCCTTCGGAACGATCAAGGATCAGACGTATTCCGTCAAACTTTAATTCGGTAATCCAGTGTTTATTATTAAACGGTTTATCAATTTCCTGAAGTAACATTGGTCGAATAAACAATAGAACGGCATCCTTATGATTTTATATCCTTTAGTATGAAATTTATGAATTGAATTATACAGAAAAATATTTCTAAATCTGGAATGAAGTACGCTTCCTAGCGATCGAAATCGATGATGGGTGCAAGGCATCGGCTGTCAGGAAAAAAATTATCCTTAACGAATTCACGTAGTACAATAAAATTAATTAAAAGAACAAGGTGTGATCTTATGAAAGATATGCGAAAAGCGATTAAGGTTAATGATTTAACGCGTCAGATGCTGTTTAATACGGCCATGATTGTCAGGCACACCGGCAAGCGGTCAACCTATGACGCGCTGATTCAGGAAGCCCTGCTGGCTCTTGCAGAATGGCCAGACTTGAAGCGGGCTTTTCTTCTGGATAATTTACGGGAAGCCCAAAAAAGGGAGCTAAGCAAATGAGGTGTGTGTCGCCAGACAGTGTGATTTAGATTTTTATTAATGATTGGCATAAAGGCTTGGAAACATTACTTCGTAAAATGTTAATTTGACGAAGTAATGTTAACCAAATAACTTTTCTATCTTCTGATCTATTTACTAATAATTTCCCGCTTGAACATTTTCATATGCTATAATTTTAGTGGCAATGAATTTGCATATGAGCGGATAAGTGACTCCCCGGCAACGAAGGGGGGTGGCGCAAGTGACAGATTATCAGGCCTTGATGTTGGCGTTTCAGATTGCGGGCGTTTTTTGTTCCGTAATTTTCGGAATTCTTGGCATCATTGGCGTTCTGGTGATGCTGTCAAATAAAAAGAAATGATCCGCTACATATGCCGTCCAGTGGCTGAAGCGGATCATTATTAGATATTCGATTTTGCCGATGCGCTGTCCGCTCATTTGCGGAATTGCCTAACCGTTGATGGCTGCAACCATCAACGGTATTATTTTTACTCAACTTCAATACATATTATACACGATTACCATAAAATGATTCAACATTATGAGACAATAAAAAATTGTTATAAACGGCTCTTTAAAAAACCGGATGCACATTTTATGTTTTTTGAATGATACCTTGCATAATTTCTTTAGAAATTAAAATATCTATTTCACTTCGTTTGCTTTTGTTTCTCTATTTAGAATTTATCGTCTTAAAAAATGAGTTCTGCCGATAAAATATGATCGGTAGGAATTTTCAGCATTTTGTCTTTGCTTTTGACAATCATGATTCGTTGTTCTGTATTATATTCTCCGGGAGCAATGACTTCGTAATAGTTCTCCTTTTCAAAATCTACATAAACTATTTTCCATTTTAGATCCCCCATTAAGCCCACTTCTCTCCTCGGTTTATTAGCTAAGAATATTATACACGAATATACGTTCGCCTTCAACTTGATTTTCATGCATAAAAAAGCAACTGTTAAAATGTGGACGGTTTTAATCAGCTGCTGAATTTCCTATCCATTTTTAAGTGTTTAAGCGATCATGAGCGGTGTCACTTCTAAGATATCATCGGCGAGAAGTTTTTTCTCTCTGTTATTAACTGTGACTAAGATCATCCCATTATCATAATTCACGTTTAAAATCTTAGCTTTGACTTCTTGATAATGATCCTCGGAAAAATAGACAATCTTATAGATCAAGTTGACTTCCTCCCCCAATGATAGGTCTATAGTAATAGACCTTATCTATTATTTCATTTCTTTTCCATTTTACCATAGAACCAAACTCCATAAATATGTTTTTTCAATATACTTCTAAAAAATGAATTGGTAATAGTATCCTTTTCATTGACGGTTATGTTCAATGATTTTTATAATATTTGAAACCGTTTCTTTTAAGTCGATATTAGAAATTAGATAATCACATTTGTCTTTGTTTTTTAGATCTTTTTCGATTTGAGTCACCCTATCTTGAATGCTTTTTAAGTCACGTTGATCTTTTTGCATCCTGGATATAAGGTGTTCTTTTGGTGCATTGATAAAAATACTAATTAGCCTCACTGCTGATTTATTCATAGCAACCATTTTTTCTAGATATGTTAAACCGGGATAGTCCACAATATAAATGGCTGGGGATATTTTTAAAATAGCTAGTTCGTTTTGCGTAATTCCGTAGTGATAACCCGCATAGGTCGTTTTAGCTAACCAACGTTTTTGTTGATCCATCTGTTGAAATTGTTCTTCTGAAATAAAATACCCGTCATTTTTTTGTTTTTCATTCTTTCTAATAGGCCTTGTACGATAAGAAAGAATCTTAGGCAAGTTAATTTTTTTTGCAATCGTAGATTTCCCTACTCCCGATGGACCTAAAAAGCATATGAGCGGATAATGAAAAACATCGTTCATTTTAATTCTCCTTTTTCTTTTTATCCTCTATGTCATTTCTACAGGCTTGTAAAACGATGAAATTAGCTTTCAGAATGATATGCATCATTTCTAATACTGATAGTTTTTCTCGTTCACAGATTTCCCTTATCTTGTCATAAAGTTCATCAATCAGAATTTCAGCTTTTCCCTGTTGCTGTTTCGTTAATATGCCTTGTATGACTCTTAGATATGCTTCTGTCGTCTGAAGGTATTCATCCATGAAAACAGCCCCTCCTGCCGAGTATTGGTTTTTTGGGTCAGTTCGAACGTGGCATTAACCCGATCTTCGATATCTAATCCTTGTTTTAGTAAAATGCCAAAACCGATAAGTAGAGCAAATGTTGATCCCACAAAATGATTAATCACCCACAATAAGCCCATCGTAAACAGGACATACAGAATGTTGAAGATCACATTCCATGAAACTGTAAATTTCATCTTCAATCCCTCCATAAAAAAATAAGGGGAACGCGTCCCCTCTTTATTTCTTAAATTTTAGCTAAGTTTTTTCAGTAACGCTGCTCTGGTCTTTGGCCCATAGATACCATCTGCCGGATTGCAGTAAACACTTTGGAATCGGCGCACAGCATCTTCAGTGTCTGGCCCAAAGATGCCATCACAGCCGTTGTTCTTAACGTGTTTATTCGGATAGAAGTTTGCTTTGACTAGCGCTTTTTGTAGGGTTAAAACATCTTTCCCGCGACTCCCTCTTTTCAGAATACCGCCGGGTAAAGAAATTTTAGCCGTTTTCTTTTTATTTGTAGCTTTTGGTCCTTCGATATAAATTTTTGAACCGATTCTAAGTGCTTGTGGATTTACTCCGGGATTCCAACGGATAAGGTCAGAGACTGATACTCCTTTTAGGGATTGCGCAATTTCCCAAAGCGTATCTCCAGATTTGATCTTATGTGTCTTTCGCGAAGTCACTGTCTTCTTAACTTTATCAACAATTTTAGAAACAGCAGATTTTTTTGAGGTATCTTTAGCTGCTTTCACATCCACCATTTCATTAGTATAGGCATAATCCAAATCAACGGTCGGATCATCAACACCACGAATTTTTTTGGTACTAGTGAATTGCCAGACATCTACCTTATAACCTGCTTCAAAGTTATACCTGGCCAACCAAAGCAGCAGGCCTGGAAATTCTTTTTTCAGAGCTTGATAATCAATAAAATTTCGATAGAAATTTAGGTTGACATATAGTCCTAGTTTTTTATAACCCAGTCGATATAACTCGTCAAAATAAGCTGCCACATATTTTGTGAGTTTGCTTTTATTATGGATAAGTGAGTTGTCTTCAACGTCACAGAAAATTTGCCCTTTTACTTTTGCTTTACGCAAGTTCTTTTCTGTCCAGCGGGCTTCGGCTCGAGCATCATTTTCAGATATGCCACGAAAATAATGATAAGCATGTGTCATGAGGCCTACCTTATTGGCTTGAGTGATGGTATAAGCAAAAGTATTGTCATAAAAGTGCGACCCGGCCTCCGATCCCTCCGTACATTTGGCAATCACAAAGCTGGCTGCTTTTTTTAATTGTTGAAAATCGATAGATGACTGAATAAACGATCCATCTGACCGCGTGGCATAGTTATGATGTGAAAGGTCTGTTCCTAAATAAACTACCATGATGAATGAACACTCCTCTTTATGGGTTTACACTCGAAGGGTTAAGATAATTTCGTCATTATCTAAACTAGATATATCTGTGATAGTGCCTTTGAGTGACTTTTCTTTTCCTCTCTTCGGTAAGTTTAAGAATACGTCTACAAGTTCTAAATTTTGATAAGCTTGTGTAATAAGTACCAAATCTGTCTTGTCAATGTCTATTAATTTAAACTCATATTCATAGGCATTTAGTGAATTTGCGATTGGATTGATGTCACCTATTCCATACATAGGAGATACTGTCGGCATGATTTGGATTTCCACTAAACGACTGATAATGTTTTTTCCATTAACTGTCATATGAAATACAGCAGTACGGCTTTTTTTACGCATAAGATAGGCGCTGATCAGTTCCATCCTCACGCCTCCTGATAGAAGTCTGTCTCGTCTGGCGAGTGTACTTTTATTTGATTGACTAGAAATGTATCGTCTGATTTATTGCCAACAAAAGTGACTTTATTGCCAACCACAAGTTGTTTTTCATACTGCTTCCAAGTACGATTAAATACGAGACAGTTGATTTCATCTTCCTGTGTTTCAATGATTAAACGGCAATGTTCTTTTTGATCCCTTTTGGCCTTAAAGGGTTTAATTTCAATAATAAAGCCGGTAAATTGAATGTTTTGCGTGTCCGGTGGTAGCTGCGACCAGCGTGACTTGTAAGTTAAACTCATACCGATGGTTTCCCTCTCAAATTGAATGATTGTTTTTTTAGAAGTGTTGGCCGGCAGTTTCGGTACTTCTCTGCCTTGCGCTTCTGCATATTGTTTCAACATTTTATTGCGATTCCTGCTAAGACAATCGAGGGCACCAGACTTAATCAAAGTCATGACGATCGTTTTATTCAGTCTGCTTTTCTTGTGTTCAGTTTTATATTGGTTGATACACCAAAGGAACTGTTCAAACGTCTTAACTTTAGACAGATCATAGCTTTTGATTTCTTCAACCGTTTCTTCTTTAATGCCGGCTATACCGGAAAGCCCCATGAGAATATAGCTTTTCCCGTCTTTGTGAATTGGCGTCCATTTTCGTTCTGATAGTTTAATGTTAGGAGGTAGAACAAGAATACCCATTTTTTCACATTCTTGAATATAAACCACGTTTTTTGGTTGCTTCTTCTTGTCTTTTTTATTTTCGGATTGAGTGAGCAGTGCGGCCATAAATTCTACCGGATAGTAACATTTTAGCCAAGCCGTGATAAATGAGATCATACCGTAACACACGCTATGGCTTTTATTAAAACAATAATTGCCGAACTTAATCCATTGCTCTTTTAAGACAAGCAGTTTTTCCAGATTAAAGCCCCGGTTGACAGCCCCCTGTACTTCGGGGACATTTTTATAATCATAATCGACCCAGAATGAAGGCTTGCCTTCTTCACTTAAAGGGATCATATCCTTTTTTGGAAATTGCTTCACCAGCTGTTGATGTTGCATCTTATACTTTTTACTGCCGTAGATCATGAGATCAAGCCAACGGTTCAGAAGATCCGGTATTTTCTTCCCGATGCCCTTTCGAATCATGTCACTTTGGCCAAGCGTCAATCCGCCTAAAATACGAGACATTGCCATTACCTGTTCCTGATAAACTAAAATCCCGTAGGTTTCTTTAAGTACAGGTTTTAATTCGGGAAAAGAATATTGTTCTTCTTCCTTTCGATGTTTTCGATTAGCATAGGATTCAACAAAATCTAGCGGCCCTGGTCGCCCCAAAGCAACAAGTACGCTTAAATCATTGAAGTTTGTTGGTTGAATAACACGTATAATATCTTGAAACAGTTTAGATTCACATTGAAAGATACCAGCTAGATTATTGGCTTGATAGATTTCTTTATAAACACGTGGATCTTCTAAATCCAGTTCATTAATGTTAATTTTTCCGTTTATTCCGGCATTGTTTAACGTGTTTTGGATGAGATCCAACGTATCTAATTTAAGCAAATCAAATTTGACTAAGTAATCTTCAATATGTTCCATATCAAATTGGGTTGTTTCAAGCCCCTCTTTATCCCGCCTAAGCGGAACGACACGGTCGATTTTTACTGGTGATAGAACAATTCCTGAAGCATGGACGCCGAGGCTCTTTGCGTGGCCCTCTAACTTTTTTGCCAGGTCCCACCACTTAGGATAACGGCTGGCCATCGCTCTCACCGTTTCTTCAGTCTCGTAGGCGCCAGCAAGTTTGGTATGTGGGGCGTCGGGAATCGCCTTGGCAAATCGATCCTGTGTGTCCAGATCATAACCAAGCACTTTCCCTACGGCGCGAATAACTTGACGTGCTGCCATCGTCCCCGTCGTTCCAATTTGAGCGACTCGATCATTTCCATATGTTTTTTTTAGATAATTTTGCGTCCATCGAGCAGCTGAGTAGCTGTAATCGACATCTATGTCAGGATACCCGGCCCGTTCAGGATTTAGAAATCGTTCAAACAGCAACCCATATTTGAGTGGATCAACTTTAGTAATCCCCATTACATAGCAAGTCAGTGAGCCGGCACCCGATCCACGTCCCGGCCCCGTTAGATAACCAGCATCATTTGCCGCATTGATCATGTCTGACTCAATTAAGAAATAGTCAGCAAATTGCATCTTACAGATCACATTCAGCTCATATGCTAATCGTTGAGAATAGCTTTCTATATTCCACTCTGAATGCTTGAGGCACATTTGAAAAAGATTCTGCCAGGCTTGATGCCGAAGTAATGCTTCTGCTGTGGCCCCCTTCGCTACCTGCATTTTTGGAAACAGTGGCTTTTTAGGCTCAGACACATTTACTTGTTTGGCAATTTCAAGTGTATTGGCGATTGCTTCGTCGTCATTCACTTGTTGGCGAATCTCGCCGGCCGTTTTTAAATAGTAATCCGGAGCGTAATGATAGCGATCGGGGTCGTTCAGGCATTTGTTGATTGACATGCAAATTAAGGCATCTTGTGTATCATGATCTTCTTTTCGAGCAAAGTGCACATCGCAAGTTACGATTTTTGGCGTATGTGTTTCAACTGCCAGTTGATCTATAATTGCATTTAATTGAATTTGTTTTGGAAGTTGCGAAGCCTGTTTTTCTAGATAATAACCGTAAAAAATATTTTTGCATTTTTTAATATATTTCTTAGCTTGTTCAATTCGCCCTGCCAAGCACAAATGAGAAAAATAACCACCCAGACAAGTTGACGTTGCTATCATGTGTTTGCCTAAACCTTTTTCTTGTATAATTTGCAGATCCGTACGTGGCTTGCCGTAAAAACCATTAATGTGTGCATCCGATACAATTTCGTACAGGTCAGCCAGGCCTGCATTATCGATAGGGATTAATAGCAAATGATAGGTCTCAAAGTCCAGGTAGTTATTTATGTCGTGCAGGAAATTAGCCTGCATTTGTTGCTTCGTTGGTTGTGCGTCAAAAATGCTGAAAAGATCTACCGTATTTTGCATATAGTAGTCTTTTAATAAATCATCAGCCTGTTCTTTAAACGTGGATGGGTTTTTCAACATCCCGCGAAGAAACTTCCCTAAACGTTTCATATCAGGCTTTTTACTTGTGTTTAAAATATGATATTTCAAACAAAGATTAGTTCGCATGTCTGAAAGCTGTTCGCTTTTAACGAGACGATTCTTTGTCATATAGGCTTCGCAGCCAGGAATGGGTTTAATTCCAGCTTTTTTACAACTACGAATAAAGCTTGGAATTCCAGCACACGTTCCATGGTCGGTTAATGCTAATGCGGGGCTGCCGATTTCTTTTGCTCGTGTAATCAGTTCATCTATTTTTGATAAGCCGTCCAATAAGCTGTTTTCGCTGTGAACGTGTAAATGGACGATAGGTTCTTGATCCCCCTCCATAATGGCCTCCTCTATCGACTTATTTGATCTTATCCATTCTGCTATTAAAAGCAATGGTGCTGAGCGCGGATAGAATGTAATAAACACCAAATTCTGCTTCTGCGACAATGACTGATCGTGTTTTTCTACCCTGCGTAAAATCCGCAAGACGATGGTTTTCTTTAGCCCATTTTATTAAACGATTCATCGGAGATGAGTTTGGATTTCCTACACCGATAATCTTTTCACAGAAAACAAAGTTATTATAGCCAACATCAACACGTTGAAACATTCATGATCCCTCTAATCATTAGATTATTGATTCATTGCTGCCGTTTCGCTGTATAAGTCTCCTAAAGTGTTTCCCTTGATGACATCTGGGATGGGCTTATGATTATTAACGGCATCGATGATTTCAAGAGCATGAATGTAAGCGGGAGTCCCGAAACGGAAAGGTATGGGGTAGCGAACCTCTCCGTTTCGCTTGATGCTTTGATTGTGACAATAAAAAGCATAATCACAGATAGAACACTTATAACAGCTGGGTACATATTTCTGAGGACGATCCGGAAGCTTTCGCTTTTTGGCTAAGTCGATTAAGTAATTGGCCCGATCATAAAGTTGCTTTCCGGTTTCAGGACGATACGTTATTGGAAATTCTAATGTCTCTTGTGAATCTTTATTTTCTACAAAAATAATCCCTTGATGAATGCCGCTAAGATACATGTAGAACATAATTTGTAGATAATGCTCTGTTTTCGGCTTTTTCTTCTTCTGCATCCAATTAAAGCTATCATTTGCAGCACTTTTAAATTCAATAATGGTCTCTTGTCCCTTTGGACATGTGAATGGATACGTCTTGACGATCGCATCACAATGTCCTGAAATGGCGCCTTTATCGAGTTTACGTTCTGCTTCAACCAAAATGCCGATTTTTTCTAACCATGTTTGATAGCAGGTATGCATCCGGGTACCGTTCTCGAAAATTTTTAGGACCTGTACTTTTTGCATTTCTTTTGGAACCATCATCATGTCGAATACAATACGTCGCTGACACATTCCAATGCAAGATGGATGAATAATATTCCGCATCGGCCTGGTACTGTGATATTGTTTTTCGATCAAATAATGGTTAATCTGATCGTCAAATGTCCCCATGAAATTGCCCCATTTTTGTGTTACATCTGTGTTACTACTACTTTTATTATATCTAATATTTTCTTAAAAACAATAGATAATAGGCAAAATATTATGAATTTATATATAAATAATTTAGTTGGTTTATTGAGCTTCAGTGCATAGGGCCTTATTATCTAAGACTTCATTAATTTGTCTTTTATTCATTAGGATAATTTTTTCAAATAATCGGTGTGGATAGCACACGGTATCAATCTTGACAAATGAATCGTGGGGCTCAATCTCCATTAGTTTCTCAAATCTATGGACAGTGAAGAGTAAATCCTCTGAATCTCTACTGATAGTCATTATGCCGGCTGCTGTTGCCATAATTTGGCCTCCTGAAGATAATGAATAATTTTGTGGATTACTTTTTTTCTAATTCGACTGATTGATTTGGGGTGATAGCCAACAATTATTGCGATATCGCGATCTGTCTTGGCCTCGGTATTTGTATAGGTTTCTACTAAAATTCGCCGTTCCAGACTATTTAGTTGATTAAACGGATATTGAGCTAGTTTCCCATTGATCCAATCTGGATGAGTTAAGGCAAGATCATTGTCCAGATCTAATTGCAATGTTGATTGAGGATAAATTTTAAGCGATTCCTCTAATTTGATAATATTTTCTTGAGCCATTGGAAGATTTCGTGTATGAAAAGATAAATAACTTTTGATTAACTGATCTATATGCCGTTTTAAATAGTATTTATAAGCAATGTAGATATAGTTTTGAAAAGATGACTTGATTTTATAATGTTCTGCGCATTGTAGAAATGGAATAATTAATTCACCATAGATATTTGCGACCCCTTCAAAAGCTGGGCGTATTAGATCCAATACCCTGTATGCTTTCCTGACAAGTTCTTTAGCATGGTAACTGCCTTTTCTAAAATTTGATCGATCCTTTTTTTCTTTTAGATAAAAACTGATAAAAAAGCGTTGGTTATAATCATGAAAATCAATGATTTTATCCTTAAAAAGAATCGTATATTTCTTAAACATCAATTCAAAACAATTTATAAGCGGCTGTGATTGCTTATACTTTTGATAAAGGGCTATACAGGCTTCGGTGTCGTTCACGCATGACAATAGCTTCATCCTCCTTACGATAGATATTGAGAATGAAGTAAGGTTCTTCTTCTTCAACTGTGTGAAAATCCAGGACACGCGGCAATGCATTAACATCGTTTGGATAGATTGGTCCCTCCAGAGCATCCATTAATAGTTTAAATACGTTATTAGTGTCTCTCTTTTTTAAGTCATTTGGAAAATAGGCTGTTAATTCTACAACGACTTTTCCATTATATGAATGATCCCAATGGGTTTCTTGAGCCCATTCGTAAGCAAGCGCTTTCCATGTTTCTAACAGATCAAGAGCCGGCTGGTTTAACTGCTGTCTACCATGAGCGATTCGCTTATAAATGTGATTTACCGAAGGATAGATTCCATTACTTTTTCCACGTACATGGTTGATCCATACTTTTTCTTTAACAGGTATTTTTTTACCTTTGGGTGTTAAACGAATTTCTCCTGCGGTATTTTTAAGATAGACTGTGTGCCCTTCTTTGTCATGTTTTACCCGAACGTGACGGAATCTCCCATACATCATCATCGGCAATTTTAATGGAGTCATTTAGTTACCTGTATATTATTTTGATCAATGGATAAAAGCGTTAGTCGAATGGCCTCGCCGATAAAGGTTCCTTCCGTATCATAACGCTTGATGTATTCCAAGTTGTTGCCATTGAATTTAGAAAGGTCTAGGTTTTCTTCTGTTTTCGCGTATTTAATCATTGTTTTCGTAATGAGTGCATCTTGACTCATAGCAATTTGATCTCTAAGACGAAGTTCTGACCAGTCATCAAACTCTTCTGAAGCAGCCTTATCAATAGCATCGCAATACTCATCGAAAGTTAAGCGATAATCAGAACTAAATTCTTCGAATTTTTCAGGCTCCAATGTCATCGTTATTCGACTTAATCCGTTACTTTTGTCTGTTTTAATTAGAACAGGTTTATTATTTGTTATTATCTTGAGATTGTTGTTTTTCTTCTTTATTCTTGCCCCGATATTTGTTCTTGGCATTGGTTTTGACAGCCTCCTCTAATTCTTTTTTATCGATCTCCCATCCTGCATCCTCGACGAGATGAATCATTTTTTTAGACAATGTTATCGCCACACTTTCTTGTGTTCGGATTGTGTTTCGTTTCATAAATTCATTATATACGATAAATAGGAAAAAAACAGAGGTAATTTCCCTCTGTCACCATATTTTTACTAAATATAAGCCAATTTGCCTGAAACTATAGTATTAATTAATTTTTAAAAAGTTTAGCTAAATTTATGAGGCCAAAACCATAGTATTCATCTTTTCCTGCCCCGCCGAGATCAACAGTTGCCCGGTCCAGTGCCGTGTGAATTTGTTGAACGCTTGGCCGCTGATCATTCAGCTCTTTAAAGCGGGAAATATACAAAGCGGCGGAGGCTGAAATAATTGGCGTGGCCATCGATGTCCCCGATAAGCGAGCATAGGTGTGATTTTTATATGTCGATAGGATATCAACACCCGGGGCAATGATCTCATTTTTTATCCCATAATTTGAAAAATCTGCCCGATCATAGTCTTCATTTAGAGCACTCACAGCAATGACTTCATCGTAAAGTGCCGGCCATCCTACAGGTCCATTATTATTCCCAGTCGCCGCTACAATGGTAATGCCCTTTGTAATAGCCTGTAAAATGGATTCGTGAAGTTTTTCTGGAGGTTGTTGAGTAGTGCCGAGACTCATACTGATGACATCGACATTTTCCTGTATTGCCCACTGCAACCCCTTGACGATGTTCTCTATTGATCCGGTTCCATTGTCTCCAAGGACTTTCCCACAATATAATTTAACCTGTGGCGCGACACCGACAATTCCGGTTCCCGTATCGGTCCCTGCAATAATTCCAGCACAATGGGTGCCATGGCCTTGAATATCATTTGTGCCAGAAGGTGATCCTGTAAAATCAACCACTGCGGCAATGTTGGCCTCCAGATCAGGATGTGTCTGATCCACGCCGGTATCAAGCACTGCCACTTTAACTCCATTACCTTTCGTTGTTTTCCAAGCCACTGGCGCCATGATTGTATGCAAACCCCAATCAATATAATCTTGGCCAAGTGCAAGCTGCTTGATTTCTTCTGCTTTCGTTTCATCAAAGCTAAATACACACGATTTCATGAAAGAAAACCTCCTAATCTAATAGTCAGAGGTTCTCTATATCCAACTTTTATTATATCATGACTCTTTATATTCGAGTAAAATCATTTTCAAGTGCTGATAAAACCAGGAAATCGTTGTTTCGTTTTCCCAAACTTTTAATACTTTAGCTATTTTATAATGATTAAAAAGAGCGTCCATTCCAGAGGCGGATAGCTCTAAATAATGCTGTAGAATCAATCTTTTACTTAAATTATTATACATACTTTCCCAAGAAAGAATTTCATTTCTTAGTAAGTAAGCATTAATGAGCTCGATAGAGATTACCCCCCATCATTATCACTGGATACTCTTTTTTACTAGATTTTTGATCTCCATCCTGAAAATATGTGAGAGGGTGACGAATTTTTTTATTTTTTTTGATCTGAATGGCTTCTTGAACTTTTAGATAATGCTGTAGTCGTTTCGTAGACCAATGAATACGTTTATCATCATTCTTTAGAATTTCTGTCAGTAGTCCAATATCGTATTCAATAATGGGGCAATGCCCGGTTATAAACTTTTTTATCTTCTCTTGCATTTGATTTCGAGTGTTAATTAAGTAATTTCGATTAACATAGTACTGAATAAGCTCCATTTTAATCACCTCACGATATCATGGATGCCATGCGCGGCACTCCCGGTCGTAACGATTGTTTTATCATCCTTGTACCCGTTAACCCAAAAAATAATATTAACCAATTTACAAGGCATAAGTTTTTGGAAACAGGTAAAGATCGGCCTATTCTCATAGTTGTTAGCTTGCGCTTTTTCCTGGTCAGCTAAAAATCCAAGTAATTGTTTTCTTGAATAGAAATAAATTTTTTTGTTTAACAGTTCATTTACAAGTTTAAAATCGTCCCTGATTACGGACTCTTCGATTTTACAAGTGGGTTCCTGCCTATTGTGACTATTATCAGTTGCAAAAAGACTTCTCAGAAAAATATGATGGGTTATGCCTTCTAAGCTCATTTGAGAACTAAGTTCTTTGCGAATCTGAAGTAAATCAAGTCTGTTCAGATAACTGCGAATGAGTTCCAATAGACTCCCTCTTCTCTAAATCTGTAAGTTTAAAAACAGCCATACCGTCTATAAAATATTGATTATAGGGATTGGGATAAGCATTCTTATATATAACATTTTTAATGCCAGCTTGATTTAGTGTTTTCATACAGTTTGCGCACGGCTCGTCGGTAACATATGCTGTTGCTCCTATGAGGCTCTCACGCTCCGCATGAAGAATTGCGTTCATTTCAGCGTGAATTGTACGTATACAGTGTCCCTCTTCGTCCAGAAGGCATCCTGCGTCCTCACAGTGCGGTTGCCCATGAATGCTTCCATTATAGCCGGTACTGACTATCCGATGGTCTTTAACAATCACACAGCCAACATGCAGTCTTGGACAAGTAGCACGTTGGCTGGTCAGTTCTGCAATATCCATAAAATAATGAATCCAGTCTTTCCTCATTTCTCATTCTCCTTTTCTAATGCCAGTTAGCACAGAGGCTTCTGACTGGACAGCTACTACATAAAAATCCCTCATTCGGAAAAAAGTTCCCCGTATCAATAAGCTGTTTTACGTTTTTGATTATTTTAATCATTCGCCGGAAATCAGTTTTGCCGCGTTTCAAGTAAGCATACGTGTCAGAATAAAGCTGATGGACAAAGATATTATCTGGTTGTTTTTTAAAAATAGATTGATAAGCATAAGCTTGCAAGGTAATGTCCAGATCGGTTTTTTGCCAGAAAGTATCATATTTCTTAGTGCCCATTCGATAGTTGATAATGGAGATTTTTCCATTCGGCGTTTCAGTAATGTAAGGGATACTCCCTTTTATGTAGAACTGGCCGGTAACAATCGGCACCCGAAAACCAACTTGTCGGGCAATGATTTGATCGACATGCAGCTCCTGCCTTCGATAAAAATGATCCAGAAACCGGAGACCGGTCTTTTTATATTGTGTCCGGGTAGCGCCTTCAATCTTTGTTTTAATTGTTACTGGATTGGTAAGATCTTTGTTTCGATTCCAAATGGATAGAAACTTAAATTGCAATTCTTTAAAAGAGAGTACTTGTCCAGCCTCTAATTGTTGATAATAATAGTTAATCGAGGCTGTAACTATCTCCCTTACCCGTTCAATGTTTGATTTTGCAGCGGTCTTATGACTGTGTTTCATTAAGAAATACTGAAGTCCGCAGTGACGAATTTGATAGAGATCCGCAGCCGTCAGTTCAATCATTGGTCTCACCGAGTGCCGCAAGAAAATCAAGGACCGGATTATTTTGCAATTCATGCATAAACCGCTGATTAACAGTAAGAGCTTGAGTCATTTTTTGCAGATCATATAACTTTTTCATGTGTTGACCATAGTCTCTGAAATTAGTAGAATTTTTCAATTTCGAAATCAGTCGTTTATCTTTGGCCGTTTTGCTTTTTTTTAGATATGCCTGAATCAATTCCATATTGTCACCTTCAAAAAAAGCCCCTGATTAAGGGGCTGGATTCCTGTAACTAATCAAAACAGTTTTTTAAGTTGACTAACCAACTTATTATGTGTCAGCACGGGAAAGGCACCGACAACCACGGCTCCGATTGAAGCCACCGCTTTGATTAACGGCGAGATATCGTCCAACTGCACTCCACAGATGGCAAGAATTACGACTGCCGCAATCGGAGCCTCATGCAGCAAGAGCCTTTTGTAATGAGTGGTTGCATAAGTTTTAACGGATGGAGAAGCTTGAACTTCTTTGACAATATTATCGATAACGTCCAGTGTTTCGTCTAATGAATTGGTTTTCACTTCTGCCTGCAGAGCTTGCACTTTTTGTTCATTAATTTCACTCATTTTTTTGTTTCTCCTCTTTTAAAGTTTTATTTATCGTAATGACATCAGACTTCGCTAGAGTATAAGCCTGCGCCACAAGATATTCAGGTGTGCCGGGTTGAACACGCACGATAACGCTGGGTGTTTGATTCCCTTCATGGGTTTCTATAATTCGCAAAGCACCCTGATAAGAATTACCGTGAATGTCCTTCTTCAATGGATTTAAATAAATTGAAGCGGCAAATGGATGTAGTATTTTTACCTTGTCCGAAAGTTCATTTAAGGCAATATCAGAAAGAATTGTACCGGCCAAAATCATATCTCGGATAACTCCATTTGCGAGATTATCATTTTGCATAAATAGATCGACGATTGCTACTGCTTTTTTGGCGATTTTTACGGTAGTATCATTTTGCCAGAAACTTTCAGGCCCCGTTACAATCGCGTTATTGACAAAAGCCTTGATGTCGTCGTTCGTAATAAGATCCATTTCTTCTTTGAATTTATCTAATCCTGGATGTGACATGTTTTATTTTCCCTCCCATTATTTCCACATTGCTTGCTGAGCGCATTTAAGATGCATATGATGTTCAATTTCCCAATTGCTGTACCAACCGCCTGTGTGTTCCCCCGTCATATGCCGTGTGCTACGATTAGACGGCTGTTTAATATCTTGGCCACAATACCGGCAATAGCACGGGCTTGTTAGTTCCTGCTTTAGCTGTTTCGTTTGAAAAGTTTTAAAGTCCATACGAGTCTTCCTTTTTATCCAAATCAATAAATGGTCGGGTGATCATCCGGTTCAAATTACGTTCACAGTGCAGTCGCTTTTTTCGGCAAATCAGATCTTTTTTTGCGAGGATACAATTCTGACAACGTATATAGGTTGGATTGTAAGCCCGACATTTAAAATCAATGGGACATTCTGAAAACCAGTTACAATTAACCATATGCCGTGGTAATTTATTCATATTCTCTTTTCCTAGAATTGTTTGACGGTCTATTTGCTTATTTACCACAGTCATACGTTCTTTTAGATAATTTTCCCGTAGCTCTTCACGCTCCAGTTCATGCATCAGCTTATCGTTTCCTTTTCAAAATTGAAGTCCTGCGGTACGCCAAGCATCAAACAATCATTACTTGAAAGGGTTATTTTCTTATATTTCATTTCCTTGCTATGCAGGGGATCTTTTTCAATTGATTCCAATTGATCGATCCGATCATTAAGAAATTCAATCGTGTCATTGCTTTCATCAAGCAATTTAAGTTTGGCGTTGAATTTCTCTTGTAGACTAATATAATTGGGGTTTACTTCAGTACGATTATTGTCCAATATTGTTTTTTGCGTGTGTTTCATTTCATTTCGTAGATCATTAATTTGTCTACTAACTTCGCCTATATGATGTTCTTCATCTTGCAGGCGTTTATTAAGGAACTTATTGAGTTGCTCCAGAGTTAGAGTGGGTCCAATAAACATATTATTTGTCTCCTTATATTTATTTTTCTGAAAATAAATCTTCTGGTGGTTCATAATCCTGTTCAAGTTGAGAGAAGGTATTCGCTTTGAGTTGAGCATCGTAGAGTTCACTGGTATTCGTAATGTCCAGTCCCAAGGGGTTATTTTCTTTGCTACAAATCAGACCAATTCGATCTTGTTCACTGTTATTCTTGTTATTAACAGCTTCGAAGATCCATTTATTGTCATAGCGTATCCGGCCAAAGTTGATATCATGTTCAAATTCTTCGTTTGGAACACCAACTATAGAAAAATGGAAGGTCCCACCTTTAGATATATGGTTGGCGATTTTATTATCAGTATATTCTTCAATGCCTATGGTATAGTTTGCAATGGTTTGTGTATCTTGCGTGTCGTCGATACTGGACAGTTCAAAGTTAAAATCGATCCGTTCCGTTCGTTCGGGATTGAAATAATACGAGAATTTCAAAGGAGTTAGCCTCCCTTCTGGTTTTATTTTTTATCTTTCTTAATGACAACCATGTTGAATTGATTGTTATCTTTCCAGCGTTTAAGGTCAGTTGCGATTGGCGTTTCGGCGTGGCCATCTTTCTTGATTGTAATTAAATCGCCGTCAATGATCGCTTTATAGTTCCCCGCAAATTCATGTTTGGTAAAACCGGCAATATCTAAGTCAGTCTTATATAGCTCTCTTGTATGATAATTTAATAGTTGAAAATCATGTGTTAAATCTAATTTTAACTGATCAATTATCTCCTGAATGGCTTGATAATTGTCGCTCATTTGTTCCTTCGTTTCATTCAGTTGATCTAAAATTTCTTGGTTCTCATGATTGCCGGTTGCTTGACGAATTAAATCATTTTCCTGTATCAATTGCTGATTCAAGTTTGTTAGATTTTCTTGAAACTGATTTAGTTTATTTTCGATATTGAATTTCGAATGAATATAGATATTCTCAAATTCATGCAAATAACTTCGCAATAAATCAGTCGGACTAGCCATTGCGTTCACTCTCCTTTTTAGCCATAAATACGTGCGGAATACTGGCGGCAAGCCTCTGGCGTCGCTTCGACAAACTGGCTATACTTAGGCGTCATATTATAAAAGTGGGTCCCCTTAAAACTGCCCATCTTATTTTTAACAATTTTCATTTCAAGAACTGGCATTTTTAACTCTTCGTCGTCGCTGGTCCAATAGACCTCAGCGGCCTCTTCATGAATACCGACTTCGTTGTACAGCATACCAATAATGTCTGCTTCAAACTGCAGGCGTTTCATACCCTTTAAATCATCCATGTTTGGCCGATTCCCATTCGTTTTTCTTAAATGTGCGGTACAGAAAATTGTAATGTCGTACTGTTTAATTAAACCTTTTAATTTCTTGGCCATTTCTTCTTCTTCCCGGTTGTCGCTGTTAAAGCTCGCTCGGGTCGTTAAGTCAAAATAACTGTCTATTCCCAGTATAATGCGTTTATTTGGATAATTCATCATCAATTTTTTAATGCGGTCCTCAAGTGCTTCGAGCGTCGATGAGCCATCCCCCGTATCATCTCTTAATGAAAATCGGCCGATGTTTTCATAAAGATGTTTCAGTCCTTCATTCCGTTTATCTAAAAGATCTTTTTTATTCGCATATTTCGAAGGGTTGCTGGCCTCATTGATTGAGATTAATTGATCATTCGCAATATATCGGGGCAGCATCTTCTTTTTATTATCATCTAACGAATAATACTCGCAAAAACAATCTTCATTTTTTTCAGAGACCTGCTTTAAAAGTTGCAGCATAAAGGCGGACTTGCCAACATTTGGATCGGCCGCAAGAATAATAAGTCCTGATTGTAAGTCGTGTTCAATAACTTGATCAAACAGATTAAAACCGGTTGTAAAGCTCCCATACTTGGCCTTGCTCCAAGCATACTGGTCGGACTCCTGTATCGTCTGAATCATTTCTCGTTCGATATCCGTTAGTTCGTGGTCAACAAGAAGTTCTGGATGTTTAACTTCTAGGCGTTTCTCAGGTGTAATAGAAAAAGCTTTTTCTTCCTGATCCATTTGTTTATCCATTTGTTTGAGCATATCTTCAAAAGAAATCATCTGACCGCCTTCTGCTTTTGCTCGGCTTGATTTTCTATGTTTAACTCTTTATGAAATAGAGGACAGTGGTCTTTATCACATAGGCCAGAAACCTTTTTAAACGTCCCGCAGCCATAGCGATACTGACCATTATAAACACTGTGCACGATGGTTCTAATCTCTCGCTCTTTAAGGGGCGGCAAACAGCATTGTTCATTCCACAGAATTAAGCGGTCAAGAGTATCTTCTCTCTCAAGACCTTGTTGAAAATAGAAACTGCTGAGAGCCGTAGCACTGTTATTGCGTTGATCTACTGTTTGCCTAAATGTTCTTTCCCGCATGTGAGCAATACAGGGAGGAAGCACTTTTAACTTACGTATCTTGCCAGTATAGCTTTGTCTTATATTGATTCGTTTTGTCCAATTATCAACTATTTTTTGAAACTGTAATTTCGCCCGTGGTTGATAAACGGGCGATTTGTAATGAATGGTTCGTGGCTGTTTAGCCAAATTTTTAATTTCTTCATAACTGAAATTTAAAAATTCGTCTGCGGTCAATGGGATTTTATATAAACCGCTTTTCCCATTGATACTGTTAACTAGACGAAACATCCGTTTATCATCATAAATGCCACGATCCAGCGTATCGTGTTTAATGTATTGACCTATGTCTTCGATAATATCTTTATAGATTTCATTCAGAGCCAAATGCGGTTCAATACCGATAATTTCAGCATTGACCATGAGATGAAAACCTTTAAAACCACTGAAATAGTAGTAAATCGAGCGCGGATCGATATTTAGAAATAGCTTTAAATAACGTAACGCGATCGCGATGTCTTCACGAATCTTGCTAAATGCCTGTGGATCAGAAAAATCTGTATCAAAATCCATATAGAAATTTCCATATTTAAGACTATCCGCTGCATTTATCAGCCACCGGCCTTTTTCATCCTGGAACCAAATTGGGTCGAGATAATTCATGACCGTTTGATAGACATCACGATTATTATATTGAATACGGAAGAGATCGACTTGGGCCGGAGGCATATACTGTTTACGACGAAAACGAGTAATATGGTTTCTTCCCATAAATTCTGCCCCGCATTCAACATAGACTTGCATCGTTATCCTTCTCTCCGAACAATTTCATTGACCCCCTGAAGCTTTGAAAGGGCGCGTTTTTCTTTAATCCTTTTTTCTGCCGCCTCGATATAATGTTCAATCTCAAAAACGTTCGTTAATTCGCCGCGCCCGCATTCCTTACGGTACTGACGCCCAATATCGATTGCAAACAGAATGACATCTAGATCATATATTTTGAGCAGATAATTGAATCGAGAGATATCCTGATTGACTTTGTCCGGCTTCCGATGCCCTCGATACCAGTATCTAAGCAGTTCATCCATTGAAAAGTAAGGTTTCATTTCAAGATAATATTTCTCAACTTTCTGGTGGAAAGTTTTGGTCACAGGATCGAAAATCATTTTCGGTGCCGGTGGCATCTTTCTTAAAATATGATGATAATAAAACGCTCCTGGAATCATTAGATTACGCGGCGGTTGAATATGATTCATAATTTCCTGAACATGATAAATATTTTTTGCGGCATCAGCGTAAACAGATTTAAAGCGATCAAGTTGTTCTTTAATCCCTTCTATTGTCCAGCCTTTTTGCTGCAATTCTTCAATGGCTATTTCAGCCGCTTGGGTCTGTCGTCCTCTAGGGTCTGCTTTCTCTGTGATCATGTGGACAAAATACTGGGCAAGCCATTTGATCGTCATCAAAAGATCCCTCTTTACTTTTAAGCTGAGACTTTATCCAGATAGTCATTGAAACTCTTTAAATTATCTGGAGTTAAATTGTTCAGTGATGCATTTTCTGATTTAAAGTAATCTCTTAAGTAAGGAATCATTTGATCATCATTATTGACTTTTAGCCGTTCTTTCTGTTTTCGATACCTCAATAATTCGTTCTGTACGCCTTTTTCCTGCCAAGGATTCAAGACATTATTTTGTGGATTGGTAGTGGCCTGCTGAGTAGCCGCTGAAGCGTTCATCCCGCCTCCCGCATTAACCGGCGCACCATATTGGGAATTTGGCATATTCTGTGGCTGAGCGGTTGGCTGTGGCATGGCCTGGAACTGATTGGGTACAGCCTGGGGCGTTGGATCAAAAGGCGTTTGCACATTCCCTTGTGACATTTGCTGATCTACCTGATGAAACACACTGTTCCAATTTGGATCATTAGGTTGTTGCTGATTCCAATTCTCTTGCGGCTGCCCCCACTGCTGTTGATTATACGGAGCCTGCTGTTGATCTGTATAGTTGCTATTTCCATATGAATTGTTATCCTCAGTTTCAATTTTAATTTTCGCATAGATTTTTTCACCAACGCCAAATAATGAAGCACATTTAGATAGTGCATTTGACGCGGCTGCTTGAAATGCAGAATCTTGATTATTTACGCCACCGATGGCAATTTTTTTACCGAATTGTTCGCGACGGCCGAGTCCGGGAATATAAATGTAGGCTTTTACCTGATAAACCCAACCAACCATATTTCCAGTTTTACCGTCGTTGATTTCCTGACGCCATTGATCGATAATACCGAAATCCCAATAAGTGAGTCCATCCACCGCCGCGTCAATGATTTGCCGGACCGTATTCCAGCCGATATAATTGACCGTTCCTTGCCCACGTTTGCCTTGCTTGCTTTCAAGCCATTCTTGCTTGCAGTCTTTTAATTTTTCGCGGATAATTTTAGTTTCTTCGCGTGAGGGTACATATTCTTCACCCATTATTTTTCCTCCAATTTGTAGAAAAATAGCACTAATTATCTTGTATCTTAATTGTAACACAGAAAATTAGATAATCAATGCCATTTACTCTTTAATTCTAAATATTTCGTCTATTTTCTTCGTTTTTTTGATGACTGTTTTCGATTATAAACGGTCTTTATAATTTTATTTTCTTCTTCTTCTTTTTCAGAGAATTTTTTTCGACGTTCATCTGCACGATAAATTTTTGCTTTTAATTCTGAGGAAATCTGATTCAGTAACCAAACAGGAACCCAGCGTCCCCAACCTGATCGCACTGTATTCGCAATCATGCTCATCCAAGTATGATAAATTAGCCCACAAGCAATCATATAAAATAAGATATTCATAGAACCTAAAAAATTATCGATATGATGCGCCACGGCAGGTAATAAAAACATAAAAACTGTTCGCGCTACACCAATTTTTCCATATTCAGAACTGTAGCTATGATCTATACGAGCTGCACTTATACCGGTAATCCAGTCCAGCAAAGTAACACCAATCAGGACTATCATGATTTCGACGTTACCGTTTCCGTATAAGAAGTTATATATCATTACAATAAAGCCTCCTATGACGGAAGCCGTCAATGTTTTTATATTTAGAAGTCCTGATAACGAATCTAAAAATTCGTTTAGATAACGATTCAACTGCCACCCCTCCTCATGACTGATAGTAATTTAAACGAACAGCATGAAGGCAGGGATTAACTCCATTATTCATCCCTGGATCCGGATACAGAACTGTTTTCACCCAGATTTCCTTAGCCGTTAAATTAGACCATTGACTGTTCGATATGGGAACCAAAGAATTATTTTGGGGAATTAATATTTCATAATTGTACAGGTTGTTTTCAAGTAGATTATCTAAAGATCGGGGATAGCTAAATGTATCTCTGTTTTGAAAAATATGATCGACTGATTCGATTGAATAGACGCCAACTTTAGACATATCAAAATGGGTGAGAACAAAGCTTCCTGAAGGCTCAAAGCTAGTTAGATACACACCGATTTCTTGAGCTCCCAGAATAAAAACCATTTTATCGTTCATTTTTATCGGATGATGTTGGACTAAAGTCAAGCGGACATGCTGCACGGGTTTTTGCGGGAAATAGTATTTCTTCCGTGGGGCATAGAGATTCTGAGATAGACTGGCTACCTCATCCTGATTAAATCCCGGAACCGTTTCGTAGCCGTTAGCTGTACTGATTTCGACATTCTTGACTTCAATCCCCAGTTCCGGATGTGGATGAATGAGGATTGTATTTACATTGAGATTATTAACCAATTGCTGAGGAAGTGAAACATCTACAATAACATCCTCCTCATTCGGTTCGGTTCCAATATCATAGGATACTTTACGAATCCAGAACTCATTGTTGTCACCATTAAAGGCCATACGAATATCGTTTTCGTCGATAACTCCGGTAGTATTGTTTCGTGTGACTGTAATTTCAAGTTGTTCCGGTATAACAACTTCTTTGTTTTTATCCGTTAAATAAGTCTTTGGAATCTGTGAAGTTTTCGGAAGCGTCGCATGTCGAAAAGGAAAATCGATTTGGCATCGGCTGTCGTTGATTGTTTTATCTTGATCCTGATCTGGGTAGTGAGCTGTCATATCACTGACTAAGCCGATTTTTGAGGAACGAAGGTGGTCGATTTGTAACTGGTCGAGCTTGTTTTCTAACTGTGTTACACGCCCCTCTAAAAAGGATATATACGTGCCAATCATCTTATCCGAAGTTAAAGCCGCATCCTTGCTAAATTGCAAAGACAATTCATTATCATTTATTGCTTTAAAAAGATTGACTAGATCCGCATAATGATCGTCTTCCATATCATTATATTCATTTGATGAGGTCGGGCCCCGAAACCGGGCGTGCCCCGGCTCAGAAATTGGCATTCGCATAATCTTTAATCCTTTCGTCTAACTGTTCCATTCTTGCATTAAGGTTACTTAATCGTCTTATAAGATCATCTTGGCCATTATATCTTTGGTTATAAAAACTAACTTTTGCGATAAATGAAGCAATAATGATACCCTCAACTGGTTTTCTAAACGTAACACTATTATTATTAAAAATCGTGTAATCAGTTGGTGAAATAGTATCTCCACCTTTTAATTTTAACACAACATGATCAATTGAACTCACTGCCATTTCTTGTATTAATGGATAGGTTAATTGATTTTTGTTAACAGCAATAGATTTTCGATAGGAAACCAATAAGTTTTGTGTATTTTCGATTGATTCTCCTTGAAACTTATTGCTGATATCGGTTTGAATTCGACTCGTTTGATCAATAATGTCTTGAAATTGAACGTGCACGTCATAACAAAATTCATGTTCCATTGAAAGCACCTTTTCAGATTCGCGTTCTCCTCTTTTACGGGCATTACGCATCACCAAGCTTGGTAGCTTATAGTTTTTCATAGGTCCCATTCTCTCCTTACTTTCCATGAAGCTGGATATTGGTTATTGCTGGTGTAATATCATTCATACCCGCTTCATGAGACATTAGAGCGCGCACAATCACTTGATTATTTTCTAGATCATTTTCTAGATCACCGGAAGTTAAATCAGTCTCATAAAGCAACTGAAAATTGCAACCTTGTGGGTTGTAGTTAAAACAGACCTGCTGTTCATGGATTGTAAAGTAATCATGATTATTTGGTGCGATATTGTAGAACAGATTATGTTCATCGGTATAAGTCATCGGTAGCAGTTCAGCACGGACTTTTGTTTCACCGGCAAAATTAAATTGCCCCAGATAAGTCACCACTGGCATACTAGCCGCAGTAAAGTCTGATCGTTTTTGTGTGTCCCCGAACCAATACAATAATACAATTTCATTCCATCCCTTTTGAAAATGCATTTGGACCTGATCATTTTCAGTAATAAGCCGCTCACGATTTAAATAGATGGAGTAAGTCCCAATTCGTTTTTTTATTTCATCATTGATTGTGTGCAGCATCGAAAGGCCAAGTGGCGCATCATTTTCATGTTCTGCATAAATACAAATTGTAAACCGAAAGAAGTTGTCTCTATTCGGATCAGCCGGGTTATCGTTCAGCGGCAGTTCGTTTGAGAGCGGCAGATATTTCTCACTTATCAGTGCCGGTGTCTGGGCAGCGATTGGATCCCACTGCGAATTGAGCGGTACCGCGCCGGTAAACGGAAGATATGTCTTCTCCCGCTTCCATTGGTTGATTCCTCGGAATAACTGGGCGCTTTTAAGTGAGTCAAAGGTCTCGCCCGTATCATCCGTCTGCGACACGATGCCTTCGCCGTCGGGCTTGAGTAGGCGAAACAGTAACTCACTGTTAATCACTTCGCCAGTCTTTTCTATTTTATTGGCATTGACGACGCGTAGTTTTTTCGTATTAAATTGTACGATCGTTGCATACTTCGGATTGGTTTCGTCGTAGGAACTGATCGCATACCAATTCAATGCGTCGAGATTCATTTCCGCGTCATATAGAGCCACCTGATACTGGATGTCGGTATTAGCCGGCACGGTGTGTTTAGCTTTAAGCGTGACACGCTTGACGCTGTCGGAGAATGCAATCGGCTGGGTATATAATACACCGGATTGTTGATAGAAACGATTTAAAAACGAGATATCTTTAGCCCCAAAATAGTATTGATACATGCCTGCCGATAAGTCGTCATGCTCCTTTTTTTCAAAAATAAAACGGATACCTTTGACCGAGATAGATTGAAATTGCCAGTTTGCCGTCTGGTTGACGACCTTGGCAGAGTCTTTGCCCGGCAGCGGGCTAAACGACTGGCCGTCCATCGTATAATTGATCGATACGGTGACCGGTTTGTTATTGTGAGCAATGTAACGAATTTCGTTAATCGTCTGCAGCGCGTCAAAATTGATGTCGAGCTGTGCGCGCATACCATAGCTACCCTCGTCTTCGGTAGAACCCGGCGTTTTGGTTTTGACGATCTGCCACCAGGCGGTGTTCATCTGGTCATCAAATGCGCCAGACAGCTTAGTTAAGGCCGATATCTTTTCCGCCGGCATGAGTGCCTTAAACGTAACGCGATCCGGGTTGACTTTCACTTTGGTCACCTGGTTCGTGTTTTCTTTCAACGTCACTTGCTTATTCGGTAAATCAAGCAGGACCGTGCTTTCTTCCTGATTGACCTGGTCTGCGTTTTCGAAACTGATCAGTTTACCGTCAAAATCCTTAAAATCAGCATTGCCCGACACCATCAGAAGCTCGTCAATCGTGCTTGAAAGTATGTCCAACTGTTGAATTAGTTTCTGCCGCTCCGTTTCTACCGCGCTAAAATTAGTCATCACGCGATTATTTTGATCGATTGTCGCCTCATAAGCATCATTCAAATCCGTATCAATTTGTTTAATGTTACTATTATAATTTTCTGAGCTCGTCTTCTGCTTTTTTAGAGCCGGTTTTGGATTAAAGCTTGGCTCTCCAGGATTGTGCCGAGTTAACCAATCTGAGAAATAATGAGTAATCGTTTGATAGATAGGATAACGGCCATGAAACAGAAAATATTTGACGATCTGTTCAATTGCTCGACTCATTTGTATACGCCGAATACTCATGATTCTTCACCCAGATCCACATTGTCAGCATGAAAATTCAATACTGTTGAATTTGAACCTTCATTGCCGGACAGGTCCGTGGCGTGGCCACTGACTGTAATTGATGTATCATCTATTCCATAAATGGCTGAATTTACGATTTGATCTGCGATCTGCAGCATTTGATCTGAAAAATTGGCATTAAAAATATCGTATTCTTTTCCGCCGGTGTCATGAGATAGGATAGTAAATTCCGCCTGCCCACTCGAACTTTTATTATTATTCGGATCACAAATCATTGAGACAATCACGTCTTTCGACTTCAAGGCACTAATTAAATCGTTTGGAATGTCATCGCGAAAACGGGCGTCAGTAAGCATGATACAATGACGAATTGAGTTCGAATGAAACTCAGAATAAAAATAGGGTAATCCATAATTGCTGTCTGTAAAACTCCGCCACCCTTGCTCTTCTTCCAGGCCGCTTTTGTCCCTGCCGTCCACATGCACATCATCAATGTTAACTTGATCAGCCGGCAGTAGATTATGCTTAACGATGTCTCCGTCATACCAAGTCGTCATAACACCCATATAAGCTTCAATATTATGTGATTTAAAATAGTTAATAAATTCCTGAATATTTGCTTTAACATTGTCAATATTATCTTCCATGCTTCCAGATGTATCGAATATAAAAACAATGTCCGCAATTCTTGCAGCTTGAAGTAACTTTTTAGGCGGAACTGTTACAGGAATTAATAATTCATATTCTTTTTGATTGACGCCGATATCCTTCTCGTCTACAATTTGGACACTTCCATATGCTGCTCTTACAGCATCAAGCAATTTATCATCGTGAGCAGTCATATGGACTTGATAATGCCCGTCAACCAACATGTGATATGGAATTGAGCTAGGTACTTGATTAAAATTGACTTCGGGAGGATTGAAATCCTGATCAGTGGGATCGTACAGAACACCGTTCCCGCATTGATTTTTATTCCAATCTGAACCGAATGTATAGTAAGCAATGGTCCCTGTTCCGGAAAGCAACGGTGCATTTCCTAGTTGATTGCTTTTAATTTCATTAATCCAAGGAGCCGATTGTTTCGGCTCGGGATCACCCGTCATTAATTCCGCATGCTGTATACTCATAACAACGTTGCTCCTTTTTAACTCAGTGGGGTATCTGGTGGAATATTGCCTGATGCCGTCGAACTCCAGACTGTTTTTTCATTATTATTAAAATCAATATAATGAACGCCAACACCATCGACAATAAATTTTCCACTACGTAGTGTAATTGAGGCTGATGAATTTGCTTGATTCCAACCAATAATAGCTTGTGTCCCATCAGACAGACTTGCAGTATAAGGTAAAACAGTAGCGGAAAGTTCAATCTGCTCCATCTTTTGACTGGTTGGATTATAGTAATGAACGAATAGTTTATCAAATTCCCAACAATCATTCGGCGGTGGAGGTGTTGAGCAATCAATAAGCGTGACCGTTTCATTGTCGCTTCCTGTTTTAAGTTCATCGGTGCCGCCCACTTGAATGAAAACTTGATCATCGATGTCAAATCCTAAATCCTGTAATTGTTTAGAAGTAATTGTCCAGTTAAAGGCATACTCCTTTATATTATTTAACGATTCGTTTTTGATTTCTTGACCATTAATCAGTAATATTGCATTTTTTAGATTTAGATTGCTGGTAATTGAACCCACAACCGTTAAATCTTTATTGCTGCACCATTCCGCGACTTTATTATCCATGATGACTTTTAAATTAGAAGTTGGTGGCGGTGTCTCCGGATTTGGATCCACATGGTCATCCGGCGGTGCCGGAGGCGGCGGAGGTGTCGGATCTTCAGGAATTGGATTAGGAATAACCGTCGGAGGCGTGTATTCATGAGTTGGGTAAGTTGGCTCCACGTTGAGATTTTTAATTTGATCCAATGCTTCCGTATTTAAATCAATCTCTCGCGTCGAGGCTTGAATCAAATAATTGTTTAATTTTGGCGTTGAATAGCTATGATATGGCGTAACAGTTGAAGCACCCATTGAAGATATTTCAGCATCTTCAGGCCGTGACAGAACAATTCGTAAACGGATACTGTATACGGGAGTTACTGATTCTAAGTAGCCTTTATCAGATAACTTTGCATCGCTATCTTGCACTTGATGAATTGTATAAATTTTGGGCGGATCATCCATGCTCATCGTTTCATACTCAAGCGGCGTAATCGGATTCCAAGTCGAACCATCGTCGATACTGATAAAAAATTTTAGCCAGTCATATTTAATGTCGGGATTTTCTTTAATGAAATCAGGAAGGACACTTTCGGTTGATAAAGAAATCTTATCCAGCGGTTTCTCAAAATAGATCGGCTTGGTGACAAGCTCTCCTTCGGTTTCATATTCCGCTGACAGAATCTCAATATCCTGAACTCCAATACAGTAGCGCCAGCCCTCAAAGCGTTCAATACCCATATCGACAGTATCTAGATCAATATCTCCCGTGATCCGGTTGACGATCTCCTGCAGCGAGATGGCATCACTGTTTTCTCCCTTGACCGGATAGTAGGCACTGACATCGGTATTTTTTACGTCTACTTTGACACCGAGATCCGTAAGGCTGATCTTCGGCCCGTCGAGTCGCGTTGCCTGATCGTCCTGATAGTTCTGATTCAGCGTATCAAAGACGTAGTCACCGTTTTTCTTCGTTGTGATTTTCTTTTTGAAATAGAGATGACCAATATCGGTCATATATTTTTGTGACTGTTCGAAAAGGATATGTACAACTTTTACTTTACGAGGCTCAAAGTGAAAAGAATAACCATCTTTTGTTACACTTGATAGAATGGATTCTGGGATTCCGTTTTCTGCTGCAACGGTAATGTCTTTAATGTTTGCAGTCCGCGCCCCATAATTTGGCGGCGTATACATATTCACATTGATTTGATTAATAATTGTTTCTTTTTTAAGCATAATTTGAAGATGAAGTTTGAGTCTTCCATTCTCTGGATCTTTAGCAAAGGGTATTGTTTTATTTTCATAGACCTGATATTCCCAACCTAAATTCTTCGCCACCCTGATTTTCTCTTGATCGCGCACGTTTACCCGTTCGTATTCAAACCACGTATTAGCATCCCCGTCGAGCACCGCACCGTAATTTCCATGATTGTTATCGCGCGAGACAAAGAAGTAACTGTCTCCATTGGTTAGGTATGGATCAGCAACCACGGAAACCTCCGCATTGTTGCCTGGAAAGCCGTTTGACTCGGAGCCCAGTATGTAGTCACCAAACGATTTATTACCCGTTACAATCGAAATCTGCGCGTCTGCGGCCGCATTAGACGCGCCCTCCTTGGTCGGCAAAGTCAGGATACCGTTATGAATTTCAAGAGGCTTTCCTGAAATCTTATCATAATCAATACGATCAGAATTAAAAAAGTCATCACGACCAAATTGTAGCATCCCGTCAGTCGTGTACTTTGAATATATTTCTAAATCCTTGAGTTTATCATTGACCTCTGAAAATTGTTGCTTAACTGCCGTGTATTGAACCGAATGATGATTAAAATCCGTATAAAGGGCATCACCCAATAGATCCGCTTCACGATAGAGAATTTCTAAATCTATACGAATTTCATCCATCATTGAATTAAAGTCTTCTGACCAGAGCGGACCGTTTTCAGTTGCATAACGCGGCACAAAACTCGGTTTCCCAATTGACGTAAAGAATTTCTGAAAAGATTGAAATACTTCTTGTACGAGTTGGGGCTCCGTTTGAATGGTTCCATCATCGAATTTAGCTTTGGCTTGGTCAAATAATGTTTTTGCTTGTTGATAAAGCAGTTCTGAATTATTGCTTGTCTGTGCCACTGATGACACCCCTTAGGCATCTTTAATATTTGTTGTCTGGCTCCGCAGCTGCCAATTGTAAAGATGCGGTGTAATACTTTCATCAAGATTATGATTACGTCTTAAAATAGCTTTAAGGCGGATATTTGTTTTCATAAAATAGTAATCGACTTGTATATCTTTAAGATCGGTGTTGGATCTGCCGAAAATCACTTGATCGTTAATTTGAGCAAAGCACTTCCCATTATTCTCTTTTAATCGTTCTTGGTTATAGGAATTGGTCGCATAATCTGTAATATTCTTATATTCTTCCCCATTTACCCGAACAATGATGGGATAATACATATCGTCAGAAGTGTAATGCGACGTGTTTTCTTTATAGGATTGATCGCCATCATTCATCGAGAAAATCTGCTCCCGGAAGATATAAGGCAAATGAGACAAGGTAATTTTGTTATTCGCATCAGCAACTTCAAAATGCTCCCCGATCGTGCCGTCTTTCATTTTGAATTGCATCGGAGTAAGGCCGACATCCTCGTTCACGTCAATATAGAATGCACTTTCTACGGGCCTATAATCGGCCGTGTAGATACTTGCCGGCGAATAGAATTCTCGTTTAATTGAGACCGTTGTCCCGTCATCAGAAAGATCAAACATATTAGAAAGCATGGGCTGCCCATTCCTTCGAATCGTTACCGTATCCTTTGATAAATAAGGAAAACGCAATGTGAAACTTACAACCTCTGGGTCGAACTCAATCTGATCGTTAATTGTATGAGTATTTCTAAGCCCACAAAGCAGTTCACCCTGTACGTATGGTTTATTTGTTGGAAGTATTGCATACCAGTTTTCTTGCTTTGGATGTTCATTAAATGCCAGATAATATTCAATATCAGTGACGTAAGTGCTGTGCTCCATATCTACCTGAATAGCAACGTTTTGCTCTTCAGTGGTTAAAGCTAATCGTTTTGGATTGTTTTTAAAGGGCAATTCCTGTGAAATATAGATTGAATTGTCCAAGTATTTTTTAGAAAAAACGCCAATATCATAGGCGCCATACAAATATGAAACCTTATTTACAGCCAACCACTGTTCGGAAAGTTCGGGGACATTCGGTACACTTACGCCCTTTTTCCCGGTCCAAGATTTGTCTGAAATCGTTTGTAATTGGAGCAGTAAGGGATTCTTATAATCCCCGTTTTGAATAATTTTAAGAGCCTTTTCAGCTGCTTGAAGTAAAGAACTATCTTTGACAGTAACTGCCCATTCCTTCAGTTTCTGTAGATAAACATTCCAGCCGGTTACCTCATTCTTTTTATTGAATTCAGCTATCGTTTCGTCAGGATCTCGTTCATCATAAAGAAATTGGTCTGTCGAGCCCATATTATCCCAAAGCTGCTGATTGTTTTTCTGATCATTTGTAACAATATAGTTTTCTTTGACGTAATTTTCCTGTCGGATAAGAATAAGCAGTTTTTTAATGTTGACTTCCGGAAATTGAAAAATCATCTTACCGGTTGATTTCTGACTTCGCTGATATAAATTTGTATGATTCGGTGAAATCAACTCATGAACTTTGCTTTGAGTGCCCTGTGCTTCATAGCCAAGTATACTAACGACTTCCAGCGGATAGTTAGTAAAAGGTGAGAAATCTACTTCAGATACCGCTGTGACACTATTCAGGATAATTTCAATTTCACACAGTGCGCCAGACTTCGGATAGCCGTTGTAGTCATTAGCCCAGAGATTGTCGATGTCTTGATTGATGGTGTCATCGACAATTACATTTTCAGCCCAGAATGTATCGATCGATCCATCAATGGCTTGATCGATCGCATGCTCAGTACTCGATGCAACAAGACCAGTGCGATTTTTTACACTGATCTGTGCCGTTTTTTTCCCATAGCTGGTCTTTAGTTGATCAAGGGTCTGAAAAGATGCGAGATGCAGGCTGTTGCCATCGCTTTCGGCATCATATGTTTCTGGGCGTTGCTCGCCGAACCGATCTACTCGCAATTCATTGAGTACAGTTTTATCCGTTTCCTGATAATCAGGGATTTTGAACTGCTCATAAATGACATCATCAAAAGCATTGGAATAATTGATCAGTAATTTAAATTTATCAACCTGTGCCGTTAGAGTCTGAACCTGTTTTTGCAGGTCGGACAACTTTGATAGCGAGATGCGTTGGTTATCGTCAATCAACTGATCAATTTGACTCGAAGCATCAAACAAAGTTTTTAAATCAAACAGAATCGCGTTCATATTCTGATTATAAGCATCTGAGTTTGTACGGCCGCTTTGCGAAATCGGGTTGAATGTCGGCTGACCGTTATATTTTTCAAGATCTTTCATTAAACGATTAAGTTCTTGTTGAAATTCTTCATCTGATTTGATAAAACCTTTTTGTTGCTTTAATTCCAGCAATTCCAATATCTTTTTTCGCTGAATCTCTGGCATCGTTAAGAGAAAATCATTTAGGAATTGGCTGCTCATTGAAATTCCCCTCAATCTTCGGGCAAATGTTTTTACTTTGGAATGATGCCCTCAGCACCATCATATGGTTTCCATGTTTTAGCTTCATCATCATATTTCTCACAAATAAAATGGCTCAAAAAATCATTATCTTCATAGGCAAAGCTGACGTTAGCTATGCCATCTTTAACTTCTACGCCTAAGCTTTTTGGCGTAATCTTTTCTTTGATAATATCCTGATGATTTTTAACGATGGATAAATCTGCTGTCCAATGGGCTCCTTGCATTTGTTCCACCGTATTTATGAGTTTATCTAAAGTTTCTTGAAACGTTAGAATGCTTTTCATTAACTTACTATTTTTCTCAAGCATCATTTCAACGGTAATCATTACAAAATCTTTCGGAATATTGTTGAATGCAATTTTTGCCGGGAAATACAAGTTCACCGTCTGATGGATCTCATTATTGAATAAGATATGGCCATCGCTATTCAGCTCGCCTGCAATTAGATTACTGTGATCATTCGTAAATAAAGGAATTAGGTCTTGATTAAGGATAGTAACCGTCCCTTCAATTGGCGTTACATTTTCAATGGCTGGTAGATCATATTCTGTTCCATTTGCTTCAGCTGTTATTTTATAGGGCAGTATCAGTTCTTTTAATGCGTTATTTGCTAATTTTTCTAAGCTTTTAAAGCGATAATCTAATTTTAGACCATCCTTCACAAAAGGACTGATTTGAGCTACTGCGTTATCAATCTCTGAATTGATTCGTTTATCATAAGCACCGGTACCGCCGCCCTTTTTCTCTTGATTGGCAGCTGCCTCTAAGATCTGCTCACGCATTTGCTGAAGCAGTGCAGCAAGGCGCTGACCACGGTTCGCTACAATCCCCACCGTTGCATTATTGACTTCTGAAATAGCCTCATCCGCCTTTACAACAGCCGTTTGTGAGCGATAGGTATTTGCATCGACATCTTTTATTTTAGCATTGATCCGATCCTCAGATTGAATCCAACTTGAAACAGATATATTTAGATTATTAATTTCTTTTTCCAAGTTATTAACAAAGGGAATGACATCTCGTTGTTCTGATACTGGCATTTTACTTCCTCCTCATTATATCATCATATAGCGTGTATTTCAGTGGATTCCGAATCAACTGGTGTTTCACCTTTTAGTAAAACTTTTAGAATATATCCATACCCTTCGACTTTACTATCACGATCATTTAGATAAAGTAATACTTTTCTAATAGTTTTTTGCTCTTTTTGAATCATAAATTGAGCAGTATATGTTGTAAAAGCAGCATCTTTAATAATAGGACCGGTAAATGATTGAGAAGTACCATCAGTATAATAAACTGTCATCTCTGCCGCATGGCGCGGTGTGGAATCCTCCTGAATACATCCAGTGATACTTAAAGTAATAGAAGGCTTGTCGGCGAACAGATAACCCGGGAGAGATAGACCATACTGCGCATGGTCGATAAAACGCATGGCCCTTGTCCCGCGCGTATTATAAAGCGAGAAGGAACCGGAGTCTAATTTCTTTTGATGATACGATAGCTTGTCATCTTTACTGAAATCATAATGCTGCAGTAAATTAAACCGCTCGATTTTCAATTCATTCGGGTTAAAATATTCGATAATAGGCAGAGTTCCTAAGGCTTTATATTTACCCACCAGGCGTTGGACTTCCGCTTCCGTATAATGGTCTAGGATAGTGCTAGGAAGGTGTAAAGTAAAGATCCCATTCTCTTGAAAAGCTTCACCATCAAAAAAGCCAATATCCCAGTGATATAGAGATTCTTTATTGATTTGTTTTATAAGATCACGACTCAGCATCTCATCCAGCCCACCGCCTCTTGTCCGAGTATCCAGGATGACCATGTCTTTTTTCAACTCACTGTTTGCCTGCGCATAGATCTTTCCCAATTGGAAAAGCGCAGGATCATAGTCATAACTGTCTGATTCGAAAACTTCCTCCTGATCGGTATGGGCAATGATGTTGCGCGTTTCATGATGGATCACATGATAGTCCTCCGTATAGATGTTGATTGGCCTAAGATATATCGAAATTGGCCGGACTAATAGCTCATTTGATTCCGTTTCGTTGATTGAAGTGTGATCGTTGATTTCAAGATCCATTGGAATTAGACTACGGTTGCCTTCAGTGCTTACCGTCACACGATGACCTTGACTGGGGTTCATATCTAAATAAAAATATTTGCCTGATTTTTGAAACCCCTTGTAAATTAAGTGATTTTCATAATAAGCATAACGAACGTAGACTTCATCTTGCGAATGAAGATGATCGTTTAAGTAGATAATTCCTTTTTGAGCATCAATATCTTTGATGCTGATTAGATGAGCATGATTTCGCCGTACCGCCTCAACTTCAAGGTAAGAAATGCCGGCAACTGATTTCAGGACAATCGGATGATGACAGGTCTGGATAGCCTGCTCATTTAAAATCAACGCTTTTTCTTTTTGAATCAGTTGATAAGGTTTAGCAAAAAATGCCTGTCGGTCATAATCTGGCACGCCATATTCGCACAGGACAGAAACGGGCTGATCAATTGCTGATGGTTTATATGCAACAAGGTCAGGGTAAGCCGTGTAAATTGCTGGAGTTTTCTCTTTTTCTTCATAATAAGGCAGATTAATTCTTGTTTGAAAATGGCCTTCGCGAATACGCATAAACCATTGACGAAGCTGAACTTCGGTACTCGGGACTTGAGGCATATCAATGTCAATTTTACGCGCGTGATCATATTTTACGGCATAGATCGGTGTGGCTTCAAGATTCTCATCCATTGTCCAGGCCACAACTTTACAATTTACTCGACTTCGGTCAAAAGTACTGTTTGAGAATACAAGAATTGGTCCATTTCCCGTGCCAGAAACAAACACTTTACCCTTCGATGAGTTTTTGACAACACCAATATATTTGACGGGAATATATTTTCCGTTCACATTATATTTTTTCGTATCAACTTGATTCCGGATATATCGATCACAGAATTGGCGAGTACTGATAGCAACTTGACTCATCGGATTCCCAGTCCCGGACAGGTTATCAATGCGGCCGGTTAACTGATCATAAAGAATGGTCGATATCCTATTAAATTCAACACGCATAGAATAGTTGCATATACCAAAAGAACCGTTGTCCCATTCCGTATTAATGGTATACAGATGCATCCAATTTTGTGTATCTGAATCCTCATGATCTGGGAAACCATATTGGAAATAAATATCTGTTTGTTTTCCGTTTGCAATAATACGGATATTATTAGTTTGTTCTTTTAGATAGCCCCGATTGTCTGTAGTCGAATATTCTTTGATCAGAATTTTATTTCCGTTTTTGACTTGGTAAATACGATGATGATAGGTTTTCCATCCTCGATAATAGTTATATTCATTATAGGTTGGCGCAGATTTTCGTGGATATTTATCCCACTCAAAGACGCTTTCCGGTTGTGTACTTTCTACGCGATAGGATCCGGAAGTATTTTGAGGCGTATCACATTCCATGACTAGCATATAAAAATTTTTGGTATCTTGGACCCGGAAAAGCACTCCTACCAGATCGTCGTCTTGCCCTCTAGGCGTAAAAGTGAAATCCGTTAGGTGGGAGCTGGTATGATCAAATTGGGTATTATATGAAGCAATGAATTTTTGCGTGTTGTCATCGTCTTTCAGTACCCCATTGACGATTTGCCAAGTTGCATCCCCTTCATTCTCTTCAATCATAACGGCACCTGGTGCATTTCGTGCAAACAAGTCTTTCATTTCTGTTGTTTTTGTTTTTGGCCACAAAACATTGTAGTCAATTGCAAAGTCAACTCTATTAAATGAGCTGAGAAATTGAGATAACCGCAATCGGTTGGCCCCAAGTTGATTCTGAAACTGATCAACGGGATAACGGACTTCCTCACCTTTATTGACTTCGAAACGATAGTTGATTTGAAAGCTAGGTTCTTTTGTCGAATTCCCCCGTTCCAATCGCAGTGCTATATCAAGTGGATCAGTATTTTTAATTCCTAATTTGTCATAAAGATCGCCATCAGCAAAGATATTTCCAGTCATTGGTTTAATACCTTCGCGTTTCAACAGAGAGTCCTGATTAATTTCTATATGATTTGACAGCTGAGTGATTGTTGGCGTCGGCATTGTTAGCGTTAGCGTCTCTCCGTCTTCTTTTAGATAAATATCTACCTGATCTCCCGATGTGATAATGGGCTTGTTCCAGTGAAAGTTAAAAACATCGTCGGGGACAAGATTTGTTGGTAAAACAAGGGGGCCAAAATAAACAGTATAATCACCGTCTTCGTGAAAAATAACCGATCCGACTCCTTCAACATCAAGAGCGTTATCAGATGTACTCCAGGGGATTTTTTGAATTTCACCAGCTAAGGGATCGGTCGTTTTTCCCCAGATATGGCCTTCGTCAATCTCGTCAATATAAGTTATCAATTTATTACTGTCAGATTCAACCGAATAGCGGTTTACAGACCAGCTGGATCCGCCGGCAGCTTTATCGATATAGGGTTTCATAATTGTGTCTACTTCATCATCATGTATCCGCCGCTGAATGTGATCGGTTAACGTAATAATAAATTTATCAGACTCAACCGTGGTTTTGGTGTCGCCACTAGACTTATGAACCGTCACATCAGCTTTTACAGAAAATGATGTGCTGAAAACTTGCAGCATGTGTTTTTCACCCTGGCCCGTTGCCTTCCATTCAAAAGCCCAGTGAGTCTTCGTTTTTTCGCCCCAAAGTGTACAGCCGTGTTTAAATGGCTGGGTGATTAAACGAATATTTGAATGCATCGCATTAATCCAAGCGGCTTTCTTTTCTGCCGCTTTTGCTGCAGCAACTTTCCCCAAAGCATCTGGGATGGATGTCTCAACATTTTTATTATCAGGCGAATTTAACGTTGAATAGAGCAGTCGATCCTGTGCATCGTAAATTTCATAAACCGCATCATTCGCCACATCTTCAGTTGTGAAGGGCAATGATTTATGAATTAATTGATTCACCGTAAGTGGCTGATCATTTATTGGAATCGAAAGCAGTTTATAACTTCCCTGATATTCGTTTTTTTCGTAAGCAAGTAATGCAGAGGGGTCCATTACCCAATCTTCAATAAAACCTGTTGTGACTTTTTGTTCTTTACTTCGATCCCCATTCCAAAAGTGAGCAATGATTTTATAATTAAATTGTGTGTGTTCTCTGGGATCTGCCTCAGCCTTTTGGGTCACATTCACATGATAACCATCATGCTTTTCATTCAATACAGCCTGATAAACCTCGTCGTCCGCATTATAATCGGATAATTGATCAACTTTTTTTGAAGCACTTAAGCCATTGACGATGCGCAGTTTCCCACTCTCCACCAGTTGCTTTGTTACAGAGGAGATTACGATTTGATTATTGCTGTTCGTGTAAAGTTCAATCGTTTTATGGTCAGCATTTTGCATATGTGCCGGATCCACTACATGATCGATATGGTTATATCGAATTTTATAAGTGTGTTCTTCATCGGTATTGAAGCCAAGATAGATCTTCACCCAATAAATATAGGGATTATCTGCCATTGCTTTAACATAAATTTCATAGGCATAGTTGTCGTCTAAAGCATTACCATTTTCATCAGTGATCTGAATCTGGTTGCCAGTGTACTTAACAATACGATTGGGATCTCCGGATTTGCTATCTAAGTGATATTTTATTTCAAATAAATAGTATAGCGCCGATGACAAACTAAAATGATCATTTTTGAAGTGACGGGTAACAATCGGGTCTTTGTCCGGGAAAGCCTCGTAAGGCGCTTTTAATGTAATCGGTGCATTATCTTCACTTAGGTTTACATAGTTCAATCGACCATTTTGATCAGGCACGGCAAGATTCTTTTGCTGTTCCAGAGGAATCATATTATCTGTTTTAGACGTATATCGCACTAATGATAAATTTTGATCTGGAGATACTTCTGGCGTATGAATGTAACTGGTATTAACGTCTCCTTCTGGAACGGTTTGGCCAATACGCATTGTTTTTGTCCCGTTGGAGAGTAGCTTTTTGTATTCTGTCAAGTCCTCAGGCATAGTGCTTTCTCCTTTTAATCAACCAGTTGAATAATGATTTCATTTACAATTTTTATTCCTTCTATTGTGGCTTGAACTTTGATTGGAACAAGTTGTGCTTTTTGTCCGTCGCTGTTTAACGTAATCGCTGCTTGTCCATATTTATTGGTTAATACTGTCAACTGTTTATTTAGATAAGATATTGAAACAGATTGATTGGCCATAACTGACCAGTCCGAATTTCTTACCGTTAAGTATATTGTAGCTTCCTCTTTACGCTTAATTGATAACGATGGCTGTGATGTTTTTAACTCAATAAAATTCTGATTCGAAGTCGATTGGCTTGCAACATAAACTAAAACATCTCGTTGCAAAGTATCACAGATTGCTCGGTAGGTCACTGTTTGTGCCGCACCAATTTGGTCATAGAAATAGATTTCTCCTGCCTCATTTGTTTGGCCGTTTTTATAATCGGCTCCTTCTTTTCTTAAGACTACACCGACTTTTTCAACGGGATTGCCGTCTTGGTCTTCAACTCTCACTGTAATGATAATTTGATCTCCTGGAACCGCATGATCTGGAGAGGCTATGACGGTTAATTGCGATGGCTTCTGATCTGTCTTTTCAGTCAACCGTAAAAAGCCACTATGATTATGAGTAAGAATTGGATTTAAAGTTACTTCACTAGCTCGGTAAAATGGAGTTAAATCCGTACCCTCATAAATGATTTCTAAGTTATTTAACTGATTGATGCTCATATTTGGATCAACAATAACCTTTGCCACATCATCGCCGACTTGAAAATTTTCATCGATTGTATAACTTTTCTGAAGATGATAACTAACGACAATGACATCTTGGTCGTTATACTGCTGCATGAATTGAATGCTGGACTGATCGGCATCAAAAATATAATCCTCAATGCTTTCATCATTTACAAAGACTTTTAATGTCTCTCCGTCTATGCCTTGATACAGTAAGTAATATTTTGAACGTCCATTTCCGTGGAAGCGCTCCGTTTTTTCTAAAGTTCGCTTCATTGCTCCATCATAAAAATTCGTTTTCCGAAGTAAAACATCATTGGCTCTGACAATTGTTGGGGCACCCTGTTTTGGCCGTGACATTAAGATGGGTTCTCGTGGGTCAAATTCATCATAGTGCCGCCATTTGGCCACTTTCATGATTAAGTTAACCCAAATTTTTTGCTCATCTTCACTTAATGGTTGGATGTATTCGCCGTTACAATCATAAGTCCCGTCTCCCGACTCGGAATAGTAAACGTTTCCGATGTTACGCAACCAGAATTCATTGTCGTTATTTCCGAATGAAAATAATCCTTTTCCTCCATCAATCCAGTTCCAATGCGTATGTGTGACTGTCATGACATCTGGCAGCTTATACGGATAGTCCATCCATTCTTCATGAACAGTTTTTCGAATAGTTGTAGCACGGGTATATTCTCGCGGATTAAGCGTAAAACCCATCTCTTGAAACAACGTTCCAAATCTGCCTGAAAGTCCCGTCCCCTGAGACATTGTCGCCGTGTCGTGTGTAAAAATAATAATCTTATCTTTGTGGTAGAAATCACGGATCCAGTTCATCATATCATCTGTAATATCCTGTCTTGCATTACAGTCAGCCGGACAGAAAGTTAATACATCAAAGTGATCGGCATTGTATTTATTATAATTTTCATAGACATCCTGGACCGCATGAATCTTTTCATATTGACTGAAGTTTCCATAGTTTTCAATAGCGTGCTGAATATTTGTTTTCCCTTCTGGGTCGCCATGCAGAGCGGCAGGATAAAGAATTAAAACATTAATGATATGAACAGTATTGTGTTGTTCAACAATTGGGTTTGCAAATAAAAAGTTTTCTTTCTCGTTAAAATAATAATAGCCGTTATGCAGCATCGGTGACCACGGATAAGGCGTTTCCGCCTTGATCTCGCCATAGACCGTATAGGTCGATGAACTGCCGCCGTCTGCGTTCGTCACAGTCCCACAAGGAATATCATCCTGATTTGACGACATTGTCTTGCCGGTCCTGTTAAAATATACCGAAACGTCGCTCTTGTCATTTTGAATCGTGTAAAGAAGCGACACGTCACTCAAGTCATTCGTATAGTTAGAAATGAAACTCTGGAAGTAGCCAAATAGACCAGTCACGATTTGCTGTTCAACGGGATGTAGGTTAGCATCAAACGGCATCGGCAGCTGATTTTCAAAGTGCTGCGTCATCGTCGCTGTTTCATAAGTTTCAAGCGACAAGTCCCAGAAATAGGTGTCCGGGTTCGACAGGGTGAGCGGTCCAAATGCGCCATACAGAAGCGCCTCTGGATCGTCATCAATCACGTCAATCCGTTTTTCGCCATCGGTATATACCTGAATCTGCTGCCCCTGCACGGTTATTGATACGTCGTGGATGTCTTCGCTGAGCGGCACCCATTTTAAGTCGTTATGGCCGATTTGTTTTTTAGAATAATGCAGTGAATGCTTTCCGTAGTTCTCCGGATCCAAACAAATATTGCGGATAATATTCATTCCGTTATGTCCCTCGGCCGTGTAGCCGCCGCCGTCCCACTCAAACGAATAGAAATTTAACGTCTTTGGATCGAAGCGGAACATGGCACCATACATGTCATTATCCCAGCCAGACTTCTCCTGCACTTTAAAATGATAGGTGTAATCTTTGAGAGATGCATGTGCCGGGTTATACCAGCCAGATAAGCCATTCTGGTTGATGATGTTTGTGATTTTAGGATAGCCGGCTTCGGGGGGCCCATGCCAGTCTCCCTCATTTGGGCTATTCGGATCGGCCTCCTGCCCTTCTCCGTTTTTCAGTTCATTGTAATTTTTCCAATTGGCGAAAAAGTTATTAAGGTCAATTTGTGCTACCGACGGGTAGCGAATATCGCATTTGACATCAAAATTATAGTTGATTTTCTTTTGGTTATCGAAAGCCTTTTCCGCCCAAAGATTCACAAAAGGATTGCTTGGAACAACATGAATACGTTCAACTTGAATACTGCCAGTATCATAATTGCCAAGATCTTCTTGACTAAAATCAATGGACACCTGACGTATCCATTGCTCATCAGAACGTATGGTGTAAACCAGCGGGAGATCTTTCCACTGACTATGCCATTGAGTTTTCCATACATAGGGAGCCTCATAATCCGAATAAAAAGTGACTGTCTTATCTGGATTAATTTTAAATTTGACTCGATCGTCACTGACATCAATAATCGGGTCGGACAAGCGATTGACTCCAGGAGCAATATAAACCACATTAGTTGGCACATTAGCTAAATCTGCTTTTCCATGTGCTGCAGAAAAGAATGGACGCTTACCGTTGACTTTGCCATATCCAATATACTTGCCAGACTCCCAAGGGATATAGTGCGGACGAGGTTCACAGTGGACAACAACTTTATCATTTATGAGATTCGTCTTAATAATAGGCTTACCATTCAGAACGTTTAAGGGCGATTGAGTATTCTTGGTTGTGCGACTCAGATTACTCTTAAACCACATCCATACATCTTTAACGATCGTCGGTTCTAGCTGGTTTAGGAGAAAATCCACGTCTGTATAACCATGATACATTTCTTCTCCGGTAGACGGTGAAATAAAATGTTCAGGCATTGGCGGAATATCAATCTCAACATTGGCTTGATTGGTGACTGTTCCCACATCGCTAATATCGGCATCATAAGTCCCCAGATACCATTCTTTCGTTTGAGCGTAAAGCTTTTTATCTTTGATGTACAGTTTGTCAAAATCTGGATTAAAGCCAGTCGGATCATCTGGATTGTCAATAATCCGTAGAACATAAGTTGCCCATTTGGAATCTTGAAAATCATCCCATAGATTAGCGACTCGTTTCAATCCTTCGTATGCATAAACAGTGACGGCGTAGTCTTTCGTTTTTTGCGTAATCGGTGGGGCACTGTTCCACATATAAAGCGCTCCATTCACGAAATCCCAGTCATCGTCATCTTTATGATTGGGTTTAATCACCCGAGGAACAACAGAGGCAATTCGATCAATTTCTGGATTGTTGGCTAAGAAACTATTGATCGTTTCTTTAAAAAGGCTGGGTATATCTTTAATTACCATCAGCCAAGTCTCCTGATTAAAATGATCAGGTGTAATATAAGCCGTCCCTGAACGTGTCGGCGTAATTGTCCGGATACCGCCCGCGTCTTTTGGATTGGTGGACGTAAGCACGACAGGTCGATTTACCGATGCAGAGATAGATCCATATTCTTTATTTTCGACCAAACCAGTTACTTTCTTAACTTCATATTCTGGGTCGGATTGCCCAGACTTTTGCCTGGCCATTGATCGCGCAGAGCTGTCAACGTAAGATGATCCGGAAGAGCTTATCTTTTTCGAACCGATTCCACTCCATGCGCTATAGCCCGATGATGGAACTCGACCGTTCATAGGCAACCAACGGGATACTCGGATCTTTGTCATTTTTACAGACTGTGAAAAGGTAACAATACCCGTGCTTCCCTGTTCATAACCCGAAGCGACATTAAAGTCAAAGGCTTTTTGAAAACCAACACTGTTATAATGTCCTGATTTATAGGATTTGGTATAAATCTGTACGCGTCGTCCTTCTACGTGTATTTTGACACTGTTTAAGTAATCCATGGGAAAGTAGCCGGAACCATCAATCCAGTTTTGTTTCCAGCCATTGTTGTTGCCTCGCGGCGTCACATGTACTTCATGCATGACGCCATTTGTTACTTTATATATCTTATAATGGCGTTTCCCCCAACCGGCACTGTTACACCAGCGAGTCCACTTACTCCATTGTGAGCTTGTAATATCTGAATTTGACCCCGTACTCAAGCTAAGCCCAGTATATATTCCAAGCGCGGCTTGGTTGGATGAGGACATATACCTCCGGTAAACCTGTTCCGCCTTATCCAACGTATAATCGCTGACACCACCGGTTAAACAGTTATAACCATTAAATGATTTAGCCCGCCAAGAACTCATTACCCTATCCTGAGCCTCCCAGAGGAACAGATAGAAGTTTTTATTATCTGGCTTAGCCTTAAACACAAAGCCGAGGATATCGCCGTCAGCGCCCGGCAGACGGTACCAGCGGCCGTTGTAAGGAACGGTTGCTGCCGTGTCGGGGCGATATTTTAGTGAGCGGATGGGTTGAAATTCATATTCACACTCATAAGAATCCCAGTCGTAAAATTCTTTTGCCACAACACCTTGCATATGCGATCGGTTGTCATAGTTTTGGACCGAGCCGCCCTCTTTGTGCCAAGAATTTGTTTTTGGTCCAGGGCCGATAAAATTCCCGTTTTGATATGTAAACAGATCCGCAGCCCCCTGCACTTCCTCTTCTTGATACAGACCGCTCCATTCTACTGCATAATGCAATGTGGTCTTACGAACATGGCCATTAATGTCTACGCCAACAACCCAAGGACGTGTAACTGGATGTTTATCGGTTTGAGTAATCTCAGCTTTTAAAACTTTTTTCGGATAGGCATCGACCCGGTGTTTGTAGTGCTGGCTGTTGTCATCTTCATAATATTGGCCCTTATAATGAATGCCGTATTGAAAATCAATCCCTGGAAAGTGATTAATGCTGTGCTGCTGCTCCCCTTCTAACCGAGCGGATATTTTAAAATCTTTTGATAGAGTTTCCTTTTCCGGCTTTTTCACTAATAAATCGTCTTGATCGCCAACACCAGATTTAATGGCTTTAATCGGCCGATTTTGTGTTTTACCCTGAAGATAAGGGGCGTCGATGACACCGGGAGACATCACTTTTTGTTTCTCTTCATCAGTCTTCCAGACAATATGATCGTCAGTGTTTTGCTTAATATTTCGATTTGGCAATTCACTGTCTGGAAATTGATCAGGGTTCATCACTCCGTCTGCCATATGTTTTGCGCCTCCCATCTGTCTTTCTTGATAACATATGATTTCCAGACATCCGTATTGGAATCCCAGATATTTGGTATATATCCGATACTTAGCAGATTTTTATTGATCGTGTCCCAAAAACCCTGATCCCACTTAATCTGATCCCACATAACCGGCGCAATCATATTTATCTGTTCAACCCAATGTAAAAGCGTTGAGGTTGCTTGACCGTCATCTTGATAGATCAACTTTTGCAGTTCCATATCCTGCTGATTATAGAGTTCATGTTGAATCAAGTTATTCATAAAAGTCACTATATGTGTCTTATGTTGGTTCATGGGATTGATTTTTAAATTTAACGAGGCATCGATTGTATAATCACTTGCATCTAATTTATAGCCATCAACACGAATGCTATGTGGTTCAATATAGGCCGCAGAATCATTACGAATAAACAGTGTTTTTGTATCATCGACCCACGTAACCTTTTGAATCAGATTAAGGTTTCGCCCCACCCCGTTTGCGACGCCTGTTTTCGTTGTGTTCGATGGATAGCGAAACACATTCAATAATCGTTCAATATAATCTTTGTTTTTTTCTAAAAATCGTCGCGGTTCATCGAGCAATAAGCCAAAATCATCGAGCGAGTTCCACACCTGATAGGGTTGGCCAACCAAATTAAATGTGCCTTTATTGGTATATAATTTTAACTGTTCATATTTAGCAACCGAATAAAAGCGACTTTTTTCATAATCAATGATGCCGCCCTGATTGGAATCATTGACGAAGAATTGATAAACGCTATCAAAGACTTCTACCAAATGGTCTCCATCTTTTAGGGTGATCGTATCATCAGCCGTTAATGGCACCGGTAACGAGTAAATATAAATCCAATCCAGTTGATGTACATCCACCGTACTTAGATATTTTTGTTCTCGAATCCATTGAATCTGCTCTTTGATTTCTTCAAAAATCATGGCATATTGATTCAAGTAAATTTGGCCGGAAGAAATAGCGCTACGAATTCCTGCCCAATGCGGCCACTCATTTGCAATGGATTGCGTAATTTGAGAATACCAATTTTTCTGGATTCCTACCGCATAGTAGCCTGTTTTATTCGTATGAATCTCAAATGCATGTTCTTTTTCATTCAGCGTGAAAACAATACGGCTCCAGCTCGTGCCTGTCCAAAACAGGATAAAGGCATGTTTGGCAGTGGCAAGCGGAAGTTGATTGACATAAAAAATTTTTAGATAAATATCGGTTGCTGAACCTGTCAATTTAAACACAAGATTTGTACATTGTGACTGTTGATAAAACAGGCCTAAAAATTCATCTGTTTTTGGGATGTCTTTCCCCTTTAAATCTGATTGACTAATTTGTTCAAATGCTACCCGATCATTACTAACCAATTCATAAATATCGGTTTTCTTTTCATACGACACGGAGATACACCCCGTTCTTTAGAAAATTCATTCTAAATTTATTGTACCATGTTTCATATACCTTGAACATATGAAAAAAGAGACGCAGTGTTCTCCTGCGTCTCAAAAATACAGTCGTTTGATTTAAGCAGCAGCGCCACTGTTATCATACGAAGTTACCACATAATAATAAGTGGTGCCTGCCTCAACATCGGTATCTTCATAAGTTGTCGTATTTTTATCGGTTGAGCCGATTTTCGTGTAACCTTCCCCTGTTGTGGTTGAACGATAGACGTTATATCCAGCAAGGTTCTCATTTGTATGGGGGCTTTCTGCATTAAGAACGCTGTCCCACGTCAGATTAACTTTACCATCCGCTGAAGAGCCAGCAAGATTTTGAGGAATGCCTGGAATAGTTTTAACCGTCAGTTCTTCAGAATTTAAACCGACATTCGGAGTTTCTGCGGTATCATACGCATTAACGGCATAGATATACGTCGCACCGTCAACGATGTCTGTATCTTCATAGGATGTATGAGTCGCATCGACTTGACCAATCTGAGTAAATTCATCTTCATCGTGGAGTTTACGCAGAATATTATAGCCACCAAGATCTGTTATATCAGAGTTATCGTGATTCTTGGTAACTGGATCCCACGATAGGGTTACTTTGCCCTGTGCAATTTGTGCTGCAAGATTTGCTGGAATACCCGGAGCAAGTGTATCTGGAACTGGCGCTTCAGCCTGGACATTAACTTCATTTGAATAATTTGATTCAAGTGCATCCGCCATGAGTTCTTCCTCCTTAGAACGATTTTTTTATTGACCTACTAGCGAAGATCGTAGGAATATATTCTTTTCAGCTGTGAAGATTTAACCAAATCAACCGGTCGAACATCCCCATTAATTCTTTCAGGAACAAGATCAATCCCAATACTTAGATATAGATTATCTACAATTTCAGAGCAGATTTTCTTTTTATTTTGTTTCAAAACAAACGGTTTCTTGATCCATTTCATCAAGGCAAATTCAAAGATTTTTGGTAAATCATATCCTTCATTTACCTTTGCTTCAGCTGCCGCTTGATCCTGTAACATTATTTTTTGTAAATGAGTTAAGCCTTTTTTATACCGATAGATATCATAATGTTTATATCGATTGGGGTAGATTGCGAGTTGCCGGGATAAATTAATTTCATAGATCAAGTCGTCTTGATAGATCATTCCTACGTGTGAATAACGGCTGCCGGTAAACCAACAAATTAATCTGGAAATAAGATCCGGCTGATCCCGCACAAAGATAAGATCACCAGTTTCTATAGCCATGATAGATCACCAGTTTTATCGTATGTTTTTTCTAAAGATCTTGCAAAGCCGATTTTTCTAAGAATTTAATGATGACCAGTGATTTCAACCTTCCTTGCAATGTGTTCTTTACGATTTTGCAGAATTTTAGCTGCTTTTTCTTCCGCATAAGCCATGTAGTCAAAAAGCCATTGATCGATCGATAATTTACTGTCTGTAATCTGATGCATGGATGTAATTCGGTTTAATGAGGCCTCGATAATCTTATCATCCGCAGTTAAGCTTTTGCCTACTAATTTTTTATTTACAATTCTCATGAACATGAAAAGAACAAATTCTAGGGCTGAAGCACCAATGTTAGGTTCAACTTTGTCAGAAGCAATATCAAATAAAGCCTTTTCGACGACCTGCTGTTCTGCCGGCGGCAACTGATCATAATCTTTTTTGGTCAGCTGTTGATCCAGAATCTTTTGCTTGATAATTAGATAATCTTTTTCACTATCTGGAACTAAACTAATTCGTTGTACGGTCATTATCCTTTGCTCCTTTACTTACACCCATGTCAGGGCATAACTAAGTAGTTTTGAACCATTAGATAATTTCATCTTTAGTTTCAATTTATTTTCTAAAGGACTAATATTATCATCGAAATAAAATAACTGTTCCGGTGTGATAGCTTCCCATATCGTTCCACCATCTCGTGAAGCATAATAAGTATTTATTGATGTCTGATCAACAACCAAAATGAGTTTAGCTGGTGTCGCGGGAAGCTCCAATTTTCCTGTTTCAACTAGACAATCATCACTAGCTGTGATTGTCCCGACTTCTGTATCAAGTACATAGTTTTTACTTTTGACTTTGTCGAGACCACTGTCATCCAAAAGATCATCAAAAAGCATGTTCTGCATTTGATAACGTTTAGCTTTTACGGCCACATTGAATTTGGCATTAGCTTTCATAATATTAATGGCATCTTGGATGATGAGCTTATCAGCTTCTTTAACTACAGTCTGCATGGCAATTTCCAGTGCATCAATTCGCGCTTTAATAGATTCATAATTCCCTTGAACATCTTCACCTAAAGCATGTTCAATGTTACTAAGTTGTTTTAGTGCTTGATTTGCAACACCATAGCTGATTGGGTCCATATAGGTCACCTCTTATATCCAAGAATAAGTCAGTGCGTAGATTTCTTGTCCATCTTCCAATCGAGCTTTAATGCGAAGTTTATTACCCTCTGGTTGATCAGTGAAGTCAACAAGCTTGTCGGGTTCAATTTCTTTCCATGTCACACCGTCATCGCGAGAAACAAAATAAGTTGGATGTTTTGATTTTAAAAGCTGAAATAATATCGATAGATTCGTCAACGTTGGAGTGAAAATATATTCTCTATTATTGATTTTTAAAGATGTTAGTGCTGTAATGTTTTCTAATTTTTCTTGTTCTAAATAGAAAGCAAAGCGAACTTTTCTGTTCGGTACTATATCTAATATTTGATCAGGACTAATGGTTTGTAATTCATCAGGGGACCATCCGTTCGATTTAACAGAAGACAAATCAGAAATATCTACTGATGTTTTGCCCATCCATGTCATTCCCTCATCAGCACTAAGGACTATTTTAATATCTTCATTTGAACAACCAAACATTTTTAGTTCTGAAATCTCCCAACCCCAACCACCATGAGATGGACCTGAAGTTGATTTAATTCTCCAATATTGTGCTGATTCAGTATTTGGGAGTTTTATTTCTTGTATAGAACTGTCTTGACTTAAACTAACAGTAATAATATCAATCCAATTTATATTATCCGTTGATCTTTGTACAGTCACCCCACTTACTGCATGGCCGGCATCCATTTGTGTAAGAACTATTTTTCTAACTAATGGGTGGCTCGCGCCAAAGTCATAACCAATCCAATCATCAGCGCTGCCATATTGACCACTATCCCACGCCGTAGATGCATCATTGTCAAAAGCACTTTCAGGAATATGTTTACCATTCTTTGTATCATAACGACTCGCTATGGGTTCTCCACCAACGCAAAGATTAATAGGTGAAATGGAATCTATTTTGATATTCTCAAAATTCTTTATTTCTATGTCTTCTTTCGGCAAGACTAATTGGGGATTAGGAATAGCTGCCAATATTGCATGGCGGGGTTCATAGCCAAACATTTCAATTTCACCGATAATAATGTGATCAGCACCATTATTTGCTGTAATGTTTATTCGGTATTGACAAAATGTATTCGTGTTGTTGATCTCAAAGGTTTTCTTTTCTAGGTTTTCCCAAGAAGTTACATTTGATTGCGTATCAAGGATTGTCCAGTTTTCTCCATCATTTGACCCTTCAAAAGTCCAGTCTTTTGGTGCAAAACTTACAGATGAAACTTCATCAGCCTGTATTGTGTATTGTCTAATCACCTTTGCTGTACTGAAATGAAACCCGATCCAGCCACTTTTTGTATTATAGGGAGACCCCCAACCACTTGGTTGACCATTGAAAGCATCCCAACGATTGACTTTTGTCTCACCACTGACGTTATATGTCCCCCCATCAATAACTGTCCCTTTAGGGCAAGTATCAGAAGTCATGATAGGAATAGTGTTTTCTAATTGTGGCACATTTTCATCAGTCCAGCAAAGGAGTTCCGGCTGATCTGACTCTAATTGTTGAATGGCTTCATTATCAATATTGGATAGGTTCGTCATACCATCTGAATCAAACATAGCTTTTGTTGCTGGTGCAGGGCCTATAGTTTTCCAGCTAACAAATAATAGGTCTGTATCATCTGAAAAAGAACCATTTGTTATTGTTGCATTGTTTTTATATGGGCTAAGATCACTAAGTATAGTTCCATCTAATTCTTCAATGGGCCAATAACCAACTAGACCATCTGATGTTGGATCAACAGAATGTTTGTAATAAAATTTAATTTCTTCATCAGTCAAGATACGATTCCAAATTTTTATTTCATCCAATTGACCATTAAGAAAATACATTGAATTAATCCAGCTACCCATTGATAGTTTATTATCAGTGCCACCGTTTGGTGAATTTGAAAAACTTTTTTGTTCTTTTTTAACACCATTAATATAAAAAGTTATAATTTTATCCTCAGTATTTCTTGTAATGGCTATATCTACCCATTCATTTAATGGTAAATAAGAATTATCTGTACTTATAACTTCATCTTGTCCATTATTATATTCGTGCTTATAATTAATTGTTCCGTTTTTACTAACAGTAATTTGATATGTAACATTTGCTGCATTGGCTTCCCCATCATTACCAGAAGCTATTAAAATTGGATTATTAGATAAATCTCTAATTTTTGTTTTAATTTGTAGTGTAACATCCCCAGTGATTGTTAATTCACTGCTGGGGGAGTTAACCATCGCACCAGAATTATTGCCCGTAAAATCAATTGATTTTGTACTAATTTTTTTGTTATAAGATTTTATATCTCCAATGTCTCTAAAAAGATATTTACTAAGCGCGAAAATAGCAGCAGGAAATTGATTAGGTGATTGATATTCAAAAGGCAGGTTCCCAAAATTATAAGTTACTGTACCTCCACCATATATTTCAATGTTCATCTTATTAGATGGAATATTAGTCTGTGTTCTATATATATTACCATCCATAAATATTCTTCGTGTATGATTTATATTATCGACTTCAACGCCAATAAGTGCTGTTGAATTATATAAAGCTTCTTTTATTAAACCTGCTGGAGATTCAATATTACAATATTTCATATTAAGCTTAATTTCATAGTAAAATTTATCTCCTTTAATTTCTTCATTTGGAGAAACCTTCATATTTCCAGATGTAGTTGCTGTCAATTTATCACTCGATAGTGTTCCGCTCCCATAAGTTACTATTAGATAATATTGCATTTACCACACCTCAATCTTGTCTATGGACTGAAATTTAGTTTTATCTATTGTTGTTTTAAATATTGTACCTTCCTCTGTGTATGAATCATCGATTATCATGTTTTCTATATAATTCGTCTTTAATTTAAGTGAGTTAGTAAAATCAATGTAGTTGTTTTCCTGAAATTTCACAGATTCATCGTTAGCTGAAAAATCATAAACAGGTTGTTCTTTAAGCCCAGCCGCTGCCGGCAAGACAATTTTGACTTTAATATATCGACCATCCGGAGAAGCAATTGTGTCATCTGAGTTTAAGGGTTCATAATCGGTAAAAGTTTGATTGTCCGTTGATGTGGCAGTGTAGATTTCTTCTTTTTTTGTATAGACATCAGTAAGCATTTCAAGTTCGCCGATTGAAATGATTTGACTTGCAGTATCTGTTATATTTAAACGATAATATCTAAACGACTGTGGATTAGATAAAATCCATCCTCTTTTTTCACCGGTTGTCCATTGAGGTTGATTAAAATGAGAATCAATAGTAGTCCAATTTTCTCCATCGTTGGATCCTTCAAACATCCAACTGGTAGGTCCAAGATTACCATCTGTACTGTACGTCCTTATCGTAATTAGATAAGCCCGAATAGTTCTTGCATTTCCAAAATCATAGCTAATCCAAGGGGATGTATCATTGGGTGCGGGAACCCATGCATCATTAACATCATTTACATTGGTCGTATGGTTAAACGCCTTCCACGGTTGATGATTCGAATTATAAATACTACTCGCTTCTGCTTCTCCGCCGGGCGCGATATTGCTGGTCATTGCTGGTATGGTATTTGTTCCGGAAATTGAACGGTAGAAAATTGCGGCATTCAATTTTGTAAACTTTTTGAAGTTTTCGCTTAGGTCAATTACCGTTGATTCATAGCTGCCGGATTCAAAATAGTGCTGGTTTTCTTCATCTTCAATAGCAAGCCGTACGGTGCCATCAACTAATTCAGCATGAATAAGGTTTCCCTTAGACAAATCAACATGCATTTCTTCATTTATTTGTTCTTTACTGGATTGGGAAACGGTAATTTTTTGAGGTGTCTCTTCTGTTTCTTCAGCAATAGTTACAATTTCTGCAGGGATCGTCGGACTCGTTTGCTTTACTTTATCGGCTGATTGATCAAACGTATAATTATTGGATTGATCCTTATCAATGCCAGTTTCATCTTTAAAATTATCGAACACGAGATTTTCTAACTTGAACCGATCTTTAGATAAAAGAGCTTCCATCTTCAGATTGGTCTTATTTAAATTAATCATTGTGTTTTCTTCAAGTTTAGAAACTTGTTTATTAAAAGATTCAGGAAGAGCCTTGGAATCTAAATTCTCCAGACGTTCTTTAACGGTTTTGGCCGTCCCATCGACGTAATTTGCCGGATCACCGTTCGCTGCCGCGCCAAGACCAATCCGATCATTCAGTTTTTGTGCGGCTTTTTTGGCCTTTTTAGCCGCTTGATAACTGATTATATCCATGCGTTATCACCTCAGATCCATGAGTAAGCTAGAGCCCTAAGAGCCCCGCCTTCTTCAATCGTTGCTTTTATTTTTAATTGCGTATTGGTTGTAGTGATATTAATAAATTGATTGGTTGGCGCGTCCACCCACGTTGCCCCATTATCTAGTGAATATTGAAAGGTTGCCTTATCACTATCCGCCACAATCAGGAAACCGGTCGGAGGATAGGCAAGCGTATCGGTCACAGTCAGCATATCCCCCGCACCAATATACTGCTTGTTTGTCTCATCATATGACGCGGTGGTTGCCGGATCTACTGATCCGCTTTGTTCAAATGTATCAATAACCATCTCTTCCAACTGATACTTATCAGTTAAAGCATAAGCGCTGGTTCTAAAATTTAGTTTGGCTAGATTAATTGCATTAGAGAGTTCCAAATTTTTTAGCCGACCTTCTAGCGATTGCTCAATAATATCGATTGTAACAGAAGATACAGTGGGCGTTTCTGTAGCAGAAGTTGGATCTTCAGAAAGAGCTAGTGCAGACAAAGATAACTTTATTTTGATGTACCTGTTTTGTGGCAGGTTTTCAAGATCAAGCAAAACATAATCACTAAAGTTTTCTCCATCCGCTGAATCGGCTATATAGGTTTCTACTTTAGCATCACTAGAAGGTAATTGCTGAACAATATTGATTAAATCAGTTTTAATATAGCCAATCCCAAAATCAATCTTTTCAGTTTCGTAACTTCCCTGTGAGGCATATATGGTAACCGTTTTCGGCGCCATTGCTTCCAATTCATAAAGTGATAAGTGATTACCAGGCTGGCCTATAGGAGCATAATCACCATACGTGCTTTTATAAGTCATTTTATAATAACGATATGGTCGATCTGTAGAAAGATTGACTTCTAATATTTGTCCTTTATTCTTATAACTTTCATCCGTGTTTTGATAAACTGTTTTTTCTTCCCCAGAAAAATTATTTTCATCAGATGTATCAATTTTCCAGTTCTGAGGAAATCCATATCCAGCAGATGTCAATCTTATTTTTGTGATTTGAGTTTCATATCCTTCTCCAGTATCAAATAAAATATAACCTGAACCAGGTCCATTAGTCCCTCCTGCAAAAGCTGAAGCTCCATGATCAAACATACGGTCCGGAGATCTAAACTTTAGAAAACCTGTTCCTGTTATTTTCCATGGATATTTACTCAGATCATCAAAAGATAATTTTGCGGGTATGACATTTTCTGTATAACCTGCTTGTGTTTCACCGATTTTTTTTAATTGTAGTTTATTATTAATTAATTCTGTATTATTAAATGTTCCCTTGGATAAATCGATGTTTAATGTGTTAGCGGCGGACTGAACAAGCGCTTGATTTTCAATCCAGTCAAGCCTTGCATCGACAGATTTAAAGTGGCTTTCAGCGCCGGCACCAATAATATCCTGGTCAAGATGTTTTATTCTTTTTAAGGCTTGATTGGCCTTATTCAAGGATACAATATCCAAGATAAATCACCATCCCTACTAGTTTAGGCAACTGCAACAGCCACTTCTTTTGAATATGCTGACTCAACTATTGGCGTTTCTGGTTCTTTTGGTGTCAGTTTAGCTATTCGCACGATCGATGTTATATTGTCTCCAGCATATTGATATTGCTCTGTAACCGTTAATGTATCACCATTTTTGAGAATAATCGTCTTTATCGAGTGATTAAGAATGTCTTGATTTTCACCAGAATAGAAATATTCAGTCGTATAGGCATTATCGCCTGTTGTAATTTCTTTAACAACATTATCATTTTCATCATATTCGTAATGAATATTCTGATTGTTATTGTCACCTAAAGAGGATTGAATTTGACTGAGATTATCTAAAATATCGCTAATCTGTGTTTCAAGTTCATTTATGCGGGCAATGGTTAATTGATTAGAATCTGCCTTGCCTTGCAACAGGTCTTGTAAAATTTCTTTTATAGAATCATCTAAATCATTAATAGATATATCTTGCAATCGTTTAAGAAGGGTTTCATGGTTACCCTGAAAAGTTTTCAGGTCATTAATCAAATTTTGAATGAGTGTTTCTAAATCATAAAGTTGAATTTTTGTCCCCACAAGACTCACCTCTCTAGTTTAATTATGCTACAGTGATATTTCTTGGTCGAATCCGTTCATCATCGTTAATAGTCTGATTCATCAGTAATACAGGTGTATCATTGAAATTCAAAGAGACAACAATAAAATCTTGTATATTATCTGAGGATTCCATGACTTTTGCGACAAAATCATTGTAGACAAATGATTGACCAACTGTATAGTTACCCAGATAGTCTGTTATTTTACTGGTAATATCAAAAATGGTATTTTGCTTTTCATCTTCTGCAAGTAAATCTTTGAAGACAAGTTGTAGTGAGACATCAACGTCTACATAAACCGGTAAAGTAATGTTCGCCCGGATCCCGAGCCCTCGGCTATCATTTACTTTGTCAATGACTGCATTTAATACTTCGTGATCGTCAAAGCCAAAAACAGGCATAACGATTATTGAAAAGCTCCCAGATCCATGCGTGTATTCTTGAATGATAATATCGGCCACCCCGTCAGCTGTCAGCGCGGCAAGTCTGACGGCCTGTTCATTTGAAGAGACTTGCGCCTGTACTTGCTGAGATATTTCATACCGATAGGTATCATCATCAATGGGTTGTTCTTCGGTAATGCCTGTATCAACATTCAAAACTTGTTTTGTCCGCCTAGGGTAATTAAAAAGCCCTCCGATCAAAGCTAAGTAATCCGTATTTGTGGTGGCATCCAATGTCGCTTTACTTAATATTCCTTGATCAAGTACGTCCTGAGCAAAATCATAAAGCGATTCATATTCCGGAGCCATTGCTTCTGTAATTGATCGGGCAATGCCGCCTGGATTCATATTCGTAATGGATGTATTAGAGAGAATATAATCCGTTGCTGTGTCGATTATATCCATTGCTGATCGTCTAACAAACATAGTTCCTCACCTCTTTTATTGCAAGGTTAATGGGGTTTTGATAACAATCGGATCTCCATCGTGAGTATCAATAATTGTATAAAAATCAATTTCTTCAATTGAAACAGGGATAGCCCGTACCGTTACGTCCTCTGGTGAAAAACGGCCATCTTGAGTCAATGCCTTAAAAATCTGATCGACTCCTTTTTGCCCATTTACTCTTGTATTGGGCTCGCCTTCTAAATCTTCAAGATCAGCCCCGAGTTCTGGATGACTGCGCCAGTCTGTTGTCTGAGTTCGTATCCGATTTAAAGCATCCTGTTCAGCACAGGCTTTTCCATCTGTCAATGCTAAATCACCATTTTTGATTCCTAAATCGCCATAAGAAATATAGTAGACCGTATAATAATACGGTGTCTGATCATTTGGCGGAATTGGATCGGCATATTCTCCATAAATATTATCAATGAGAACAAGCAAATTTCCTTCTTCAGTATGAATAGCGCTTCGATAGATTTCATAACCATAGATTAAAAAATGATCAGCGGGTTTCCAACGGATGATATTATAATTTCCTTTTTGTTCGACCGTACAGTCCACTTTTCGGCGACCATAGAATGACAGATCTTTCTCACTGTAATTCCCCATAGAAGCCCTCTCCATCCTCAAGGTTCTCATCGTCAGATTCCTGATCTTGTTGAGACAAAGCCTCTTTTTGCTCAACCATGTCCATTACGTCTTTATAATCCCCTTGAAAAAAAGTTAAGTTTTGCGTACTGCTTTTATTGATCTTTTGTGTATAGAGATTAATGGTCTGTGCATATACAGATAAACTTTTGGTGCGCGGGTCAAAAGAGAAACCCAGTCCGTAATCACTGAACCCCTGCATTGTCTGATCTTTACGAATAAGAAATCCGGCACCATTAGCTTGATTGATCAATCCAATATCTTTATTGCCGGGCGCTTGATCCGCGAGCGCGGCATCATCAAGGTTACTGTCATCAGATAAATTATATTCGTTTAAGTCGTCTTTCCAAGTCATAATTATCCTCCAAATAGGTGCAGACCTGAAAAAGAACGAGCAACACCAAACGTAAACGCGTTGGTGATATAATCAAAAGCCGTTGGCGGATAGTATACCGAAGTAATAATGGGATGTTGAAGATCTCCATTAATGAATTCTATCCACACTCTCGTGTTCTTTTCTAATCCGCCTTGAACAATTTCCTGTGAGTAGACACAGACCGGAACATTTTTATAAGTTTCTGTTCGCTTACCGATAATCGCTTTCACATCTGCCGTATTGCCTGTTGCAGCGGCTTTTTCTTTATTTCCGTTTTTCAGCCACCTAATAACATCGTCTATAATTGGGTGATAAGCTTGAACATGGCCAATTACACCGGGCTGATAACGTTCTCGCGCCTTAGAAGCACCTTTTTTTGCAATTTTACTCGAGACCGACATTCCTTTTCACCTCTTATTTTTTCTTCTTTGGATAGGACATATGAAAGTGATTGTAGTGGTCCTGCGGCCGGTACTGAGTGACAAGACCCTTGTGTTTACTTTTGACTTCCTGAAGAAGGGAGTAATCCCCAAAGACAAATCCGTCCATACCACATTGAGCAGCGATATTCACTAATTTCTCGGCATTCTTTCGATCTTTACTGTTCATTTTGAAACCAAGTTTACCGTTTCGTTGACGCACCATTGTGTTTGGCGTATCAACATCCACCGCATAACCAGTCCCATGCCAGTTGGAATCACCCGGACGGTAAGCACTGGTCACGTTCAATGTTTGACCGGTTTCTTTCTTATATTTTTCTGCTATATTATTAAGGACTTCATAAGAACCTTTCCGAATTAAGCCACTACCACTATCTACAAGAGTTAGGCCAAAGTGTTTTCCCTTTTGGCTGTGCAAATTAATGAGTGTCTTCTTTGCTTTGGATTGACTTAAATGATATTTTTTCTTTCCTGCTGATCCAACAGTACTTGGCGCATCGCCCGAACCGCCGGATGAAGGCTCAAGACTCCCTTCATAATAACGCAGGACATGCGCAACATAATCGGGATCACCGAATACCCGATAACCATGTTTGCTTTTCATATAGGCTGAAAAAGAATAAGCTAAGGAGCTTTTGAATTTTTTACCGTGCTTACCTACATAATCACAGAAGCCCGGCCCCATGTTATAGCCTTGTATAACTGTTTTCATACCATATTTATGACCATGATCTAAAGATTCTTTAAAAACGGCACAGCCCCGTTTGATCGAAGCGTCTGGACTGGATTGGCCGGACTGCATTGGATCATTGCCACGTCCGCCGGATTCCTGCATCATAATCGCCATTAGCAGTTGCACATAGCCGTCTACTTTGTATTTCTTTGCATATTTTTCAATTTTTGATTGATATTTTTTAACCTGTGCGGAAATATGGACAGCTTTCCCATCAACTGATCCGCCGCCCGAATCATCATTATCGCCGAAGACTGAATTCAAGAAATTACTAAACATTTTCTGAAGTTCATTGATGAACTCTTGCCCCTGGTTGAACAGTTTACTATAGTCGGCATATAATGCACTTTCCAGTCCTTTACCTAGTTCATCTAGATGATCCTTCCATTCTTTTTCTTTTGCGGCATAGTCGGCATCATAAAGTTTTTGAATCTCAGGGTCATACATGATCGGTCGTCGGTAAATTTGATTCAACCAGGTCTCGGCGTCTTCTTGTTGTGTCGGCTGACTTTTCTTTTTTGCTGTTTTATCGTTATATGTTGAGGCTGGGACTTGCATTTGAATAGAAACTGACTGAGATGATGCGTTTAAGTCACTCGTATCAACTCCAGTGAATCCTAAGAAAAGATCACCAATAAAAGTATTGGACAGCCAACTAATCATATCGGGAGAGTCACCGAGGATAGCTCCTTTATGGCCATTCAGTCCGGCACAGAAAGCCACCCCATCCTTCATTAATGGGACGACAACGACAGAATGTCGATTTGCTAAGAAACGATGCAAAAATTCGCCAATTGTTGCTGTCCCAACAAAAGTTAGGGCTGATTCAAGAGCAAATCCAACCCAACCGGGCGGTCCCGCAAGTAATGAACTTGCCCCAACAAGGTACTTACCGCCTCTTGCCGCCCCGCCAGCGGCAAACTTTGCCCCCTTTAATAAGCCGCTGGCCGATCGTTTACTAAGCTGAAGAAGTTTGCTGCGTTCTATGCCAAGATTTTTTGTAAACTTCAGATTGGATAGTGCAGACTTTCCTCCTTTGAGGATAGCTTGAAGTTCTTCAGCACTGACATCTTTCAAATTTTTCGCGGCGCTTTTTAATGAACCGTTCTTTACCCATTTTTTTATGGTCGATGCAGAAATTTGCTGCTTGCTCCGTGACACATTTTCAGCAGCCGCTGCTTTCTCCATGTCATCCGTAACAGCTTGTTCAGTTGCTCCCTTGATGTGATTGCCATAGAATTCTTGAATTTTTGATTTTAATTTTTTAGTATCAAATTTTTGCTTTGCATAGACTAAAGATTTCCGAGTACTGGACCAGATGGCATTCATAACTGGAAGTGTTGTGTTGTAACCCTTGGATCGTAAAATCTTTCGCAAGACCCAAGTCGTCGAGGCTGCACATAGGACATGCATGGCTTCTGTCCCGAGTGAGTAGATTCTTCGATCGTTATTGAAAGCGATGATGTCTGGTTTTATCATGCTGATAAAGCCATTCTCTTTATCAAAATAGTGAATAATCTCTTTGACATCAAACGTACCGGACATCAGATTAAATTCATCTTGCATGAAGCATTGATCATAAGGCTTAACAGAAGGATCGCCCATTACTGTTAAATACCCTTGGTACATATCTTTGACATAATCCCGCAAGCCAGCTGCCGTAATCTTTAAAGCGACTCCTTCATCGAAGTACCATTTAGCTGGTTTATTGAGTAGGCCGCCAATCAGGGGAATTTTATCTACAAATTTCATCCCTTTGGCATTTAATGTTGTATCAATATTTACGGTCCGCTGCTTTTCCGGCCAAATATTTGTGTCAACATAGACGGGCTGAGTTGTCCGAGTCTTTCCCTCATCCATATATGTACCCACAGCCACGTTGTACATATTTTCTTCCGACGCCAAGACCGCATTATTAATGATATTTGTATAACTATCATAGGAATGCAGCTGACGAAAGACTTTCACTTTTGTTCCAACGACTTGTCCAAGCGCTACCTGATAGCCGTAGTGAAGCGGGAAATAAGGCTTCCCCATAAAGATGGTACTGCGAAAATCAAACGGATGAACCGCTGCAATAAAATCATCACCAATGGCCGCACAGATATTCACAATATCCCAAAAGGTTTTATCAAACAAATTGATATTGATATTATCCTCATCGCTGTCTCCAAAACCCAACGTGTTGCGAATATTATTCCACCAGGTGTCTTCCTCTTTATGAGTTAGACCATTGGTATTATAGACATTCATATTAACTTCGCCAATTTTACGAGAAGCACCAAACCAATTTTTAGGGTTAATGCTTTCTAGAAAAGGCTGAAAACCAACATCATTCCACCCTTCCGGCGGCCCCGGCGCACCGAAGTGCATAATACCCAACGAATGATTATTAAATTCTGAGTTGGAAAGACCAGCGATCAAGTCGTGCCAGAAGCCCTGAGAATCAGTCAACAACTCGTCTAAAATTTCCGTGGGCTCTTTTTTAGAATGAAGAAAGGTTTCCGTGCTATCATCTGGGCCATACACGGCATTCAGCTTATTTGTCAGTTCAATGCCATCGCCTTGAACCGCTACGTGAAGAGTTTCCATTTTGTTTTCAATTGATGTAATCGTCCCGTTGATGATCGTTGGCATCATTTGAATATTTGAACCATAACCCATCCTGAAATGAACCCGTGTGCCGGTCGTCAACATAATTGTTTTATAGTAATTTGGATCACGGTGCCGGCTTCGCTCAAGCTGGTCGGCGGCAGACGCCGGGTTTATCAATGATTGAAAAACATCCCACGTACTCGAATAAGTTAAATCCTGCGCTTTTTCTGAATCTGACAGTGATCCGTAGACATTGCTCATCGTTAAAAATAAGGTATTCGCAGCACTTTTTCTCGTATAATCATATTCAATCGAAGTAACCCCGCGATATTGAAAGAACTGGTCTGACATCCTGGACGTTCCAACATACCGCCCCTCGTCAATAAAGGCGATAAAAAAGGAAGGGAATGCACGAACCAGTCGCCCACGATGATCATATAATATCGTATCATGACACATGCTGGCCTTAATTGTAGAGGATTCTAAATCTCCAAAATCATCTTCGTTTATTTGAGTTCCTGCTACTAGTGTAGATGGAGCTTTATAATCGGAGATATTTTTATAATCTTTAACAGGTAATTTAATTAGATCCGTTTTAGAGGTCCCGCCATCCGTTTTCTTGATCGTTGAAACCATATCTTTTAACATACCCGAAAGCTGACTACTAAGTTGACGATTATTCTTTAATAGTTCTGCTAGTTCTCGTTCATAACCTAAATAAATCATTACACCGCCCATGAATTCACACAAACTAGCATCCTCTTTTGAGGATAAGTCTAAATCAAAAGCATTCGCTAAATGCTCATAGTGATAATCATTTTTATCATCATATCCGGCTCTTAAATGTGCGATAGAGACCGCCATCGCCCGCGTGCCTTGATCGATATTATAATCCGTGCGTTTTTCAAGCAGGACGGAATAGCCCAGTGTCGGACGTACTCGCATTACACCATAATAATAATCAGCGCCCTCTTGACCAATTGTATATTTTAAATCCTGCTTTTGAGTGATCGTTGAGGTCTCTTGAGAAGAGTATAAATAATTAAAGTCAGGATTGGCACCCTTGTCGTAATACTGCCTGAGCTTCGGATCGAAAGAAGTTGCAAAGCCGACAATAAATTTATCCGAAATGCCATATTTTTTGGCAGCCTGGCGTAAAAGTTTTTCATTCTGATCAGTTGAATTATTTTTGGTATCCAACTTTGTTTCTTTGGGCGGCGATGATTTGAGCCCTGTACTTTTCTTCTTTTTATCGTCTTTAGCCGGCTTTATTTTTGTCCCATCTACAGAAGCATTGTTTCCTGTCATATCTTCCAAACGAAGGCCAAACTTATCTCCACCCGTCTTGAATACGGTGTCTACCTGTCTGGCATAATCTTCGATGTCATCATAGACTAAAAAGAAATCCGGATCTACAAAGATGCCGTCATTCAAGTTTTTAATTGAAAAACCGGCTGCTTCAACTTCATCATAGGTTGGCAACTCCAGATCCGGATACACTTCGGCCATTTTAAAAGTTTCTAATACAGCAGATTGGTAGATGGCTAGTTGTACGCCATCTTTTGTCACTTTTATATCATCGCCAACATCCTTCATATAGTTGGTGAAAACTTTAAAGAAGGGGCGATCAGCGCCGAATAATACCGGACCCACAAATGGAATGATATACTTTAATGCATTTGTACCGCCATTACTCCATTCTAGGCCGAGAGTCATTGCACGGACTTCATTCATTTTTTTAGCAATTCGGTTATAGCCGTACATGGTCAGTTTGACCGAATAAACCCCGGGTTGATTTTCCACTGTATCAACAACCATATTGCTGATAACAACATTTTTGATTCCGAATAACCGAGCAAGCTGGCAGTCAAATTCAATCGCTCCGGTCAACATTTCTTCTCGATAGGTCCGTAGATAATAGTTCCCGCGATCAATTAGATTCTGCAGACTGGCTAAGGATTCTTCGTCGCTGGCTTCAAAGCTTGCAATAATTGTTACGTCTCCGGATCCCAAATATTGATAGGTCGGATTTTCATCCATTTCAAGCTGCATTGTTGAAAGATGATTTTCAAAAGACACTGCCAGATCCGTTAAAATAAGATCACCGGTTGGCCACGGCTCATAACTTATATCGTAATCAAACATTGCATTGTGATAAAGATTATCTAAATCATCATCGAACTGTTCTTCTTCTGATTTATAGGAATGCCCAAAAATCTGGCCAACTTTTCCTTTTAGAAATCCAAAGAAATCACTAAAACTCCAGCTTTTATTTTGCTGAGCCCAGTCTTGAATCAATTTTGTTTTTTTTAATCGCCATTGCCGCATCGCAATCAGGTCATCTTCAGAAGCTATTTTGAAGAAAAAACTGTCATTTAATGGTTCTGTCAATGGCTCATAGTAAGTGGCATGTCGTTGGTCAGTTTGCGGTATCAGGTTTTGTTCATAATACCAGCGAAACAAAGGCCAGTTGAACATATCATTAAAGTCTTTATCACTGCTTCCATAGATATACGTTGCCGGGTCAAATGCAAACATCTGTACAAGCAAGGTCATCGTTCCAGGAAAACCAGGATTTGTTTGTGCGGTGACATCATTAATTACAATAGCATTAATCTTATAGACATTGTTTAAATAAGTATTCTCTATTGGTAGAAAAGGACATTTTTTCATCTGCGCAAGGAGAGGACGCATTTCATAGTTAATTGCATCTTCGTTAGGGAAAAACAATGATATAGTGATGAATTGCTCACTATATCCGGATTGAACCGGCAGGCTCCCCCTTGAACGCAACATCGTAATCTTCTCAGTCTTCATAGTCTGATTAACTTGGATTGAAGTCGGAGGAATTAGAAATTGACTATCTCCGATTCTGAGATGATGCTCTGGCAGTTCTCCATATAGGAAGTCACGATCATCCAGAGTCGGCACTGAAACTGCCATGAATAAGCACACCCTTTAATCATTGTCTTGAACTTTATTATCTATATTTTTCTGTACCTGATCTCGATACCAGAAACGACTTAATTTTGAAGAGTTATCCTGAACATGGACGTTAAAGTTCGTATGAGAAGGATTCATGTATGATTCTTGGATCCCTTGTGCCGCCATTTGGCTTAACATTTGTGGCTGATTTTTATGTCCAGTTGCGAACACAGTAATATCTGCATTTTGTGTTTCAGGTTCTTGAAAATTAGAAGTAATGGGGCTTTCCGGGGCTGGAGCAGGCATAAAATGGCCATCTCCCTGCTCCGCTTCTTCCATATCAATCGGTTGATTATGTCTAAGAATATTGTAACCTGCCAGCCCACCAAGAGCAAGAGCACTTAGAAAAGCGCCTTTTCTAAATTTCGGACTTGTTTTTAGTTTATTGAATAGATTTTCTGTTTGTTTACCTAAAGGTTGTGAAACACCCTTAGTGTTACCTGTTAAATCTTCGATTGTATCCGCCGCAGCCCCTCCTAGGCCTTTACGCAATTCTGGCCGCACACGGTCTGTTAGGCCACTTGAATTATCATACATCTGATCACGCATCATTGCTTCTTTAGGAGAAATGCGAACACGCGGTTGATTTTCTAAAAGATGACGCGTTAGTTCCAATTGACTGTTTGTTTGTAAATTTCCTTCTGATCCATTACCCGATAAAACATTATAGGCTTGACGCAAACCTTTTTCGGGGCGTATGCCTCGACTGGTCCCTACTTTAAAAGCTGAATCTGTTAGATTAAATCGGTTGTTAATCTGATTCATTGCTTCAAAGGCTTCATTCATGGAATGTTTTCCCGCAAATTCACCACCGTAATACACTTCGTCGATGGCCCGTGCTCGATCAAAGTCCTGACTTCGAACTGCAGAAATAAGTTCTGCGGCTGGAACTAAACGTTCGGGGGCTTCTTTCATGTGTTTTGATGAGATAGGTTTCTGTTCTAAAGCCTGAGTAAAATTTCGAATGGCCTGTAAAGCCCCCGGTTGATTATTGAGATATTGTTCAGAAGCGGCACGCATGGCTAACCCAAGATTGGAAGCTTCACCGATATAACGTTTGCCGATGCGAGCCATGACTTCAGCATCATTATTCGGTGAGCTGGCAACAATCTTATCTCCGGCAAGCTGATCTAATGCATGTGGATTTTCTTTTTCAAAATCAGCAAGATGTTGTTGCCAAAGTTGTTCTCTGTATTCTTGATCTTGTTTATAGCGGTTTGCCCACTCATGTTGAATATGATCATAGATATGCCCCTTTGCATCACGTGCAACCCATAGATGGCCTACATCTCCATCGCTATCGGCTCCTGTTAAATCGGCTAATAGTGAATTTAGATGGATATTTTGATCGTTGATATGTGGGTCCATTTTAATTTTTGCTATTTGCGATGCGTGAGTATGAAATGTCGGGTAACGTGTATGCATCCCATAAACAGCTTGTCCAGCTTTCAATCGGTCATAAATTCCAAGGTCTTTTGCTCGCTGTTCAGAAATCATCGCATAATCGCCATTCATCTGACGAGAAATTCTAGGATCGATGACTTTTGTACGTCCCGTGAAGGTATTGCTCAACCGAGTTGTTAAGGTATCACCAATTAAACCTTTTGAAGCCGATGCCTGATAAATAATATTGTCGAAATAATTATTGATGGACCGTTGCAGACCTTCTCCCGCTTTTTGACGGGCAGAAATGCTGGTCTGCTTCTCTACGTCTTGTGCTCGACGATATACTGCTGCCATCTGTTGTTGTAAATTTCGCAGATGGATCTGGCCGGATGCTCCTTCAAGATTTGTAAAGGGCATAAAAATACGATCGACGGGAGTAGGCGGTGCTTCCGGACCATTTAAATTTATTGTCGGTTTTATTTCTTGTCCATTCGATAATTTGGTTGTCGGTAGCTTTAACCAAAATCCGAACTCCTGAATCCGTTGACGATCAAAAATGGTTCCTGCATAACCAAAGCGTGTTTTTTCCTCAACCGGTAAATTTTCAAATTTATCAATGCTAAGTGCGTCAGTTTTCGAAATACTGGAATCTGTTGAATGTACCGTATTACTTAATGTGTTCAATAGATTGCGGGCCTCATCGTAGCGGGATATTAAGCGACGTTTGGGACGGGCGTGTAAGGCATAGCTATCCATGCCTTTTGCCTCATCAATCATGTTTTGAGCCACTAAATCATAAGTTTGATTCAGCCCTTGCTGTTTAAACGACCACATCTCTCGATGTCCGGCACGAAAGCCCGCACGTTCACTACCATAAATCGGACCGTTCTCATCATGCCCGATGATCCGTCGCCCCGTATAATCAACAGCTTTCGAATAGTCTTCCACGTGAGACATAATCGTTTTTAAGATCCCCGACTGTATGCCTTCTTTTGTAGCATGACTTATTCCACCAGCCTCAAAAACCTTATCCAAAGCATCGCTATTTATTTCTAACTTACCGCCATTTACAGATCTCATTGAAGCTGATATGTCTGTGAAATGACGTGCTTGGCCATCCCATTGCAGTGGAATATTGTTTTCCCTAATCGCTTGCAGGATATTCCTTTTTTGCTGCAATAATTTTTTTGCTTGCTGCTGAGTTTGAGATTGATCAATTTGATTTTCAAGATCAGATAAATGATTCGCAAGGATCCGTGATTGACCGGATAAAAGCAAATTAAAATCCTGGTGCTTTTGAATATTTGGATTAATAAGACCGACAATGTCTTTGTCTCCGGTAATCATTTGTAACAGTTTCTGTGGAACCGGCGATGGAGTGACCTTTTCTCCTTCGAGAATATATTTATAGGGGTGGCGAGTATAAGTGACGGCAGTCTGACCATTTTGCATTGACAGCCTCCCCTCATATGGCCTTTCCCAGCGAACAGGTACTCGAACCCCCTCCTGAATTTCTGTGCCGACAATGGTGCCCGGTTTTACAATCTGTCCTTCACTTAGTCCTTCTGCCAATTCAAATCCTTCATTATGGCTAAGTATTTGATGCCCCGTGTAACTCATACTGTCCAATAATTCGTTGGCCATCGCCGCCTGTTGCTCATAAACTCGGGGAAAAGTGGCCGGGTTCCATGAACCGTCATCCTGTAATATTCCCATTTCTCGAAGATCAGCCGCATGTGATTCACGCAACGCCTCCATCCGTTTATAAAGCGTCTGATTATCAATAAATCCAAACTTCAAATTGACGCTATTATAATTCCCCGCATTCTCTGGAAAACTGCGCCACAACTCATTAATGGCATCTTCCGTCGGCGTCGTTACGTTGCTTTCATAAGCATAATAGAATTTCTGCATATCCAGTTTTTTTTGTACATCTTCATTGATGGGAAAAGCATTCGTAAACTGAATGGCATTAGGACGGCCTTGATTCCCAAAATGTCCGAATGGCTGAAAATCACGAGCATCTAAGCGGGACATAATTCCCCTGGTTGCATGAACGTCTTTGACGCCGGAGATATATAGTGGCACCCCGATGCGTTCACGATTTTCATTCGCCCAACGGCCCATTTCTCGAAGCAATTCCTGTTGCCGATTATACTTCACATCGTTCAAGGTCAAGTTATGTTTTAACTTTCCGTTGATGAATGCAGAGGATTCTAAGTCCTCCCGTGGATTTAGTTTACCAGTATCAATCCAATCACGAATCATTCCTCGCTGTACATCAACTTGCGCCTGGTTTGTAATATCTTTCTGAGAATGCTGAAAAACATCGTTGTCATTCTCATTTATGTCAACGGTACGTTGGATACCAGATAGAGCATTAATACTGTCATTTAGTGTTTGCCGCGAACGATAATTGGCTTCTTCAAATTGGTTGTCCTGTAAACGTTTCATGATACTAGGCAAGTTGTGACGATATGCATTGGCGATCATTTCTGATGAGGAGGAAAGGCGAAATTGGCCGGAAGACGTTTTATCAAGATAGGACCGTGCATTAAGAATCCTCCCACCAACTACATGCGTACCTTGACTATTTATCAAAGGTAGCTCGAATTCTAAGGCTCTAGGATGGCTTGTACCAGCCGCTAGATGTTCCGTCACACTACGACTGTCCTCAGGGCGAAAAACCGAAATACGGGCATTACCGATCGACTGATCAATTGATAGTGCCGTTTGCATATTTGGATATCGTTCCATAATATCGCCAAGCAAACTTTCTACTGCTTGTCGGTTATGCGGTTCAAGTCCAGTTACAGGATGTCGTTCATCAAGGCGTTTAAATAGATCTTCTGTTTCACGATTGAAAGCAATCCGCGTGCCGGCCGGCTGTTGAGGAATAAACAGATTATCATAAACCTGATTTGATTTCTGAATGCTGCTATTTAGCCTCATGCGAAGCGCATCACGATTTACAAGGCTCGCTGCAGCATTACGTGCTAGTGACACCTGCTGCCTTGTAGTCTCTTGCAGCGCATCGTTATTGCGCAGACGAGAGACAAACTGATCGACGGCGTCACTGACTGAATCCGTGTTTTGAATAATTGAGCGGTAGGCTCCAGCGTCTTTGATCGTCTTATCGCTTTCCAAAAACCGGACCATCTTATAGAGACGTTCTTTTTGCCTGCGTGCGTGCTGTATTGCCGATTCTTCTGTGTTTTTGGTTTGATTCAAAAAACGGTAAATCGACTGCCGGGCGGATTGATCACTTTCCAGATTCAGTAAGCGCTGCGTATTCATTCCCTTATCATAATCAGTAAAGTGAATCCGTCGATTCTCATATTCTGGCAGTTCAACTTGATCAGTCGGGACAAGGTGATCCAGTCCTTGACTTTTTAGCTGTTGTTTGACATTTTGATGATAGAGATTCCATGCAACATCGCGTTGCTTTTTAAGTCTTAAAATAGTCTTATAGTCTTTAGCCCCTGCTGCCTGGTCAATCTGTGGTTGAAAAACCTGGTTGATTTTATTAATTGCCGGACCATAAACCGGCAGCTCGGATACAAGACGGGGGGCCATTTTAAAGAACTGTTGCTGTTCCGAGCGATTGAACGTTTTAATCAGATTACCAGCGCCGTCGGTGGCCAGCTTGCCTGTTGTCGGATCCTTAACCGGTAGACTGTTAAAGTCCATTCTCCGTAACATTTCTTCATGGGTAATCCGCTGAGTTAACAGCTTTTTTCGTTCTTCAGCTATGGTTGTTCCGTTCTTTTTTGCCCGTTCTCTGGCGCGGCGCTCGATATTTTTCTCCTTTCCGGCCAGACGCTTGGCATAGACCGCAGCATTTCCATATAGCCGTTCTGCGCTTTCAAATCCTTTTGTAAGACCGGTTCCACCGCCCTCTAGGCTAAACATGCTCTCATAACGCCGTCGAGCCTGATCACGAAGATGTGCTTGTCCAATTTCCCGTCTTTGATTCGGTGTGATGCCTCTCCAATTATAAAAACGCGATTGAACAAAAGCACCTATCTCGTCGAATGCATGATCACCCTCACGACTGATAAAAACTTTTCGATCATTTTCTTTATCGTACAATTCCAGTGCCAGACGTCTTGTCTTTTCATCAGATAAATCATGAAGGCCTTTCACTTGATAAAACGTTTTGGCATTCACAAAAGTTGTATTGAATCCATCATTCTTTAATTTGTAATGCCCCTGCCGGTCCCCCTCCATCATAAAAGAAGATTCACCATCCAAATATGCTTTTACCCCACCTGACGCAAAAAGTTGGTCTCCCACACGCAACGGTTCGTCATTCCATGAAAAACCGGTCGGATGATAATTAAATCCTTCTTTTATTTTCGTTTTACTGGTTTCAATTTTATTTTTTAAGACTGGTCCAATCTTTGCCATCACTCTTGCCATGTCTTGTTCATCGTCCATTGCACTATGGGCTAGACCGGTATCCTGCAAACCAAGCGTTTGAATCAGACTCTGCAGCTTCCTACCTCCCATTGGCAGTCGTCCGTTAAATTTCGGATTAAGTTCTCTATGTAAATCCGTAATATTTGGATACAGTGTTGATATGGTTTGCAAGAGATCAAGATGTTTAGCGGGTTGTGCCATTCTTACACCGACTTTTTGAGCGGCCGCTTGCAAGGCCGGTAAATCAAAATTTGCTCCATTGTGAGAAAGGAAAAAAACATTTTGATTCTTTCGGACAAATTGACTGTATTGGCTCAACGCTTTCTTAGAATTCATTGCCTGATTGGATGAAAGCATATTTAATCCAGAACGCATATGTGGAATCACGCGATTCATTTCAGCAATTACTTTATTTTCATTTAAAGTCTCATTATCAAAAAATGTTGAGGCAATGGAGTTATGTCTAAAGTTGGTAACCACATCGTTTTCTGTAGTAAATGTCGCTGGCGCCTGTCCTTTTTCAGGAAGAGTCGAATAGCGCATCAAGTCAACTAGTTTTCTTTTTTGATAATTGCTCATCCGACGAAACGCATAGGGATCTGTTTCTAATTGGCGAATCAATCTTTCACTATCATAGAGCACTTCTTTACCAGGATTAATCAGACGGAAAAATCTATTCGGTGTCAATTTTATATCGCCATTTGTCCGAGTAAATTCATTCGCTGCGATTTCGGTTAAACCGAATTTACCAAAATTTACGGGATCGCCCATCGATTCTATATCAAAAGCCATAAAATTGTCCGCCTGATTAAATTTTAGAAAATCTCTAATATTTTGCTGAGCATTGTAGTTGTAGGGCGTTGAAAGATTTTTATAGATATAGTGTCCATTCAACGAAATAGGCATCCCGTTAAACGAGTTCTGCACATTCTCATTGGAAATAAGACGTGCCATGCGTTGTACCTTTTGTTGATAAGCTTGATTGTTAGTTGCTTTTGTTTTATATAAAGGTTGAAAGGACGCCGCCCACTGATATTGCCCCTCCGAGGGCCGCACCAATGGAATACCCATTTCTTGGCTCAATTGATTCATTTCGAATTGATTATCTTCAGCCATTGATCCTGCGCCCCCTTATACGTAATTTTGACTATTTAAATTAAATTCTTTTTCAATTTCCTTTTTACGATCTTGCATATATTGAATATTTACCTGTGTCAGCCCGCCTTGACTGGGTTTGGCGATTACATGTACATTACGCAGATTATAGCCCTCCATAATTTCTCGAATATTCTGTTCGACGTTATGATAACCCTTAAAAGCCGCCGGACGGTTGTAGACGTTATTTTGTGAATTAATATCCGGCGCATATCTTGAAGCCGCCAAGTCATCATCCCAGTAATTAAAATCACTAAGATCAAGTCCGGCATTTTTAACTGCCTTGACTTTAACATCTTCCAGATTGACATCTGGCCTCCATCCAGCCCAATTTGCCGAAGGAATGTTGTATTTCTTGAGATAATAGGCAACAGGTTTCTTTTCATCAGGCTTCATCCCCCAAATACTCAGATATAGGGGGCGCTCATTTTCGGGAATTAAACTTAGGATTTTCTTTCGATCTTCTGAGTCCGCTTTTGCAAAATCCTGAAAGAACCACTTATCTTTATAGGGAAGTGCCCGCATTAAATTCAAATAGTCACCTTTAGGGTTCATCCCATATAACGTTGCTTCCATTTGATCTTTGTAATAAATTGTTTGTGATACAATATCCGGTAATTGTTCCATATTCCAATTTTCACTGATCTTATTTAACTTAGCGTTAATTGTTTTTCTTTTTTCAGCGAAATCCTTTGGTTGCTGAATATATAGACGTCGTTTTTCATCAATCAGTTTTTGTTGTTCTTTTTTCGTACTTTGCTTCTTTTGATCGATCTTCTGCAAAATCTTGTCAATATGATAACCTTGCTTTTTCGCACGACGGGAGGTTTCTTCATAAAGTCCATGATATTTTAAGTATTTTAAGAAATCAAAGTATTCATTGATGTCATTTTCAGTCCGCCGACGTTTGGGGATCCAACGCTTACCGGTTCGATACTCGTAGTATTTCCCCCACATATTTGCACCAAAACCAGTTAGTGCCCCCAAAATTAATCCGGCTTTAGTACGTTTGCCGCCGCCAAGAAACAGACGACCAATAAAGCCACCGACTAGTCCACCGCTCATTGTCGCCATTAATGGATTGCTATTTCCAATCATGCGTTCGACAGCTGGTATTAAATAATCACTGATCCCAAAGTTTTCCCATGTAGACCAGTCTTTTCCATAAATCTGATCCCGCTCATATTCTTCTACCGCGGAACGTACGTGAAGGAATTTTGTATTTAAGGCTGACTCAAAATGAGCGACATTTTCCCAACGGTGTCCGCGAGCAATTTCTTCAGGTGTGAAGCGAGCCCAGACACCCGTCGGTGTGAAATCATTCGGACTTTCTTTCGCTTGACCGCGAGCGATAATTTGCTGGTTAATACTATTTAATCCCGCAAAGACATCAACATGCATCGTCCCATAAGTATCATTGGCTTTTTGATAGACTGGATCCTTACTGAAACCGATTGTGATCTTATCGCCTGTTTTGAAATACTGCTGAAGAATTCCGGGAGCTTTTGCTCTGACATCCATTCCAGCCATTCTTAATGGTTGATTGCCAAACTCCTTGGTGAGAAAAGTATAGTCGTCAAGAAATTTCGTAACCGTTACTTGTTGTTTTTCCAGTTCCGTGTTGCGAAAATGATAGGGCTGAAAGTCATATTTCTTTTTTCGTTTAGATACTTGCCGTTTAATATCGGCAAATTGTTTTCTTAATGTTTTATCTGTCGTAAAAGCATTCACGTACTCTTTCCAAAAGTTATACTCGTTTGACCACGGAGCCACATCAGCCAATATCTTAAATTTATCGAATGCTCCGTATCGTCCAGTCTCGTCTGGATGCAGTTTATTAAGTTTTTCATACGCTTCCCCGGGTAGACGATATTCACCATTCGGAATTAATGTATAAGGGTCTCCCTCTCGAAAATTTTGAAAATAATCCGACCCGGGCAACCAAGAAGGCATCCTATTTTGAATGGGGTTATATTTCTCCATAAATCCGCTGTCTTTACGAATAAATCGACGACCTATTTCGGAAAGCTCTCCGCCGAGCGATCCATATTGTTGATCCCAAAAACGGCTGTTGAAATCATAAGCGTCATGAGCTTTTGCGATTACTTTTTGATCGCGATACGGATCGTTTTTTAATAATTCATCATTGATAATCCAGTTGTAAATACCGGCCGGTTCTGACCAATTACTTTGCAAGTTTTGCAGACGCCAGTTAAGATTATTAGGATCATTAAGATGCCTCAGCTTATCATGATCCGCTCTTTTTTGATAAAGATATTCGAAATCATGGATACCGCGAGGCTTGAGCTTCATGGTTGGCTCTTGTCCCGGATAATACATTGAAATGATTTTATCCTTGTTGATTTCTCTTGAACGTGGGTTTTCCCTCATTTTTCGGTTTTGTGCCTCTGCTGTTGCCGCCGCCTTAAAAGCCTGAGAATAAGAGGCATAATTCCCAGATTGACGGGACGGGATAAAGACAACTTGACCGGAATCAACGCCACGTACGATCTCATCTCCCGTAGCTTTACCCGTACTAATATTCTTCATCTGCGCAACATAATAGGCCCGGTCGGTAATATCTTTTGCCGCTTTTTTGTCTTTAGCCGCCGGCGGAAAATCTTGCATCGGGGCGCCGTATTCAGAAGGTGTACTGAAAACATCTTCTTCCCGGCGGCCGGACGGTGAAACGCGAGTCACCAGCGACCCCTCGCCCCTCTCTGTATCACGGTCCGTTGCTTCATCAGTTGCTTCTTGGACTAGTACAGGATCCCCCCAATAGTCTTCATGCATCTTACGACTTGGTTTGAAGACTTGACCAATCGTCATATTGCCGATGTCCCCGATAAAGGGTGTATTGGAATTAAACAAATCACCGGTTAAGAGATACGGCCGATCAAAATAGTGTTTCTTTTCATACCAATAAGGATCACGTGTCCCGATTAAGTAGGAGATAAAGCCAAGAGGGTTTTCCGCTGTCGGAAAAAAGGAATGGCTGTATTTTTCTTCACCCGTAGCCGTCACGTTGGAATGTTCCCAATCGCTATGTGCTAATCGGTAACTATTCGGTTTGAATTGCTGAATACGATCGCCGACATAAGCGCTTCGTGATCCGGCGGCCCACCAGCGGCCCTTTCTGACGGGTGTAACGCCGCTTGTCAAGTCTTCTTTTGTCTCCTGGACATTCATACGATCTTCGTTATGATAGTCCGTTACAGGGGTCCTGGAGACCAGAGAAGCGATTGTATTAAAAATGTCTCCCGGGCCTCGGGTTCCGATGATGGGCAATGTAACATTCGGCATCTCATTGAATTGATCGATACCCGGTTTCAGTTGCAGTTCGTGTTTTAATTTATCTTGCTGTCCAAGTTTATAACGGGCTTGAGCTGCTTCGGTTCGGCGATCTGCTTTATAGTTCTCATATCGTTCAGTAATGCCGGCCCCGCTATCCTGTTGCATTTTATAATCGGCATAACCATATAAGCCGACCGCACCAAAAATTGGAAGGATACGTTTAAGCATTAATGAAGACCAGATAGAAAGCGGTGACCCGAGCGATTCATCTGAAAAGCCAAGTCCGACAGCCCCGAGCGCTTCCTGTAATCGGTATGCCGGATAAAAGCCACCAAAGATGGACATTGTGGTGACATCTTCTAAGTTTCGGCGGCCGGTCGTTAGCGCAAGCTGCTTGGCCTTATCGCCGATATCCGTAAAAAATTCTTTTGTACGTCCTAACAGATCACTTGTTTTAAAAGATCGATTGACAGCCAAATAGTCATCACCGATCGGATTCGGTTTTTTGATTGGTGAGTATTCTTCCCAAATTGGATTTGTCTGTCGATACATTTGATGCATGTCTTTTTGAAACTGGCGACTAATGTTCTCCGAACCGGTGAATAACTCATTAATTTTTTTATAACTTGATTGTGGATGGCGGAAATGTTCAGCCCCCGCTTCCTCAAACAGATATTGATTGTAAGCGCGAATGGATTTGTCCAAGTCGCCTTTCAATAGTTCATCGTTTAAGCGCATGGATTCCAATTTCTTGCGAAATAAAACCTGTGAAGCCCGCTTATCGCCGAGCTTGATTGCATTACGGTTAATGATCTGCCTGGTTATTTCACGGCTGACCTGTTGCCGAATAATATCTTCGCCAGTTTGGATCTTGAGATTGCCACCAATGATCGGATTATCATTGCCAAGCGAACGGTGATAGGACAAAATATTATTTGGATTCCTCAGATATTCTTGATGAAACCGGTAAAAATCTGGGTTTTCTTTTTGCGAAACATGCTTCCCCATGTAGCCAAAAAGTTTCTTTAAGTCCTCTGAGTCGCCAAAATTAAGTTGATTTTGCTCCACATAATCCTGAATATATTGGGGCATTATTTTTTTCATCCGATTTAACGTCCGAGGAGTATAGCCAGAAGTATAGCGATTAAAATATTTACGAATATCATAGAATTCTTTATTGTTTTTAATGCCATAGCTTAGTACTCGTCGAACAACATTTCTTTCCCATGTCGGGTCGGTATATTTCGTAAACATTCGAAGCATTTCAACGGAATCCGCATCCCGACCCTGATTAAATAGGTCAAAGGTTTCGGTAAAAAGATTTCTCCGTTTATCCTTTGTTTCAAGCCCTGCTGCCGACCGAACAATTTTAGGAAGCGTACCAAATCGAGATGATGTTAAATACATTTCTCGTTTCTTGTTTAAGATATTGAGCGCCGTGTGATGATTTACTGCCCCGTCATCAAAAAGACGGACAAACCGCCCCATCGCAAAAACAACAGGCTGATGTAAGGGGTTTTTATTGGCAAGACCCATTTGCGCGTTGAGCATCGGTTGAATGGATTCACGTTTCATAATTCGGAAAGCTGCTTGTTCACGTGCTTCATGACTGTTAATAAAGTCTCGAAGATGGAGCAAACCACCTGGGAGCGTATGAGACCACCACTCCATTGTCTTCTGGCCAATCCGGTGATAAGCATTGTAATCCATGAGGCCGGCCGGCTTGCCGCCTCGCGTCTTAATATACAAGTTCCGATCAAAAACAGTATCTCTAAATTTTTTATTATATTTCAATGCATCGTGAATCTGTGCTCGTAAATGCGTGTCAATATTTACGACGCCCCGTCTGTGAAGTTCAAGTATATCCCCGACTGTTGCTTGTTTATGTCCGATAATACGGCTTTTAATCCAACCATTTTTCTTATTGTAATATTGAAGTTGATGTGCTGTAAAATCACGCATTTTTTCTTGCATCTGTCGAACAAAATTGGCACCGCCTGGATTTAACTCTTCGTTCTTTAGAAAATCGATATTCTGATATTTATGACGAGAAGCATTGACCCAATCAACAATCTTATGGTCATTAATCTTTTGATTGTTCAACAAAAAACGAATATGCTCATCGTCGCGTAATCGAAGATCGTCAACCCCGCCCTTGCCAAGAGCGACCTGGATGCGATCAGCCATTGCTGAACTGATTTTTTCATTTTGACGAATCTCCTGCATGATGGCTCGGAGACGATAGTCTTCGTTCATTACATGTGCCATCTCACCAGTAAATTCGTCATTTACTTCAGACCCAATCAATCGCTCTCGTTGATTTAAATAATTTTGAATATCAAATTCTCGACGATTCAATGGATTTTTCTCTTTGTCGTAAGCTGCAAGAAGTCTTTTTCGTTCATTGAGAAAGTGTTGGCGTGTTTGATCAAACCGTTTCCAGTTTAGATTTTTTGATAAACCACTTTCCTGATTAATCGTGCTTCTCCATGCCTTGGCTGATATATGAATATCACGATCTAAAAAGCGGGCAATTTTATGTACTGCACCAGTCCGATGACCAAATGCAAGCAGACCGGCGCCAGCGATAGCTCCAAGAGCGATTTTCTGATAGACCGGCATTTCCGCACGTTCATCTTCGTTATATAAATAATATTTCGATGACCGCTGATTATCCTGATAATTTTCAGGCTTCACGATTTCCATCAGATCATCCATTGCTTATCACTCTTTCTAGTCAAAATCGCCTTTAAGACGATCGTGAATAACATCATAATTTGCTTCCTGACGATCTAGTTCATCAAAATGAGTACTTGGTGGAGCAATCTTGCGACCGTGTATCGCTTCATTTTCTGCAAGTTTCTTCAAGAGGTCTTCTTCATTACGTATCGTTTGAGACTGTTCTTTAGGATTTTTCTTTGATTTTTGAGGTTTTTTTGCATGAAGCAGCGGGCTGTTTACATCGTTCATTTTAAAGTTATGTTGATAGGTCTTTTGCTGTGATCCCTGTTGCTGCTGTGCTTGAATCTGTTTCGCTTCTTCTGAGCCCTCAATGATAATTTGAACTCCGCGCAACTGTTTTAATATAAATTCAGCACGAGACAAATAGTAAGTCAATTTAAGATTGGTCCATTTTTGAATTTCTTCAATCGAATATTCAGGAAAAGCTTCATGAATTAAGCAGTCTGATTGATAATCTTGAAATTCAAGTTCTTGACGGAATGCATCAAGGGCCTCTTTCGCCTGCCCTTCCTGATAACCACCGATTCGAAGAATGATATTATTTAAGACTTCGGCATAACCAGCCAATCCATTTTCAAAATCAAAATTTTTAGGATACAAAGTGCAGACGCTACACATTTTTTCTTGAAGCTTCATTGGATTTTCACGATAAATAAATGTGATCTGTTTCCACTCTTCACGACCTGGAACACGGAAAATAAACAGTTGCGAGTAATCCTTATTTTTGTTTTCAAATATAACTTTATAAATATGTTCGTACTTCTTCTTCCAACTATTGATCGTTCGTTTAGCCGGTCCTTTCACAGCATATCACAACTCAATCGGAGCAGACTGTGCGGTGAATCCTGACTTATCCATCACCATGTCAGCAATAAGTGAAGGCACGCCTGCACGTCCGCCTTTAGCAATGTATTCTTTAATATCAAAGTCTCGCGGGAATAGAATGACCGCTTGCATAATTGCTTCTTCTCGGTCCATGATTCCCATTTCTTTTTGCTCTATCAGTTGTCGATATTCAGGCCGTTTTAATGGACGCCATATAAATTTTTCATTTTCAAATGGTGTGAAATAAACAGCCATATATTTTTTCTTCCATTCTTCGATTTCTTGTCGTGTGGGACCTCCTTCAAAAACCGGTGTTGTCCATTCTTCATCTGTATATAAGCCGAGATGTTTATTTTCTGTTTCTTCACTACTTTTTTTATTATGATTTTCTAATGGTTTGGTTTCTTTTTTCAATTTAAATTTCCTCTTTTCTAAAGGTTTATCTAAAGATTATTATACGTTAATACATTGTACTTTTGCCATTTAAATCTTGAGCAATAAAAGAATAAGTTTCTGTTAAAGGGCGGCCTTGGTCACTCGTACTCATATTTTTTTGCAGTCCCGTTAATTGAACACCATTTATTCGGTCTACAGTGATGTTTGGATGAACGGGGGCTTTATTATAGAATCCTTGATATTGAGCCCCAAGTGTTTGACTGACGGCCCCATAATTTATTTTAATATCAAAACCAAATGGCGTTGTTCTCTGAAAATAAGTTGAGGCACCCGGGGTTAAATACGTCGTCTTTGAATCATCGCCCCATATCTCTTTTTCATAAGCATCTGCAATTTCATTGAACGATTCTTTGCCATAAATTTTTAGAATATCTTCAATCGTTAAATCAGTGTGTTTCAAATCTATATCAGGCAGTTTTTTGGCTTTATCGGATAAGGCAAATTCGATGGCATCTGCATTCTCAATAATTTCTTGCAGGTAACCGACAGAAGTAAAATTAATCGAAAACTCACCCCTTATTATCCGATTTCCCCTAGCAACCGCATCATACGTATAGGAGTGATAGCCATAAATGGGTCGGACCTGTTCTTCAAGCGTAAAATTTAGCGAAATGATGTCATCGACAAAAATATTCCCAAAATAAAGATGTACATCAGCATTTGAAAAATAATCGTTTGAGAATAGCTGATATTCAACGCGAGTATCTTGGCGTCGATACGTATCAAACTGCGGATTTGGATGAAAACCAGTCGATGCATTATTGTGGTTGCCCATCATACGACGCATATAAAACTCATCTCCGTTTTGTTTGACGTATCTTGGAAATAGGATCTATATCCAAAGCATAAAATTCAAATACATCATGCGTGGTAATATTATCAATCGACATAGACATTCCTTCGGTATAAGTGGAAACGCCGTAAAGCGTCATCATCGATCGGCTGCCGTATTCATTGGCCAAACTAATCGTAATGTCAAAAAGTGGCATTTCATCCATGATGATACGATAGCCTTGATCCCTAAGTGATTTCATACATCGATAGACAATACTTTCATCAAAAAGATTAAAATTTAGAACACCGGTAATCGTTCGTGCACCACGGGTATAACCTTTCATGCTGATATGACCAAGGGCTCGTATTGGAACTTTTTCTCTAAAGATTGAATAAGACAAACTTGAAAGCTCGCCGAATACAATCGGGCCTTCATTTGGCATATTTAATGTACAGACCATATCTGTCCCCGAATATGTGGTATTAACGCGTCTGAGCCCTTTATTGTCCGGAAACATACTTTCACCTTCTTATTACCACGTCAGTTCATCTGCGTGAGATGAGATTTTGCCTCTAAAATTATGACTAAGCGTACAGACCGCACAGTATGGTTCTGATTCATAATGTTTAAGATAGGGAATAAATCCACTTCTTGTTGGCTTATCAAGATCACATTGACCGCTGTGACCAATTACAATCACATTGCAGGAATCATGAATTCGAGTCAGTACCTTTTTCAGTTCACCACGCGTCCAATTCTGCGCTTCATCAATGATAACGACAGAATCTTTAATGTTGATGCCTCTTGCATAAACGTGCGGCATGGCTTTGATCCATGCGTTTTTGTTATTCTCCGGTCTTTTTTTAGAGATAATTGCTTTATCCGGCAGCTCGTTAATTTCTAAAAGTGCATCTTTTAATGGTTGGAGATACTCATCGGTCTTTTCTTCCAAATCACCTGGTAAAAAACCTAACCTGCCCTCCTCGACGGGAGAGAAAAGATAAAGCAATGGTTTTTCTAAAATTTTCGCACATGCCACCGATAACGTTGTTTTTCCGCTCCCGCTCTTGGCATTACAAAAGACCATTTTGTAATCAAAAATTGCATCAACGAAAACTTTCTGTTCGTCTGTCAATCTGGTGGAAAAGCCGAATAAAAGATTATCTTTTGGTAGAGGCATCAACAAGATCTCCTTTAAAAAAAGGAATGGCAGGTGATCTACCATTCCCTTGAGAATTAGAAAGCATTTAGATAATGTAGCCGCCGCCAATTGATTTATTGTCAACAACCGCATTGCCACTCGCACGTCCAGCAGAACGACGATTTTCTTTTTCAGTAACAGGCTTAACCTTACGAGCCACGAAAGTGTAAGCTTTGGAAAGAACAACATCATCAACTGAATAGCCACTTTCCTCATTCAGAAGCTGAACCCCATAAATTTCCTGGCCAGCCATTGCTCCGTATTCATTGGCCATTGTAATGGTGACATTAAATGGCATGAGCTGATCAACATATTCGGGAACGAAGAAATCAGTTAATCGAGTCGAATCGAAATTGTCTGTTTTTCCATAACCGAGTTCTGTCATTCGCTCGTCCCAAGTTTCAATACCATAGCCAGGAACAGAACTTCGAGTTGCTTTCAGGCCATTTAGAATTTGATCTTCCAGACCTGTTGCGCCCCCAGAACCCTGACCATTAGCATTTGCAATATAGGATTGATAGAGCATCGGCTTAGGCAGGTTTTGATAATCTTTTTTCATCTCGTCCAATAAAGCATCCCGCGAGAATTGAACGAAGACTAAACTTCCTGTGATTCCACGTTTGCCGCGGGAAAAAGACCGGGGGTCTGCATACCCCATTGTATAAACCGGCGCCACTTCGCGCTGAACCCGATAGGTGATACCTTGCAGTTCACCTATAATACGTCCGTTAAATGAAGCAACGATATCAGCACCGCTATAAGTAGAAAAGGTTTTAACCATTTCCTGATTGTTAAGTGCAACCATAGACGTATTCACCTCAATTTAATTTTCTATTTTTAAACTTTAGAGACTGGCTCTAAGGCCGACATTCGTCCTGATCTTCTGTGTTTCAAAGGCTGGAACAAGCATCAGTGATATAAATGAGTTTCCGCGAATCTTATCTTGTGTGCCAGAATAAACTTCAAATTCAAAGTCTTGAAGATATCCGGCCTCTTTCTTAGCATCAAGGAAACTTTGAATTGCGGTGGCCAACGAGTGTTGCTGCGCAAGGCCATTAGGCTGACCGATAAACGGAGTCGCAACGATTCGGATTCCTTGAACAATGTTATGAACGATATTTACCGTAGACCGTCTTTGGTAGTCTGATTTACTGCCAGCAGCTGTTACACCGGTTTTAACAATGTAACTGACAGAGCCATTCATAGCGACTAATCGATCGAAGGTAACATAGTGTGCGCCGGCAAGCTGGTTATGTTGTGCCTCAGACAGAATGTAACGCAGTCCCTGAACGACCACTTTCTGGTTGGTCGGCGCTGTCGTCGGAACAAGCTTCGAAATCAAGCCTGTATACGCAGCATCGCCAGAAGTATAGTAGGTACCAATGTCCTTGTTCTCCATGCCCACTTCAGGTCCATAAATCACATCAAGATAACCGCCAATATCAACCTTTTGCTGATCGTCGTTTAATATTGGTTCATTGGTTGCCTGGTCGTAAAGATAATGAGCATTTTGTCCTCCGGCGCAAAGTTCATCGATATAACTCTGAACGCCAAGCAGTGAAGCATCTTCGACTGGCCGGACCGCGATAACACCCGTGCATTCCCAAGTTTTCGCGGTTACAATAGCGCAATGCTGAGCCAACTGCGTAGAAAATCGTTTATTTTCAGAGGCAACGAGAACTGTCTTGCCAGTTGCGTCATCAAACTGTTTTTCACCGATCGACGAATTGTGAAAAGCTTCGGCAAGGAAAATGCGATCAACAGCATAGTTCTCCAAGTTCTGATAGACACCAGGAGTCACTAATTTATAGTCATCCACGGTCTTTTCATAAATGCCGCCTAAAATTTCATAAAGGTGTTTCATACTGGCTAGGTCATTTGTATTGAAAAAGCCATTGCTTCCAAGCCAAGGGAATCTTTCCGGATCGTCAATACTCTTATCCATGTCGATGTAAAATTCATATTCGCTGGTAACTGTATTGCGTTTCTGACCCAGTTTAACTGCTTTAGGTGTTTCAAATAGCCCTTGCAATTTGCAATCGCCATCGCCCACCGGAACATTTAGATGGACAATGTTGTTGTTTGGGTCGTTATTCACGTAATTACAGAACTCACGGAGCGTTTCAACGCCAGGAAGATCTTTCGTCTTGTATTCCAAAACGAGATCGTTCATAGCTAATTGTTTTGATTCCGGCTTGTAAAAAGTAATGATTTTTTGATAGCCAAGATTATTACTGGCCGAGGTGTCATTCTGTACGAGAATGCTCACCCCAGTGTAGGAATCTAAATCGTAAGTATCTTTTAATGAGCCATAGGCTTCACCAGGATACAAGCCCTCAACAATTAAAACAGGTGTTTTTTCTTCTCCACTTGCAGTTTTATAGCTTGCAAACAGTCGAACACCAACCGGAACTGTTCCTGACTTAACAACCACTTTCACTTTTTCCGTCGATCCAGCTTCCGGATAAAGAATCGAATATTGCCCATCAGCATGATCGGCATCAATGACTTGCAGCGTTATTTTCTTGCCAGCTGATTCGTAATAAACGGAGAAGTCACTTGAGGTCGGAATATAGTCCAGAGGATATTGTGTATCATCGCCGGGGATATCGTATTTATTGTCGCCTTCCATTGCAACTTCTGTGTAGTAGAAGTAATCAGCGCGAACGGCAACATCTTTACTCAGAGCCGGATAAGTGCCCGCATCAACTTCTCTGTCATACGCAGTCGTGAAGCGAATGCCTCCTTGTTGATATTCAGTCTTTGTATAAATATCATGAAGAGGATCAGAAATTGACAGATCTTCCTTGCCAATGCGCCATAAAAACTCGCCATTGGCATTAAACTGTGGAATCGCGTTACTGCCAACAAAAACATTGACCGTATGGCCTGCTTGAATGTTATCAGACCATAGGTTGTGACTGCTAGAATAATAATGCGTATTGGATGGATCCTGGGTCAGTACGCCATCCTCATCCGTGTTTTGGACTTCTTTATAATTTCGTTTATTGTATTTGAATTTTACTTCAATCTTATGTCCAGGCAGTACTCGATTTTCATTAAAGCTAATTTTCACAGGTGTTTCTTCATCATTGATTTTTTTGATGAGAGCCTTTATTTCATCCGCAGTTAATTCATGGACGGTTTTGTCATCCTTATCAAGTTCAATGACACTTTCAATCGGGTCAGTCGCAAGAGTACTGTCGGCTTCCATTGTAAGCTCACCGTCGAAGGCTTTATTGCCGGCGGCATTGCCCAGAGGCTGATTAAGTGCTGCCGAAACATCCTCCGCCTGAAGCTCCGTTTTTGCTTTTTTCCCATCCAGACGAAGCAAACGAATATCATCACAGCCGGCATCAATCAGTTCATACATCTTCCGAATTAGATTGCCACGATTTGGGACTTTAACGGCCTTTTTAATCGTTTCACCTGTGACTTGACTTGGCACACCTGTATCGACCATTTTGGTTGTCATCATGCCGCCAAAGAGTCTTTCGGCCGCTTGTGGTCCACCAATCTCAATCACACTAATCGGTTGGCCGACAGGACCGTCTACAGCGCTGCCAAGGACCAATACGGACTGTGTTGAAGCAACGGCTACATTCTGTCCGGAATACAAGTTATTATCGTCATATCCTACCTTAACGCCTGGCAGATTTTCATAACGATCAACAAGTTGATCTACCATATTTATTATTCCTCCTTCTCATCGTGAGAGATCTGAGCTTTAACGCCCAAATTTTGAATTGGATTAAGGATTCTATGTGATCGTCTTTCGTAAGTAATAACAAACTGAAGAGGACGCATATGCACGCGCTTGCTATTGCGAGTATCTATCTTATCTTCCAGTTGTTTTAGAAAATTAAGTTGAATAATTCGCTGATTTTGAAAATGCATGTTATAGAGATACATGAAATCTTCAAATTCGCCGACTAAATCGTCCGCCTCATTGGCATTCAGCGAACAAACCGTAAACTCAACCGTCATTGAGAACATCTGACCAAAGACCTCAACGAATTTGTCTGGATTATCCGGATGGTTTATGTATCCCCTACGCTGAGGCCGACGCTCAGGTCGAACCCCCTTGCCTTGAAAAGGGACACGATCTATCAAATGATAGACTATACATGGTAGATTTTCTTCAAGAAGATTATCCGCAGAATCTTTTCGAAAAATTTTCGCTAAATGACCAGCCTGCTGCCATAGCTGTTGAAGCCCACTGATAAATTCGTAATAACTGAAGCCATGCATCAGCGTTTCGTCTTTCATCGAAAGTCACTCTTTTATTTAAAGATTCTTAGCTGCACCGAGGCACGAATCGTTTTCGTTGTAAAAATTGGAACGGCTAAGATATTGAGGTTAGCAACGGTATACATGGATGCTTCATCAAGGTCAATCCTGAAATCATAATCCCGAATCATTTCGTCATTTTTCATTTGATCTAGAATCTGGTCAAGTAAGCTATTCATGTCATTCTCATACATTAGCAAATTGAGTTTACCGATATATTTATTGAATGAATTCTGGACCATGTTAATGAGATATTGCATAATTCTAAAATTTGTAATATGACCATAAGCGCTGCCGGGTGTGTTGCAAGCACACGGAGCTGCCGCACAGACAATGCCTCTTTTGAGGCTGTTTCTAAAGCAAACAATCCCAGAATGATCTAAATCGAAAAGTTGTTTTCTGGTAAATTCTTTAGATAAATAAACATGATCTATCGTTTTATTAATCGGAGAAATCTCATTATCTAAAGATAGCAAGATACCTGCATAAACTATGCCTGCTTTCGCATTAGAAAATTGATCATAAACTGCCGAAAAGAAACGACCAAACTCATGAAGTGTATTATTATAGTAAAGCGTCAATCCAGCGATGCAGGCTTTGACCTGCTCTAAATCTCCATCAGTTTCTATTGGCATAATTTCTGAAAATAGATGCACCCATCGGCCTCGTGCTTCTTGATCAAGTGCAAAATCCACGAAATCAACAAGATTCTGTTTGCTGTTTCCGAAATTGAATTGATCTATATAAAGGTAATCACAATCAAAACTGGACAGCACACGGTAAATCGGAGAATAACTATTTGCTTCTATTCGCATCATATAAACGTCCATGTTTTGAAAATAGTAAATTAACTCATGATACCGGTCAAGCAATGGGCCAGAACCAAAATTGTCGATGACATTATCCTCATTATGAATACGGATTGGATTATATAGTGTACCTTTTTCCGAGGTTCCAGCAACAATAAGACTCTTCCCCTCAGGTATTTCACGATACAGAGTAACCGGTGAATTTCTTTGATAATTAATCTTTGGAGATACGAGCATTGTCATTCACTCCACGAGGCTCATTCTGACAATAAACTTGAAAAAACATCACGGATCCATTTATGCCTCGTTTATCTTGAACATTTGTAATAAAGTGTTTCTCTTTAATGCCAGTAGCTTTTTGGTTCATCCATTTCACTTCTATAATCAGATCTCCGTTTTTTGGATTAACCTGATAGGGAAGATAATAGATCATTGGATTATTGTAGAATTTACCGGCAGATTGATTAAGTAAATTATTAGGCACGGTTGAATTATTAGAGCTTGATTGACGCCGTGCTAATATTTTCTCAATCGATACTTTATAACCCGTTCCAAAGCATAATGGACAGTTTGGATCTGCAGTTTCCGCGTTTTCCTGATAACAGTCGCATTTTAACCGAAGATCTCGACGAAGATAGAGAACATAATGTCCGTAGTTTTCTAATATTTTTTTTACTTCAGCTCGAATGTCCATTAAAAATCCCTACTTGTTGGTGCTGTCGTCCCTGATCTAGTTACTGCGCTAAGTGGCGAACTATAACCTCTGGCATTTCGATTCAGCAAAGCATCTTGCCAAAACAAAAGGTTCCGATTTGCGTCAGCCAACATTGTATTGATTAAATTGACATAATTTATTTGACTAGAGCTATTAGAATTTCCATTACCATCCGATGTTGATTGCGATTCAACACTCAAATCACCAAGTGTAAATTTGGCCAGATCAGATGTATCAATAATTTCTCCGGTATCAGGATCGGATGATATATTTTCTTGTTTAGAAATCAAAATAAAAAGCAATTGATTAAGTAAATGAATAGCTGCTTCATAGATCACAAATTTCGTCGTTGGGAAATATTGCGTATCCAATTCCGTAAGAAGCTGAAACGATGTATTATTCGGATCGGGTGTCCGTCCAATTAATTGATGTGCTTTTTGACTGGCATTTCTTAGTTCAATATATAAAGCCTTTTGTTTAAACAAATTGAAGAAAACACCTAGCGGGTTTTTTAATTCATTTGGTTCGGCATACAATGGACAAAACTCAGAACTGAATTGAATCGTTTTGGTTTGTTCTAAAGAATCACCATTTTCAGATTGAATAGACGAACCGAGAACAATCACATAATCGGTATTATAATTAAGCTTAGTGATTGGCGTGATTGTAATTTGTTGATTTTTGATTACCTTCTGTGTTTCAATTTGATAATCAGGAGGTAGAATGGCTTTAGTTAAATCAGTCGAAGATGTTTCAGCATTATCTTCAGATTCCGTTTCCAGCACTTTGACCGCTGGTTCAACTATAGAAACAGAATCAGTTTTACTTATTTTTTTTTGATGATAAAATCCTTGATAGATTAGAAAATAACTTCCAGCAGATAATTTTCTGGTATTATAATCTGTGCTATAAGAAAGATTTTTCATCACATTTAGTTTAACATTATCTATTAGTTGAAGACCATTTGGATTCTTACGTTTAATCGTTACCTCTGGCGGCCGATCAAGGGCTATTGGATGATTCGTACGATTAAAAGCGATAAATTCTAAATGAATCTTTCTATTTCTAGTTATTTCGTTATTTTGATTCATTTCGACTTTTCACTTCCTCATTAATTCTTCTCAGCAACAAGATAGCAACTCTGATCGGTCACACTTTCAGTCGAAATATTTTGATTAAAATTTATGATTAATGCATTTAATCGAGTCAAGGGGACATTATTCGTTTGATCCTTTGGTACACTTGAATCTATATCAAAAGCATCTATTGGGATCATTGGGTCATCTGAGGCATTCTGTATGGCTTCAAGCTGTGTTTTTGGCTGAAGTGCGGTCAATTTTGTTTGAACAGTTATGCCCGACATATCGTCCTCTGGTCCTTCCGGTAGTGTTGGATCGTTTGGCGAAGCAGATACTGGCGAATAGTAGAATTGTATAATCTGTGAATAATCACTTTGTTTACCAGATGAATCAACCGCAATTACCCTTAGATAATAATTCCCTTGAGCCAAATCAACATCTGGAATGATGCTTGTCTCATGAATTTTTAGAAATTCTGTAGTCTCCGGCCACACAATGACATGAAAATCACGAGACGTAGACAGTTCCACTAAATAATAATCAGCACGATCAACAGGCTTCCACGAGATCGATGGCAATTGGTGGATAATTGTATCATTACTTGGCGTTAATAGTTCTGGAGCAGCAATCTGCTTATTTTTTTCAGTAGTGAACTCAGACATATAAGTCAGATCCATTGTATTGCCAAGTATATCCTGAATTCCTTTTGGACCACCCAATAATTGAATTTGATAATGGTGATTGCTTTTCAATTCAACGGTCGGCTTAATTTTCAAGATCCTGTGATCATATTCATAATTGATAGGAACGTAAACCGAATCTGTTAAATTACTAAGAAATATCTTACTTGTATCAAGAGCTTTGATATTAATATCATTCAAGAAATAAATTTCTATTTCAGCATCAACAGGAACAGTTGAACCATTTCTTGGCAAGGATCGAAAAACAAAATCCATTATCCACTCTCCCCTGTCCGCATATAGTCATAAGCAACACGAATTATAGTGTTTTGTTGCGGCACTTGATCGTCATTAAAAACAATAGCCCCTGTTTTGTAATCAATTTGATAGTCTGTCTCCCGAGTCATGAAAATCCCATTTTTAAAGATCTGTTCTGATCCGTTAATCGGCAAATGAAGAAGACTGAATTCTTTATTTTCACCATTGACATCGCCTCGCGGGGTCTCACGATCGACATGTTCCGATCCTGTAAAATTGGGCATAACACCAATTTTTGTCCGGAATAATGGAAAATCAGCGACTTGTCTTACGTGTGCCATCTCTTTCTTCCCCTCTCATTTCGACATCAGCGCAAAATCGTATACAATTGGGCTTACAGTTGTTTTATACTGGCATTCAATCTTGATTTGAATTTTATCGGATGGCGTCGGCAAAGTAATTTCCTGGTCGATAATTACTTTAATCCACGGAGCATCGCCGGCAGTCCGATAATAGAAAGAAACAAACGCCTCTTCTTTGACATTATCTTCATAATCTGACATTAGACAGATTTCTGAGGTTGCTGTCGGTAATTGAAGAAAACGGGTAATCCAAGAGTCACTGGTAATACAAAAAGATTGTGTATTGAGAATCGCTGTACTAGATGGATCTCGTTGATCATCATTCACAAATGATTCAGAAAAATAATAGTTATAGGGCGATACGAGCATTAGCATGTCGTATCGCTCCTGAACTATTCTTGTCTTAATGGCTTCTGCCATATTTTTCTGCATAATATTCAAATGATAATCGTGTAACACTTGTCCATCTAGGAAGGCGATACGGTCCATATAATTGGCAAGTCCCATATCGTTTATTCCTCCCCTATTATTTTTCAGATTAGAACGAGATCGACCATGTAACACGCATGCCGGTGTTTTTATCCTTAGTGATCGGTCCGATACCGCTGATATTAAACATTTTGCTGGTCGCTCTGTCAAGGCTGTCGAACATGGCCACCTGATAGATTGAGTGGCTTTCTTCTGTATATTTGTAGGTCACTTCAATTGTGTCATCTGATTTAGCTGATGGCACATCAATTTGAATCTTATCGGTATGCAGTGTAAATTCTGCATCGCCACCATTGACTTTAACTGATTCAATTAAATCTTTTTGATCTGCGTCTACAGCAACCGGATGATTCAATGTAAAAGTTGCACTGTCACTCATCGTAAACGTGTCTGTTGTTTCTTCTAAAGATGGACCAGGAATACCCTTTGGAAAATCAGCAGTAAAATTAACGACCGTGCCTGCATTAATTTTATATTCAATTGTCAGCGTGCCAGGTGTATTAACAGGGACGCCGTTCTTCGGAACCTCACTAAACTGAATAAGTCCAATCGCGGGGTTTAACAGCCAGACATCACCTTTACCAATTGTCAGTCCACGATTCTCTATTTCAAATACAGTTTGTTTTCCATCCGCTGCACTAGTATGAATGACTCGTTCAAGTGAGAAAACGGGGGCGGAGTTCAATTGATAATTAAGATACGTGTTATCTTTCTGAAATTTGAAATTGACAGTAAATTCTTCGTCCGTGTTTACCTTACCTTCAATAAAGGCGATTTTCGTTCCATTTAAAGTATAATCTCCTGGATCCATAACATGCTCATCAGATTTGCGAATAACAGAAGTAATACTCAAGAGTTTTTTTGAATCATCCAGCGTATATTCCAAAGTTCCGTCAAGAATTTTAATATCGGCACTACTTTCATCTTCGGCAATCGGCTGAGTCAACAGAGTCTCAATTTCCGGCTTGCCTTCAGATATTTCAGCCGGAAATTGAACTGGAACGCGCCCATCAAGATATTCATTTTCCAGACTGGTCAATAGTTTATCTTTATCGGAATAAGTTACCGGTTTAAAGTCGGGATGATCTGTCGGCTTATCAGCTACGCCGATATAACCGAGTGTATATTTGGATTCATAGTCATATGAAACAGTTACGTCTTCTTTTTTGCTTTGAAAAGCAATAATTCCGCGAGCATAATCAATGACACAAGTTTTATTATCATCGCTTGGTGCCTCAGCGATTCCATACACGTCTGAACCAACTTTTACTACAAGTGTACCTATAATTATTGAATTAAGTGGATTACTAACATATTGAAAGTTGACCGTTAGATCACCTTGGGGCGCGGTCGCAAACGCGATCGTACCAGCCGCGGCGTCTTTAATACTGACTGTATTTAAGTCTACTTCGCTGTCGCCAATCTTGGCGCTGATCAGTTTCGTAATATGTCCATTAGATAAAGTTACATCTGTGTTTGTATTATCGGCACCAAAAGACTGTTGAAAAGTCCCGACCTTTTCATGGCTAATAGAAAGTGGAAATTCAAACTCACCATTTTCATCAGCCTCGGCGCTTGTGTCGCCCTTATCAATTTTTGATGCACGATTCATTTTACTTGGGTCGGCGAGTATCTGAGCAATAACTTTGTTTGCGTCTAAGACTATTAAATTGTGTTTTTCCTTCGTAAAAAACACACCACGTTTTTCATCGTATAATTCTATTTTTACATGACCTTTTGGATTCATTACAGAAGAAGTTACCAAGTCATTAAGCACGTGAGTTCACCTCATATTTTAGATTTTTTATTAATAACCGCCATGAAAAGGTTGCCCATCTTCATTGAGCAGAGTAATCGTCCAGGTAATACGAATACCAGTTGATATTTCTTTAATTGAATCGCCAACACGTACTAAAGAGAATGCTTTAACTGGATAATTATTATATCCTCTGACTTGGTCTTCTGATCGAGGACCATCGAACAATCCCATTTCCCGAATCGTCATGTTCATTGCCGGCAGATTTTCAGGGAATTCAGTAACAAATTCGATTTCACCTTTATCTAGAGCAAACCAAGGGGCATCCTTTCCACGCTTAGGCTTCACGATAAGCTGACGCTTATAATTGGTTGGAACACCGGGTAGATCATCGGTTTTGAAGAAAATCTCTAATCCAGCCTTTTCAGGGTCAACGTCGGTTAATGGCAAAAGCAGAATGGACTTATGATCCTCATCGTCAGGATTAAGAATAAAGGTTCCAGCCTTAAAATCAGAAGAAGCATCCACTTTGGAATAAGATTGTCCTCGATCTGCATCGTTAATCATAATGCTGTCATCTATCAGCTTGTCTTCAAAGCTTAGTTTTTTGGCACTTATTCCAAATTGATAGGAGGCTGTGATTGTTCCACCTTTGGCGGGAGCAGTATTGAAAGCAATCGTTCCATCTTCATTGTTAATCGTATAATCTTCTCCCCGCTTCAATTCTGCATCGCTGAATTTGATGATTTCCGATTCAGGAATAATGTCCTTATTAGCTAAGCTAAAGCTCTTATTTTGTCCGTCAATCGCTCCAATGGGGGTTTCTGAATCTACTGTTTGTTTAATAGTCCCCGCCTCAAGATCCTTTAGATTAAATGTGGCATACTGTTGGCCTGTAATTTCATAAGTAATCAACAGATTTGTTAAAGCTGAGGTAAAATATATTTTTCCATACTTATTATCAACAAAATATTTATTTTCCGCTAAATCTTCTTGGTCTTCGACGGGTTCAAATGTTGTTGAATTATACTGGACTTTCACGGAGCTTGGGACTACCGGAAAATGATCAAGCTGAACATAGTACGGTGCACCGGCTGATGTATTGTAATAGGCCGGCGTATCAAACACTGTTGTGAAATCTTCTAGCTCATGAATAAGCTTATTGTCGTTTTTTTGAAAAGCATCAAAATAGAGCGCATGAATCGTCAATTCTGGAGTTTCGACGGCGTCATTTTTACCAGAAAATTTAATTTCGACATCCGATTCGTTGAGCGGGTCTAATGAATCAATTACAACAGATCCATCACCGTAAGCTCCGTCAGCCAGATCTTTATCATACGTATCTACGGTTTTAACTGCTTTTCCATTCACTGAAATAGTAAATTGGCCACCGAGTTTTGAAGTCTTGTAATCGACCTGGAAATTCGTGATTTTTTGTTTAAATGTGATCTTGTCATTTAACGTGGTGGTCTTTCGTTCTGAGTCACCACCGAATCCGGGAGATAGCGTTAGCAAACCCGAATTGAATGGCACGTGATAATTCTTGCCATCACCAATGCCGATAAATAATGGGCTATACCCGCTATACAATTCCGCTGTAAGTGACGCCGTTTCTGCGGTTGGATCTTTTACGATTTTAAAGGCTTTTTGTCCTGGCCTTGTTGACTCAACTTCCACCAAATAGACAGTTATTGGACTAAAAGAAAATTCAGTAGTGAATTCATTTTCATCAACTACGCTCCAAATATCATTTGGCAGAACGGCTAATACATTTTCCCCATTCACCACATCAATAAGATGATCGGTTTGAATAAAGTAAACGCTAGACTCATCCTGTTTAAGAAATCGATTCTGATAGAGGACATGTGCCGGATCTCCAGCCAATGCCTTCATCATAATTTCTTCAGCCCCATTGACGACCAGATTGCTTTGATCTGCTAATGTTCCTGTTACCCGGCCATTGTTGTCGATGGCTTCAATTTTAATATGGCCCTTTGGCTTTAATTCAAAATGATCAGCCAAGCCATTCCCCTTCTGACGAGCCGCCATAAGATTATTATATTTTGCCCTAATCATCCTTTTCTTCGGACTTTCAGGAAGTAACGCCATAAGTGTTTCAAAAACATTTGACATGAATGGCACCTCTTTTTTATAGTAGTTAATTCTCTCCGGAAAGTGTGTTTAACCCTAATACAAATTTTCCGATCGGCCACTTACTATTCATATCACCAAGAGCATAATGAACTTCATCGCCCTTAATCTGATATTCATCCGACAAGCCAACCATTAAGTCTTGTTGCGTAGTATCCACAAAATGAAACTGAGCTCTAAGCTCAAGATGCAACTCATAAAGTTGTCCTAATAATTCTCGAAAGACGGTTAAAACTTTTTCATCTTTGTTTAGTTCATTATTTGAAATTTGCTGTACTTTCTCCATCAAGGACGAATAGATATTGTCATTTGCCTTTAATTGTTTAGGATTTTCAAGCAAATTCAGAACTTCTGAAATGGATTGATTGATGATTTCATATATTTCTTGTAATTGTACGGTATCTTGTTTTCTAAATTTTTCTCTTATCAGCCGTAATATACTGTCTTTGGTGAAACAGCTCGGTTGACTCTTAATCAAAGCCCAGTCTTGTATGATGCCTTTAACAGACTCTTTCAAGTGGCGTAACTGTTTGGCCTCTTCTGTTTTCCAATCCTCTAACCAACATACTGATTCCTCTTCAGCGAAATGATGAGAAATGTGGTCAATATTATATGAGAAATGTTCCTGCATATGAAGAAGATAAGCTAATGTTTCATGTGGGTTGTAACATAATAATAATTTGATATTATCTGAATAGATGGCCTTAATCTCATCAATCAGTTGTTTTATGTACAACACGTAAAAATTTTCTTCATTGATGTTAAACCAAGGAAACCGATCATATACAAGAAACATACGATTGATTAAATCGCCATTAATAAGGTCATATTTCACAATTGAGTCCGCAAGTTCTAATTTTTCTTCGTCATTAAGTTCATTCAGTACACTGACGTTTGGATGTTCGAGGATCGACAAAGGTAGAATGAGATCTTGCACGACCATTCGGAAGAATTTGCTGATTTCTTCGATAGGAGCAGCTTTAAAAAGTTCAGAAGCCCCCGGTCCTATAATTAATTTTACAGCATCGTCGAATGCCGCCACAAAATGGTCCTGCCTATAAATCTGATACATTGTCTTTATAAGTTCAGATTTGGCTTCAAAAGAATACAGGCCTTGAACAAATCCCTGTATTTCTGCACTATTTTGGGCAATTACTTGAATTTCTGTATTTTTAACAATATCCTCATAATGTTCATCCAAATAATGTTCAAGAATTTGTGTTAAAAAATCAGTAAAATTATTCTGGCTCTTATCACTAAAGCGATATGTCCGTATTAGATCTGTAAATTCTTCTGTGGAACTGAGTATTTGTTCATCAAAAGAGGAACGGATTGTTTTGGCCATTACTCTACTTAACTCATTGATAATTGCAGTCATTTTGTTTTGATCTGTAAATTCATAATCAAATTTGGCTTTATTATCCTTTATCAAGGCATGGAAGGTATCCTTTAGAACATGCGACAACAGATAGTCAATCTCTTCGTCATCAACATTTACTAAAGTATCTAATAGATCATGGAGCAGTTCAAAGACAATCCGTTCGTTCTTTAAACCCCGAATTTCAGAATAAACCCACTGACTTAATTGATGGTCTTTCGATACACCGCGCAATCGAAATTGGTTCATTGGTGTTGCCGAGACCTGTGATGCGGGATGAATCGTTAGCCATTCAGATTCAGTGACTCCGCCTAAAGGAACTGATAAAAATTCTTTGATCCGCAATCGATCTTTAGAAAAATCCCAACTTCCAGCAAAAGGGATACGCTTTTGAACAATATCAGGCATAGCTTCACCATAACGATTGATTGGACGAAGTCGTAAATTGATCTGATCCGTGTTAATGGGAAAAGTAAATTCATGATGTTTTAATGAGTGATATTCTGGATCTTTTGTCGGCAGTCGCTCTTCAATAAAACATCTTATTGGCTGAGTAGGCAAAGATTCTCCGGAAGTTAAATGGATACCATAGGTCTGTCCCATATAGACTGAAGCCTCCCTACTCGGTTGAGATTCTTTTGCCCGCATGACCTTTTGTTGAAACCGTGGTTCCATAACTGGTCACCACTCACTTAGCTGTCGTTGTACGAGTACGACGCTTTGTGGTTTGTTTTGATGGTGAAGTCGAAGCCACATTTACAGAAGCTGTGCCGGCTTCAGCCGGTGTGACATGAACGGCCAAATCATCATTCCGTATACTTTCGCCAACATCGTTAAAAGCCAAAACAACAACGGTGTATTGAGTACCGTTCTCTAAACCAGTAATTGATCCCGTCAATTTCGTCGGATCATTGATAACAAGTTTGGGTTCTCCCCAATCTGGATCCGAGGTTTTCTTTACATATACATTCAATCCCTTAATCGGCTTGCCGCCATCAGATGCTCCTAAAGTAATCGAAAAATCAAATCCCTCAGCTTTTGCCGTCGCCGTAACAGAAGGGGCATCCGGAACTGTTGAAGTATCATGGCTGTTCTCCTGTACTTGATCTGCTCGGTTTTCTGCCATTTTGATTCCCTTGGTTTTAAATTTTTCCTTCCAATCATCAATAGCCCGCTGAGGCAATTTACCTGTATACATTTTTAATGCAGGCGGCTCAGTAAATAATCCATGAGCAATACCTGACAGGTCTGCATTATCCGAAAATTCGAGATCTTGAACTGGGTCGGAAAGTGTTATATAAACGTTAGTCTTCGGATCGAAAAAACTAACTTTTCCTTTTGCTAAGCCAATTGTTAATTTAAGTACCATATGATATTCCTCCTTATATCAAAGATGGCAGGCAAGCTGTCAAAAAACAGTCCACCTGCCATAGCCAATCATTAGATTTTTAAGCCAAAACTTTAACGCGTGTCGGGTCCGGATAGGTTTTGTCGAATGCCAAATTGCAAGCGGCAGAAACAGCTTTCCCTTCGTTCAGCACACCAACACCATAACGTTCACGAACTTTAATTGCCTGAATGTCGCGTTCTGGATCTTTGAACTGCTCTGTCGAAAGCGGGTCCTTTTCAAGCAGCACGCCGACGTTATTGCGGTCAACAACGTACATATCGAACTTGCGCGTCTCATAGTTGAATGGTGCAAACGGCGTAAACATCAGATTAATTGCGAATGGAATACGCCCTTGAACTGTATCTGGACGAATTTGCAGATTAGTGATCTGTGATCCACCGAGTGCCGCAGCTGATAAACTTTGAAGAATATCATTTTTGAAAAAGACGGACCATGCAAGAGGATGCATCACAATATCGGTTGCATTGTACCCTTCGGCCATCAATTGGATAAACATATCAATCATGTCTTCAGTTGAGAGCGTGTTATTCTCATGACCTTCCTTATCCAAACCAGTTGTGCCAAGCTCAGGATATTTTTGGCGTTGATCATTATCAAAAATCTTGTGGCCATGCTGACTGAATTCTAGGAAGATACGTTCCTCTTTAAGGCGCGCCATCGCTTCACCGGCCTTGCGAAGAAGAATGCCAATGACATCCCACTGGGAATCGTTAATCATTTCTTCCGTCACGCGAACAATCATACCGAACTTTCCAACTTTGACTTCTTTGCTGCGATGCAGCTGGAAGTCTACGGTCTCTTCAACGTAGCTCTGCGATTCACCGATTTCATGTGCTCTCATAGCCCCAATTGAAGGAAAAATGACCGAGCGGCCATCTGTTAGCCGTACTGTCTGCATCAGCTTAGAACCGATATACAGCGGCTCTGCGGCTTCGCGCATCATCCCGGTTAAGACCTGTGGCATCAGAATATTTGCATCTGCAGTAGTTAATGCATCTTTTAACGTGACACGCTCGGTTTTTGGAATGTCAGTCCAATGCTCATTTACATCTAGCTGTCGTTTTAAGCGTTCCACGAGTTTTTTTGTCTCAGGACTTAATTCTCTATTTAAAAGTTCTGGATTCATGGTTAAGTAGCCTCCTCATTTAAAAAATTATTTTTGTAAAAGAACACGAATAGCACCGACAGAGCCCTTGAAATCCCAGTTTGTTGGGACACCGGGAATTTGACCTGTTGCTTTGAACGTCGCAGTTACATCAGCCGGAGCTTCTAGACTGGAGGCATCGTAATCTGGCAGAGTCAAAAGGCCTGTTTTCACATTCAATTGATAATTGTTAGAGGCAACCTCTTCACCGTTAATCTTTAGTGAGAAAGACCCCGCCACAATCGGCACTTGTTTGATCTGAAAATCATAGCGACCACTTTGTTTGGGTTGAACCTGACCGATGACTTTGTCCGTGAACGGAACTTCAATGTTCGAACCGTTCGTCAGGCCGGGAATACCTTGAGGATAATATTTCCCCGAGCGAGCTTCGGTATTAGCATAGGTACGCACGTACGGATAACCAGGAAACTTGCCATCTGAACCATCGCCGCCGCCAATGTCATTTGCCGTAAAGCCGCTTGGATTATCATCTTGAGCGATGTCTTGCTGGCTCCATTGAACCCATTTTAACCAGCCATCCGGAGGAAGATTCGTTTCAACCGCCCATACCTGTCCGACAACCTGCTCGTGAAGAAGAGCCAGTTTAGCTTCAGCATCGGCAATCTGTGCAGTTGCTGTCTTTAGCGCGGCGATGTCTGCTGCGTTCGCAGCTGCTTCTTTAGCGTCTTCCAGTTGCTTCTTCACGCCGTCAAAATCCGCCTTAACCAGCCGACCATTCTCATCGGACATTACATAGTCGCCCTGTTTAATCGGCTTAGCCGGGTCCGTGTCGTAGAAGCAACCCCACTCAACTTCTTCTGCCTCTTCTTTCATGGGAATGTAAGGCAATTCAATATAGATTTCATTTTCAATAGTTGGCTGCATTCCGTTAAAGCCATCGACAATATATTCATAGATATTTTGTGCAGCCACACCAATCGGTTTATTTGCGGCACGAGTATATTGATGGTTATCGTTGTCCATTTCTTGAACGTCCACGCCGCCATTGGCCAGAGTAAGAACCGGAACATAAGTATTGCTTGTCATGTCTTTAATAGTACCGTTCTTAAAAATTCCACCATTGTCTGCCGAAACAGCGACAACCCGCCCTTTTGGAATAACGACGTAACCGTCACCACCGAAGTGGTATTGAAACAGTCTTTTTAACCGAGTATCCGGAATAAACTTTTCGCCTGGGGAATCATGCACACTAACTTGCAGTTTTGTATTCGAACGATACTTACGATCTTTAGTATCTTCTAGTCTTTCAAATCCAGAAAAACTTGGCATTTCATTCAACTCCTTCAAAAATTATTTTTTATGCTCGAACATATTGCTGATAAAATCTACAGCCTGTCCCACAGTGAATTTCTTTGTTTCACCATTTTCAGGTTCTTGTATTCCAGGATTCTGAACGCTTCCCGGTTCAGGCCGATTATTTTTCAATTCAGTCTGAAGGTCTTTTAAAGAATCTTCCAATGATTCTTTAGTCCGTCCAATGTGTTCTTCCAAAGCTTCTTTCTTGTCGATGCCTACGACATCAGCCTTTTTAAGCTGATATTTTAAATCGACGACTTGCTCAGCAAGCGTTTTATGATTTTCAGAAATCAGCCCGGCTTTTTCCTGTGTTAATTTTTCTACATCGTCTTTGAGTTCTTTGATCTGTGTTTCAGCTTTCGTTTTATCGAGAACCATATCGGTAATAGTTTTCTGCATTTCTGCGACTTTTTTCTTTAGATTTGTATTCTCTTTTTGAGAAACAGCTAAAGCATCCTGAACGGTTTTTAATTCAGCCGATACGTCCTTTGTTTCTGTTGGTTCACCCATTTTGGCTTCACTCCCTTTAGCTAAACTATCTACCATTTTTTTTATGTTATTTGGAAGAGTCTGATAGAGATTGACTTCTGGTTTTTTCAATGCTTTATAAGTAGAATCAGCGAGAAGATACATATCAGTTAAGACAGGGGATTTATCGGATTCTTTCTGAGAAATGCTTTTTTCTTGAGTAGAAGCCGTAGATTGACCATCGTCATTTTCTTCTGACACGGAAATATTTCCAGCATTTTCATCGGCAGGAACATTAACATAAGAAACTTCGATTCCATCTGTCTTGCCAATAATAAAATGGCACACTTGATCATCATAAGTTTCCCCGGGCCAATGCTCGCACCATTCTTTTGTCCGGTCCGCGCCACAAATACTGCAGGTGACTTTATCAGTCATACAGCCTATCGAGACGGTTTGATACCGGCCATCTAGAATTTTTTCGATTGCATCTTGATCCGTAATCATGCAAGTAAAAACCAATCCTGGTTTACCAGACAATGTTTTAGTTTCATACTTGGCATCTACGATACGTCCAATAGGCGTACCATTATATTCATCATGATTAGTGAGAACTGGCTTATTATATGGCAACGTCCAAGATTTCAACCCCGCCTTCAGCCCTTGTTCGGTATAATATCTAAAGTTTTTATTTAGGCCGACATGCGTGGCTTCCATCTTAACTAACAGCTTTTTAGGCTTATTATTGTCCGCAGATTCCATAAAAATCTTTTTTGTTGACTCGGGTATTGGTTTAATTTTACCCACATATTCATGGAATTCATGGTCAACTAACTTTTTATGATCGTGGTCCTGTTTCGTATACATTATGTTTCACCTCCTGCACATACTCTCAATTCACATCTGCAATTTGGATGCCACGGGGGGATTTTATAAAAGACCGCAATTTGGTCAAGAGAATCCCACTGTGATAGATGCAACTTCCCCTGGTGCTCCTTGCATTTGATGCAATGCCGATCAGCATCAATCACCGCATCCTCTATTCCCTGCGCAAGTAGCCCTAAAGCAAAACCATAATTATAAGATCGAGACATCATATCTTTAGAAAATGATTTCAATTTATATGAATTTGCATCAAACGCAGATTGAACACAGTTTAAAGCTTCTTCAATATTAGATAATTGATTGAATCTATTTTTGATCACCAGAGAAACACGTTGAGTGACATCATCAAGATAAGACCGAGAGTAATCATAAAGGGTTTGTTGAGCCAGTGCAGAATTAACTCGAATCGGTCCGCAATGCTGATCAGAATTCTCAACACCTAGATTAAAAGACTGAAGAATATAGCTTTGTGTTAAAGCCTGTATTTGATCTTTTCCAAAGTGCAAATAGGTTAGCTTGGGTGTACTTATCGGGAATTGATCGCGATTCAATTTAACTCGATCAAGAGTAGATTGCCTTATGGATTCGTATATGGCGTTTAAATCATCAAAAAGTGGCCGATGATTTGGAATAGTCGATTGAACAACTGAGGCCGGCTCTTTGACTGAGGTCGAACGAACGGATTTTACCGTTTTCAACGCAGGCGTTTTACTTTCTGCATAAGATCGATGAATCGTTCTCACTTGTTCGGTTGCAGATTTTGGACCATCACGCTGCCCTGATTGATTTTCCGGTTGATTTTTGTTATCAGCTTCATTACTGGTATCAGTCGTTCCCACCATATTAAAGTGAAGCCGCTTCTCATCAACTTCCGGTTCAAGGCCAATATTATTACGCGTTTCATCGAAACTCTGAATATTATTATTCCATTTGAAGACTTCATGTGTTTCTTTTGCAATCTTCTTTTCCAGCTCAATTTCATTAAAAATAAAGTTTACACGAAAATCAGGATTGATCAGTGGATCAAAGCCGCCTTCAACCAGCAGCTCTTCAATCATAAAATGGTCAATCTGAACCATCAAGGATTCCTGCCACCCCTTGATTCGATCGGTCTTTGCCCCCGTCATCGCATCAGCTGTACTTCGGTTAGCTGTATTCCCTCTGCCAAAATCAACCTGCGACAGTCCAGTTCCGGTGAATACACGATTTTCAAAGTAATCCAAGTAGGGCCGGCCGTCTATCGGCTTTATATCAACTGCCTCAACCTTATGTCTCTCAGGAAGGACTAGGGCGCCATCTGTCGGCATATCTTCAACAGTAGACTGGAATTCTTCAAGTTCTTCATCCGTCGCTTGCTGACCAGGCTCTGTGGTTCCTATCGTGTATGTAAGCAAAGGAAAGATATGTCGGTATAAAAGCAACGCCGCATTTTCTTCGATTTTACGGAGCAGCCGCACATCTTCGATGACAGATGCAAGCCACGGATAGCCGAAGGCTTCACCTGATGGGACGTTATATGTGAAATGAATGATATCTTCCGGATTGAAAGTTTTGCCTTGCGATGAGCCGGATGTTAATTGCTGATACTTTTTTATATTTCCTGATTCATCACGCTTAATTTGTATGGTCGTTGGATCAAGAACGAAGTAGCCGGCAACCGGATATTTTGCCGGAAGCATTGCCGTTAAATTCATACCCGGAGGAAGTCCTTGCCCGTTCTTAGCCCGCGCCTTAACAACAAAGACATTATGATACTCAACAAAATCTTGACCAATATCGCGTATCAGTTGATCAGTTGGAATACCCGTTGCAACACCCATCATGTCAAGACGAAGTTTTAGATATTGCAACGCCTGCTGATTTTTTGATTGAAAAATATAACCAGATTTAAAAAGCAATTCACTATATTTTAACTGAGCTTGTTGCAAGTAGCTGTCATTTTTTACTGCACTTTTTAGGACCGACAAATCAACGGACGAGCTTTCAAAAGTATCTCGCCCAGTTCCGCCAGACCCATTTATTACGGCATATCCGATATGCTTGACTTCAGTTGCCTTTGGATCGCGCGTAAACCCGTTTCCCAATCCCGTATTTGTCGAAGGTGTTGTTGAGGTCGTTGCATTCTTGACACGAATATTCTTAAGTAAAGACAGTAATTTCGCCAAGAATAACACCTCGTCCTTTAGATAAATAAACAGAAATAGGGAAAAAGATTTTCCAACTACATCATACAATAGTTGTTTTACAAATGACGAGAAGGGTTACAGCGTATAACCTTCGTTTTTCAGATATTGATCTATCCATTCTTCTGATATATCTTTTGTACCGGACATATCCTCTAAAATATGATAGAATCTTCGAATTTTCTCTTCTTTCTGCAAGTCGCCGATCTGCTGGCCATAAAAAGCGTTCTCCTGTGCATAAAAACGCAGGAGATCTGCCTGCACACTCGTATAATTTTTTTCTGTTTTTTGAATTGATGAAACCATCAATTCAGCAAAATCATTAAAAACCTGATTCGTTTCGTCGTCTTGATTCATAAGATCATCATTTAAAGATGGATTCATTTTAATTTTAATCTGTTGAAAAAAATAACCTTGTTCATTAATCAGCTGTTCTTTTTGATCGTCACTCATATAATACTGCTGCTTTATGCTCTCATGGTCAGTACGAACCTCACGAAAGGCTAGAATTAAATGAGTCATCGCCGATGTTAAGTCACTGAAATCAGTCAACTGCAACATAAAGGTTTTCATATCATCGGTAAATAGCATTGTTGGATGATTAACCAGTTGATCCAACGCAAGTACTAATGTATCAAAATATTTATAACGATTTCGGTGAACATAACCAGTATCAGCTAAAGATATATGAAAATTAGAAAGGTCTCTTCTCTGATCTTCAATGGCTGAGTAGTCAGTATCTAATTCATCATCTGCATCTTCATAATCGGGCGAAACGTAATTCATGAGTTGATCTTCGGTAAGCTCCCACTGATTGATGGATTTGAGCTCATCTTTTTGAATATCTTCAATTTCTGTTTTATCTGAGATCTGTGACGCATAATAGTTCGTTAAAAAATCCGACCGCATAATCAGAGAGGCTTTCATCATGGTTAAAATCGTATAGATTTCATAGTCTTCTGTACCGCCTTGATACCCACTATGCTGATTCTCGAAGAGAAATAGATCTTGCTTTTTTGAATTATCTTTTAGTAGCACCTGATAATCCCTAAATTCTTGTGTTTGATTTCGTTTTTCGATAATAGCCAGTAATTCATCAATACGAGAAATCAGTTCCTGATAATCTCCGATCGCCTGTGAAATAGTAAAATCTCGAGACCGATCAATATTGACTCTTGTCTGCATATCCAGCGGCCTATGTCCCTTATCCTTTGTCCGTTCGAGCTTCGGCTTACCATCAATCAGTGAACGTTCATAAGGAGTATCAATTCCTTTTTTTCCAAACAGATCTTCTGGCATTTTAGATTCACCTTTTTAAATTATGTAACACAGACACCCGAAGGTATCTGTCGGATATAGAGAACCAGCCGTCCACCTTTTTTAAAGGGACATCTCATTATTTAGGCCATCCCACAGACGCTCATATCTTAGTTCGTCTGAAACCACCAGGCGTATGTCCTCGTCTTCCCCACCCACGCCTGTGAGGCCGATAGCCAAGCGGCACCGACTGCCAGCGCCAAGAATACGGATCCTTTTCTTCAAATTTCTTTTTCGGTTCCGCCACATCAAATACTGGTCGATCGTGACCAAAAACCTTATTAATCAGTTTCTGTTTCATATGGGTTTGATTTACTGCATGTGATGTCCGAGCAACTTCAGGTTTATCAATGATCTTCGTTAGTTCTGGATATTCAATCGTAAAGCCAAGGATCGTCAGCATCATTGCATCGAGTGAGTGTTCATTTACTGATGTATATATCGGCTTTCCTGTTTGCGAAATACGAACGACCTGATAGTTCATCATTTGTTTCCATATCATATCATCAAAGAGTGATAAAACTAATTGATTACGCTCCAAAATGATACTGGTTTGATTAATCATGAAGTTCTTGGCATCTTTATTGTCAATTTCTCTTGTTGCCGGATCAACAACCGGTATTTTTTGGCTAAACTGAATACGTTTGACCTTTTTATCTAATCCACTTTCCGGGTGATCTTTGCCATATTTTCTGAGCGTTTCAATCTGAGCTTCACCATAACCGGCATCAATATATAGAAAACGAGGATTATAAGTATCGTTGAGTTCAATGATTTTTTTTACGGCGTGGTCGAAAGTAAACTCGCCGCGCGGAATCTCAACACGATTAATGACTTGAAATTTTCTAATGGCAGCATTGTATTCAGTAATAACAATTTGTGTGTCATTTGCAAATTTCCTTACTACCGTGGCTTTCACCATACTTTAACACTGATTGAACAGTCGGCGTAGACCATATCATTTCCCTTATGTCTGAATAAGGGGCTGGACACTTCGATTTAAGGGGCTCTCACCCACCTGCAAAAGCAGGCCCTACTCCTATTGGCGACCAGTATGCCCGAAGGATGGCCTTTGAACCTTTTCCTATTCGGAAAGTGGCTGCGGATTGAACTTGAACATAAGTTCCCGGTTACCCAATCCCGTCTGTTTTTATGAGCATTCACGCTTAGGCTTGTTTCATCCTTACGCAGTAGCAAGACAGGCTCTAAGGGGCTCCCCGCAATTCACCCAATTCTTTTGACAGGATTACTCCTGAAAGGGACAGATTGCATTAAGCTATTTGTTTATCCCAGTCAACTCCGATAATACGCAATGCATCAGGAGCTGGATGTTTTCGATCATAATGCTTCAGATAAATGACTTTACTTAGATCAATTCCCTGTTTTCGATATTGTTCCTGTTCCCAGGCATTGAGATTGCGATAGGTGTAATAAATCTGATCACGTGCGCGTTCTACGGCCGCCTTATTGAAGACGCCGACTGTTTCTTCACCGAACTCAGCTTCGATCTCATGGATGTATGCCTGAGAAGTCATGGTGGCCCGGAATTCGCCTTCCATCTTCTCATCATACCCAGGATTGACTTTGGCCGGATAATGATAGGCATGATAACCCGTTTTCGGATCCATACAAATGTCATAAAAGAAATCGTGCCTACCCGTTGGTGTTGATGAAACCCAGATCCCTATTCGGTTCGGATCTTCCAGAGCAATCGCCGTAACCGCATCAATGCCACCACGGTCAATGTAGTCCGCTTCATCGATCATAATAAAATCAGCCCGTTGACCACGAACAGCGGCACCAGCTTGTCCCTTTGTAGCACCTACCGTAAACCCCAAGATCGTTCCTCCGTTTTTCCAAGATAGGACAAAGGGATTTTTCGTGTTTACATCAACGCTGTTTTTTAATTCATCGCAATCACGAATAAATTCATTGAGCCGCATGAACAGGAGCCGAATCTGACTTTCATAGGGGGCGGCTAAGAGAATTCGGGAATTTTTATGGTGGAACGTATACCAGACAGCATAAACAAGCATCGTTTCAGATTTACCCACACGGCGTCCCATCCGGACAGCTAAATGCTTCACACCAGATACCATATCAGTTAATAGCTGACGCTGGTACCATCTAGCCTTCCAAGGGTTTCCCTTCGTATCTTTCAACTTCCAGTAGGCCCATTTAATGGGATCCGCACGAATCTGTGCTTCCAATCTTGCTATTTCTTCGGGACTTATTACGGTCATGCCAATCACTTCCTATTTAGCCGCTGAAATGGTTGATAAGATCATCTGTCCCAGCCCCAATAGCTGCCCCGCCCAGTGCGCCAATACCGTAAGCTAGTGCTTTACCTCGCCATCCGCCGCCGAATGCGCGACCGTACGTTGGTCGTAAATGATTAGCTAATTTTGTATCTGCAAATTTTGATCCCATTTTCGTATGCATAAACGGCCTGGCGCCAAATTGAGCACCTGCAGTTAGACCAGCACCCGCCGAAGCACCAATCGCCGTTCCCAAGTTCAAAACAGGATTAATTGGATCATTGCTATCGTAGTAAGCCATCATAGATTCCTCCTTAATAATTAATCGTTTCATTTTGCGGATTGGCATTATCAGCAACACCGATTCCAAGCACACCGCCAGCGATTGTAGCACCAATCCCCAGCGCTAATGCTCCCCTCCACCCATGTGCCTTTGTCCAGAGATGCCTATTTTGAAGCCTACTTACATAATTCGGTGCACTGTATTTGTCCAGTTTTCTATCTATTTTTCTTAGTTTGTGACCCGCTCGACGTGATCTTAACTGATAGCCAAGATCCTGAGCTTTTTGGTCAAGCGTGCGATCATCCACTCCATATGCCGTATGATTATTCCGGATAAAATCATTTGCTCTTTGATTAACATTTTGCTGATAATTATCAAAATTTTTTCCGCTTTTTTCATAAAGATTAGCTTTCTGACTATTTAAGTCATCAATCCTTTGCTTCACACGATCCGGAATCCCTTTGAAATTCGCATAGGTGCCATAAGCTGCTAATCCAGAAGTTCCCATTCCTGCAATTCCACCAATGACGCCTCCGGCAACGATGGGATTAATCGGATCATTTGCTTGTACATCAGCCATCGCTTTCACCTTCTTTTAGTAGACTCTTTGTGCATTACGCGCATGATCGGCCATCATTCGAGAGCGCGCATAGCCGTTATATTCGTTATTTCCGCCCGGCATAGGCGTCATATACGCTCTGGCATTATTCAGATTCTGTAACCCATTCTGAAGCATGTCGGATTGCGCTTGCGAAGGAACAAACGTGGACGATTGAAAGTTTCCACCTTTAGCGGCTAGTGATTGTCGGGCACTGGTCATTCCTTGGCTGACAAGCGGGCCAAGCTCTCCTAACGCCATGCCACCCATTACTGCGGCTTTAACGGCGAACCCGCCTGGTATTAACCCCCACACAAGGTTAGTCAGCAAAGACGAGCCCAGAGCTTGTGGTACACTTTCACCATCTTTAATTCGACTGTAGGCATCCAAAGCAAAAAAAGCAGCTGACCCTGCGCCAAATTGAAACTTAGCTTTATGTGCAACTCCTTTTGCCGTTTTTGGCGATGGAATTTCTCCTTGTGTTTCATTTATTGTGGCCATACCAATTGACCTCCGTGCCTGAGTTTATGCAAGGCAAAGACAAGATCTCCCTTCGGAGCATACCCCTGCTCTGCTAATTGATTTTTAGATAAATAAGGATAAGCCTGATAGCCTTGAGCATCACCCAAAGTCCCAGGCATTGCGTTTACATCTTCAGATTCAGCTGTCATACGATTAAGTTCTCCATTAAAACCATTTGAGTTCAAATACTGATAACCAGCAAAACCCAGTCCTGCAACCGCTGCTGTTATTTTAGCTTTACCGCCAAATTCATAACCGGTATATAGATTATCAAAGTTTCGAATATTACTTTTATGAACCCATCCGGATTTTGGACTCATCTCATGAGCAAATCCTTTTAGATAACGTGAAAATCGAGCCATAACTTCGCCTTCTTTAGAAAAAAATTAAATTAAAGGAACCCCCATAATATCGCTGTTACCCGTCGAGTTCCGATACCATGAGCCTCCGCTTGCTCCCCGATACAAGCTGTCACCCGCCATATAAGCTGCAGCGGCGGTGCCGGCGATCCGTTTATAATTCCACGAACCTGGACCGAACTCAAACTCCTTCTGAGCTTTAGATAATTCATCACCAGTCAGTCCTTGAATAGTACTCCGATAGGCATTCTGTGCTTTTGCATTGCGAAACGCATATGTCAGCGGCGCCTGGCCTTTCATTGAACGTTCAACATCCAATGCAGTTCTTTTCATCGCTCGAATGGGATTAATAGCTAGATTAGACATCATAAAAGCCATACTTTATTCCTCCTTTTCAGGACCAAGATCAATAGGGTCCACATCAATAAATTCTTTATCTGAATCTGGTTCATCCAGATATTTCTTTTTGTATTCAAGCTCTTTGCGTTTCTCATCTTCGGATATTTTTTTCATGTCATCGATGACATTCAACATCTGCGAAGCCTTTTCCGAAGGGCTGACTTCAATGGTTACTTTAGATCCATTCTTCGCTTTGCGCGTAGAATTTAGATTGGTCAAAATGTGATTTTTCCGCCGAACCAGTTTTTCTCTATATTCCGTTAATGGATGAAGTTCTTGCCGCGTCAGTGGCACGCCGTCTTCAGAAACACCTACCGTATTGTTGATTACGTAATCTGCATCGATTGCAAACTTTTCATCACAACGCAGGATCCCTATATCCGTGTCCACGAGATCTTTAATCATTAACAGATCGACGGCGTCTTTCGGATCTTCTGGGTTGACCTGATGAGCCGTGCAATAACGCTGAAACAAGTCTTCAATCGTTGCAATTTCTATGGGACAGCGTTGCCCTCGCAAAGACAGCCCCTGAGCCATTAAAGGACACCCTTCCGCATAGGGACAGTCATTCTCCTTACAGATAATTGGGACGGCCGCATAGAGGCCTATCTTTGTATGCCGCATTGCCATTGCTATTGAAATGGCCTGCTGTCCATCCTCATTATTCGTCCATATATTTTGAATCGGTGTTTCTTCCTTTTTGGTGATTTCATTTTTTTCTTCTTTCTTAGCCATACGATCACCCGGATTTGTTGATTAAAAAAGAATACGGCTGACACTCCAAGCCATCGCGCGGTCCTATGTGAGGTAGCCAGTATTCTCCTTACTTTAATTTTACAAGCAATTCTGTCATTACAACATCAGCAGAAATAAGGCCATAAAAAAATAAGGCCCCACATTGAGCCTTATTCTTGATTTTCTTTTGCTTTTTCTAATAATTGCTTTTCTTTTTGCTCTGTTTTAATGGATTTTTCCAAAAGTCGTCGTATCTCATAGGGCCAGTCGCCTTTTTTTATTTTAGAAAAATACTTTTTAAGCAGAATATCATCTTTTCTCAGCCGTGCTTGAAGCAGAAAATCGTCTTTCATTATGCCGCAATTTCAAATACAGGTTTGACATAGGTGTCGTAGACTTTTTTCTGATCTTCACGATCTCCGGCTGAGATAACTCCATACATATAGAAACCAAGGACATTAGTAAATTGCGGAGCCTGAACCACGTCAAAGCCCTGACGTTTATTCTCTTCAAATATTTTCTTCATAATCTCACCAAAGACTTCAGCACCACCGCCAGCGGCAATAATCACGTCAAGATAGTTGGCTTCAGTGCCCCATGATTCGAGAATGTTCTTCCCAATGATGGCCGCCACTTCTTCCGAGGCCTCCCGGACAAGATCACTGACATCATGGTCTTGACCCGCAAAACGGATTTTTCCGGTTCGAATGACTTCATCCAGTGATCGGTCAGTCGCTTTAAACTCAACACCCATATCACCGAAAAATACTTCCAATTTGCTGCGCAATTTATCATAGACTTGAACTACACCAACCGTACTGTTATTTACTGTGTTATCCTCTATGATCACGCCATCACGGAACATAGCATAGTCGGTTGTGTAGTGGCCAAAGTCGATAACCCCTAAATAGTTCTGTGCCTTTTCACTAGCAACTAAGAAATGCTGTGGATCAAAATTGAACTGATTATAAGTTACCGTACCTTCCGGTTGACGAAGAATTTCTACACCCTTGACGTTAATTTTCTTCGTAATTGCATTATCCTTGCTTAAATTAAAGCTGATTTCGAATGATTTCTCTAAAAAGGCTTGAAGGTTTTCTCTTATCTTTTTTTCATAGTCGTTATTTGGAAGACCGGTCACAACGTACACGTCATATTCTCCACTTTTATCTGGCACACTTAGCCCAATGCCAGTTTGAAACAGGACTCGGCTAAGCGGATCGGCTGCGCGATCTCGAATCCTTGTTCGCTTTGATTCACCATTCGGCATATACATTGCTGAATCTCCGACAAAATACGTCCCGTCATTTGTGGTTACAATTAAATGTTCCGTGTCTATTTCACTATAATTGAACAGCCGACTGCTGCTGACTGTTCCCTCGGCTACTGCACTTGGAATAACTTCTGGTTTTGGCTTTAAGTTGGATAAGTATTTCATACTCCCAAATCCAACATCAAGACCGATAATAATAGGCAATGTTCCGACTTTTTTGCGACCAGTAGTCACATTTCTTGTTTTGGCTCCTTCTACCATGTGTTCGACACTCTCCTGTAAATTTCGACATAGTTTGTAACGATTATTTACTATGTATACATTATATCATATTGTATACAGAAGGAAAGATGATTTTAAATAAATATTTTAAAATTCTGATTAAAAAACGAGTCAAGATGCATGTTGCCATCAAGACTCGTTTTTCCTGCTTACATTCATAAATAGCTACCCTGTCAGAAAACAACCATAAAGAAAATGGGGGAGAAAGGAAAACTCTATGGTTGCGTTCTGACAGGGCAGCACTTATAAAAGTGCCCGATTTTTACTCGTGCTGTCCTGATCAACCACGTTCCGCCGGGAGAGAGCAGAGCGTGATCAAGCATTGGAGGTCATCACAAATAGAAAGGAGGGAAATACTGCGGGAAGAACCGGAGTCACACCGGCAATATGCTCTGAATAGCACATCAAGTTTCTGTCTTCCCATAAAAGTGGGAGATCATGGATTTGAACCACGAATGCCCAAAGGCGGCGGATTTACAGTCCGCTGCAATACCAGATTATGCGAATCTCCCATATCCGAAAAATACCTAATCACCTGTAGCTTCGGTATTTCCCCAAATCGGACTATGTTGTCCTCAGAAAGCTTTTAACCTATCCTTCCAGCTGCTGGATCATTCCAGAAAAACAGTCAGAGATAAGAGGATATACTGTGATCACAGTAAGCCGGTCAGAGGACTTGAACCCCCAACCCCCTGATTACAAAACAGGCGCTCTACCCATTGAGCTAGACCGGCATAATCAGGACACAGAGATTTGAACTCTGACTACCGCGTCCCAGGCGCGGCGTGCAGCCAAGTAACACTTTATCCTGAAATTAAGACAGTCAGGACTTTCACCTGAACCCAGGCATCCGCCACTTATGCTTATTGAAAGGAGCTACCCTTCTCACTTGCTAGAACCGATCTACCGACTTAACTAGTATTCGCGTATAAATCAGTATCTGCAGGTTACACCACTGTCTTATTTCCCCGGTTGGGATCGAACCAGCACTCACGGTCCCAAAAACCGTTGCCTTACCATTTGGCCACGGGGAATCTTAAAAAGTCATACCGTAACAATATTTAATTCATGAGCCTTTTCAATCACGGCTTTGATGACGCCATACCCTTTTTCTTTATAATGCTGATAAGCTTTTTCTTGTAATGATTCATTATCATAGCGAAGTAGATTGATCGGATGATAATTATTTGTGACAATGACAATGTATTTCCCCATTAAAAATACCTCTTTCTTGCAATTTTATTCTCACTTTGTAGATACAAACGGGACATGAGAGAATTGAACTCTCTTTCCCTGGCTGACAACCAGATGTAATAAACCGTTATACGAATGTCCCCCATACAGAGAGCAAAGGATTCGGACCCTTGAAGCCCATAAGAGCTTATCGGTTTTCAAAGCCGACGTGTTCAAGTCATACCTACTAAAAATACGAGGAAGATTCCACTTCCAACTGAATCGCTGAGCGCAATTTTCAACCACACAGAAATATTAGCTCTCAAAGGGGAGCGACCGCCCTCTCCGCCAATACTTGGCAAGCTGTGGATGGATTGGTTACCACCAAATTTCACGCGGCATGGAAGAATGTTATTTAGAAAAATATAATTATGTGTAGATTTGCGCTACTTTTACAGCCAGCATCTCTTATAGCATTTTCATGCATCAACTACACGCATAGTTTTAGATGGTTCTTTCCGGGACGACCATCATAGCCCCAGTCGGCTTCACTAACGAGCAGCTGGCCTGCCTTTTGCTTCCCAGCGATCAGCACCTATCTGTCGTTGCCCTTACTAGGACTCAAACTCAGTTGTGAGACACCGTCATGGTTTGTACCCACTTTACCAAGTCATGATAGACAGTGCCTTATCCTTGCCATAGGATTATTCAGCCACCGCATTTTTACTAGATACGACTTTTTAATTTTCAAAGTTCAATAGCTGAGGACACAGGGATCGAACCTGCACTCATTCGGTTAACAGCCGACCGCTTTACCATTAAGCTAGTCCTCAATTATGTGGAGTTTTGCTCCACAAGATACAGCGACACGAAAAATATATTTGCATTTGACATAAACCTCCCGGCAGGTGAACCAAAAAATGGAGGCTAATACCGGTGGCGGGAGTCGAACCCGCACGGCAGAAACCTGCCCCTGGATTTTAAGTCCAGTATGTCTACCCATTCCATCACACCGGCAAACATTCTTATGAGAGTTCTATTTTACCCGTTGCCGTATAATTACTAATTTTATTCCTTTTTCCATAATGCGCTTGATATTCAATATCAGCGACTCTATAAGCGCGTTGCAGAAAACCGCACACTGTGGTTTCATCGCCATGAAACATGAAATTTAATAATTCTGCTACATCTTCTAACACTGTCTCATGCGATATTTTTCTTTCTTTAGTATTTTTAAAATAAGTATATATATCTTTCTCGTTATTATATCTAAACAGAAAAAGGTCTAATCCCAATTCATGAAGAGTAGCGAGTTTTTCATCATTGCTATTTTCAAAGTTTACCTTATCCATATTTTCTTCATGTTTCCTCATGATATTGCCAATCTCATTCTTAAACACTTTCAATTTGTCCTTACTGTCAATTATTAACTGTCCTAAATCAAACAAATAGTACATGAGGTTCTTACTCATACTCCCATATGCAGTTATGCGTTTGCCTTTACCGAGACCGAAGCCTTTACCGTTTACCGCTACAGTGCCTTTGCTCAGTTGCCTAGTTATCATTGCCTATTCCTCTCCTTGTATTTCATTGTGTTTACTTTAATGCTAAGCAGGGATGCCGGAGTCGAACCGGTAAAAATCCAGAATATAAAGCGATGAAAGTTAGATGATTCCATATCATAGACAGACAGTCGGAGATTTTTCTGCTTTTTCCGTTTCCCTGTGTTTTATATTATTATAATATACTAAATATGCGGAATTATCAAGCATATTCAAGCGAAAAAAGAGTAATACCTATAATTTTTAGATATTACTCCTCTTAGATTATCTCACAATCTGATTTATCAGCTTATCTTCAAGTTCTTTAAAACTATCACCAAAAGCAAAAGCGACAATGCGGATATCCTGTGAAGTCCTTAATTTTAAATCCTTTGTATAATGCGCTTTATAGTAATCCAACTTAGCTTTGAAATTAGACAGGTGGTTGATGATAAACTCCGGAACTCCTGCATCTTTAATTTTTACAGCCACAGCAATATAAGTATGTTCTTGTTCCATTGCTCCATTGAAGCAGTTTTCTAAATTTCTAATACTCATTTTCATGCATTTAGTTCCTCTTTTTTCTCGTTGATATTTTCTAATAAGTTTTCTTTCTATCATTGCCTCGTCCTTATGGCTACATAGCTCATAATCTACAATATTTATCGTTGAGCCGTTACTGAATCTGCAGCAAAGTGAATCGTCATAGAAATCAAGCAGCTCGTTGATCTTTTCCTCAGCCGACGCAATGGACTGACGAGAATAGCCATAGACATTCCGAATGACGTTAAGCATCAACACTGAATGGTTACTAACTTTTAGAATAATCAAGGAATCATATTGCTTTTTAATAATACAGCTAATCCGCTTAAGCAGTTCCTCTTTGCTGGCTGACATAAACAAAATCCTCACATAAAGATATGAACGACTGCATTAAAAATAAAATCTTTGGCCCGTTGTTCGACCGGCAGCTGATCGAACGGCACCATATCCGGATGCGTCTTCTTTTTCTCATCTTTCACCTTGCCATAAGTCCAGCCATCCGCTATCTTCCATTTTCGCCAGTTTTCATGTGCTTCTTCCGGCGTTGTGTCCGGGTGATCCAAAATCAGCCGTACCCCGTCAATCACGCTGGCCTTCTGCCCCTCGCTTGCGTCTTCCCAAACCACTTGTGAATGATCGCCTAACGCTTCGCAATATGCTTTATTAACCTGATGACACGCTTTTGCAACTTCAATGATTCCCATCATAAAGTAAGTCCCCCTCACAATACTAATTCATTCATTTCTTACTGTTTTAATGCCGTTACAATCGCCGAAATCAATATTCGTGTGTTTGAACTTTTTGACTTATCAAATGTCTCAGGAAGAAGCTCAAGTACATGATTGACTGTTTTATCGATTTCCTGTTGCTCCAACTAAATCACCTCTTCTTTTTCTCATTTTAAAGTTCTCAAGTTGTTTTATTTTTCCCTTTTTTAAGCTCAGCCCATTTTTGTTTTATCAATTGATCCCAGTCGGCAGGCGTCAGTACATTTTCAAACTGCTCTTTAAATTGAGCAATGTTTTTTTCAACAATTTCTTTGCTATGAACCATTTGGGCTAAGTCCCTTGTCAGCTGTTCAATCCGTCGCTCCAGATTTTCTTTGTTATATAGCGTACTGGCAAGTCCATGTAAAAAGAAGTCCGCATAGCTATTACCACTGTTCTCATAGATGTCATGCTCATAATGATTCACATAATTGACCAGCGCCGCCGCTTGATCAAACTGTTCTTGCCCTGTTTTTGTCATTATTTTCTCCCCGCTTTTAGTATTTCACTTTTCGATTACTCGGCGTCACAGTATAGTAACCGCGTTTAATTCGAGTAATAATGTTTACATCCACCATGTTCTTTAGATAATTCGTAAGTGAACTATCGCTTAAATAACTAAATTCTTCTAAAATTTGTCGCTTGGCTACCGGATCTTTAGAATCTTTAATGTAGAGATAAATTCCCTTAACCTGTTCTACAAATCGAAGATGCATAATCTTCCGTCGCATCGGACTTGGTATTCGCCCATTCATAATTCATTCCTCTTTCAGCTGAGTTGATCGACTTTCTGAAAAATGACTATTTTTTTAGCATACAATTCGATCCATTGTCCCCAATTCTTCTTAAAGTAGCGGATATTGTGCGTTTCATTAAAGTGAACACGCAATGCCTCTAAATCATTTTGGCTTATCGGTCCGAGTAACTGATTGCTTAATTCGGGACAGCCTGTGTCGGCGGAATAATAATACTGTTTCATCGAATCACCTGTTTTCTGGTGATATGCTTGTAGCCTTATCCATTGAACTGATTGACCAATCCTGAGCCTGTAAATCATCAATCGTGGGACAATAAATATGGCTTTGCCCATTCCCATCATAAAAATTAAGGTATTCGTCACTGTTCGTATCATCGTATTGTTTCTTTTTATAGACAAAAGCCTTTGTGTTCCAGTGTTTACGTGTAACCAACGCCCCACTGATCACCAGTTTCATTGCTTGTGAAAAGCTAAACGAATCAATATAAGTTAATTGACTTGTCGTCGGTATAATCATCAGCGGCTCTTTAATTTTTTTCTTCTTTACCATCTCGTCCCAAACCTGTTTAATTCCTTTTACCGTCATGTAGTCTAGATCAACGGGAACTCTCAGGATATAGACACCCTTAACCTTTTTTGCGTATCTAAGATATTGAGAGATTAATTCAACCATGTTATCGCCCAGTCAGTGTGTCAATAATCAACGTATGACGTCTGGCCTTCCAAGTCGCCTGCATACGGTGACTAAACTTTTGAAGTTGCGGAAATAACCGCTTTAAGGTATGTATCAACTCGGCATTGTTGATGCAAAAGCGGTCTTGGCGGTCATCCGCATGAATAACCGATAAGACATATTGATAACCAGCCCGATCCGACTGATTTAAACGAATGGTAATTAATCCTTTATCCGGGTCCATTCTAACATCCTCAACGTACCGGTATCCGTCTAACGCTTGAGTCAGCGTGGCTGAAAACCGTAACGTTCTTTTAGAAATAGAGGCTTGATAATTCTTTAGCTGCCATTGCCCAACCTTGCTCTCTTTTCGCTCCGCAACTTGTTGATCTAACCAAACCATGTACTATCCACTCCTCTGTTTTACTAAATTTTAGATTAATCGTGAAACATCTTTCGTTTCTCAGTCAGCAGGAAAAAGCATTCTAAGACCACACCCTCTTTATTTCTAACTGTTAATTTGATCAAGTTGATTATTCATTAGATCGATCAACAGATAAAGTGAGTGTTCTTTCTTTTTCATCCCACGTAATACATGGATTGTATTTCTTTGCTATTTTTAGAGACAACATAGAAAATATTGCTTTTCCTAACCTATTTGGGCCAACATATACAGACATTAAATCAGACTTCGTTGTCCGGCGTCCTCTTCCTGGAAAAGGAAATCGCCTAAATTCTCGAATGTTTTTTCTGAGTAGAACTATGCTGCTTTGATTTTTTACCTCTGACAAATCTTTAACTAGATTAATAATAATCTTGTCTTCTTTACGGTCAACCCCCACATGTGCATATTCATAATTCTCAAAAATGTAAGACCAGCGAGTCCCGAACCAGAGACCATGAAGATAACTCAAACTTGCTGTCTCTTTTATTTTATGACCTCCCTTGGGGCAGTCTATCCATTCAATCAAAATACCTTCCCCATTTCTTTAGATAAATGTAACGCAATATGAACACAAAACAATTTTATCATACTTTTGATAATTTGTGCTTTATTTTTAGAAAATTTATTATCTTTATTCTACAATTAGTGACTTATAAAAGGGCAAATCAACACGATCATCTTATTTTATTTTCTAAAGATTAATCGCCATAAACTTAACACAGAATGATTTGCTTGATGGCTATTTTAGGAAAATCACTTATTGCAGAACAATTTTTATAAAAAATTGCGGGAGGTACCTAGTGTAGTTTGTTGATGGTTTTGGCAGCGTTCGGTGCCCCACCCCATCAACAAACTCACAAACTTGGTTCGCACTCAGCCATGAAAGTGCAATCGAAAGGAGTTTCACGATGCAAAACAAACAGTCTCAAGGTCAAAGCTCTATGTCAAATGAAAACAAAACACGAGAGGAATCTCAAATGAATGAAACGGCAGTAATTGAGATGGCACAGACAGACAACGGAACGTTTGAAGCAGCAAAGAAAGACATCCTGAGCAAAGCTGGCCATCTTGTCGGTAAGATCAAAGACGGCTTTATCAAACTGTATCACTTTGCTACTGACATGAAAAAGAAACTGGATCGGTTTATTGATGGAACGCTAACCAAGATTGACAATGCAAATCTAAACAAGGTACAGCGTGTTGGCGTGGCACTGGTTGGCGGCGGGTCATGGGTGGCATTCAATGCCCTTACCCTGCTCATTGACGCATTACTGATGTCTGTGAGTGGCACACTTGGATGGGCTTTACTCATCGGTTATGCGGTGATTAACACCTATGTGGTTCTTCGCGTCGTTGGTTACTTTGTCCCGTTCCTGAAATTCGCACGCTAATAAGCGATTAGCGAGTCAACACAACATGCAGGTTAGCATGATGACGATGCAATGATTCTGCATGTTGGGGTTGGCCTGATCATCAGGCTTTTGTATGTTTCACTAATGATCAGTCTAATGAAACACCGTTGGTCTTTGGCCTGACCGCAGGACGATACCTACTAAATAGAAGCCCATTTATCCTTCACAAGAGCAGATCACTCGGGATAGGTGATACATAGGGGACTTACTGACTTTTATGTGAGCAAGTTCCCTTTTTTATTTGCTTTAAAACATAATGCTGCTTTGTTTTTTTGCCACTGAACACAAATCCTAAAGGAGTGTTTTGCTATGAATCTATCTTCAGTTAAAGAATCAGCAATCGTTAGAAAAGGTGTGCTGTCTCCGGGGAATGGCGTCCTGTTCTGTGTAGAGCGGGATCTGTACCGGATGGGGCGTGTACTCGTGCATATACGCATGACTCATCAGAGTGTATGTGTCGATGACCTGGTAACCCGCGGCGTGTCTGAGGTAGCCATTCGTCGGTCTGTAGTGCGGATGGGTGCCCACGTTGTCAGTATCAATGGTCGCAAGATCATTCGCTTCTAATAGTAGGCAACCTGACCAGTTCATGTCGTTAAACCGAGCAGAAAGGATGACCTATATTGGCTATCGTTCAATTCAATAAGCAAGACGTGTTTCAAGACGTGTTTGTTGATAACGGCGTGTTGTCGAATGGGCAGCATGCCGTTTTGTTTGTCGTTCCGCAAAATCTGCCCTTGTTTACAGACTATGCCGTGGACTTCTGTGTATCTGATACATTGGCGGATGCCGTGGCTTGGTTTAAGAGTATTTCGCTTCATCAAGAAAGCAAGCTGTTCAATCGTTCTACTGGGCGGGCTGGGCTGGAAGGTCTGCGCTATGCACTGGAGGGCGTACTGCGGCTTAAGACGCTGCTTTCTCCTGGAGACCGTATCATCATCTCTCCTTCTGATGGAAAGCGTCTACGGGCTTATGCGTGGCTCCAAAAGTATGGGTTCATTCGCCAAGGCGGTCACTATCTGTACCGGGCTCCTAAGGAGGTGAAAGAGGCATGACTTATCGTATGGAAAAAGATTTAGAACACCTGAAACGGCTGATGGCTCATCTGCGGATGACCCATCGGTTTGTTTTTGTTGAGGACTTAACGAGTCGCGGGATTTCTGAGGAAGCCATTCGTCGCGCCGTAAAAGAAAGCGGCGCAAAGTTTGACATTGTTAACGGTCATACAGTGATTCATTTCTAAACAAAATTAAAGCCCTCCTGCACCACCAGGAAGGGCAAAAAGAAAGGTGATCATGTTCATGTTTAAGTATACGGTTGATGGAATCACGTGTCAATTGCGTGTAACGCAGCACGCAATTGAACGGATGGCACAGCGACGGGTAGATCCCGCTTCCGCCTTAAAAGCATTGGTCAAGGAGACGGATAGCCTTTTGAATTTGAAGTCCGGAGACAAGTTCTGTCTGTATCTCAGACGGCTGAACGTGTCTTTAGTCGGTGAACTCTATTATGCGCATGGCACGGTCGTGGTCAAAGTGATCACGGCCTTTAATTCTGTGGATCGATTCGTCCCACGGGAAGGCACTATTGCAGTCTATGCATGACGTTTTACCGTCCAACAGCAGTGATGACGTTAAAAGCTCCTGCAAAAACTAACTTTTAGGAGAGTGTTCGATTATGAATCGTGCATTTCTAAAGGAAAACGACTATCTGATGACGACGGGTGACATTCTTGCGGCAATGGCGGATTCAGAAGGTCTAGGCGTGAAGACGAAGAACTATACCCGCGTTGTGATGGGCATCGCGTCTGGTCAGAGTGTGCTGGAGATTTTGAAGAATCCGGCATCGGTCGGCGTGCCGACAAACCAGTTGCGTTATTTTAAGGCGTTCGTGGCAAGTCACAAGTTAGCGGACCGCATCTATCCACCCACTAGAAAGTCTGTACATGTCGGAACAGCTGAAATTGAAAAGATGAAACGTCTAAATGACGGCCGTATCATAAGCCTAATTGACTATACCGATATGTATAACTATTCGGTGGTCAGTGAGTCAGCCTTGTCTGAGGCTTTTGCTTCCGCCGATTTGCAGGACATCAAGTATTATCCTGCCGGCAGAAAGCCTTTTGTGCGTCATTTACTTAAAATGCACGAGATCCTTTACGTTAATCTGTTTGTGGAGCATCCTGATGAAGATCAGCTTGCCGGATTGAGCGTAAAATATCGTACTGAAGTTTTAGAGAAGATTCAGTTGGCGGAGGATGTTGTTCGTGACGGTTTCTGGATCAAGGATGAGCATGGCCAAATAAAGCATGCAGTCTTCTTGTTTCAGACACCGAGCCAAGCGAGATTGATGCAAGGCATCTTTATTCTGGAAGACTTCATGAAACCGGAAGATGCGCTGGAATTGTTGGGATTCCCCGCCCTCGCTTTTGCTAAGAAGAAAGGCAAAACTTATGAATTAGATGTCACAAAAATGTTAAAACGCCCCGGGTTAGCAGGCACTAACACCGTGGCGTCAAAAGTTATTCGGATTGGCAGTGCTGTAGTCGAGGTGCTTCCAATTCCGAATGAATACATGTTGACCGGTGGCACTCACAATTTAGTGATTGCCAACGATCGGCAGGTAGTGATCAAAAAAGGTCACTACAGAAAGTTTAACACAGACACGCATCGTTTTGAAGTCTTCGATGCAGCAAAATATCCAGTGAAGATGACGGCCGCCGATGGTGCGGTGTTCTTTGATGAGAAAGTATACTATGAGCTGGCCGCCGAGTTTGGGAAGTTCGTAGACGCAGTACAGGTCCGCATTACGCCATTTGTTAAGGGCTTGGCTGTCTTTATACCTGGACTGAAGAAATACTATCCAGAGGCAGACATCGTGGCTTTCCGGGGTAGTTGCAAGGGTGACTTCCGCCAGTTGCTGGCCAGTCATCCAGACTTCAAGATTGAGTTCCGGGTAGCCATCTTTAACAAAAAGTTGAAACAGGAAAAGAAGTATACGGAGATCCCCTATCAATTTATCCAGACTTCTTCTGTAACCGCAGAAGACCTGATTGAGATCGTGAAACCTCATCTGAACAATGTCTATAAAGCTCTGTATAATACGGATGCCATGAAGAAGCTGATAGGGTTGGACAGGTCTTTTGATGATCTGTCTGATGAAGAACAGGATTTTCTGTCCGACCGAAGCATGGTGTCTACGTTTGCGAGATTCCTTTCTGCTAGTCCACTGGCTTTTAACGATGTCTACATGAAAAAGTACGCGGTAGACCTGTTAAAACGCAAATTGTTTAACTGGAAGACCGGCAGCATTCCCGTTGAAGGCCACTATCGCTATATGATTCAGGACCCGTATGCTGTACTAGCGTGCGGCACAGAGTACAAGAGTGATGATCTGGTGATTCGGGAGCGTCCGTCTGATATTAAAGCTAACGAGGTTTTCTTACTGTCAAACAGTGAGAAGAAAAGCGATTTATTCGGCAAGTATGTTGTGCTCGGCCGTAATCCGGCCATTACGGAAGGCGAACTCCAATATGTCAAGGTGTATGGCAATGGTCTGTATATGCAAGCGGTCAAGCACGGTGCCTTTCAGAATCTCTGTGTGATGAGCGTGCATGACTTCTGCACTTTTGGCATGGGCGGCGCGGATAATGATGGCGATGAATGCATGACGATTACTGAGCCGCGTTTTGTCGCTGCAGTTGGCCGCTATAACGCCCTGCCTCTGCTTGATATGAGCTTTAAGCGTGATAAAGAAGGCCACGTAATTGATCTAGGCGACGGCTGCCCATACAGTATGGAACTGGCTGGTGTGTACCAGTTACCGGCGGGTCTTGTCGAACATCAAGATAGCTACAGGCTGACGTTTACCGCCCAGCAAGCCAAGTCTTCTGTGTTTAAGAAAGAGCTGCACGAGTTAGGCAAAGACTACGTGATACGCACACTGGCACCAAATAAGATTGCCACCTCCACTAACATGGCCACTATCTTAGCCGATTCCGTGCGTGGCATGAAACGGACTATTCAGCGGACTGATATCGATAAGACCGCTGTACAGCATAACCTGCAAAAGATCGACGAGTATTGCTATGACATTGATCTGCTTCGGCTGGTGCAAGGCTGGGAAATCGATCGTGCTAAGCATGGCGGTTTTTATGAGGAAGCCATGAAAGACACTCTCTCCTTCATGAAGAACCCGCCAAAAGAATTGTCGAAAGAGAAGAAAGGCAGCTCATTTCGTGTCTGGATGAAACCGGATTGGTTGGCTCTCCGTCAAGATCCTGAACAGGAGAAAGATGGCATCAATCGGAATGGGGTTCTGTCTCGCGTCATGGCTTTTATTCAACAGTTTGAAACGGAATATTTAGATGAACGTTTCGCTGAATTTGAAGCAAATGCCGCAAAATACTCTCTTTTAGCGCCTATCACTTCTTCCTTTGATTTGAAGCCGGATGACTTCTTGGCCTTGGAGAGAATTGTCGGAAAAGTCAAAGCACGTTATGGTGCGGCGGCTCGGTCTATCTTTCAAGCTGAGGAAACTGAGAAGCAGAGAGTCATTTCTTCCGGCATGTCTTACTCGACAACACGCAACGAGCTGGATCGTCTGGAGCAACACCGGAAAGATGAATTGTCCGTTCTGCGCGGCCAAGCTCAAGAAGTCATGGCTAATCTTGCTTTGAAGTACCCGGCCAGAGATTTAGGTTTTGTGGCATATTACATTACCTATGCCGGCCGGAAACAAGATAGCAGTCTCTCCTTCCCCTGGACCGTTTGTGCAGATCAGTTCATTCAGACGCTAGCCTATATGGAACACAAGCCAGAACAGGATCAGATACTGCGCGGCCAGATAGTGACAACCAATGTATCTCTGGGCATGTGCGTGCCGAGTAAGATCAACTACACCCGTGAACAGGTAGCTACTGGACTAGCCAAACACGGCGGCTATCTTCTGGCTCGTGGAGATCACTATCTCGTATTTATTCACAATATCCCCGTAGGCTATCTATATAACAGTAAGAAGACAAATCATCTGCTAATGGGGCACGACAAGTATTCTTTTGTTGTTGTTTCTGCTGAATTAGCTGCCGGCAGACATACCCTTAATCTAAATATTAGTCAGATCGTCAAGTATTGATCGCCTTCGGCTACGTGGTGCTTTACCCAATTCTACTTTTTCTACTTTAAGGAGCGGTTGCTTTATGGCTAGATTATCTGCTTTACCTGTCGTCCGTCCCCCGCCTGCCGGCGGATATTAAAGTATATCTTTTCCTTTTGTTTATCTATAATAAGGGTATCTCATAATCAGGAAGTGATTGCGTGCTATTTATTGAGGGAAAGATTCTTTCTGCTCAAGTCCGTGATGATACCTTTTTAATGCATGTTTCAGGCTCGTTTAAAATAGAAAGTACTCACGGGGCCGAGGCGCAGACTGATAAACCTGTCGATCTGTCTTTTAAGATCCCCTTGCGCTACTTTAGAAAAGCCTCTATCCGATATACCATGCATTATAAAAGCAAGCCCCATACCTTAAAAGATTTGTTTTTAAGCATGGATGATTCACAGAAAGACGACAGCTATATTAAAGCCTTCCTGTCCTATAATATAGAGGCCCAAGAAGACAATATCATAACGATAATGACTCACCTGCTGTCCGGCTTTCTTTCTGAACCGAAGGATCGCAAGGGTTAACGTTCGTGTTTAGATGATTTTCTTTCGAATTCTTATGGTTTATCCCTCAGAGAAACTGAACACTTTTCCGAACATTATCACCGATAACAGCTATGATTGTTCGCGTTTTACTATATTATGCGATCAGCTATATCGGTTAAAGTGTGAGGTAAGGCACAAGCTATAATTTATTTATGAGATATCCGCTTTTCCAGCCCTCGCGGGCAAGGAAGCTGCCTCCCGCACCCTTTTACAGCCCTTTTCACAGTCTTTTTACAGTCTTTTCACATCCCTTTTATAGTATTTTTACAGCACTTTTTCAGTCATTTTACGGCTTCTTTATAGCACTATTATCGCCCTTTTATAGCTTTACTTGTTACTCTGCTGTGCTCCCTAATAAGCGCTCTTATCCCGCTTGCTAGGTGTTCAGCAATAGTACCGTATAATAAGTTAATTAACTGTTATTAAAGCTGCAATAGATACAGTATTAGATTTTACTTAATTACTCATTAAGAGAGCTTATAGTATTCCTTATAAGAGCTGATCTAATATAACTATAATAGGCTCAATAGAATAGTTCTCTTTGTGTTTCGGCTAGTTTATATTTATAGTTATTCAGCCGATATAATTTATAATAAAGTATTTTTTAGTGTTTTAGTATTATATGGTTTTCCATAGGGTTTATTGAGTATATGTCTGAATTTTCACACTCGTTTTGATTCCCGCCGCCTGTCGGCTGATGATAAGGATAGTTAAATAACTGGAGGTTGAAATAATATTGAAGACATATCAATAATCTCTAAGACCGGTGGGATATTTCTCTATATTACATGACAGCTTGTCATTTTCATGTGATAAAATTTATAGTAAGCATTAATTTGATTTTATCATAATGATGGGATGTGATGAGTGATGCTTGCACGTTTAGTTACTGACCGTGCCTTGCTAGTGAGAGTTTTACAAGAGTTTGGGAATAGCGGTTTTCCAGAGGTTGGTCTAAATATGACAATCGATAGCACAGTAGAAGATATTAAAAAGTTTATTGAAGAAGCATTTGAAATAAATCTTAAATCCGAAGATGAAAATGACGAGCAGTTTGCTGTCGGCCGCATCGTTAAATTAGATACATATGAATACGAAATTGATGAGAATAAAATGGCTAAAAAAGTCTATTTTGGTGCAATGATTTATTGTGTGAATAAGGATACGTATTATGATCCTAAGATGATTGTTGTCCAATTAGAGGGTGATGATGGTGATTCGAATCAATTTTTTATTACTGTGTATTAATTGAGAATATCAAGCATGTCCCGTAAAGGCGGGCTTGAGAGTCCGATGCTCTCACATGCTATATTAATTTCTATTGAATTGAAGTGATAATTTAATGGGTGTTGTTGAAATAACAAGTAAAATTAGTAAAGAAGATCTGCATTTGGATTCAATTCTAGATGTAGATGTTTTACAGCATAAGGTTTTAGATGCGCTGCCCGGTTTCTCCGCCGATCTTCCAGAGGTTTGCCGGGTTAAACAGGAAAAAGATAATCTATTCAAAGTAAAATATGAAATAGTTATTCACCGTGCCAATGGACAATACCGCATTTTCTTTTTTGGTGAAACAACACGTACCGGCCGACCGGTTAATATCTTCAACGTTTTGGTTGTTGAGGAGTCGTCATAATGGAATTGATTAGTGAATACATCAAACGGTTTGATATTGGTAAAGCTCAATTTGATTTATCCGTCCCACTGGACCAGGTGGTAGACTGTTGTCATTATGCGCTTCAGAATGCGTATTTTGAAACAAACGATATAAAACTTATCCGTAATCAGTCGCAAATTTTTCGCGTCATTGGATTCCGTCGCATGGTCTATTCCGGCTCAGTTTCTTTTTTGAAAGGTCCGCTGTATTGGCATTTCTCTGTGTTTTTAGAAGGTTTTGCAGTACCGCGGACACAGGAATTTTCAACACTTGCTGAGATGCTTAATTTTCTCGATTTTTATTGCGTGTACTATGTTTAATACGAGGAGGTTTTCTTATGCTTAAAATACCTAATAGTATACCAACACGTATGAAACAAAGTTTTTCTGTGGGAAATAAAGAAGACAAAATTTTAGAAGCTGTAATTCATGATACTAAAGAAAGAGAAATAGCGATTCGAAATGGCATGTTTGCTTATGTCTCTTGGCGCTGGGTCCGTCCACTGGTTCAGTGGATTGGCAAACGTAAGGTCCTTGAGGTCATGGCCGGTCGAGGTTGGCTCTCTGCCGCCTTACGGCAATGTGGCGTTGATGTGATTGCCACCGATGACTTTTCGTGGTCGAAGAAGTCTCGGTTTGTTTTATGGAAGAATCCAGTCACTGAAGTACGGAAGATGGACGCTGTTGCAGCTGTACGCACGTTTGGCAGTGACTATGATGTTTGTGTAATGAGCTGGCCGTTTATGGACAACACAGCTTATCGAGTTCTCAAAGAAGCAAGTCTGGTTAATCCAGATATGATTGTTCTTTTTATAGGTGAAGGTTGTGGTGGATGTACCGCCGACAACGACTTTTTTGACCACTTTCAAGAGATTGATGATGAGCGTTTTGAGCGGGTCCAGAACCATTATGAATCATGGTATGGGATACATGATTGTCCCACTATAGGGAGGTATTTTGAATGAGGAGTAATTATACAGTTGATGTGCTTCATAGCCTGGATAGCTTTACGGGTGGGTATTTGAGGAACTGGTGTATCTTTAACATGAAGTATAAAACTATATTTTTTCAAACAGCCTGGTTCCTTTATGATAATTATTTTGGAGATAAGTCTTTTCGAATCCGGCCGAACTCAAAGGTTTATTACTGGATCTGTGGTAATGAAGGTTCTGATCTTTTTCTTCGTAGAAATATCGATAAAAGCCCACGTCCAAAAAATATAGTCAGGTGATATTTTATGGAGTTAATAGAAGAATATATACGACGAAATAAGTATCATTTTGATCTTGCTCAAATGAAATTTGAAACAAACATGTCTGCTGAACAAATTTTTGATGTCATGAATTATGTTGTTTCCAATTGGCCTGGCTTTTTTTCGTCTAGCTTTTCTAGCCAGGAAAATGATTATCCAAACCCTTATATCTATTTGCATTGGTCATTTTTTCAATATCAAGGAATAATTACTTATCAAAAAGATAAGCAAGATAAGCAATATTGGTCTTTTACATTAAAATTGTTATATAATTCTCCACTAGAATGGAAAGCACAAGCTCCTTGTTATACGCTTGAAAAGATTTTTCGAATAATTGAAAAGCACTACCCTGTCTGGGATTAGCATAAAAAAACAGCCTTGCGGCTGCAATACCAGCTAGAATGCTTAGTTTTATTTTAAAGCATTGACGATTGATAAGAGATTTAAACGTGTGATCAGTGGCGCCAAGCGGAATTTTCCGTTGTGAAGCATTTTTAAACAAGTTTTCTGATTTTTGTGATATATAACTTCCCACCAGTCTCTCCAATGCTTAAATTTTTTCATCTTTTTCCAATGTTTACTGTACTTTATAAAAGGACAGTCCACTCCCCATAAGTCAGAACTCTTAACGGTGACCTGAAATTTCATTTTTCTAGGGAATTTGTAAGATTTCAAGTTACCGTTGAGAGTTCTACTGTCCCTTCTGTACGGGAGATCATATTGGTTAAAATAGGAATTTCTTCTTTCTATTTTGAGCGGTAATTTTTTCTTCTTTTTCTGGCCTATCAGAGAATACTTGTTGTTTCCAAGTGTTTCCTATCTACATAGACCAGAATCGATACTGTGTTAGAGGAAATACTTTCTAACTCAGTGCTTTTATTTTTATAGGATTTTTTATCCATTCTGTACAGACCTTCTTTCTGTTTTTTTCAAACCTTTTTCTGAACTAGAAAACGCCGAAATCTAACTGGTAAAGTTTTCTGCACGTTTTGGAGAAACTTTACTGTTAAGTTTTTCTTCTCTTAAAAAGGTCTCCCTACTATTAAAATACTTACCGGTAAAAACGCTGTTTTTCTACATTTCTGAGATTTGTTCACTTAATGTTCACATAACGTTCGCCTTTTTCAGCAAAAACGTCCAGAAAAGGCGAACATTTTTCTCATATATTGTAAGCAATTTTAAATGCCTATCGGCTTATGTTTTGAATTTATGATTTCTAAAAATCAAATGAAAGAAGATTTTCTAATGAAACACGAGAGGAATATATTGTCACTTACTGCTTTCTTCATTTTTGCTTCAATTCTGGTTGGCAGCTTGCTCGTTTTGTATCTGGCCGTTGATATTCTCGGCCACATATGGGGGGTAAATACGGCACTATTAGTTCTTTTCCTAGTCGTGCTTTTTTTAATGGTTATAGGAATTACAATTAAGCTCAGAAAAGACCTATTCAAAATCAAAGATGATGTTAAAAGGATGATGTAAAAATGAATATTCATCTGTATTGTGACGGTGGCTGCCGGGGAAATGGACAGTCCAATAATATCGGAGCGTGGGCTGTCGTCTTGTGTTTTGGCAAATATCATAAGGAATTTTTTCATTCGGAAATGAATACGACCAATAATCGTATGGAATTGACAGCTCTCATAAACGGTTTATCAGAACTCAAACGATATGATATCCCAGTTATTGTTTTCTGTGACAGTTCGTATGTAATCCACAATATTAATACAGGAAGTCTTGATCATTGGCTGAATAACGGTTGGCGGACGTCTAATAAAAAGCCTGTAAAAAATCGTGATTTGTGGATTCAGGTTAAGAAACTGATTGTACGTTTTAAAGACATTTCGGTTCAGCGCGTTCCAGGACATGCCGGTATCCGATGAAATGAACGTACCGATGAACTTTGTAATTTGTCAATGGATAAAATTAAGGAGGTTTAGTTTCATGGCTCAATATATCGATCCGAAGAAGGCGCACTTTTTCGTACGGCGCAATTCCTTCAATGGTTTTGACTTAATTGTTGCCTATAATGGATTTTCGTATGTTGCCCTTTCAGGTGCCCTGGCTTATGTGAAGGGTCAATTCATTCGCGTGGTTAAAAATCGATCGCTTCTTACTCCATTTTTAATGAAGAAGGTGCAACAAAATGAACAAGGTTGAATATCTACCCGTTCCCGACCGCTATTTGCAGGGTTGGTATGTGTGGAACTCACAAGACAAGGAGATCCTGTCACTCTACACGATTGGCAATGCTCATCCGGCGGCTATTATCGCAAAAAACGTAGACGATGAACAGACAGCAAATCGTATTATTCGTGGACTGCATCAACATGATAATTAAACCTTAGTGTTACGTATAGTATTACGTATTTGATCGATAATATCTCCGATTTGGTTCATTATTTGGGATATAATAAATTTATGAGTAATTTTCACGGATAATTCAACTATGTTAAGAGGTGCGTATAATGAAGGACTATCATAAAAATCTTTCTGGCGTCATTAATTCAGCAGAGATTGAAAATAATAAATTGTTCCTTGAATGTACATTGATGGCAAGTTTAAGTCATCGACAGGGTTCAGGCATACGGCTTGATAAACCTTCGAAGGCACTGATTTATGTTCCGTTATCTGAATTTGATAAAGCCGTGGTAAATTATAAAGTAGTGGCTGATTTAAATGATAAACCATCTAATCTAGAACAACTATTCCGGTGTCTTCCTGATAATGAAACAAACAACGTAATTAAACAATTTTTAGTTCAGTGCGTGGGTGATCAAGATCTTGATATAATTTTTACGCTTTATAAGTTGCTCGGAAAATACTTATCGGGTGAGTATTCAGATATAAATTAAATGATACAATATAAAAAAAGGAGATGTGTTCTTATGATTACAGTAAAAGATATTTATGCGGCGGCAAAGGAAGCAACCAGCAGTCAGGGATATATCTATTTTACCGTTAATAGCAAAGAAGATACGGCAGAAGTTTGGGTTAACTCAGCGCGCCCCTCAACATTCTGCTCCATGAACCGTGTCTTATTATGGACGACCCCGGAAGATGTACGATTTAATCAAATTTTTGATCGACAGGAAAATCAGATGATTTCTGTCGAGGAGGCAGCTAAACGGGTTAATCAACGCGCCTTTGATTGACTAAATCACGTCCTTTCAGTCAATCCTATGGATAAGAGTGAAAGGACATGATATGATGAATGAAAGTAAGGCTAAGGAGATGAGAAAATTGGAAGAAAAAGTGAAAAACAATAATGAACTTGATTTAAACGATCCTACCCTACACTTTTTGCGTGACGATGAATTTGTTCTTGATAAGGAAGCTTGTGAACGTATAATCGCAGCTGATAAAGCTCCCACCCCTTCTCATCCGAAGGTAGATAATACTGTATTTGTCGATCTCCTTCCAAAAAAGGAGCAAGAAAAATATTATCAAGAACTTCGGGAGGCATGGGATAAACGATGAGAGTAATACGATTAACTAAAGCAAAAAATCTTTTAGGAGAAAGGAGTCTAAATAACGTCCTTTCTTCTTTTTCGTGTGAGAAAGATTTGAATGTTCAGCGATTTCTCCAAAGGTCAGCATTAGCAATAGATGCTCAGAATCTTTCTGCAACTCATTTGTGTTTTAGTAATGACTATCAATTAATCGGTTATTTTACTTTGATGGTTAAGCAATTTTTTTTACATGATGATGTATCTAATAGCATTCGCCGTAAAGTTGGTGCCCGGGATGATAATTTCTCGTGTTATTTAATTGCTCAGCTTGGACGTAGTGATCGGTTTAAGGGAATTGTTAAGGGCTCTGTACTTATCGATCAAGCCATTGAGCTTATTTATTATGCTCAAAAATATGTCGGTATGAAGTGTGCTTGCGTAGAATATACGCCGATTCCTGCTCTTCGGGATTTTTATGGTGCTTCTGGATTTCAAGATATTCAATTTAATCCAGAAACGGCTAATATGCTTGCCTATCGAAAGTTATAATAGCCTCCTCTTCTATTTTTAAGGGGATTTTCTTATGTTTCTTTGTGTTTCATATATTATCTTGTATTATCTTGATTTTTTTCTAATAATCTTCTATATTTTAGAAAGGATATGGTATTGTGTATCTAAATATTTTGGCTGCAGTTGTTACTTCAATCTTTATTATTTCTTTTTTTATTGATGATGCTAAGGATAAAAGAGATAAAAGAGCACATGACAGACAAATGGAGGCATTACGCCTTCGAATAGTTCAAGAAAAGCGAAAAATTGCAGCTTTAGAATCTAAAAAATAAGATAAATTATAGATTCGGAGGATTTTTTATGAAACACAAACGGAATTTAGCGCATCCGCCCATTAGAAAAAAAGTATGTGTACGCTTTTTTATCGGTTTTTCTCGATACGAAAAAAAGCATTTTTTAGTCAAAAAGCGGCTTTGTAAATTTATATCCAATACTCCTTCGTTTGCTATGATTCTCATTCCAGCAAATTTAAGTTTTGCAAAGGAATATAACTGTGTTGAAAAATGTCTTAAAAAAACCGTTCAAAAGCAAAAAGGGAACAATACTTTTGTAGTTATCACTGATATTCACGCTTGAAGGCGCTCGCTATTTGTATGGGGCCACTCCCCTATTTCACTTGTTCCACAATAAGCCTATCGGCTTGTGTAGCGGAGGTGAGAAATATGCCTTATCTCGTACAGTATATTGATCATACATCACGTTTTCATAATCTGATGTGTATTCGATACTGTAACGATAACAATGATTTCAATCGATTATCTACTGAAGACGGTCGATCTATTTCTTTTGTGACTTATCATGTTCTGTCATCTCGTAATGATGTGTTTCGTGTGATAGTAGCAGGAAGCCGAACATTTCAAGATTATGTAAAGCTGAAACGATGTCTTAATTATTTTCTAAGGAATAGAAATCCCATTGGTCTTGTAGTTGTGTCTGGTGCTGCCCGCGGTGCCGATACTCTTGGTGAACGTTACGCTCAGGAGAAAGGGTATTTTATCGACTGTTATCCGGCAGACTGGGGACGATTTGGCAAGCAAGCCGGCTTTATGCGAAATGTGGATATGGCTGAACACGCGGATGCCCTGGTAGCGTTTATGCAACATGGTGGAACTCCCGGGACTCAGCATATGATCGACATTGCTAAACAAGCTGGCCTTCCCTATCGCGTTGTGACATTTTAATTAATTGATTGGAGATGATAACTTGCTTCGATTTGTTCAAGGTGATCTGTTAAGAAGCGACTGTACTATTATTGGTCAGCAGTGTAATTGTTTTTCAGTCATGGGTGCTGGTTTTGCACGTCAGATCAAAAAGATGTATCCCGGTGCCTATCTAGCAGATAAGACTTTTCCATTTTCTCCACAGGAACGTTTAGGAAAGTTTTCTTATTTTATTTGTCCTAACCGTGCAGTTTTCAATCTATATGGGCAATATCGCTATGGACGAGATATAAAATATACGGACTATCAAGCGTTAAGATCATCATTACAAAGTATGTTTCGTTTTATTTCTACAAATAGAGATTCTATTTTTAGAGGTTGGCTGATAAAAATCGGTTTCCCTTACGGCATGGGGTGCGGACTAGCCGGCGGCAACTGGCCATCTGTCTCACACATGCTGGATATATTGTCAGACCAGTTTAAAATGACCGTATTTATTTATAAATTAAATTGAGGTGTATCTGATGTCTAAAGAAATACGTTTTTTCTCACATAGCACGCGGTATTTTGAATTGAGTAATTTTTACATGCGGAATTTCACGATTAACGGTCAGGTTTGGCCTTCGGTCGAGCATTATTTTCAAGCGATGAAGTTCCCTTTTAATCCAGAGTATCAGGAATCGATTAGAAGGGCTCCTAAGCCCTATTTGGCTAAGCGCATGGGAAACAGTCGTCGATATCGTCTTGCGCCGCACTGGGACGCTCAGGGACGCTTAGATGCCATGAAGAAAGCTATTAAGGCTAAATTTATACAGAATCCTGATTTAAAAAAGTTATTACTTGATACGGGTGATGCTATTTTAATTGAGGGAAACATCAATGATGAATTTTGGGGATGTGGCCGTGACGATAATGGGATGAATATGTTGGGCAAAATGTTGATGGAATTACGAAGGCAAATTATTAAACAAACGTTTGAGCAAAGGAGTGTACCCTTTTGATGTTCTATGTTTTGATTGGCATTTTTATTTTTATATTACAGCTTCTCCGAACATCGAATCGTCAACAGGTTTTAGTCAATTTACTCTTTGCTTTATTCTATATTTTCTTGTGGCCAGTTTATCTAATTATGATACTCATTAACTATTATCAGATAAAGCGTCAGAAATAAGGTGATCTAGATGGCTTCAGGCCGAATTGCTTATACAAAGCTCCGGATTGATATGTGGATCTCCGGCTCTGCTGACAAAGAAGGTAATGGTGGTTATTGTGCCCTCCTTTCTTCTATGCTTGACGATCGGCAAATGACAAAGACAATTGGTGGATATGCAAAGAATGCAACTGTGACTCGAATGACGCTTATGGCTCTTCGTCAGGGCCTTCAAGCAATAAAGTCCCCTTCTTTTTTGCACATTTATACCGATTTACCTTCGGTGTCCGCCGGTCTGCACAAAAACATGTATAAATGGGAACGAGATGGCTGGATTACGGCTAAAGGTCATTTGCTTCGCCATGCCGATCTCTGGCAGGAAATCTTTGGTTTGCTTCGTTATAAATCACTTGCCTACAAAGTTCATTATAGACAAAAAGATTTAAATCCAAACCCATTGAATAGATTATTTGTTTTACAGAAAACGTCTGATTATATTAGGAAAGCCCGTGAGGACTTATATGATGTCAAGATGCCCGTTTAACCACCGAACAGTCTTGAGAAAAATCCTTTTTTCGTTTGAGCTTCTGTTTCTCGTTGTTGTTGATCTTTTTTTCTCTGATCGAGTAGTTCACGCATAAATTGCGTTAGCTTTTGATCTCGAGATTCAAGTTGCTTTTTGATGTCATCCAGTTTTTGTTCAACTTCAGTATTCTCTTTATGGACTTGTTCAAGAATATCATTTTTATTTTGTTCAAGCTGTTCGTTAACACGTTGATCAATAGCGGCAGACAGGAACTCTTTTACCCTATCACTGGATAATAGCTCTTTGAGATCTTCCTGTGATAAGAGTTCACGTGATTTACGCGTATGAGGATGCGGCTGAGGGGCATCTTCGTACGAACGTAATATAAGTCCCATTTTTTTAGCCGTATCGCGGATATAGTAAGCTGTATCTTTGCCATCAGCTCTCTTACCGATTTCTTTTCTTATATCCCGCATATATTTGAAAATGTCGATATCGGTGTCCTCAAAGATACGCTTACCACTATCTGTCCGTTTAACGAAGTGAATGCCATACTCTTCAAGCGTATTCACCCAGAATCTTAAAGTTGGCTGTGGAACATCAATACGTTTGGCTGCATCACCAATTGAGATGTACTGTACCTCCATTTTTTGCACCCCTCCCCTATCATTGTCCTATATTATAGCATTTTATTATAGGTTGTCACATATTATAAGGCGTTGTTCATTCTACAAGCCATATGTTGCTTAACATTATCTTATAATTGATATAGTTCAATTATTCTTTGTCATATATTGTTTCTGATAACTTAGTTTACAACTTATTCATTGCCCAATATTATAATTGACTTACAAGTTTACAATTATTTTCTGCTTGATATTATTGATTACACTTTTTATGACATTTTATATATTGCGCAATATTAAATATTATTGTTTATATTATAGTTAGAGGTTGTTTAATATTATTGACTGATAAATTTCCATCATTTAGTGATTGTTCAATATTATATATTGATAATTATCATTTATTTCAATGAATACTCGATAAGATAAATAACTGTAATAGTATAATATTGAGCAGTCAATTGCCTGTCGGCAAATGTTAAGCGATAATATAATTATAATAGGGGGCATAGACATGGAATCTCCGAGGGATAAATGGAAGTACTTTAATAAGAAACATAAGATCATCGTTGATGACCCTGATTTCTATAATTATAGAGTTAATCCAAAACATCCGTGGTATCAACTGAGTGGATTTGAATTATTTTTCTATCCATTTTGTATTGTATTTGTCGTTACAATTCTATTAAACCTTTAATATAGACATAAAAATCCGCCGTTAAACGCCGAAGCTTGGTGAGGCGTAGGCGGAGTTTAACTATCATTTTGCGTCTTGTGAAGTTTATCTTAACAAGAATAGCAAAATGATTATTTTTTATGTTTATATATTAATATTTATTATTTATTAGTGAAATACAATAATATTTTTATATAATATATAATATTATTTTATTAGGTCGTGAGGAATTCTGCTTTATGTCTTTATATTAGGTCTTCTTATTTTAACAGGTAATATAGAGTTATTACCTATATTATTTATTCTGGCTATTGCTACTTCAATCATATCGCGAATCAGATAACTTTAATTATTGAGCATTCTATAGGCTATTGATGGCCTGTCGGCCAATGCAATGAAAATATAACTATCATATAGGGAGATGTTTTTTATGAGTATCTTATCTGGAATTAAAGATATTATTGAAAAGAACACAAGTGTAACGGTCGGAAATCAGATCAATGAACGAGGTCAGCTTCCGGTGTATGTCACTGATAAGTCTCAGTCAATCACGGCAGGGTGGAGCTTGAAATATTTTATCAATCGTTCACAGTACAATAACAAGGTGTTCGTAGCAAGTGGCCATTTTGACACGTTAATTATAAAAAAGTTCAGTATTATTTATAGTTTGCTTGGTAAAGTTTATCAGCAATTCGTACAGGGCGTAAATGTAGAAATTCGCCAGAATCAAAACAAGTACGCAGAATATCAAGAGAAGGGATTATGGTTTACAGTCTTTGAATTACGAAATAGCATCAAGGTAGCTATGACGATAACAGACGAGGCATCTCCGTTTCATATGCTCAAAGAAGACTTTTATATTAAGCTAAATCAAAATAATCAGCCGGTGGTTTCTGGTTATAATAAAATTTATAATCAGCAAGATGATACATTTTCTGATCGTTTCAATGCTACTATGTTTCCTGCCAAAAAACGTTTTATTCCAATAGTCAATGAAGGTACGGTTATGACAGCAAAGGTTGCCGGTAGTTATTCGCCTTCCGGCCGAGTTGCATTGGATCAGAATAATACAGAAATCGTATATTTAATTGATTACAGTACAACAAACTCTCATGTCAATGAACGACGCTTATTGGCATCGATTTATGAAAAACTAATTGTTGATCTGGTAGAGGAAACGGCAGGGAAGGAAATTTCTAAATCCACTCCGCCGACGACACAAAATAGTATCTTTGCAAAGGCTTCTGTATTTGGAAGCAATGCTTTCGCCCAGCAGGGTGGGGCGGCAGTACCAACAACCAGTGATCCATTCGCACAAGCAGCAACTCAGACTCCGTTCGCCATACGATAACTTTTTAGACTGTTCCAGTGGTCTGGCTTTGTTCGGGTTCGATTCCCGAAATAGTTTTAACTCTTAAAAATTAGTAGAAAAAGCAATTATCACTTTGTTAAGTTATAGTTTCAGGTGTATTATGATAAAATAGTAATGGAATGGCGGTGAAACAGAATGATTCAGGTTCGTGAACAGTATGGGAATATCTATGTTCGCATACTTGATCTTGGAAAAACATTTAATTTAACGCTCGAGCGTGTGAAGCAAATTCCACAGTGTGTTTATAAAACAGACACAGGCGAATGGATGTTTCCAAAAGAAAGACTATCATCTCTATTAAAAATATTTGACAATCAAATTGTCTGGGTTCAACCACTCAGACAAATTGTGAAAAATTTAAAAATAGATAATGAATTAATACAAAAGCATTTAGAATTAGAAAATCAGGGGCCTTTTAAAACTTGGCGATGTAAACCCTATCCTTATCAAGCTGTGGCTGCTCATTTTATGGCTCAGAGATGTCAAGCCGCAGATTTTGATGGTGTGGGGTTAGGGAAGACGCCAAGCACATTAGCAGCCTGTTATTTATTATGGCAACAAAATAAAGTAAAACGGGTGCTTGTAGTTACGTTGAGCAGCATAAAAACCCAGTGGGCCAAAGAAGTTAATAAGTTTCTTGGCTTCATGGGGTTTGCAGCTGTTGGTACTAAATCTAATCGAATGAAAGTAATTAGTGCTTATAAAAGAAGCAGTTTACGAAGCAAGCATATGGACGTGCTTGTCATTAATTATGAAATGCTTCGGCAACAAGCATTTTTAGAAAAGATTTTAAATCTAAAGTTTGACGCAATTATTTTAGATGAAGCACAGAAAATTAAAACAGGGGTTACTGATCAAGTGTTAGAAATGACTCCTTCACAGAATGCTTTAGGATGCTTTAGATTAAAAAATATTCCTTATCGATTTCTAGCAACTGCTACTCCCATACAGGGAAAGGCAGAGGAAGTTTGGAGCTTGTTTTATTTCCTAAACGATCAAGTACTTGGCTCCTGGCCATATTTTCGAGAACAGTATTGTCAATATAGTTCTCGTTTTGGCATCACCGGCTATAAAAATGAAGGAGAATTATATTATCGAATTGCACCTTACTTTATTCGCCGGACCAAAGACATGCCAGAAATCCAACAACAGCTACCTAAAGTTAAACATAACAGTAAATTTTTCGAGATGACTTCAACACAATCAAAAATTGAATCTTATCTAAAGGATTTAATTGAAGACCTCAAAGATCATGCTCGACATATACCATTAAATGGACGCGTAATTAATGGTAAACTGCTTGGACCTGACCAATTAAAAGAATATTACGATCAGATGATTCAAGGTTATCATCAGTTTATGTTGGCTAACTGTGATTCTCCTCAGTTATTGCGTATGTCCAAAACCAATTTAAGCACTCATATTTTAAACGAGTGTGGTATTAAGCCTAAAGAGCGTCTACAGTCTCCTAAAATTGATTATATTATTGATCTTATTAACCAACTCGAATTCGATGAGCCAAAAGCGAAAGTGGTTATGTTTACACGCTTTGCTAGAATGGCTGAACTAGTCAGCAGTTATTTACCGGGCTCCTTATTATTTCATGGAAAGCTGCCGGCAATCCAAAAGGATTATATCAAAGAGAGTTTTATGACTAACCCAGCCAGTAAAATTCTAGTAACAAGCGATGCACTATCTGCTGGAGCTAATTTACAGGCCGCTAAATATCTGATTCATATAGACTTGCCTTGGTCTCCTCAAGATATTGAGCAGCGGAACGGTCGGATTGATCGGACCGGCAACCCGAATCCAAATATTGAGATTCAATATTTCATCATGGCTAATAGTTACGACCAACATATGCTTGAGATCTTGGCTAAAAAATCAGAATTAGCCAAGACAATTATCGAAGGAAAATAATTATTTTAATTTGAAATTTAAAAGTAAAGAAGTGAACAGTGAAATGAGTATAAAAGCCTTTATCTGTGGACATTTTTATCGAAAATCAGATGACCCAAAAGAAAATTCAACAGGACTAGAGATTGTACGACGCATCGATAACGATAAGAAGGGGACCGACATCTTTGATGATCTCGAATATGAAATTATAGATCAATTTGATGAAAATAAACTTACACTTGAAAATAATTATGATTATTGGTTTTTCGCTATCGTAGAAGCTGATTTTGTCCGAATACCGGCTTATTGGGACAGTCCTGAAGAGTGGGATACCGAATATACAGTCACAGAACTAAAATCTATATCTGACCTAGAAAATATCAATTTTGAAAATTAAAAGATCACCATTAAGATTTCTAAAATGAAGGATTGGTACAAATGAAAATATACAAAAATACGAAAGTATTTACTAACGATATTGAAGAATCAGCGTGGCAGCAAGTTAAGGAGGTTAGTGATCAAGATTTTTTGAAAGACAGCAAGATTCGCATTATGCCGGATTGTCATAGTGGAGCCGGATGTGTGATTGGCTTTACAGCAACAATTAAAGACAAAATTGTCCCAAATCTAGTCGGTGTTGATGTGGGGTGCGGAATGCGTTGTGTAAAACTCGCAGAACACTTTATTGATTATCAAAAACTTGATTATGTTGTTCATCAATATATTCCTTCTGGTTTTAACGTACGTTCTACTGAACATGAAAATATTCAAAAAGTACCATTGTTTGATTTAAATATTTTTGATGCTATGAATCAAATTAATTGGCATCGAATTCGTTTAAGTCTTGGAACTCTTGGTGGAGGCAATCATTTTATTGAAGTAGATCGCTCTGAGCAAGGGAATTATTATTTAGTCATTCATTCCGGTTCTCGTAATTTAGGTGTTCAGGTAGCTAAATATTATCAAAAATTAGCTATTGACGAATGTCAACGCAATCAAAAACAAATTAACTCATTGATTTACTTTCTAAAAAAAAACAATCAGGATCAGGACATCGAAAGCCGTATTTTAGAGTTTAAGAAATCGCATATCAAGCCCAAAAAAGAATTGTGTTATGTATCTAGCACTTCTATGCGCGACTATTTACATGATATGAAAATAGCTCAGCAATTTGCTTATTTGAACCGTAAAACAATGGCCGATGTTATTCTTAAGCAAATGGGGTGGCACGAGACTGATCGTTTTGATTCCGTTCACAATTATATTGACTTAGACGCTATGATCGTTCGAAAGGGAGCTACAGCAGCATATAATGGGCAACGTTTGATTATTCCATTAAACATGCGTGATGGTTCAATTATCGCGAAGGGAAAAGGGAACACAGACTGGAATTGTTCTGCACCACATGGTGCTGGAAGAAGAATGTCTCGCCACCAAGCAAAAAATACATTGTCATTAGATGAGTTTAAATCTTCTATGCGAGGAATTTATTCAACTTCTATATCTATGCAAACAATCGACGAGGCCCCATTCGCATATAAGCCGTCACAAGAAATTATTGATCTGATCGGTAATACGGTGAAGATTGATCGAATTATTAAACCAGTCTACAACTTTAAAGCAGAAATATGATATTCTTTTCTAATAGTTGAAACGATGTGTATCATCATTCATAATAAATTTGTAGAAAAGAAGGGGATTTTTGCGAATTATGGAAAGAAGATGATTCTATTGTGATAAACAGCAAGATCAAGACAAAACAGGTGTTTCTAACTTGCCAGTATTGTGGAACACAGATTTCAATTTTTAGAAGGAAATCACGTTTAAAACCAGATCATCATATTAAACATATGTGGTGCCATGTCTGTAAGAAAGTCACACCGCACGAAGAACTGCATGAGTTTTCACCTGATCAAGATTTTTTTAATTGGAGGTCTCATCGTTATGCTTATGCCGGCAAAGCTATATGAGGTTGAGCTCAATAAGCTTTATCTCAGTATTTTAAATAATCTCGACTATCAATATGCCTTTAACTATTCTTGGCGTGATAAATTAGAAATAGCTGATTCCACTTGGAACAATATGCATTTAGTCAGTGTAAATTCACAGAATCACGTTATTGGTATGATTTTTTATAGGATTGATCGTGAAAAACTTATTGCTGATGATCTGCAGATAATTAACTTTAAAAAGGATAAATTATCATTAATTTTCGGTCGGGATCTCCGTCAAGCAATCCTTGATATATTTTTTAAATATCGATTCCATAAACTTAATTTTGAAGTTAATATCGGTAATCCGGCAGAAAAAATGTATGACCGTTGGATCCATCGCATAGGTGGAAATATCGTGGGTATTCTTCACGATCAGTCCTTATTGCAAAATGGCTACTACGCTGATCAAAAATGGTATGAAGTTCTACGAGAGAATTTTATTACTAGTGAAGTGGGAATAAATTATCAATATCGTTTACAGAAAAAGGATGAACATCATGTGTCACGACTATCTACGGTCAGAGATCGATCGGCGAAAAAAATACCAATCTTATCTAAATAAAATATCCCATTCAATTAGACAAAGCGGACCTTCGTTTTCTCGAATTATTGATATTGTTTTAAAATATGAAAAAGAAGAAAATCATTTATATCGTCATAAACAGGGTGGGGCGGCACTTAGTCAAGCAGACTATCTTAAGAAAAAAATGCACGCCATTGATATTAAGATAAAAAGACTTAAAAAAGCTAATCCAAGTTCAAAGGAATTATTTGACTTATATTTTCAGATGGGAAAACTGACTTCTGAGTATGAATTAATAAAACGTGTACCCAAATATAAAGATTGAGGTGAAGATTTATGCCCGATGAAGAACTCAAAAAGTTATCTAAAATGTTGTCAAAAAAGTTTGGAATTCCAGAAGACAGAATTAGAATTTTTCAAACCCAACACATTGGTGAGGAAGACGATTTTAAAGTTGAAGATCTCACAGATGACGATATTCAAGCTATCGAAGTGTTCGATTTTAAATCTATCGTTAAACGTATGAAAGTGGGCGATATTGCCACTGCTCTTCATTCGGGTTTGCAGTTTACAAAGAAAGAAGATGGATCGTTAATTACCATTGACAAAGGCAATACATTAGCTGTTACGCCGGTTATCGAGTGCGATAAGTATCATATTACGGGTTCTATTTTTGAATCGACGTTTAAAAAATCTCAAGTATATAATTCTCTTAAATGGGAAAAGTGCGACTTAACTCGATTTCTTGTGGAGTATGCTGCTGGTTATGCCGTAAAAATAGGGGATCTGGTTATAAAATCAGAAGAAAATGAGCAACAAGCGAACATACATGATTTTATGACCGCGCTTTGTACTCAGAACCTTTACTGTCAAGCATAAAATTATTCATTTGAAATGGAGGTGGCTTTTTTGAATTGGAGTTAATTCATGTATATTTAGTCCATACCTTTCAAAAAAAAGCGATACCGTGGCCGGAAAATCTAAAATTTGAAAATCGTTATAAGAATTACTTTTGGATCACGAAAGACTTTCAGATGGTCTACCCTTATGATTTGTCGGACGATCATCTATTGGCTATTTTAAATTTGATTGCCCGTAAACCAGAATTAAAAAGACGCTTTGTTATATTAAAAGAATTAATTTCAGAGTTCGACCATTTACTTTTACATGGGCCTTATAATCTATTTAGCCATAAGTCTGCATCTCAATCAAAAAAATCGTATTCAAAAACTAAACAATTTAAACGTGAGCAGAAATTTTACCATCATTACAATTTATTATGGCGAGAATATTTGATCATTATGCTCCTTGTTCGAGAAGCCCATTGTCGAGGTCTTAATGATCCACTGATTCAATTCATAGAGGGAGGAGGGAAGTCCTCATGAATCAGAAAAAATTTAATTTGATTATCGAAAATCTACAAATGATGCGACCATTGCCCGAACAGGAGGTAAAATATTGCCGGGATTGTTTCGATGTTTTTAAATATATTTTTTCGCATGATTATGCGACCAAAAAAGATATGAAACAGTTTTCATTGGAACAGCTTGAATGGTCTATGGATGCCTTACGTGATGGTGTCATTACTGATTACTATGTTGAAAATAATGATCTGTCTGGCTTCAGGGGCAACCCCTGTTATGAGTTAATTCGTGCTCAAGATTTAATGACAGGAATCGCTCAACTGCCACGCGTTAAAAAGGCGGAATTCATATGAGTATCAGCTACTTCTCTGAAGATGAACAATTTGCCTTTGCATCTATTATTGATCGGATGATCATGTATAAATTCATGCTTATGCACTTCTCAGATACACCAGATAGACAAGAGATTTTATTTGATACTGAGGATAACCTTTATGAGGCCTGTTGTGATTTTGATAAGGATATTAAAAAAGTCATTTGGCCTTACGATGTTCAATTAATCGACTTTGAGAAGGTTAAATATGAATGGTTAGATGAGGAGATTACTTGTATTGAAATCTTTCAATTTCCCTTTTTTGATCGTCTTGTTCAACGATTACTGCTATTTCCTAACGCTTATTTGACACGTTTTAAAAAGGACTATGTTTATTTAGAACAGTGTTATGACGATAGTGATGGTGGCGACATGTATTCATCTAGCGCATTTAATAATCATTTTATTTGGAAAAGCTCACTGAATACTTGGCATACGCTTATACTTGCTGAAACATGTCCTTTGCGTTATTCGGATAAATTGATTAATTTCTATCGTGCTTTTCATGACATTGTTGAATTATACCATGAAGTGTTTCATTGTTACCCCTTAAGGGAAGGAGGGCAACTTTCTTGTCACGAGTCACTATCGAATTGAACGATCAGGATCTTCCAAAAATTACGCTTGAAAATCAGGGGGCCACGCAACAATTTCAGGTGTATCACGATACTTTGCTGACTTATATCCAATCGGCAGTGGAACAAGTCAAAGACAATGATATAGTTCGCCCAGTCGTTGTCTTAGATACGCCGGCGCTGCCACCAAATACGGTCCGTTACGCAAAGCGATCCGATCAGAGTCATGTGGTCTTTATGACATTTAAGGGCGGGGCTTTTGATATTACTTATCATAATCAGTTATTTCCACAAATTCCTTATCCAAAGCTTGTGTTCGGTTTCAAAGTTTCTAAAAATTTGTATCTTACTAATATCAGTGTAGCTGTCTATCAAAAACCTGTATTGCGAAGGAATACGCCACTTTATCGGTTCCCATATAGCAATGTCTATATGGACGGTAAGCTTTGTTATTATAGTAATGAAAGCTACCCAGACTTAGTCGCTTTGGAAAGTTTCCCCGATGCTTGGATTCATACGGATAACGGGGATCATCTTTATACGGCGGGTCAAACAAATAACACTGATTGGCCTTTAAGGCAGGTCTTTGAACAGCTTCAGGGTAAAAATACCTTTCCAAAAAAATTCTTTGTCCCAATGTCCGATAATCACGATCAACTTACGTTTCAGAAATGGTCAGATGATTTTATAAATGATTAAATTTAATGGAGGTTTTCACAAATGGAATTAGAAAATGATAAAAAGCAAGAAACCTTTGAGATCAAACAGACCGTGCCTGATGAACCCAAGAAAGATGATAGTACTGCCGATGACACCCCTCGCGATCTATTCGGGAATCCGATTAAACAAGAATCATCTGCAAAAAAAGAAAGTGCTACTCCTAAGATCCACGAGAAAAAATACGGGACAGAATATACAGTATTTTTTGCCGGCCATGAGAAGCGAGTCCCTGCAGAGATGACTCAGGAGGAAATCCGTCAATATCTAGAAGAAGACTTTCCAGAATTATCTAAGGATCGTACATCTTTTGATGTGAATGAGGAGAAAAAGCATCTATATGTGCGGGTCAGTGGAGGCAAGAAAGGATAAATGTATCATCCTACTTTTAATCTAAACTCTATGTATAAAAAAAATAAATCCTTTTCTTACGACTGTTTTGAATTTGATTTAATTCAGGTTGGCGTCGGTGGCACCGGAGGATACGTTGTACAGCGATTAGCTAAGATGCTTTCCGTTCTATCAGATTTAGGCAACCCATTTTCTTATATGTTAATAGACGGAGATCAAGTTGAAGAGAAGAATTTATGCCGTCAGCCTTTTATTCCGGCCGATCTTAATCAACCTAAAGCGGCCGTTCTAGCCGACCGTTACGGATCAAATTATAATTTACCCATTACTGCTTATTCGTCTTATTTAGATAAACCAGATGATTTAATAAAGCTATTTCATCAATATCATTTATCTGCAGCCTATTTACCCATATTGATTGGATGTGTTGATAATAATGCGACACGCCAGTTAATGCATCAAGTTTTTCAGAAGATCCCGACCATTATATATATTGATGCGGGTATTGATGCCATCAATCCAGCAGAAGATAAAAAAACGCAGAGAGAAATGGGCTATTCCGGGCAGGTCGTATGTGGCTTTAGATTTCACGATACAGAACTTCTACCGCCTGTCGGCGCTATTTACGGTGATATTTTAAAGGATCAGGACACACGTTTGCCAACAGAGGCTTGCGGTCAGACGATTGTCAATCATCCACAGCGAATGCAAACGAATGAGTTCGCAGCATTAATCCTTACCGGTTATCTTAATAACATTTTATTTGATTTACAAATCGTTTCACACTATACCAATTTTAATGCCAGGACGGGGTTGTCAAGACCAACGTACTTTAGCCATAAGTTGTATAACAGAGCAACGGAGTTGAATTTAACGTGTTCAGCCTAATAATTTTTATCTGTTTGTTACTCATTTGGATTGGACTTGAACTTTATCATCGATATTCATGGTTCGCTTGGCTATGGGAAGAATTTTGTAAACTTTTGTATTGGAATCTCTGGATTGGGTTCCTCGTTTTACTAGGGCTGGCTCTTACTATTTTCTTGTGAAAAGGGGAAAAGACTTTATGAAAAAAGTATCACAACGACTTTTAGAAGAAGTAAAATATCAATATGAATCTGACGATGATTTTCATACTCATGCCCGCAAAATGATTGATCATGGTTGGTCAGCAAACCCATATATCACAAGTTCAGTTCCAGTTGAACCTCTATTCACCTGTATTGGTCACCGGATTGTCCCAGTAATGATTTATCGACGGGAAGTGAAAACACATAAATAAATTTGACTATCAGATTAATCGTTTTTCACAGGATCAACTGATTCAACTACAATCAACCGTATTTCGTTTAGCCGCTGATATAGTTAATGGATTGCCAAGCACAGCGAAAGAAGTATATAAAAAGAAAGGCTGGCTGTTACCCTTCCTTTTTGCGTATGACGAGTTATTGTGGGGCCGATGGAATTATTGGTTTGCTATTCTGCAAAAGGGGACAGTCAAAGACAGTGGACCTATTCCTAAAATTCAATGGGCCCCAATTGGCGATTCAAAAGTCTGTCAAGCAAACAAGATGTTACGGCACTGTTTAGAAAAAACTAATACATCAATCGATAGTTTTTCGGATTGGCTGCTATGGGGGCTGGGGCAGGGGAAAGAGATTGATTACATTCCCACTGAAATCAATGAGTATTACTATCGAAATTTTGATTTATTTCAGGTGCTTGATGCGCCAACAGATTATCTTAGTATGATTTTATCGGAACATACAGGGCCTGGATATAAATCATCTATCGGTTATTTTCCGACACCTTTTTCTTTAGCACAGATCATGATTGATTTACTTGAAAATTCTTCTTGTAAAACAAAGACAATTTATGATCCCTGTGTTGGATGTGGCAGTCTGATTTTAGCAGCGTCTAATTATTTTTTAAATGTTAGGGGCGAGGATATTAGCTCAATTTCTGTGAAATTGTGCAAAATACAATGTTTCTGGTACGCCCCTTGGTTTGCGTTGCATCCAGAAAACATTCAAGGATTGGATATCTAATTTTATGAAACACAAAATATATGTTCGATTATCCTCTCATATGTGATAAAATAAAAAGCATAAGAGGTGTTTCGGTGCGTTATCGCTTTATACATCTCATAATTACCGTTATACTAGCAATTTCAGTGGTTTTTCTAAGTATTTCTCGTTCAGTGTTACATTCTCGTTTAATGGAAATGAACGTGAAATATAGAAAATCTCAGACTCATGTTCGTCAATTATCTAAAGAATATAATCAGAGATTTTTGACTTGGAAGCAAGAAGACCGGCAGCAGGAAAAAGTCATTCATCTGCTTCTGCAGAAAAATGACCAACTAAGTCAGGAAAATCATGAGATTGCAAAACAACTTCTAAAAGAAAAGGGAGAATGGGAACGCTTTAAATTGACTTACTACGATGCCTACGGCCAATCAACGGGCAAGGATATTGGCGACAAAGGATTTGGAATAACAAAAAGCGGTCGGCCCGTCAAGGCTGGTGTGACTATTGCTGTTGATCCTAAAGTGATTCCTTTAGACAGTTGGGTTCTTATTAAATTTTCTGATGGTCATATTGAAAAACGCAGAGCGGACGATGTCGGCGGCGCTATTAATGGCAAGCATATTGACTATTATGTTCCCGAAGCAAGATTGTCGATGGGTACACAGACAGTCCAAGTTAAGGTATTGAAAGAAGGGTAGACATTGGAGACTAAAAAGATTGTCTCGCTTCTTAAGGGAAAGGTAACCTATTTTTCTGAAGAACTTAAGACAAAAGGCGAAACACGGGAAGATGTTACAATGGGAGGCATTATTATTTCACAGGTACCCGTTTTCAGAGAATCAGTCCCGTTAAATTATATGTTCCAAGTTGATGATGGAGTTGGACATTTTCCCGTCTATGCTTCACCGCTTTTGTATGACAGCTTTGAAGAACTCTTTCAAAAAGGCCGATTACTTTTATTTAGTGGTTATTTAGACATTTTAATTTCTCATGATAATCAACGAAATCCTTCGCTTTATGCTTACAATGTTGATGCATTGGATAAAGAGGAGTCTATCTTATGAGAAATATTTTTGTTTATCCGGACGGTAGTCGGACGCCTTTTAAATATCCAGATAACCGAACACTTTTTAAAGGTATGAAACTTCAGGCTCAAACGATAGATGGGAATTATCATCTGTTTGTGATTAATAAAATTCGTGTAGTCAATCGTGAAGTCTTATTTTTCTTAGAATATGCAGAAAAAAATAAGGCTACCTGTCGGTAGATGAAGTGCGTTACAAAATAAAAACGGAGATGATTTTTCATGGCTTTTCAACAAAATGGTTTTAATGGCGGCGGTTTTCAACAGCAACAGAGTTTCGGTCAGCAGAATAATTTTCAGCAACAGAGAACTAACTTCAATCAGCGTAATTTTCAGGGCGGTGGTAATCAGCAGCAACAGCGCGGCCCAATTGGTTTGTCACAAATCGTATTGACGGGTTATCTTACTAAAGAATCCGAATCCAAAATGGTAGGGCAAAGTAAAGTAGCCGTAAATACATTGGCTGTAAATCACGCCGATGGATCAACTGATTTTTGGACGATTGAAGTTTGGGCCGGTTCCGGACAAAACTCTGGTAAACATGATTTCTTCATGAACAGTTGCCATAAGGGCCGTCATATTACCGTGTCCGGCACCGCAATCTTAAACCGTCGTAGACGGCAGAATAATGGCCAAGACGTTGCCGACCAGAACGGTCATGCAGTCTACGACACGTATCCGACCGTACGAGCACAGCTGATTGATGGCGGTCCTTTTCAACAAGATAATAAAAATGCCGGCGGTAATTCTCAACCGCAGCAGCAGGCTCGCGGTGGATACAATGCCCCGCAGACGCAGCCACCATATCAACAGATGCCTCAGCAGGCGCCTCAGGGTAATTTTGGCGCTCCTCAGCAAGGTAACTTCGGTGCTCCGTTTGGTGCGCCCCAGCAAGCCGTAGGTGGCGGATTTAGATAAATTAAAGAGGAGTATAACACTCCTTTTATTTTTTTGAGAAAGAAGGGCAAAGATGGCCAGAAATCATCCAAAGGTCGAGACTGGCCTGTATCGCTATCTTTACGGGATGTATGAGTATTTTATTGATAAAGGTATGAATGACGTTGGTGCAAAAGTTCGTATGATCCAGATGGTTAATGAGACTCTATTGAATACTATACAGCGTTTTAAAGATCATCAGGACCATATGTTAGCAAAGGATGCTGAAGGATTCTATCAGCATATTCTCTTGCGTGGACGCCAGTTATCTAAACAATTAGAGAATACCGATCAGGATCTTGCAGATTATCAGGAAATCATTGATGCAGTTAATCGTCTTGAAATTATTCGAAAATCTTTAAAAGAATTTATTGAGTCATATAAGGGGGTTAATTGATGAGCCGAAAATTCACTTCTATGATGAACAAAAAAATGGGCGCCGGTACCCTCTATACGTTGGACGATAACCATATGGTGGCTATTCAACCAGTTACAACAGGCATTCCAAGCCTGGACTTGGCGCTTGGTATCGGCGGCATGCCGTGGGGACGGATCGTCGAAATCTACGGACCTGAATCCTCCGGAAAGACGACGACCTGTTTACAGATCATTCATGAATATCAGACGCTTTCAAAGAAAAAAGATCATCCCTTTAATGAGAAGCCCGAAGTTGTCTATATCGATGCCGAGCACACACTAGATCCCTATCATATTGCCAAATTAGGCGTCGACGTCTCCGATGAAACGGGTATGAACATTAATCAACCCGATTATGGGGAGCAGGCGTTGGATTTAGCCGAAGCGTCGATTCTATCTGGTCGATGCGGTATTGTTGTCTTTGATAGCGTAGCTGCTTTGGTTCCCAAAAAAGATCTTGAAGGCAGCAATGAAGATCAGACAATGGGGACGCAGGCACGTATGATCGGTAAAGGCATTAATCGGATGAAAGGCATCGCTGCTGAGAATAACGTACTGGTTATTTTTATTAATCAGATCAGAGAAAAACTTGGTGTAAGATATGGCAACCCCGAAACGACACCGGGCGGACGTGCATTAAAATTTTTTGCTACTGTTCGTATGGACGTTCGCAGTAGACCTATTAAACAGGGTACCGCTGTGATTGGTCAAACAATGACTTTTAATATTAAGAAAAATAAAGTTGCTCGGCCGTTCACTTCTGCCGAAGTTGATTATTATTTTGACACGCTCTTTGATACACAGAAAAATATCGTTGAAGTTGCCATAGATCAAGGGATTATCAAACGTGCCGGCGCCTGGTATTTTATTGGCGAAGATACTAAAAATCCAGCTAAGGATAGCTGTGGAAATGAACTAAAATGGATGGGAAAAGATAACGTCATTAGCGTCATGAAAAACAGTCCGGCCTTGTTTCAATATGTGAATAATATCGTGCAAGGTTTCATTCCTAAAGATGCTAAATTTATAGATGAAAAGCAAGAAAAACAAGAAGAAACACAACCTGATTTACTTAATCAAGAGGAGTGAGTTCTATGGGAGATCCTTTTGATAAAGAAACACAAATAATTCAAAAACGTCCTATGTTTCTTGATCGAGTTTTTCAAACTCAAGGAGCAGAAGAAGGGGAAGCTATTAAGAAATATTATGCGCCTTTTGAATTAAAAACGCGGGTTTTTGCTTGTCGAGCTTGTCCATTGAATCATTATCAAAAAACAGTTCCATTCTGTAATTTTCAAGCCCATTTAATGGTCATCACAGACAAGCCAAGTAGTCTTTCCAGTGAAACGCAGGATGGAAGATTTTTATTGAAAAATTTGAAACAATCCAGATTCCTTGATGATGTTTATTTAACAAGTGTTGTAAAATGTGAGGCGTCTGTAGATGTCGAAAAATGTTTTCATTTTTTATTAGATGAAATGATTATTGTACACCCCGACGTTGCGGTTGCCTTAGGGCCTACTGTTGGGCGCCCCTTTTTTAATCAACTCAATTCGTTTTATCCTGGTGCAGGCATTACCCTGGCAAATGGAATTGATCTATTAGTTGGTTATTCTCTTTCGGAAATTCGAAATAACAATGAATCTTTACTGAACGATTACTTTTCAGTTGCAAGGAGTCGAATTAAATTGCACAGGGAGGTTCAAATTCATGTTTAATGCAATGATTTTTTGTGTAACATTTAGAATGCGGGAGAAAAAGTTAGTTAAACAAAACACTTAGTGCAGTATAGGACTTCGTTTCATTTTTTCTCCCGTTGATATAAAATAATATTAAATAAAATATTAATTATAGTCAATGGAGGGAAAATACTTGTCAGATCAAAATGTACTTGATAACTTATCGGATAAAGAAAAAAAGATTTATGAATGGCTGAAAAGCCAAGCTAATGTCAAAAAGAATAACGAGTTTGAATTTTCGATGCGTAACGTAGCCGAAGAAGTTGGTGTCAGTATCGCTACAGTTCATCGTGCATTTCAGAAATTGACTAGATTTAATGCTATAAAAATTATAACAACTGCCGGGAAAAACACAAAAAATAAAGTCGTTCTTTTAGGTTTACCCGATCAGTTTTACACCAGTCATCCGTTTTTGAGAGACATCGAAAAATTTGATCATTTTGCCGCAAAAATTTCAACTCAAATGCGGGAAATGTTACAAACTAAGGATGGAGAAATTACAAAATTGAAAGAAACTGTTCAGCTTTTATCAAAAACTGATAAAGATAAAGAGTTAGCACACCTAAAGAAAGAATTGGATGAGAAAGAAGAAATAATTAAAAACTTAAGAGAAGTATTAAAAAGTTATGAAGGCAAAATCCCTGGCGTCGAAAGCAGAATTATTTCGACCGTGAAAGTAAGGGACGATGTCATCGCATTTGGATTTAAAATTAACAAAGATAAATGAGGTGAAGCCATGCTTCAGCGATTGTTAAGGGAAGATCCTCAGGAGTGGGAAGCCTTAATTCTTGACTACCAAACAAGAATTAAGGCTTTAACTATTCCAGCCGACCACACCACCGAATCGTTGTATCATTTTAACCGTGAGCTAGACCGTTTATATGCCGACGTACAGTTCGATTTTGCGCGAGCCCAGCGAAACAAAGAGGCTATTGACGCTTTTTTAGACAGCGTCTTAAAAGATTACTATGGGGGGAAAAACGAAGCACAGCGTCGTGCTGGCGGTATTCAAATGGCACGAGCATATCCAAATCCAACTGATTCATCTCATTCTATTAATCTGTTAGATTTAGCCGATCACTTTGGCTGGTATTATGATGCACTGAAAAGCTGTGTTAAAGTTCTCGACATGAAAGCCGGTGCCAAGATAACCTGGAATAGTTTGTTAAGCATTGAGCAGCGCCTGATTCCTGGGTGATGAATATTTATTATTCAGCTTCAAAAATAAGCAATGCTATTTCAGCATCTCTTTTCGAAATCTTGAATAGTGACATCAATTTCTCTTTTGACGGCAATTCTCGGTAATCCTCTTTATATCCGGTAATATAGGCGTGTAGCCTTTCTTTTATCGGGGCATTAATGACATGAATGTGTGGATCATTCTTATCAATTTTTGTTTTAGGATAAATAATAAAGGTTTTTTTCATTTTTAATTTCCTTTACTGAGATTATTTATTTTATCTTAGGGGAGCAGCATAAAAAAATCAATAGAGAGATGTGGAGTATATGGGAAAAAGCAGAGAAGACACTAAACAGTCTATCCGCGTTTTATTGGAAGCTTTATCTAATAGTATCGATCAAAAGAATCTAACAGAGAATAAAGATCTATTTGAATCACTAAAGAAATTGCATGATAAAAACGTTTATGGTTTTTTAGACTTACTTGAAATAGCTAATACGGATTTTGAAGGACTCATTGAACAGGTGTTTTCAATACCACCACAGAAAAATAGACATATTATCATTTTCATTGCCAATGGCTTATATGAACATTTTCATGAAACGAGAATCAAAAAACTGGAAGGTTTTCCTTTCAGTGCAGATAAATCAAGATTTGTTAAAAAAACAACATTAAAGGCCTTAAAAGAAAAAAAGAATTTATCATTGTTTGCTGACTATACTCAGATAAAACGAATTAAAGTTAACCAACAGAAACAGGCATTTTGGTCACCAAAAACGATTAAAGATACGGATGAGGCCATGGAACTGTTCTGGAATTGGTACCAATTGAATGATTCAGGATCTATTTTCGACAATATGTTTCATCCAGATACACAAGCAACAGAGGGGAACGTTGACCATGATTAAATTCGCTTATAAGGATTATGTTCACCAGTATCTTAACTGGGCAAGACATCACAAAACTGTAAGCGTTTGGGTCAAACGCGTCTATGATGATGGATACGTTATTTTTTCCGATGACAAAACAGCGCAAGAAAAAGTAAAAAAATATGTAAAGCTTCTTGTTCCACATGTTGTGACATATGAAAAATGTCGGGTGACTGATTATTATCTGCCATTAGTAAATCAAGATTATCAAAAGCTCGATAATAGTGTTTATTCAGCGGATGCAAAAGGGACCATGTCTATTCGCCTCAAGTTTATTATTGATTGCAATACAATCTATTTAGACCATAAATTAAAAACTGAGGATAGATCTGCCTCATTCCTTAATATGGATCTGAATAATCTACTAGATGAAATTTGTGAAAATAGTAAAGGCATGGTCGAAGACGGAATCGAAAAGAGTAGAGTTGAGGGGCAAGATTATCATGTAATTGCCGTGGACGATTATGGGGCACCAACAGATTTTAATATTGGAAAACAAGATTTACTCCAAGGATTAATTGATATCGAAGTTTATAAGTTTGATTAAAAATTGTTGATTCCCAAATTTTTTCACAAAACAAGAAAGGAGAATTTTTTGTATGTTAGATTCTCCGCAAGTAGCAGCAGAACAAGCAGAAAATTGGTGTAATAAACATCCCAACTGGCAACGAATTTGTGATGTTAGAGACCTTGATGCTTTAAATTATACGTGGAAAGAATTACCTAAAAGAGATAAAGCTTTTTGGATAAAAGCGTATGGAAAACACGCTCAGAACGCCTGGGATAGTTTATGTACACGTTCACTTAAAGTCCCTTTTGGTTATATCACTAGCAATAGAGAATTTTTTAAGGATATTACGCTGATTCCGGAAAACAAAAATTTTATGATGATCCTCAAGGTGGAGTGATTAGTATGGAACCTATATTAAAAGACCTTTTTAAATTTCAGATCAGCAGCGATGGTTATAAAAATTGTTTAGATTTTCAATCTCTTTATGAAAAAAATGAATTTACGGCAATTCGGCATCCGGTTGATCCAAAATTGTTCATTGTGACTTGGATGGATTCTGAGCGAGATACAGGTTGGGACTCGGTTGTTTACAAGGAAAATGAAATTCAAGAAAACTTAAATTCTGGAGATTGGAAGCTGCAAAGTGTCTGATTATCGTAAATATGGTTGGCATATTACTTTCATCAAGAATGAAAAATAGATTTCTTATTGGAACCGACTTTACCATTGATTGGTGGGCACTTGTTTGTAGAAAAAATTTTTTAACTTGCTATTAAGAGGTGAGCAACTTGAGATCCAAAAAGATTAATCTCGCCAACAATGAAGTGTTTCAGAGAATCAGAGAACGTCAGGCTGAAGCGCATCATAAATGGGAACATGAGGGAGATATGTATGAGCAGGGGTATGATGACGGCATCGAATATACCATATGTCAACTTGATTATTATATCCCCGGCTTATACGAGTTTGTTTTTCCAGGTATGCATTAGGGAAGTAGTGTTGTCATGTCAAAATGTCCTTTATTTAATAAGTGTTCCAACGCCAATAAAAGTTGCTTTAAATGCTTTGATCAGAATCAGTATCAGCCTTTAAAAGAAATGACTTATCTCCGCCGGCGGGCTCCTAAAAAACATGAAAAAAAGATGGGAATGGACTTTGAAAATCGGGGGACGGCTAAATATAATCAGCGCGTGAGGTTTGCTAAGGATGCTGCAAGGCGTCAGATTGCCTCAGGAGCAATTAAGACGATGCCGGGGGACATGGTTACTGAGGAAGACTTAACGGCTGCCCTGGCCGAATTTAAAGAGCGCAACAGTGTCGATGCTCACGGAGAGAAACAGATTACTATAAAAAGAAAATGGCTAGAACAGTTGAGAAAAGAAGCTAAGGAAATGAACCGCGAGTATTTCTTCCTGCCGTTCCGTTTTAAGGGAGATCATACCGAGTACGTCACGATGGAATACGACGTATTGCTCTCATATGTTCAGACCATTCAGATGCTCGTTCAACAAATTAATTTTCTAAAAAAGAAACTGAAATAGAGATGTATTAGATGCCAAATTATGTTTTTTCTAAAGGTATTTCAGAAAAATATAATATCAAGTTTACGCATACCGGCGACTGGGCGGATTTTACGTTGGATGACACAGGGTTATTGAATTGTTATTCGTCTTTCGGTAGTTTTAGTTATTGTTGGCCAGCCTATGGGAATCGGGGGTTTAAATATTTCATTGTGCATGCGCTTGCTGATGATCCAGAATACTTGCTCGAAAAGATTTGTCTAAGTCAGATCGTTAATGTTGAGAAGACGATTACAGCATGGAAAAAGCGTTTACTAAAAGACCGGCGAAACAGGGAAATTGACGAAGGTCCAGTGCGTGAAATGTGGGAGGGATTAGACGACCTTTTGAGTGATCCATACAACGATGGATATACCGAAATGGTTATGCAGGAAAAAATTCAGGGGATTGTTGACCAGCATTATGACGGCTGGGAGGTAGAGGTGGTCACGGACTATCCAGCAGGATACAAGCAAATCGCTTATTATGTGATGCCCATTTTTGCCGAAATCTTGAAAAAAGAAGAAGGTTTTTGATATGTTACTTTTTCTCTTTATCATCATTATTGCCGAAATCATACTGATTTGTTTATTGCCAGGTGAACAGCCGATAGGTGGATCCTTTTTTATCAAACCTAAACCGACACAACATCGGCCGCCAGCCCCTCCAAAGCATAAATGAATAGAGGTGACACATTATTAATTATTACCATTTAGTCAAAAAAAGCGACACGGAAGATTTAAGAAATATCATACAGCATTTGTTTAATTTACACGTTATCGCTACTTATACATCTCTTGATGATGACAATCTTTATGCGTTACGTGTTTCTGATAAAGAACTGAAAAAACTTCCTTTTGACAAACAATATTAGGAGCATTATTTACCTACGGGAAAAGATATGGGCGTATTGCTCCAAAATCTAGATACGATTGATAACGAGGAATGGTTAAGCATTAATACTATGATTTTAGATTCATCAAGGCCTAAAAAGCATGCAAAAGATGATTCCACTAGCCTAGACTAGGTTCCGTTAAAACTTATAAAGCTTATACAATTTTAATTTCGAAAATTTTACAGATTAACTGAAACAGTAGACAGCTAAAGCGAAGGAGAGAAAAATAAATGCCTAAAGCAGTTAAATTAAATATAAAAGGAATAAAGTGTGACCATTGCAATTATCAAGAACCGGATGTCGAATTTAAAGATTATGATAAGTGGCTAAACAAACCATGCCCCAAGTGCGGTGAAAACTTATTAACAAAAGCTGATTTAGAGAGCCTGAAAATGCTAGTTCAAGCGACTAATGCAGTGAATAAACTCTTTACCGACGGTTCTAATGAGGATCAGAACTCATCTCAAGAGCAGATAAAGGTGCCAGTTGAAATGAATGGAACAGGAAAAATAAACATCAAATTCGGAAGTCAAAAAATATGAGCTTGAATTTTTAGAAACTACTGTTGATTTACATCCTGCCTGTCGGCAGGCGTTTGGCGAAATCTTATATAAGGAGCTGGTTTGTTTTGGCAATGAATATGAATATGCTAGATCAGGCGTTTGAACTTGAAGCCCAGGAAGCCTTGCCTTCGATCGAAGATTTGATTGCTGAGATACAGCAAAATAATGAAGAAGCAGGGGTCTATGCCCGACCTGATCTAGATCAAGAATTTGTGCGGAAACTCCTCCTTGCCCGGCTGCACCTGCAGAAGGAAACTGATCGGTATAAAGAGATGAAACAAGCAATTATTGCGGAGTGGGATAAACGGATCCATAAAAAGCAAAAGGATATCGACTCGATTGATTCTCTGCTTGACCAATACGTTGCGCGGCATGGCAAGACGGTACTCGACGTCGGAACCATTAGCCACACGACACATAAGGCTCGTTTTGTCGTTAAAAACGAGATTGCCTTGCGTACCAAGTTAAAAGAGTTGGGCAAACTAGATCAGTTTTTAAAGCCCGCCCCGCTTGACAAGGCTTTGTATCAAAAGTCGGTCATGGCACAGCTTGAGAAAAAAGCAAAAGCCATCGCCGAAAATGAAATCAAAACTGAAGCGGAACAAAAAAGCAAGAAGCTAACAAAAAAACGGGAAAGACAGATTTATAACGATACATTGGATAACGTGATAAATGATTATGCCAATCTGCATATGCCTGATTATATAGAGCTTGTCCCTGAGCAAAAGACGCTTACTGTACGCTCTAATTGGAAATAATCATTTTTATAGCTTCATAGAAACTTGAAGAATTAATAGAATAACTTCATAAATCTGTGTAACATAACAAATAGAAGCCGACACGTATTTATCTAAAAATATGTCGGCTTCTATTGCTTTATTGGTAGTAATTTCTTATAATATATGTAACACAGGTAAACACAGGAAGTGATGACTTGGACAAGACTTTATGGTTTATCGGTGTCAATAAAGACAGTCTGACTGCTGGGCCCGGAGAACGATTAGAACTCTTTACGAAGGGATGTATACGCGGAGTCGTCAATCCCTGTAAAGGATGTTTTAACGAAGCCACATGGACATTTAAGGGCCTATATAGAGAAATGTCTGTGCAGGAAACCGCTGATATGATTGATCGCGATGCCTGGAATCGGCAAGTCACTTTTTGCGGTGGCGAACCAATGCTTCAGACTGTAGCTCTTTTACAGCTAGCTAAAGAACTGAAAGAACGGGATTGTCACTTTCATATTGTGATGTATACTGCTTATAACTTTAATAAGTTGTTGAAACACGGTCTATATTTTCATTGGCGTGAAAAACATGGTGAAGCAATGAAGATTGCTTTGAGACATTATTCTCAAGAGTATGATGGTGATCTGTATCTCATTGCTTCATCTTCCGTGTTTAAAGAATTAATTCATTATATTGATCTTATCGTCGATGGAGATTATCAACAAGATAAGCGAATGACTATCGCGCCCACAATGCACAAAGGGGGTTTTATCGGCTCTTCAAATCAACGGGTGATTGATTGCCCTCAATCTGTACAAACTGGGAATTTTACTTATTCATATGCCGATAAATATATGGATTGGTATTCTCATCAAAACCACTGCAAAGCGTGTGGGCATGTTATTCCAAACAATCAACGTTTTTGCGATTCACGTTGTGACGATAATTATCAGCATCGGTTAATTTTTTTATCGAAACATGGGTTACAAAAGCGTTTCAAATCCTTTTTAAAATAATCGCGGGGGGAGACTATATTGTCCGTTGAAGAGAAAGATACAATTGATTTAAAGTATTTACCAGAGATCGTGATCTCTCCTGTCAATGTTTTTAATCAAGGCAAATATGAAGAAATCAATTTTAACTTTTCGTGGAACCAAGTAGCTAAAATGATTGAATTAACTGGCACTTATAAACCAAAAAAAGGTCATTTCTGTCAGTCTCATGTTTCATATACAATAGATGATTTTATTCATATTCTGCAGGATATTATTCATAATTCCGATGATGCACTTCTTGAAGATTATGAACAAACTAAAAAAGATATTGATCGAATTGTGACTGATATTCAAAAGCAAAACGTGGGTCTTCTCGATATACGAAAGATAAACAAATTTATTGGCGGTTTGGGGTTAATTAAATACCAAAATAAAATTATCAGTACTTTTGACCGTTTTTTTCTGGACTTGACCAATACACCAAATCTCAATCGAGTAGTAGAAGATCTAGATAATACGTATAATCCAGTTTTAATTGATTTATACAGACTTGATTATTTATCTAATATAGTTTTTAAACCAATGCTTGATGTTGATTTGGATAAACCGGTCGTTTTTTTATATTTCACGAAAGATGGTCGTCAAATTACGTTCTCCGCAAATAGTCAAATTTCTAGAGCAAACACTGATGATTTACATTATCCTGATAAAATCCAGTTGCATCAACTCTTATCGTTCGACGTCTCCAAACAAGAACGAGAAGTTTTAGCCCTCGATTGGAAAAAAATTGATCAGGCAATGCAAGATGAAATCACAGATAAAATGGATGAAGAGTCTTATCAAAAAGTGCATTCTCATCGTATTAATATAATTTTAGAAAGTCAAGAAGCAGTACGTAAACAAGAAATTTTCGACGAATTAACTGATTTAGATTTGGATTTGTGAAAAGGGGAGGTAGCATTTTTGTCAATAGCTACAGAAATTGATACCATTCAGAAAAAAAGTATTACTGGAATGGATAAGCTTCATATCTTGCTTAATTCAAAGAGAAGAGCCATTCTAGTGACGACTTTTGAAGAAGAACGATTTCTTAAAGATTTAGAAACTCTATTACAATCTAAAAAAATTGAAGGATTTACCTGGTCGATCGCAAGTGGTCTGAAAAGAATGGTTGATGGTTCTCCAGTTAAGAACGGCGGCGATCCGAGTGTGCTTATGGTTAAAAGAATTGCAGAATACGATCAAGTTGCGGCGTTCGTTTTAAAAGATTTTCATAATATCTGGAGCAATCCAAAGGTTAATCGTGCTGTCCGAGATGTTCTTGAAACTCCAGATAAAATCTATAAGCCTCTTATTTTCATTTCTCCTGTATCTAAAGTGCCGCCCGAATTGGAGAAGTTGGTCAGCGTCATCCGTTATGAACTGCCGACGCGCGATCAGGTCATCGAACAACTTGAAGTTATCGAGAAATACTGTCGCATCAAAGGATTTGAAGTCCCCACAGGTAGAAAACGAGAAGCATTAATTCATGCATTGGTCGGTATGACCATGACAGAAATTAAAAATATTCTAAAGCAAAGTATTGTTCACTATCATACTGTTTCTCTAAATGAGGTCATCACAGAAAAAGAACAGATTATCCGTAAAACCGGTCTTTTGGAATATGTAACAAAACTTGGCGATATGAAAAACGTCGGGGGAATGGACATCTTTAAGAAGTGGATCGAAGATGCCCAGTATGCCTTTGAACCAGAAGCTCGGAAATACGGCGTCGATCAGATTAGGGGGACAATCCTTGCGGGATTTCCAGGAACGGGTAAGAGTCTGTTAGCCAAGTCTGTCGCTCAACAGATGAACCTACCGCTCCTTAAGATGAATATGAGTCAGATTATGGACAGTAAAGTTGGTCAATCGGAAAAGAATATTGATCGAGCTCTTCGTCTGGCTGAAGATGTGTCGCCCTGTGTTCTGTGGATCGACGAACTTGAAAAAGGCCTCAGCGGCCTTGGTTCATCGGATAAAAGTGATAGCGGTACATTGTCTCGAGTCGTCCAATCACTGCTTACGTGGCTCTCTGATAAGGAGAAGCCGGTCTTTGTCGTTGGCACCGCAAATGACATTACTAAGCTGCCGGCGGAACTTACGCGTGCCGGACGATTTGATGAAATCTTCTTTGTTTCCATTCCTCATCAGAACGAACGGGAAGAAATTCTAAAAATTCATCTGAAGAAACGCGGTTATCAAAAGAATACAAACACAACCTTTTCTAATAAAATAATTAAAACTTTAGCTGAATCAATGAACAAATTTACGGGAGCTGAAATTGAACAAGTTGTTGCAGAAGCAACGCGGCGAGCGTATGCTAATTATAGAAAAGGAAAACGTCCACAGCCGTATATCACTCAAAAAGATTTAGCTGATCAGATCGATCACTTTGTGCCAATGGCAAAACGGATGCCAGAATTGTTGACCGATCTTCGGAATTGGGCAAAGCATTCCGCAAAATGTGCTTCTTCTGAGGAATTACAGGAACTTCACCCCGAGCTATTCAAAAAAGAAGAAACAGAAGCAGATAAGCCTGAGTTTACCAGTGATGATCTGTTCAGCCTTTGAAAGGGGAAATCGGTATGTTCGATCCCAAAATAGAAAAATTACGAGTCTATCAGTTACTGCAGGATTCAACTGAGGAATATAAGAAATATAAAAAACGAACTAAGTTAAAATCTTCTTTAGAAATCGTCGATGAAGAATTAAATAAAATCGAACAGGCTTTTAAACTATTCGAAAGTAACTGTAAAGGCCTCGTTGTTTACGATAAAATCTTTGGGGATTATTATTCTGAGATTTTTCATGCGATGATTAATCAGTTACGTTCTATGTTTAAAAAACATTTAACAAAAGAAGAAGTTAAGAAACTTCCGGATTTCCTTTATTATCAACATATTGAAATAGAGAGAAAGAAACTAGAAATCCTAAATAGTATTTCTAAAAAATATTTAAAATAAGGAGCGATCACATTGAGTCATTTTGCCACTTATGAATGTAAAGCCAGTCGTATTGATTTTATTCAGAGAGCCTTAAAAGAAATGGGTTTTAATTATACTGGTCCGACAACAATTACTGACTATTATGGTCAAGAACGGCATGTTGAACTTGCTTTAAAGAAAGATGACCATATTCTGCCGGTTGGATGGTCCAAAAATGATCGGGAAGGTCTCGAACTTCAGGCCGATTGGTTCGGTATCGGTATGTCCGAAGAGTCTTTTACAAATGAAATCGGTCAGCTTCATAGTAAATATCAAGTACTGGAAAGTTGTGAAGATAACGGTTGGGAGGTTGACGAAGACAGTATTACAACCAATCAAAACGGTGAAATTGAACTTGTGGCCACACAGTATAACTAATTTATAAAGGAGTTAAAATATCTTGGACGATCAGATTGCCCTAACGCTAAAAAAATCGTTGTTTTTGGATTTGGATTTTCTGAACAAGGCAAGACCTTTAATTAAGACTGCAGAAGTTCACCTATCTAATGATAATGAGCATTATTACGAGTGGAATCATCATTTAGCATGGACGCCTGATCGTCCGGATACTTATTTAGGGCAGGTAATGGCTTACTTAAAAAAGCGATGTACCTGCAAGTATTTTGGCCTGCACGTAAATGTTAAACAAAACGTTTTCTATACATTTGGCGAATATTTTGAAGCAGAGTTAATACCATGCGTTGAACGGATAATGAAGAATAATCAACTGATTGATGCCCGTTTCTTTTTTCCAGAAGAAGTTACTTTTACAAAATATAACACGGAGGAATCTTTATGAAAGAGAGTAAAGTCAAATTTGTGATTAAGCCCGGTGGCGAAATTAAACTGGAAGTCCTTGAGGGAAGCGGTGAGTCCTGTATTGCCGCCACAAAAGATCTTGAAATTTCCCTATTGGCAGCTGGTGGCAGCAAAACCGGTGAAGGTAAGAAGCCCGAATTCTATGACGGCGGTGGCGCCGATGTGTTTAACAGCCTCACAGACTAAGACTAAAAATCTCGTTGAATATTTAGATCGTCAAAATAAAATTATTGACTTTTCATCAGTTTATCGTGGCCCTTTATATAAACAGGTTGAACTCCATCGCTTAATTATTCGTTGTTATCGAAAAGCACGTCATAGACGTTATTTCCATTTTTTTAAGTTTAGGAGAGTGAATAAGCTGTGAAAGATACCGGCGTTATACGTAAATTGGATGATCTTGGCCGCATCGTGATTCCTAAAGAGATTCGCAAAAATATGCGTGCGGAGCCCGGCACGCCTTTTGAATTTTATATAGAGCGAGGGAAAATCATCTTAAAAAAGTATCAACCCAAGCGCTGTGTTTTAACTGGCGCGACTACTAATCTGGTCTTATTTAACGGTGATTATTATAATCGTGAAGCTTTGAAGCAAGCTGTAGATAAACTGTAATATAGCGAGGAGGAGGGAGCAGAAATGGATAAAGACGAACGAGAAACATTGATTGATCTTGGTTATGAAAATGTTGATCAGATGAGCGATGAGGAAGTATCCGAAGAAATTGCTGAAATTCCATATAATTTATAAAGCTGCCATTTGCTATTTGCTTGTGGCCTACAAAGGGTTCGGATACTGATCCAGTAAAATCAGTGTTCAAGGTAATGCCTTCTTGTTCTATGATTGTCCAGGCGTGAAAAAGAGAATCAGATCATATAGGGGACAGATGCTTTGTATCGGAGCAAATGCTGTGCGTTGACGGGTGGGCAAGTCGCACACAATTCCTGCCTTGTTGCTCCGGCAGTTTAAATATAGGAGTATCCTGGGAAGCTGTGTCACTGTCTACTTTTGGAGGCACACCCGGTGAAAACTTTGGAGGTTCGTTTCACCGATATAAGAGTTTTTTCTAAAAAAAGTTTTGTTTTAGACCAGCTTTTACCTCCTGCCATAGGTCGTTGAAAACGAAGCAAAAACCTCTGAGCGCCTGGGATAAGGTATGGCACCTGACAAGAAGGGATTCCCAGGATTACGCAAAGATTGTTCCTCTGAGGTTGTTGGTTTGACAGAGGACAAAGATATTAAGCTGGTGGCGGAATAGGTAGACGCTTAGACCCCAAGCCGGGGTTCGGCTGACTGTAAGATGACTCGCCTACGAAGGGGCGGAGTTACGTACGGTGCAGGTCAAATGTCATCATGCAGGGTGCAAATCCTTGCCCAGCTTATTATAGGTGCGAATGTTCTAAGGATCAGCGAGTCGGTCTCCAAAACCGACTGAGTAGGTTCGATTCCTACCGCGCCTGTTATATTGTTTGGTTACTAGATTCCAGGCAATGCATTTCATGATATTCTCTTATAATCAATAGGTGTTACCCTATTGATTGGGCTAGCGGTGGAATGGGTAGACATAATGTGGCACGGCAGTGCAGAGGGCAATGGTATATGTCCCATTGGCAGGGAATGACCTCTCTCCATGCAGGGTTCGAATCCTTGCCTAGCTTATCGCAGCAGTGACGGAATAGGTAAACGCATATCATGCGCCAGGGACCGAGGAGGCCATCGCCTTTAATTAACTCGATCGCGCGTAGGGGCATCGGGGAGTGAACCCCGATTAGAAAACTCGTGAGATGGAAAGCCCGGCCATCCTGTGAGGTGCAAATCCTCACCTGCTGCTTAGGCGAACAGCCTAAAAAAATTTCATATGGTTAGTATATGCGCTTCTAGGCTAGTGGCGGAATAGGTAAACGCATCTGGACCTGAGATTGAGCACAGTCATAATGTGATTATGGGTCTTTAAAAAACACTTAATTCTGCAGGGTGCAAATCCTTGCCTAGCCTTTTAATTTAATTTTTTTGAAAGGAGTTTTGATTTTGGATAATGCAACCCAAGAGACAATTAACCCGTCAGATGGGGACAGGAACAAAAATAGCACTCAAACAGTTGAAAAAGTTCAACCGATCAAATCCCGCCGCCGGCGATCCAGAAATAAGACTAGTCAAAAAGTGGCACAATCCGTAGATTTATCACCCTTTATTTCTAATATTAACAGCAATATTTATGCAATAAGTGGCTTGCCAGAAGAGTTTATCGCTACGCTGTTTGCCTATGTTTCACGATCATCGCACAGTTTTAAAGAAAATCTAGCCAAACTAATTCAGGAAGAACATGTTCAGTCTCCGAAGAAAAAAAACTTTGCTGTTTTTGACGAGCGGTCCAAAGCCTTTCATAAGAAGTGGACAGTTGGTTACGGCCATAGCAGTGTCGGCGAGCACGCCATCGCGCATGTCGGTATTGAAAATATTTCGCGTTTAGCTTCGGCAGAACTAGAACTGTCTAATCAGTTCTTGAGTATTACTGAATACTCGCAGCGGTATCAACAACCGAAGCGCGGTAATTGGTATAATCCATTTCAAAAATCAGATCATCTTTACGACAAGTACGAAGCATTCATGAATCAAGCATTTGATGCTTATGAAGTATTGCTTGATCGATTAATGAACTTTAAGATTAACACATTTATCCATGATGGTGATGTCCAGAAAGCACATAAGAAATATGAAAAAGAGAATTTTGAAGATGCAAGATATGTTTTGCCGCTGGCCGTGCAAACTTCACTTGGCGTAACCGCCAATGCCAGGGCTTGGCAGGATGCATTGCGGACATTAAACACTTCTGATTACAGTGAATGCCATAATGTCTCTAAAAACATTCAATCTGAAATATCTAAAGTTTTACCCGTTCTTTTGTGTCATACTGAACCTTCACAGCATGAAATTAATCGAAAGAAACGTCTGCATCAATTATTTAAAGACAAAGGATTTTATGATCAGGCAACTATTCGATTAATTTCATCATCAACGGAACTGTTAGAGATGCAGAAGATAGCCATTGGCTTTAAGGTAGCGATAGAAGGTTACACACAAGGACAGGCTGAATCAATTGTAAAGCAAATCAGCTATCAACAACTTGTCAATTACGTTCAGTCCGCATTGTTTGAGCTAGGCGAATTTGATGATCCACCCGAAGCCTTTAAACAGGTTAATTATCAACTCGCGATTACGTTGTCCGAAGCAGCTTGGCATCAACTTTTACGGCATAATAGAAAAATTAATTTTATCTATTCACGTCCTCATCCATCAAGCCATTTGACAATTCCTCCGTATATTGAAACGGCTGGATTGTCTAATGTTTTGAATGATATCAATCTATCTTCGATTAATCTTTATCATGAGATCAGTCGATCAGATCATCCAGAGTACGCAGATTATGTCGTTCTTAATTGTAGTCCACGTCACGTTATTGCTAATTTGAGTTTGTGGGAAATGTATCACTTAATTAATTTACGGACTTCTAAAGAAGCACAATGGGATATTAAATCTGTTATCAATAAAATTTATGAGGAGCTTCTAATTGTACATCCTCATTTGATTCATGGAGCAAAGCGGAGAGGTTGAAATCTCCGCTTTTTTTCAAAAAAAGAGGGGGAGTTTTATGCTAAAAGACTATTTTAAGTTCAAACTAAATCGAAATTTTGTAATTGAAACCGGTGATTTTGATACACTTAATATGATTTTTTCAGCCGTAAAATGTGGAGATTATTACGTTATTATTTTTCCATCTGTAGATAATCATAAGGTGCCCGATACAGTAAGTTACCCAATCAGCAGTGTTAAAAAATTTGTCGGTGATAAGGGTTCGTGGGAAGTCTTGGAATAATGAAAATAGGGGGAAATGTTCTTGCCTACTAAACAAATCGTTCATCTCACAAAAGAAATCAAAGAGAACTGGTTCAACCATCATGCAGCAAAAATAATTAGACATAAGTACGCAACGATTATTGACTGGAAAAATCCTTATACAATTTATTATTGGGTGCGATATGTGCTTGTTGATCGTTCTCTTTTTATAACTGGGGATTTAGGAGATGCTGTGTTTCAGTTTTATCGACCTATTTCTATTGAAAATTTCAACGGAATGACTTTATCTTCTTTTATGCATTGCTTTTCTTGCTGTGAACGGGATCGATGGGATTTTGATTCTAAAAAGGCACAACAGGAAATTGATGAATGGGAAAAAGACAATCTTAATGATGAAGGCAACGATTTCAAGGATTACATTCAAGATGTTTGTGATCAACTAAGAACTGCTGCTACCGATTATGGCTCATCTGAAGGCTATCGACATGCTGTTTGGTCCATTTATGATAATGATGATACAGGCAATTTAGAGGCAGAAGACTATGCTATGTTTGCTGATTTTGGTGAAAAACTACCGACTTATTTAATTGGGTATTGGGTAGGACTGCAAATGATTGGGGATCACATCACAAAAGGGGGGAAGAATAATGGGGTTACACGGTAATTATTACAATCTTAAGGAAAAAGTGTCCGAAGAAATATTGGAAACCTTAAATACCAAAGGACTAACAGTCGGTGAAAAATTACTTTCTGTTCTTGCTAGATACCAATTAAAGCATTAAGAGCCTTCCGTAGGTCAACTAAGAGATTGGGTAGATGCCATTTCTTCGGGTGTGAAAATTACTAATTCACTTTCAACCGAACAACGATTTCATCTATGGTATAAACAAATAGACAAAAATGATCGTTCAATAGTTAATAAAACTCTTCATTTCGTGACTGAAAAAAATCCAGAGTTTCTTACCTGGATCAAGGAGGAAGAAAACGATGAGTAAGGTCCTAAAAGAATTTAAATCATTGGTCGATGACATTGCGTATAATCGGGGCCCTGGTCCAGGTCTGCATAATATTCTTCAACTTTTAGGTTACGCTGAACAACTTGAAGAAGAAAACAAGTGCCTAAAGAGTAATAGTAAGCTGACTAAAGTAGCACCTGCTGTTATTCAGGCGATCCGCAATCGATATAATGAGGCTAATCGCAAGTGGGAACATGAGGGCGACATGCACAAGCAAGGTTATGCAATGGGTATGGAATTTACCGTAAGTAAATTAGACATGGTACATGATGGCCTTTATAAGGAGGTCTGGCCAAATGATTAAAAAGCCTTTTACTGTAGCCGGGCAAAAAGTTGATGGAGAATTACTTGATTCCATAAATCGTTTAAAACTTTCTAAATCACTTATTCATCAGAGAGTATCAATTAAACACTGGTCTGTTCAAAAAGCATGTACGACTCGTAAGATGACAAATCATGAAATTTTTAGAAAGAGGCAGGAAAAGCGTCATAATCCCGCATCAATGCCTACCGGTACCATAGCTAGTTCTGTAAAAACTTATCATATGCCCTTAGATGAGATTCACAGGAAATATGGGGCGCCAGGAGAACTCATGCATAAAGAAGAACACGCACATAAATCAACAGCTTATCATTGGTAAATAGGAGGAGCAAAATGTCTCATTTTGAAGTGGGAAATATAGTAGAAACGAATGATGCATATTTTGAACGTTTTGGTCGTCGTGTTTTTGGAAAAGTTATTAACATTCATCCGAAGCCCCCTAGAGGCGTAACAATTATCTTATGTCAGAATCAAACAGGAAAAGCCATTCCTGAATATTACGATCATGCCGTTATATTTAATACGTCAGATCTTAGATTATGTAAATCTCAAATTAGTTCTAAATAAATCTTCTTTTATGTTTATTAATCTCTGAAAGAGACCGAAATATATATTGAAGATGAAAATAGTATATTGTTACTACGCCTTTAATCTCATTTTATGAAATGGAGGAAATTTTAATTGTGTTTGCCCCATGTATAAAGATTTTACGCTGCAGTCATAAAAGTTATTGGTATAGTACACACATTGGAGAGTATTTCTTCATCATAAGAGATCATTCTAGGGATGATGATACTTATTCCGTTTTAGAGCAATATACAACGGAAAATCGCAAGACCGCTGTATTGAAAACTGATTGTATTTATTTGAAAAATAATGAAGATTATATGTTACAGAAAGCTATTGATCGAATGCAAAATTTTTTAGAAAAAAGTATGAATAAACAGGAGGAATAATTTTGCTTACACCTTTTGGTAATTATATTCGTCGCCTTCGCATGGATCGACAAGAATTACTTTTCTCAATGGCTAAAAAGTTAGAGGTTTCTTCATCCTTTTTATCTGGTGTTGAAAATGGGAAAATCCCCATTCCAACCGATTGGCCTGAAAAGATCACTTCACTTTATCAGCTTAACCGATTCGAGAGCGAAGAGCTACGGCGCCGCGCTAATCTGTAATGTCTGCCTATCGGCAGTTGCCTAGATTAAAATCAGAAAGTGGGGATATTATGGCGTTCGCAAAAGCAGAATTAAATGGTGAAAAGAAAAAAATTTACTTGTTCAAGAAAGGGGATAAGGTTAAGGTCTCTTATCGTGAAGACAGCGTGCGGGGTAATGTCTTGTCCACATCTTACGGTGGACTGTTCGTCGATGTGGACTGGAGGAATAATAATGATCGTTTAGGAAAGACGTGGCTTGCAACAGATCTTGTACTGGCGAATCAGTAAGTCGAATATATTTTAATTATAACCCTTTATTAAATGTGGAGGCACCGTGATGGATCGAGTTCAGGTATTCACAGATGCTTCGGCGCAGTACCATTATCGTTTAAAAAAGAATCGCAAAGTCTATCCGTCCTCAATCGGAGCGGTGATAAAGCACGATTCGGGGAAGCTCATTGCTTTTTCCCGCAAAGTAGGATATCAGGATTCAAATTATGCTGAGTTTCTGGCCTTTTATCTGACGTGTTGCTTTTTGCATGACGAAGGATTGACGCATGTCAATTGTTTCACAGATTGTATTAATCTTGTTTGTATGATTAATCAGCAAAACATTAGCCATAAAAAATATCTCAGACATTTATCTAATAAAATTTTAGAAGTTGTCGATTGTTTTGACGAATTTTCAATCACATGGATTCCGCGCCGATTTAATCATGCAGCTCATAAACTTGCTTTTAATGGATTATCTGGACGGTCGCAACAAATTGTATAAACTGTAAGAGATTAAAGATAGCTGATCGCGTTTAGATCTTAGGCCTTATTTACCATTGTTTTATGCTATTATGATTATTGGTTAAAACAAAAAGAAAATGAGGCCTAGTCATGGATAAAAAAACAATTATTCTTCTGCAGGGACGTAGCCAATATGACGTAATGAATTCATTTACAACCGATCTGGCAGATGCTTTTTCAGAATTAGGTTATGATCCGAAGATCATTTCGATAACAAAGCCAAATTGGTTAACAGAAATCATAAATGTACTAAAATCAAAGCATGTTGCCTTTTTCTTTTCATTTAATACTGCCGGTGTTCAGCTTAGATCAAATGATAAAGCTTTATTTGACGTGCTCCATGTCCCTTTGTTTACCTTTTTAGTAGATCATCCTGTATATTTATTATCACGTTTAAATGTAGATATACAGAATTTTATTGTATCTTGTGTTGACGAGGATCATGTGTCATTTATTAAAAAATATCTGGATAAGTCTTTTCAATGCTTGTTTATTCCTCATGGGGCATCGCAAAAACAGGTAGATATTCATTGGAACAGCAAAAGACCGATTGATATTTTATTTTCAGGAACATATGTTGAACCGCAAGAAATCCAGAAAAAATTAGTAACGACTTTAGGAAAGTATGCTGAGTTGTATGATAAGATCATCAATGCTTCATTATATGAAACATTTCAACCCTTGGAAAAAACTCTTACTAATATTTTTACAGAAGAAAGCATTGATATAAATGACATTCCTATGGCGATGTTTTATCAAATCCTGTTAGATACTGATAAGTATGTTCGCAATGTACGAAGAAAAATGATTATTGAACAATTATCACATCTTGACGCCAGAGTTGAAGTGTATGGAAATGGATGGAGTAAAATTGCAAATGATTTTAAGAGAATTAACTTTTATCCCCCTATAAATTATGAAAAAATACAATCTAAAATGGGAAAATCTAAAATCGTTCTTACAGTTTTGCCGAATTTCACTGCCGGGGGACACGAACGAGTGTTTAGCAGTATGTCTCAAGGCGCCCTTAGTCTTGTTAATGAAAATCGATATTTTCAAGCCCACTTCAGTCAAGATGAATTAGTAACCTATTCTTTTAAGGAAAACATTAGAACAAAGGTAAGGCAAATTCTCAGTAATCCAGAGAAATTACAGCACGTTGCAAAGTCGGGTCAAGCCAAAGTCATGGAATCTCACACTTGGCTCAACCGAGCAGAACAAATTATCAGCGCTGTGAAAGCCTTTCAAGAAAAAAGAATGTGTTGACTTTGCCGGTTAATGTTTTTCAAGTAGCTGAACTACTCGCTCAACTAAATGTGGAAAAACTAAAACGCTAACTGTCCGCTTGGCTAATCTAACGGCGAATGGTATTAAGATAGTGTTAATAGAAGTTCGCAATTTGAACTTCGAAGAAAAAGAATCCGGCAACAACGGGAGAGGCCTTCTGAATGGACTGAGCATCAGACAGGCTCTGAAGGACAACTACTTTTCGGCGTGTTTAACCAAATAGGTGACCACTAGCCGAAGTTAGGATTCAGGGGTCGAAAAAATTCCCGCGATCTGCATCCGTCTCCGGATTTCTTTGTTTAGCCTTTCCAGCTTATTTGTATTGGACAGCTTCCGGCATCCAGATCTAGAAAAGCATAGAACGGCGAATTCTCCAAGTCCATTCTTGAGAATCTGAATCCCCTGTGGGGAAAGCGGCGTCGGTAGGGTTCAACCAGTTCCTCAGTCCGCCGGTGGACGGAATCAGCCTTCAGCGTCAGCCAAATTCGTTTAAGAGCGTTGGCAAATATCCGCTAGTCCCAATGGGGAATATGGGCCAGCACATGGCGCATCAAATAGGCTTTGCATCATTGCCAGGAAACACCGGAAAAGTTTCCCCGAACGGCGGCGATTAATCGCCGAGCGTCGGAAATGATCGTGCCGGCGGTCGCAGCGCACTGTTTCAGTCGGTCCATTTCCAGGATTCTTCCAATTTCGACCGGGCGTCCAGCACTTCTCGCTCCCCGGCCTCATTGATGCCGCAGATGAACAGAATAGTCATCCTAACTACTCGACTGCTACAGTGGACTTTTACAAACAGGACATCCGTCCACAGTACCGGATAGCGCTTGTCGCCCAACGGTCGATGGCGAAACGCCTCGACCTGTTCCCCCATCTCTTTCGCCATCTGGCTGACCTGAGAACGGGATAGGCTCTCGATCCCCAGGCGCTTCGCCAGTCGTTCCATTTTGCGTGTGAAAACGCCATTAATGAACGCTTCCTGCACCCCTTGCATCAGCGCCACTTCGCTGCGTTTGCGCTGGTTGACAAAGAGCGGGACATAGCCACCGCGGCGTACTTTCGGGATCATTAGATCGAGCGTTCCCTCCGAGTGTCGAACCGCCGTTGCCGATACCGGAACGATAGTTTTTACGATCTGAGATCTGTTGGGATTTTTCGGTACCGATCTTAGCAGAGACACTTCGGGCTCCATCAAACGGTCACACAGCCACGCTAACAGGGACAACATGGAATCAGGTTCTGTCACACACTGCAATGGCAGGTCGGTCAATTTTGTGGTAGACTTTTTTGAACCATCAGGTTTCGTTCCTTCGTAGGGATGTTCGTACTTCATTCTACCGGAAGCTCCGGGTGGTTTTCTATTACCCACTGGCAAATTGCGTATCCTATCGCCCGGAGCAAGTCGAAAATGTGGAGAAAACTTTATATTCCATTACGTTCAGATAAAATGGTATGTCAACACTAAATCGAACAAATTTTTAAAGGTGCTGTAACTTGTATTCAGTTGGTGTTAAGTAATCCAGTGAGCCATGGATGCGAATAGTGTTAAACCAATGCACGTAATCAAATAACTCAAGATCAAGGACTTGTTGGTTAGGGAAAACATGCCCGCTAATAAACCCAGTTTCGATGGTCTTAAACGTCGCCTCCGCAACCGTATTATCATAGGGCGTACCCTTGTGGTTCAGTGAGCGTTGGATATGAAACGTTTCCAAGGCTTCATCAATCAACCTGTTTCCCTGATCCGTGTGGAAGAGTTCAAAACAATGTAAGTCGCTTTTTACAGTAACGAAAGCATGGTAGACGAGTTGAGCATCTTTATTGGCCCCGAGCTATAACCGATAATTTCGCGGTTATATAAATCAACGAGTACGCAGATATAATGCCACTTTTACTGCACCCGAACATAGGTCAGATCGCTGACAACGACCTTCCGTTCCTTCTCCTGGTGGAAGTGACGATTCAACGTATTTCCAATCGGAGACTCGTTATAGCCCGCTTGATGCGGCTTAAACCGAGCGATGGCGTATTTTGAAACTAGACCTTGCTCTTTCATGATCCGGCCGATGCGTCGCCGTGAAACCCGGTTTTCCTGTTTCTCTAGTTCTTTTTTGATTTTTCGCTGTCCATAATTTGATCGGCTCGCTTTAAAAATTTGGACCACTTGTCGTGTTATTTCTGATGGGCCCGCTTTCGTTTTTCGCGAGCTTTAGCTTCGTAATAGTAGGTACTACGAGAAAGTTGTAGGACGACGCACAATGCGCGTGCCGTGTATTTGTGGCGGTTTTGCCGGATCACTTCTACTTTCGTCCCGAGACCCGTGCGGCTTGTTTTAAAATATCATTCTCCATTCTCAGTTTTTGGTTTTCTTTCCTGAGGTGAATCAGTTCTTTATGCTCAGGCGTTCGGTTATCTTTCTCTTTGAACGATCCACTGGTCTGGTGTTGATGCACCCATTTGTCAAAGGTCGAAGGCGTGAGATCGTACTGGTATGTCAACACTAAATCGAACAAATTTTTAAAGGTGCTGTAACTTGTATTCAGTCGGTGTTTGATAATCCAGCGAGTCATGGATGCGAATATTATTGAACCAGTTCACATAATCAAATAATTCAAGATCAAGAACATGTTGGCTGGGGAAAACACGCCCATTGATAAACTCTGTTTTGATAGGCTTAAATGTCGCTTCCGCAACGGCATTGTCGTAAGGCGTCCCCTTGTGACTCAGTGAGCGTTTGATATGAAAGGCTTTCAAAGCCTCATCAATCAGCTTGTTTTTAAATTCGTTACCTCGATCGGTATGGAATAATTCGAGTTGACTTAAGTCACTTTTCACCGTGGTCAAAGCCTGATAGACTAACTGAGCGTCTTTATTTGGCCCTGAGCTGTACCCAATAATCTCACGATTATATAAGTCGACAAGCACACAGATATAACGCCATTTTTGTTGCACACGGACATAGGTCAGATCGCTGACGACGACCTTCAATTCCCTTTCCTGGTGGAATTTACGATTCAACGTATTTCCAACAGGAGATTCGTTACAGCTCGCTTTATGTGGTTTAAACTGAGTGATCGTATATTTTGAGACCAGACCCTGTTCCTTCATAATCCGTCCGATTCGTCGCCGTGAGACCTGCTTCGTCTGTTTCTCTAGTTCTTTTTTGATTTTCCGCTGTCCATAGATGGATCGACTATCTTTAAAGATTTTAATGACTTGACGCGTCAATTCCTGATTGGCCTGTTGATCACGTGTTTTGGCCTCGTAATAGTACGTACTGCGAGCAAGTTGTAGGACGTCGCACATTGCTGATACCGAGTATTTGTGACAGTTCTGACGAATCACATTTACTTTCGTCCCGAGACCCGTGCGGCTTGTTTTAAAATATCATTCTCCATTCTCAATTTTTGGTTTTCTTTCCTGAGCTGAACTAACTCTTTCTCCTCAGGCGTTCGATTCTCTTTCTCTTTGAAAGAACCACTCGTCGCGTGTTGACGGACCCATTTGTCAAAGGCCGAAGGCGTGAGGTCGTATTCTTTGATAATTTCCTGTCTCGGTTTTCCAGAAGCGTGCAGGCTGACAATCTGTTCCTTGAACTCTTTTGAGAAAGTTCTCCGTTCCCGTTTCATATTTCCGGTCTCCCTTGGTCTATTTGAACCAAGTGTACATGGCCTTAATTTATCTGTCCAACCAAGTGTAGCCTATCCACACTCATAAAGAGTGCGACGTGGTCAACTAAGCGATCGACATTCGCCAAGATATTTCAATCCACGCACTCATAAAGAGTGCGACGCTGATGCGGCAAAAAGTAAGGCCGATGATGTTGCTATTTCAATCCACGCACTCATAAAGAGTGCGACAACGAAGGGGCCAAGGCTACAGGGACCTGGGGAATTTCAATCCACGCACTCATAAAGAGTGCGACCATAACCTCAGCATGCGATTCAACCACCAGCTGAGATTTCAATCCACGCACTCATAAAGAGTGCGACCTTAGATCATTCATCGTAGATCCATCGCTTTGCTATTTCAATCCACGCACTCATAAAGAGTGCGACGGCAAATATTGATAAACAACGCGTCGTCACCGGTATTTCAATCCACGCACTCATAAAGAGTGCGACTGGAGCAAGTGTTCGGGCTGATGCCACGATACCAATTTCAATCCACGCACTCATAAAGAGTGCGACAATCCTTGATGCGCAATCAAATGTAACTTCTTGGCATCATTTCAATCCACGCACTCATAAAGAGTGCGACTTTACGGCGTGGTCGAAAGTAAACTCACCTCGCGATTTCAATCCACGCACTCATAAAGAGTGCGACCAGAAAAAGTTTAATCAGGCCCTGTTCGCTCTCATATTTCAATCCACGCACTCATAAAGAGTGCGACACGCACGATGGATGGACACAAACCTGAGTCAGGAATTTCAATCCACGCACTCATAAAGAGTGCGACCGAATGCAATTATGCGGCCGATATCCTGCAACGATTTCAATCCACGCACTCATAAAGAGTGCGACACGACGCCACGATCTCAGGCAGTCACAGCTCTGCGATTTCAATCCACGCACTCATAAAGAGTGCGACGTTTTCATGGGGCAATGAATCGGACGAAGACAGTATTTCAATACACGCACTCATAAAGAGTGCGACCGTCGGCAATCAACCGTTGGGACATTAACGCTAAAATTTCAATCCACGCACTCATAAAGAGTGCGACTTTGTCAAGCTCCGGAATTTTGTGTTCGGTGTTATTTCAATACACGCACTCATAAAGAGTGCGACCAGTGATCGACACCCATTCTATTCGTCAAAACGTATTTCAATCCACGCACTCATAAAGAGTGCGACAGATACCGCGAAGGTTGCGGAAAAAACCGATACATTTCAATCCACGCACTCATAAAGAGTGCGACATAAACTGATTGATCGATTTTTTGACGATTCCTTTATTTCAATCCACGCACTCATAAAGAGTGCGACGCGGCAACTATACGGCAAGCGACTGGACATTGCAATTTCAATCCACGCACTCATAAAGAGTGCGACCGTCCACAGGGATTACTTGCGATAACAACGATGGATTTCAATCCACGCACTCATAAAGAGTGCGACAGTCCGTCAATCCAATCCTCAATAGTTTCTAGTGATTTCAATCCACGCACTCATAAAGAGTGCGACTCAAATTTTTTACACCAAGGGCATTGATAATCAATTTCAATCCACGCACTCATAAAGAGTGCGACAAAATATTTCTCAATTAACTCAGCAATCCATTTAATTTCAATCCACGCACTCATAAAGAGTGCGACTATACAGGAGGTGAGCGATAAAAGCAATGGGTGTATTATTTCAATCCACGCACTCATAAAGAGTGCGACATCTGTCCACGGAATCTGGTCAGGCACAGTTTAAATTTCAATCCACGCACTCATAAAGAGTGCGACTAAATATTCGTTAGGAACTGGCCTGATAACAGGTTATTTCAATCCACGCACTCATAAAGAGTGCGACCGGTAGCGGTGCGACGGCGCGGATCGTTTCGGAATTTCAATCCACGCACTCATAAAGAGTGCGACCGTAATCTCTAAACTCACCTTGCATAAACTTTTCTGATTTCAATCCACGCACTCATAAAGAGTGCGACTCGACAATCGATGCGAGCAGCGCGGCCGTGCTGGATTTCAATCCACGCACTCATAAAGAGTGCGACCGTGCCGAAGGGAGGTGAGGAAATGAAACTAAAGATTTCAATCCACGCACTCATAAAGAGTGCGACTCTCTCACCTCAGCTAGGCAATCCGTCAGCTCGTTATTTCAATCCACGCACTCATAAAGAGTGCGACGTCATCCCGGACGACTTAATTAAAGCGACAACGGTATTTCAATCCACGCACTCATAAAGAGTGCGACCCACGGTAGCGGTGCGACGGCGCGGATCGTTTCGGAATTTCAATCCACGCACTCATAAAGAGTGCGACAAGGCAAAAGAAAAATGCGTTGACCCGAGTTTTATTTCAATCCACGCACTCATAAAGAGTGCGACGGTACGGAAGGATCGCTGCTGGATAACTGGCGTGGTATTTCAATCCACGCACTCATAAAGAGTGCGACGGCTGCCTGATCGAGCAATTCGCCACGGTGTGCAAATTTCAATCCACGCACTCATAAAGAGTGCGACTCTGCCAGAGACCATTTACTGCCGGGATAGTTCAATTTCAATCCACGCACTCATAAAGAGTGCGACTATCAGGGATATTTAATCCCCCAGCAAATCGAGATTTCAATCCACGCACTCATAAAGAGTGCGACGCCCCGTCACGCCAATGCAGGAGGCTCACAGCGGATTTCAATCCACGCACTCATAAAGAGTGCGACGCCCCGTCACGCCAATGCAGGAGGCTCACAGCGGATTTCAATCCACGCACTCATAAAGAGTGCGACGCCCCGTCACGCCAATGCAGGAGGCTCACAGCGGATTTCAATCCACGCACTCATAAAGAGTGCGACCGGGGCCTCCAAGATATTGATCCGGAGGGCATCATTTCAATCCACGCACTCATAAAGAGTGCGACTGGATGGCTCATATCCGAAGTGGAACGGCTGAGAGCATTTCAATCCACGCACTCATAAAGAGTGCGACCAGATGACGCCGCTCAGAAGGCAACAGGTGCGCTATTTCAATCCACGCACTCATAAAGAGTGCGACATCAGCAGTTCAGGCCACGTGCGCAGGGGAAGAATGATTTCAATCCACGCACTCATAAAGAGTGCGACTGCTATGTTTCAGGGGATTCTATGAGAGCGTATTTATTTCAATCCACGCACTCATAAAGAGTGCGACTATTAGTAATTGTAGTTGAGCTTGACTGATTAAATATTTCAATCCACGCACTCATAAAGAGTGCGACGGTATGACTGCTACCGCCTGGTTTACCCGTATAGATTTCAATCCACGCACTCATAAAGAGTGCGACGACGTCTCAGCGTCGCGTTGTTTGAGTTCGTCAAATTTCAATCCACGCACTCATAAAGAATGCGACCTTTAGGGCCTTGCACTTTTACCCATTTATATTTTATTTCAATCCACGCACTCATAAAGAGTGCGACTCTTTATCAGTAACCCAGTTAGTTCCAAGTAGTTATTTCAATCCACGCACTCATAAAGAGTGCGACAAGATGCCCCAGTAGATCAGGGGCAACGAGTATTTATTTCAATCCACGCACTCATAAAGAGTGCGACACCAAGACAAGAACACGGGGGATTGGTTTCAAGAATTTCAATCCACGCACTCATAAAGAGTGCGACAAATGAGGGTTTGAACGATCTAGACATTGCTATTATTTCAATCCACGCACTCATAAAGAGTGCGACGGAAACAGCAAAGCGATTCGGATCGATACATTAGAATTTCAATCCACGCACTCATAAAGAGTGCGACCGGCGCTACTAAGTCCTGTGGTTGTTGGAAAAAGATTTCAATCCACGCACTCATAAAGAGTGCGACTCCGGCACTTTGGTTTTCTTGGATGATCCAATACCAATTTCAATCCACGCACTCATAAAGAGTGCGACTTTATATAAATCTCGCCATTTCGGCGGGTATGAGATTTCAATCCACGCACTCATAAAGAGTGCGACACGAGCCGCAGGACGTGATTGACGTTGATCCTAAAATTTCAATCCACGCACTCATAAAGAGTGCGACCTGCTTACCATACGCAATGGCATCAGA